TCTTCATCTAAAAAGGCTAAAATTATTATTGCATCTACACCAAAAGACACTTCGGGATTATTATACCAACTTTATGATGCTTCTGTAAAAGGAGAAAATAATTGGGCAAATATGAAAGTTTTGTGGAGTGATGTGCCCGGAAGAGATGAAAAATGGAAAAATGATACAATAGCAGCATTGGGAGACCCTTCGATTTTTTCTCGTGAATTTTGTTGCGAGTTTGATGAAGTAGGTGAATCTGCAATTGATCAAACTTTATTCGACGATATGCGTAAGCAAACATTACAACCATTATATGTATTAGATGATGGTTGTTATCATTTTTGGGAAAAGCCAAATCCAGATAAAATTTATGTAGCTGGAGTAGATGTAGCAGAAGGTGTTGGAAAAGATGCTTCTGTTGTACAAGTATTAGATATTACAGAACCAACTAGAATTAAACAAGTGGCAGTATATCATAATAATAAAATATCACCGACTGAATTCACACCAAAATTACGTGAAATATTACAACACTGGGGTGATCCATTAGCAATGATTGAAAGAAATAACTGTGGAGCACAAGTAGTTGATAATCTTAAAAGAGAATTTTCGTATGATAATATAGTAAACTGGGGTGTGGATCGAGTTGCTAGTAGAAAGTCTACTGTATTGGGTATTATTTCTCATACTAATACAAGATATCATGGTATAATGAATCAAAGATATTGGGTTAATACAGTAAAAACAGTACAATTAAATGATGTTAATACTGTATTAGAGATGAAAGATTTTATTAAAACAAAATCTGGAAAATGGGAAGCAAAACACGGAGCACATGATGACCGAGTGATGTCATTAGTCTGGGCACTTATGATATTACACGAAGATCTTGTTAATGTATACTTTGATGTAGTAGAAAAAGACGAATATGGCAAACCTCGTGTGATAAAAACGATGGATTATGGAATAAGATATTTCAGCAATCCATTATCTATATACACAAACGAAAAAGATGGAATTGGAGGAGATGCAATGCCTATGATTTTTGGCGGAATTAATTCAGATAACACAGATATGGATGATTTAATAAATGGAGGATGGAGACCACTAATTCCATAAATATATAAATGGGAAATGTATTTGATCAGTCATTATTAAACAAATCTAGGAAAGATAAGTTTGTATTGACTATTTTTCTACCAGAAGCATTAAGAAATTCTAATTCGAAAGAAGACAGAAAAAATTCTAAATTAAATTTAGAGAGTCTTCAAATGTCTATATATGGAACAGTGGTTCCTAGAAATGTTATTCCGCAAGAAGAAGTCAGATATGCAGGAAGTACTGTGTATGTTTCTTCACATAATAAACCTTCTTATGATCCAGTAAGTGTTAATTTCACTATAGATAATGAATTTAAAAATTATTGGGTAATACACAAATGGCTAGAATTATTAAGAACTGAACGTGGGGGATACTATGAATATCCAGAAGAAGAAAAAAACGTAGGATTAGGACAGTATTCAAGTGATTTTACTATAACTGCAAAAGATGAATATCATAATGATGTGATTCAATGGACATATAAATCAGCTTTTCCGATCTCTTTAGGTGAAATTAGTTATAATTACAGAGATGGTGGGGAAATAGAAACAACTTTCGAATTTGTATTTCGTAGAATAGAAACAGTTTTACTTCCATTGTAAATTTAAAAAAAATACATATGAATTGTTTCAATTTTTTACTAATTTTATTGGAAAAATTAAAATATGTTGAAGATTTTTATATAAATGTTAACATAGGATATGTATGTTTGTAAAGTATGCAATGAAGAATTTAAGTGTCTGAAACAATTAGGAGGACATACTGCAAAACATAGGAAATCTAAGAAACAATTAAATTATGAACTAGATCCTAAGCTATGTAAAGAGTGTTTTCGACCAATTTCTTGGAAATCTAGACCAAAACGAATTAATTCAGAATTTTGTTGTGTTTCTTGTAGAGCAAAGTTTTTTTATAAAAAAGCACAAAACAATGAAGAAAATAACATATCACAGACTAAATAATAGTAGTGATTAGATCTACTAAAACAACTTTAAAATTTTCCAACAAGAATAAATTAGATAATCTACATTTGTTTTTAATGGAATATCGTAGAGTTGTTGGGTTATTTATAGATATTTTGTGGGAAATGGAAGAGTTTCCAACCCTTCTTCCGAAAGAAATCACATCACAAGTAGATAGTTGGTTAAGTGCTAGAGCAATTCAATGTGCTGGTAAACAAACAGCAGCAATTGTTAAAGGTACAAAAACCAAAGAAACTAAGAGACAATTCATGATTAATAAACTTAATAATGAATGTAAGTTCAAACAAGCTAGAAAACTCGAATCTATTAATAATAAGGTAAAGTCTTCTAAGCCAAATATTAATGAAGTAGAACCAGTTTTAGACTCTAGGTTTGTGAAAATAATTATAGAAAATGAAACATCATTTGATGGTTGGATTATATTGTCTTCATTTGGTAATAAGATGAAGATTGAGATTCCTTTCAAATCTCATAAACATTTTAATAAACTTAACAATAACGGAAAAATCAAGCAAACTGTTCAGTTATCTAAGAAGAACATAACATTTTTATTTGAATTGCTAGAACCAGAACAAAAACAAACTGGCACTACATTAGGAATAGACATAGGTCAAACCGATGCTATTTCTTGTTCAGATGGTCAACAGATTTCAAAAGATAATCATGGTCATTCTTATGAAACAATTTGTCAGAAATTAGCCAAACGTAAAAAAGGATCAAAATCCTTCAGACGTGCAGAGCTACACAGAACAAACTACATTAATTGGGTTGTTAATCAGATCAACTTAGATGGTGTAACAACTGTTCGTAGAGAAAACATTAAACATCTTCGTAAAGGTAAAAGAACCAGAAGAATACTTTCCCATTGGAATTATGGAAAACTCTTTGAGAGTTTGGATAGAAAACTCGACTCACTTGGTGTCCAAGTAGTTAAGATTCCACCAACTTATACAAGCCAAAGATGTTTCTCTTGTGGATGGACTCGTAAGAGTAATAGGACTGGTAAGCAGTTTAAATGCAAATCATGTGGTCATACAGATGATGCGGATTTAAATGCTTCCAAGAATATTAGTCTTGACTTGAAACCTATTGGTAAACAAGAACGATTAAAGCAACTGAATAGAAAAGGGTTCTATTGGTTGTAATAAACAAGGAGCTTATAGTCCCTTGTGTCTGAGAAATCTAAATTATGCAGAATGATTTATATATAATAGATGACTATTTAGGCGTATTGAGACAATTTTGCTACCACTCTAAAAAAATTAATTTAAAAAATACTAAATATCTTTATGGCAAGAACTATCCAATCACCCGGAGTAGAAATCTTTGAAAAGGATCTCACATTATCTCCCATATTACCAGTAGGAACTAATATTTTCATGACAGGCTTTGCCACAAAAGGTCCATGTGATGAAGTTCTTCAAATTACATCTGTACAAGAATTAGAACAAGTATACGGAACACCAACAAATCCAGCAGAACGCTATTTTTACTATGGTGCTCGTCAAATTTTAAATAGTTCTAATGGAAATTTATTTGTAAGTCGTATGCCTTATGGTGAAGAAGGTGGCGAAGGGTATGGTTCACGTTACGGAGCACTTGTTTATCCAGTAGTTACAGTATCTGAACTTACTGGTGTGCAAGTAACTCGTAATACAAAACCAATTGATAAATCATTTCTTCAATTAGACACTGTTGTTTATGAAATTTCTGCCAGTCCAACATTATCTGCACAATTAGTTTCTTTAACTGCTAATGGTATTCCCGGATATGAAAAGTATACTGCTACAGAAGGTGCTGCTTTCGTTGCTGGTTTAACTAATTACTACAACGCTAATATAACAGTTCCTTCTAATAGTGCTGTTGCATTACAAACACAAGCACTCACTAGTTTCTTTGTTACTTCTAATGATACGGTTGTATCTAATGATTTAACCAAATCAAACTGTACCTTTATTCTAGGTGCTCCTAAGTTTTTTGATCTTAATGTAACACAATATCAATCAGTTATTGATGGTTCTGGATTTACTAATACAAATTCAACTTGGTCTTCTAGTTCTGATGATGTTAATTATATTAATAGTGTAGCAGATTTCGGCAAAGCTGGACTTATTATTGTTAATAAAATTCAATCTACTATTAATAATCGTTTTGAAGGGCATTATGTGGGTATTGCAGATAATACAAACCTACTAGCTAATACTGACCATACTTCTATTCGTAAAATTTATACAACTGGTAGTAGTGCAGCTAGTGGATTAGTAGTAGGAAGTGGTTATGTCGAAGTTCCTACTTCTAAATTAGCATTTCCTCTATCAGCAACTACTGATTCTGGTAATAATCGTAATTCACGAAGCCTTTCTGAAATCTTAGAAAAGGTATCTGATTCATTCCCAGATATGTCAAGTGATAAGTTTGACGATACAGTTTCTTTCGGACTATTCAAACTTCGTACAAGTCCTTATAATCCAGATGCAATTAAATTAGATTTTGCATTTGAAGAATCTCGTAGTGGTTCATTTGATTTTTATCGTCAAATCAATAACCAAAATGGTGGTATTGCAAATACTTTCTACATGGAAAATGTAGTAAACACTTCAAATAATGTAGTAACATTTATTAATAGCTATATCAATGGCAAAAATAGCGGAACTTGGTTAAATGCAGAAGGTATTCCAACTAAACAAGTACGTGTGTTTTCTCATAATTCAGTAGAAGCACTAAAAGAATCTTATGAGAGTAATTATTCTAAATTTGGTTTTCATATTAATGATGTAGCTAGTTTAGAATCAATGATGGATTATGCTGATGCATTATTTCCTGCTGGTTGTTTCTCCACATTCACAACTAATGGAAAAAATATTGGATCTCTTCCATTAAAGATTGATCGTACACTTCGTAAAGTAGAAAATGACGAAGTTTTCCCATTAGATTTAGTAGTGGAAGCAGGTCTAGGAACTATCTACGCAACAGCATGTGCAAATCATACAGGATTTTTCGATGATACTCAAGTTTCACAAGGATTAGTAGAAGGTCTTTCTGCTATGACTAAGAATGACCTAGTACCTCCTACTGATGATCGTCACAACGTTCGTGATAATTACAACACTATTTTCCAACTTTTTGCAAACTTCTGCGAAAATTTAAGAAAAGATTGTTTATTCATTGCAGATCCACTTCGTCAGATTTTCGTTACTGGTGCTAATAATTTAGTGATGTCAGATACTACTAAATCATTTTCACAATATATCTATAATCCAATTCGTCATTTATTTGGTACTGCTAATACAAGTTATGCTACCACTTATGGTAACTGGGTAAAAATTAATGATATATTTGCTGGAATGAACATCTGGGTTCCATTTTCTCCATTTGCTGCCGCTGATATGGCTCAAGTAGACCAGAATTTTGAGCCTTGGTATGCTCCTGCTGGATTTATTCGTGGTAAAGTTACAAATGCTCTAGCACTTGCTATCACACCTAAACAGAAGGAACGTGATATGTTGTATAAAGTGAGCTGTAATCCAGTAGCTTTTTTCCCTAATGATGGATTTAATATTTTCGGTCAAAAGACGCTATTACGTCAACCAAGTGCATTTGATCGTATCAATGTTCGTCGTCTTTTCTTATATTTAGAAAAAGCAACTAAGCGTACCGTTAAATATTTCGTATTCGAACCAAATACATTATTCACAAGAAATCGTGTAGTTTCAGTATTAACTCCAATTTTTGAGAGAGCTAAAAACACACAAGGATTATATGAATATATGATTATTTGTAGCTCTGTTAACAATACTCCAGCAGTAATTGATCAAAATGAACTAGTTGTAGATATTTATTTGAAACCAGTACGTGCAGCAGAATTCATTTTAGTGAACTTCTATGCTACATCAACTGGGGCTAACTTCAGTGAATTAATAGGTCAATAAAAAAAAATAAAAATACGGAAGTTTATTCTTCCGTATTTTTTTAATTTATGATATAAATACTAATATGACTATAAAGGAAAACAATCTCTCTAAAGAAAAAGTAATAGAATATATTTATAAAAATTTGACAGATAAGCATGGGCAGCTTACTGCAATGAAATTTGTTTTAAAATCTTTTAAAATTAGTCCAGAAAGAGAGTATATAATTAATAATACACAATTTTTGGATTCTTCATCTGGTTTATCGGAAAGAATTTATTGTTTAGAAAACGACATAACAGAAAAAAAGATTTGTATATGTGGGAAAAATATACAATTCTTATCTAATATAAAAGGATATAGAAAATCATGTAGAAATTGTTCTAGAAAAATGAATCCTAGTTTAAATAATGATGGAAAAAGTTTAGTGAAATATAAAGATAATTGCAAACAAGAATTTATAAATTTTTTAAATTCAGAAGAAAATAACGATGTTTCTAACGAAGAAATTATTAATTTCATTAATGAACGTCTAGAAAAAATAAAAAAATACAATAATTCGGATTCAAGGGGATATAGAGGATTTGTTAGATCTTCGGATTACATAGAAAATAAAACAATTTTAAAAAATATTATAAAATTAACTAATGATGTTCCATTAGATCATAACAACTATAAATTCTCGCAAAGAATATATAATATTTTGAACAACACTAATTGTAAAAAGTGCGAAATATGTAAAACTGAATATACTTCATTCAAGAATTTCTTTTTGGGATATAATAAAGTATGTCATACTAATGGATGCACATATAAATTAGCATCAGATAATTTCGCTAGAAATCATTTTAATATAATTAAACAAAGATTAGAAGAACAAGGTTTTCAGATATTAGATGAAGATCCATTAATAAGAATATCGAAAGCAAAAGTAAAATTGAAATGTAATAAATGCGATGGTATATTTGACAGAGATATAGCAGATGGAGATTGGAAGAATTTAATATGTCGAGGATGTTATTGCCCTGCTGGTATTTCATATGAAGAAAAGTCAGTAACAAATTTTGTTAAAGAAGTATGTTCTTATCAAATTTTAGAAAATCAAAGAATATTCGATAATTCTAAAAAAGAATTGGATATTTTTATACCAGAAAGAAAATTAGCAATTGAATATAATGGTCATGTTTGGCATTCGTTTGGAAATAAATATCCGATAAATAATTTACATTTAGAATCAAAAGGAAAATTTAATCATATAGAAAAGTATAAAGCAGCAAAAGAAAGAGATATCAATTTATTGCAGATATGCTCTACCGAATGGATAAATGTGAATAGTAGAGATATTTGGAAATCTATTATAAAAAGTAAATTAGGAATTACGAATAAAATATTTGCAAGAAAGTGCGAAATAGTAGAATTAACTAATAATGAAAAGAATGATTTCTTAAATAATAATCATTTACAAGGAATGGATAATTCTAAAATTAGATTAGGTTTAAAATATAACAATCAGATTGTATGTATAATGACATTTTCCAAACCTCGTTTTAATAAAAAATATGAATGGGAAATGGTAAGATTTTGTGGATTAAAAAATCATACAATTTTAGGAGGAGCTTCAAAATTGTTTAAATATTTTATTAAAAAATATAGTCCAAATAATGTTTTGTCTTATGCAGATTTGAGATACAGCAATGGAAATGTATATAGAAAATTAGGTTTTGAATATATTCATAATACTCCTCCTTCTTATTTTTACGTAAAACGAGAAAAGAAAGTGTCTAGATTTACTGCACAAAAGCACAAACAGCATAAACTGTTGGAAAATTACGATGCTTCTAAAACCGAAGTAGAAAACATGATGGATAATGATTATCGTAGAGTGTGGGATTGCGGAACAATGTTATTTGTTTATGAAACTTAAATAATTTCAACTCTAAATAATAAATAATCATATGGACGTTCCAAATCAGACAATTAATTCATTTTTCACAAGGGCAGTAGTAAATGATTTCGCCCGTGATTTCTTATTCCGTGTAGAATCTATTGTTTTCGATCAAGGTGTAGTATTAAGACCAGAAGATCTTTTATATGCAAAAACTGCAAAATTACCAGCACGTAATATTACTAATCAAACTGTAAAATATGCTGGTCAGACTTTTAATATTCCCGGAGCGCATGAATTTCCCGGTTCTGAATCATATGAAATTGAAATGTATTGTCCAGAGACCTCATCAGTTCGTGAACTATTGATGAATGAATCAACAAGAACATTTGGTAACGTATTTGGTATTGCTGGTAGCGGACAAAATGGTGGATCTATTGCAAATGCTAATTCAATTATGACTCTTTTACAATTAAACAAAAATTTAGATGCAATTTATCAATATCGTTTAATTGGATGTTCTATCCGTAACGTAGGCGAAGTTTCTTATGAAATTGCCGAAGGTGTAGGTGCCGTTAAATCATTTAATGTTAGCATTGCGTATCATTTCTTTGATCGCACTTCTTTATCAAATAATATTGTTCCTGCTCTAAATAGGTAGAGATGGCAGTCGTCACTACTAATAGTTTAGTAAAAAACTTTTTAGAGTTGATGGGTGGTTATTGGAATTACAATATTCCATTAACTACTCAATGGGCATTAGCTATAGTTCCAGACGATTACGATAGTAATGGAGCAAGAACTTTGTTTAGTATTATAAAAAAATACACTCAAGTTGATGCCGATAGATTTTATATTCCTGCATCTTTACAGGATAGGTTATTAGATGACAATGTTCAGCCGAGATTAGATGGATTAGGTTTATATTTCGCTCAATCTGTAAAATTACCGAAAGAATCATTTTCGGTCAATGGTGCTGGTATTGACACGATGGGTGGCTATTTGAAGGGATTTGTGGGTGGAGACCGCTATTCGATGGGAGAAAGAAATTTAGTAATAGAATTTCTTGATACAAACTTAGATTTCGTAGATGGTTTAATAAAACCTTGGGTAATTGCCGCTTCATATAAAGGTTTAATTAATACAGGAGTTAAAAACTCTATTAAATGTACGATTGTTATTCAAGAAATGGCGAGACAAAAAGATGAAAGAAATTTAAAGCCAATAAGAAAACAGCATTTTTTCAAAGGATGTGTACCTATTGAAACTTCTGATAAGTCATTAAAATACGACGCAGAGCCAGCAGAAGCACCAACTACTACGGTAACATGGGCATTTGAAAATTACACATATCAACTTGATCCGTCGTATTCCACGAGATAAATATTTTTGATTAGATACTAAATAATCAAATAATGATATCGTTTAAGAACTTTTTTAATAACCTACTTTTCGAAGGTAGTGTTAAAAGCTATAAGAATTTTATTCATTTGGCGGATTTGCCAATGTTTAGCATTTTCTTTGATAAGTCTATTTTAGAAAATCAAGAATTAATGCAATTTACTGTTATTAAACGAATGAAAACTTCAGAAGGAGTTGAACAATTTTTAGAGCATTTTGGTGATCATTTGAAGAGCATTTTGCGTGAAGCTCAGAGCAGCTTAGGAAAAATAGGATTTACTAGAATGCATAGTAATTTAGTATTTGTAGATGCTAGTAAAAATGTGAATCAAAATACGGGGGTAAGTGGTGATGTGGCTGGATATGCAAGAACAGATAAGCATTATATGGCTATTGATATGAGGCATTTCATACATAATTATAGAACAAATCCAGATGTTATATCAAATACAATTGTTCATGAATGGGCGCATCTTTGGTTTTTTCAAAATTCTAAAGCATTTAAAAAATCAGTAGAAGATTTATATAGTAATTTAGTACTTTCTAAAGAAAATTTAATTAAAAGTCCCGAAATTTCTAAAGAATATGATAACAAATTTAGTATAAAAATTATAGATTTTTGGAAATCTTATGTAGTTAGAATTGGAGAATTAATTAATACTACTTTATTAAAAAAAATAGATATAGATGAAAAAACTGTTAATTTAATTCCTCATTCATTAACATTTCGTGGAAAATTAAAAAATGATTTAAATTATGATTTAAAAGAAGGACAATCGGTTTATTGCGAAAAAGGTAATACTGGATGGTTAGTCGGATATTTTGACTCAAATACAGGAAGAAGATACGAAATTGTTATACCATTAAATGATTTAAATAAATTAGATAATATCATACAAACGTCTTATAAAAGTATAAAAGATGCAATTAAACAAGTTATAAATGGATACAATAATCCTTCCGAAGAAGATATTGATAAAAATATCAAAGATTCTATAATTAGTTTTTTCCAAACAATTAAAACATACGAATATATAAAGGTTCCTGATGATGTAATTCAAGATGTCGTATCAGAATATGGCAGTTATATAAAAAAATCAGTTATTGATATAATTAATAATTTTTCTCCTAACAATATATTAGATTTTTTAAATAATAAAGACAAATCATATGAAATTTTGTGGGTTTATAATAAATTTAAACCAAAAGATATTAGCATAAGTAGTTTAATAAAGCCATATGCATTAAAACAATTAATTACTCAAAAATATAACAATTTAGCAGGAAAATCTCTTAGCGATCCAAAGTATGCAGACTTGCGTACTTATATTAGTAAAACTATAAATTGGCGTGGAAAAGGAAGTAGTCATAAGTCAGCTTATGGAATGAGTAATGTAGATGAATTTTGGGCAACAGCAATAGACGGATTCTTTGGTTTAACTAATAAACACAAAGCATTATTTATAGATTTAGTAAAAAATAGAATCAGTAATGATACAGAAACTAAAATAAAGAAAAGAAAAGAACCCATAAAAGCCAGACAAAGAAGATCACAAAAATTAGAAGATATTAAAACTGTATTTAATATAGTAAAATCTAATGACAAAAGATTCTCAAAAGAAAAAATTTTACAAGATAATGAAATAGATGAAAATATTATCACCGAATTAATTAATCTTACATTATCAATAATAAAAATAACAAAAATTACTCAAGAAGTAAAGCAATTATTATACAAATTAGTATTAGACATGTTTAAAGACTATAATTACGAACCAGAACCTATCGAATATGTAATTATTAAGCGTATCATTAATACTAGAACAAGATAATAATAATAACTATTTTAGTATTATATGCAGTTTTCTTCTAAATTATTTCTTCCTATATTAAAAGAAGAAATAAGATATCAAAATTTAAATAATAGTAATTATTTGGATATATTAAAATTCATAACAAATAATGATGAAGAAGGTTTATTAAATTATTTTGAAGAAATATTAAAAGAAAAAGTACAGAATAAAAAAATTATAAGTAAATTAACTAATATAGAAAAATTTTTAATATTATTAGATTTAAGATCTGTATTACTTGGAGATAAATTAGGATTGTTAAATAAAGAAAATGTTAATATAGATTTAAGTATCTCTTCAATAAGAGATAATTTAATTAATAATATAAAAAATATAAAATTAATTAACAGTATTAATTATAATAACATTTATTTGTCTTTGTCAATACCAAATTCTTTAAATTTGGAAAATATTGATCAAATTTATAAGGAATTAATAAAAGAGGTTAAGATAGAAAACGAAAATATAGAATTTTTCTTCTTGACAGAAGAAGAAAAAGACACAATAATAAGTAATTTACCAGCAAATCTTTCACAAGAAATATTAAATTTTGTAGATATCTGCCAAGAATTATCAGAAAAATTAAACATTATTAAAGGTAATGAGAGATTAGGAATAGAAAATATACCATTAAGAGTATTTGATAAGACTATGTTTTCTTTTTTAAAGAGTACATTTGGTAATGATTTGATGGGATTTTACGAATTGCAGTTCAATATGATGTCTAAATTGAATGTATCGAGTGATAATTTTATGAAAATGACTCCAAATGAGTGTAAGATTTTCATAAATTTTTATAATCAAGACATGAAACGACAAGAAGAAGGCCAAAGAGCAAGTGGTTCCATGCCATCCATGCCAAAAATTCCAAAATTTAACTAAGAAACTTGTATTTTGAGAATTTAATAGTAAATCATTATTATGAGTGTAACTAGTATTCTTTCAAAATTAAAGGAAATTAATGAATCAGATTTGATTAGTGTTCATGTTCCTTCAGTGAATAAGAATATGAAATTTAAATCTATTTCTGTAAAGCAACAGAAGGATTTGATTAAGAGTGGAATGGACGGAGCATTGGGAGGAATTACTATTAGTAATGTAATAAATCAAATTATTATTGATAATTCAATAGAAAAGTATGATTTTTTAGTAGTAGATAAGATTCCAATTATATTAGCACTAAGAAGTAAGTCATTTGGTTCTGTATTTACATTAAATATTGATAATAAAAATGTTATTTTTAATATTGATGGTTTGTTAAAAACACCTTTGAAGTTTTCTAATATTAAAAATGTTGAATTAAATTTCGAAGAACAGAAAATTTCTTTGGAATTGAGTGTTTTGTCTTTGGATGAAGATACAAAAATTAATAATTTTCAGTTAGAAAAGTTGAAGAAGAGCAAAGAAGAAGATTTGAGTGAAACCGTGGGTTCTTTGTTTGTTTATGAGATTTTGAAATTTGTTTCTAAGATTAAAGTAGGATCTGACGAAATAAACATGAAAGAATTGCCTATTAAAGATCGTTTAACTGTTGTGGAAAATCTTCCTGCTACTATTAATAATCAAATTTTAGAATATATTCAGAACTTTAGAAAAGAAGAAATGAATTATATTACAGTTGACGGTGAAACTTTACCAATTGATGCTCGTTTATTTTCGAAAGAATAACTGAATTACACTCATAAATATTATTAGTGAGTGTTACATTAGAAGCTAAGTTAGATAGTGTTATTTCGCAATTAAAAAATATTGCGAATAGAGGTTTTACATTTACAAATGTAACTGATCCTACTGGCAAAGTAACAAGAAAAGGTAAAGTTGATAAAGACGAAGCAGAAAGATTAAAAATATCTGCAAAAATACAATCAGAAGTAGCTGCTCAAATATATAAAAAAGTATTAGGATTAGGATTTAACGAAGAAAATTCAAAGAAAACCGCAAAAATATTTAAAGATATTTTTGGAATGGGAGGAGGTGGTGCCTTTTCTAGAAAAGGTTCGAGGAGTGATACTAATTATTTGCTTCGCCAAATGGAATGGTTTGATTTTAAATCAGACTTATTGCATTACGCATTTAACACACAAGAGTATCAAGAAGAAATGCTTTATAATATAAAGCGTTTAGTGGGTGCACAAACGCTTCCAAAAGAAAAGAAAAAAACAGAATCGGAAAGTTTGATGGACAAATTAAAAAACATAGCAGGATTAGCTGTGTTGGGAACTGGATTTTTCTTAATAATAAGTGCATTGGCAAATGCTGGAAAAGTCGATATAGGAAAAACTTTTAAAATTTTACTTTTAATAGGAGGAATAATTGGACTATTTTTCTTAATTTCTAAAATATCATTTAATATTATAGGAGCTACTATTGTTTTAGGTGGTATAGTATATTTGATTGGATATTTGGCAGAGAATTTAAAAAAATATAGTAAAAATAATTGGAGCGAAATAGATCAAGGAATGAAACGAGGAGGATTAGCAATGTTAACTTTTATAGCATTTCTTGGAATAGTTACATCAATTATTAAATTTGGAGGAAAGATCAATACTTTAATATCTGGTGGAATTTTAGCGGGTATGGTTTATTTGATTGGATATTTGGCTAAAAATTTAGAGAAATTTTCTGGTAAAAATTGGTCATCAATAGACAATGGTTTGAAAAGAGCAGGAATAGCAGTTTTATCTTTTATAGCATTATTCGGAATAGTTGCTACAATTACAAAATTTGGAGGAGTCATTAACACATTAATATCAGGTGGTGTAATGTTTGAATTAGTGTATTTGATTGGTTATTTAGCTGATAATTTAGAAAAGTTTTCTGGTAAAGATTGGGATTCTATAGACCAAGGTTTAAAAAGAGCTGGGATAGCATTTGGTTCTTTAGTAGCAGCATTTGGTATAATTACAGGAATTACGAAATTTACTGGAGAGATAACAACACTTATAGCAGGTGGTGTTATGTTAGCATTGGCTAAAGTAATGGATATGTCTGCGGATGCTTTAATTAAATTTGGAAATGTAAATGGAGATAATTTAATTAGTGTATCTAAGGGAATGATAGCAATTGGTGCGGGATTGGTAGCAATGTTAGGCGGAACTATGATGGGAACTGCTGGAGCATTAGCTGATAAATTAAGTAGTTTTATAGGATTAGATCCAGTTTCTTTTATAAAGAAATTTGAAACTCTTAATGCTGATAAACTTTTATCTCTTGGAACAGGCATAAAATATCTTGCAGAAGGATTGAAATCACTATCTGGTGGTATAGAAATTAAAAATATAGTAAATGATTTAATATTACTAACCACACCTTTGTTGAGTTTTACGAATGCCTTGGATTCTTTTTCTAATTCTTATAAGCAATTAGAAAAAATTAAAATGGAATCTGAAATAAATCAGAATTACAATATGAATTTGAAATCTGATACAGGAATTCAGAAAGCTATATTAGATTTACATGCACAAGAATTATCAGTACAAGAAGCACAATTAGAGCAATTAAAAATAAATGGTAATTTGTTGTATCAATTAGTATCAAATGGAGGGATGTCCGGGGGCGTTTCAATACCACAAAATAGTTCTAGTATCAAAACTCCTAATTTTTCCACAAAAGAAAATTTCATAAACAATATGAAATTAACTTCAATGTCATTCCAAGATTAAGGTATTAAATAATTGATATGCCCGGAAAGTTCATGCCAATTATTGGACAAAATGTAGTACCAGCACCACCAAAAGCTGTTCCTACTAATCCCGAATTTATTGGACCTCCATATCCAGCAGCTTCTGAACCAGAAAAATCAAAAGATCAGTCATCATATCAAGAAAAACAGCCAACAAAACAAAACGTAAGTAATGGAGGTACTAGACCAGAAACAGAAATGTCTAGAACTCCACAAGAAAAAGTAGTTAATAGTACTGTAGATATTATTAGAGATTATGATTGGACATATTCTAGAAATAAAATATCTAGTGCAGATGAAATACCTTATGTAGAAATAAAAGAATTTAAATTAGCAGGAAATTCTTATGTTACTTCTTTAATGACATCTGCTTTATTATTTCCAGATGTTATAGAATCAAATTTTAATGCAGTAGGTAGTTCTTTTTATGAGAAAATAGCTAATTTTAAAGATAATACATTTGCTAAATTTATAAGTGAAAATAAACAAAATTTGATGGGGAAAATAGCAGAAAATGCTAAAAATATAGGAAGCAAAATGGCTGAACAAATTAAAGTATTAGATAATTCCGCAGCAAGTTGGAATAATAATGATTTAGAAAAAAATTACTCATATCTTTATATTAGAAAACCAACTGGAAAAACTTATAGATTTCCTCATTTTGATCCTAATTTTGTTAATATTGGAAATGATTTTAGTGATTCTTATGAAGGAGATACTTGGATGCAAAAATCATTAAAAAATTTATCTGAAACTGTGTCAATGGCAGCAAATTTAATTAATTTGGCATCTATTACAGAACCGGGTATGTATATACAAAGACCACAATTTTATAGATTTGGTGATTCTTCTTATACTACTTCTGTTGATTTTTATTTATTTAATACAATAAATCCTAATTCTTATTTAAAGAATTTAGAACTAATAACAAATTTGGTTATAAGAAATACACCACATCGGTTTAATAGAATACTAGTAGATCCTCCATGTATATATGAATTAACAATTCCCGGCAGAGGATTTTATCCATATTCTTATATAAGCAGTTTACAAGTTCAACATGAAGGTACTAAGCGTATATTAACAAACTCAAATGGTAAAAAGGCTATTATTCCAGATGCATTTAAAGTTCATATAGAATTTAAGTCACTTACTTCTGAAGTTAATAACTTTTTTATTCCAGAAATGGGAGATTCTGGAATTGATGTTTCACAAAGATATGGAGTAGGTACTGTAATTAAAGAAATGTTTAAAAACGAAACAAAAATGTTTGGTGGTAGAGAAGAAGATTGGAAAAATGCTGGTGCTGTTGATGGAGATTGGTAAAAATAATACATATTTATTATATGAAAAAAATTACATTAACAAACGAACCAGAAAGATATGAAAATATTTTTAATTCGTATGAATTAACAAATGAAAATAATGATTCATATGTATTTTATAATATTTTAAGTAAAGTATCAATTCCCTCTGATTTAGATGATGATGTATTTCAATATTTTATAGTACAATCAGAAATGCCATTAACAACACTAAGTAATGATATATACAAAACACAACATTTATGGTGGTTAATTATGGCAGTGAATAATATTAGAAATCCTGTACGTTTATTATCTGGTGGATCTAAAATTAAAATAATTAAACCAGAATATTTAGAAAATGTTTTAAATTCTATTAAGCAAAAAATTTAAATATGCTTACTGATGTTTCAAATAGTGTAAAAGAAAAACATTTCTATGCAAAATATGGAAATGAAGAATACTATTTCAAATTAGCATTATATAATAATAATGGTGATTGTATTTTTTTACAAAGAAATTCCGTAATTCATTTAACTATAGAAGATAATATATTTAATCCTTTTCACACGGCAACTTTAATAATATCTAATGATTCTACTGTTATTGAAAAATCACCTAGTCCTTATGTATTTTTAGGAAACGGTCGTGATATTGTTGATATAGAAATAATACCATGTGTTAATGGAGATTTTGAAAAAGATTCGGTTAATGAAAGTAATAAAGAGCATGTTGGTTTGAAATTTAATTTTGTTATAACAGAAAGTGTAGATATAGTGTTTAATAAAAGTATATGTAAAAAATTATCATTGGTTGAATATTCTCAATACATGTTAACTGAAAATATTTGTAATATTTTTGCGTTAAAAAAAGCAGGTGCATTGGGTGGAAATTACATGGAAACAAATGGAGGAAATGCAAAACCAACTGGTGATGTTATCAAAGCTATATTATATTCAGTATATAATGATAATCAAATAACTGATGAAATTTTTTATACAGATCCATTTTCTAATCAAAAAGTTTTTGATGAAGAAAGTGATGTTTCGGTTACTTTAAATCCATATGGGGGAATGTCATACATGGAAGTTTTAAATTACGTAATGTCATTTCATTCGTATAAAAAATCTCCGTGTGTTCTTCAATTTGATAGGTATCAAAAGAAATTTTTATTAATATCTTTGAAAAATTTATTCGAAAATAATAAGAAATATGTTATCGAAACTTTAAAATTTCCTTCTCCAAGTCAAAATGAATTTTCCAAAGGTGAAAATAGAAAAGAAAGTCCTGCAATTTTATGGGAAACTTTTCCAGTAACTTTCGAAGAGTCTAGAATTATACAATATTATGTAGATTCTCCAACATGTAAATATAATGTAGATTTAGCAGGAAATAGCGGAATCTTGTCTAGTTCCAGAGGATACAAATCTATGGTATATGATTTAACAACATTAAACAGTGAAACATTTATGAAAACTTTTTATGAATTGTTTGTTAAACCATTTAAAGATGGATTCGGTAATACAGAAAACACAAAATTAGAAGCATTTCCTAATTTTTACCCAAATCCAAATAAAAAGAATAATTTCGACACAAACAAAGGAGTTCTTCCTCCTGCTCTAGACGAAAAGAAATATTTAAATCAAAAAATGGCTTCTTTGTTGTATTTAAACAATGTTTATCAATATAAATTAATAGGAAAAACACATAGAAAATCTTTATCATTTGTAGATGTAATAAAAACTGCTGAAAATAAAAATGGAAGATTCGTAACTACTAAATGGGATCTAAATAATTTAGGAAGGCATCTTATTACATCAGTTAAACATATTTTTGAATTTAATACTTATCAGAATGAATTAGAAACAATAAAACCATATAGATTAGTTGATGGTAATGAAAGTGATTCGGTAAGTTTAGAGGATTTTTTAAAACAAGGAGTTTAATTATGTTATTTTATAGAAATACATTTCCAGAATTTTTAGAAGCTATATCTATAGGACCAGATCCATCTTTTTTAGAAAAGAATACATCTTATTGTGAATTTGCAAGCGCATTTCCACAAGAAGTAGAATTGATGTATGCATGGAAAGCAGTTAAAAAATCTTCTAATCCAATGGCAAGTCTTAGAAAGTTTACAAAAACTTTCATTTTAAATGCTCCTGATTTAGATGTACAAACAATTAATTTTTTTGTTAGAAAAGTTAATACTTATCCAGAATATTATTCAAATACAGTAAAATTAGAGGTAGAAGAATGTTTTAAATACGTTTCTAATAATAATTATTCTATATCTAATTTTAAAGTAGATCCAATAACAATTAACAATCGTCCAATGCAAAATGATTCTAATTTTTTAGATAAATTAGCAAAGCTTATGCAAGGATGTAAAGCTCCTTGTAATTATTTTAAACCAACTTCTACTAGTATTGGAACTTTAGGAGATTTTGGAAGAGCATTGAGTGACAGTGCGTCTATTTTAGCACAAGCGGGAGATGATTTATTACATGCTCCTACTAACATTGCAACTAATATCTTAAACAAGATAAAACCTCAAGTAAGAACAGAATTTTTTAAGCTTAAAATATTAACACAAAATTTATACAGAGACGGAGTAAAGCCATTTTTTTCTAAAGAAGACAGAGAAAGAGTAAAAAGCGGAGTGAGTTCAGGTAAAACTCCTGATAGCGAATATTTCAGAATGCCTTTAACAGGTGATACGCAAAGTTATTTTACAACTTCGACCGTGCATTCTGTAATTCAGTCTAAAATTCAAAGACAATTAGGGGATTGTTATAGAATGTATACAAATGGAATGCGTTTTAATGCATATGATCCAATAATGAATGCCGCATATGCTAAAAGAAAATATGTAGGAGTTAAAAATGGAAATGTTAAATCATTAGTAGATATTTTAGGAAGTTTAGCACCTGCACAGTATGCAGCAGAAACAACATATAGAAATACATTAGATATTCCTAAAACTCCAGATTACAGAACATATGATGATTCACCAAAAGCACCAAAATACGATACATACGATGGTCCATCTAAAGGTGCTGAACAAGTTATTACTGGCGGGACTGCTGCTACTGGAAATTTAGTAGAAGCATCTGGATCTGGAACAGAAACACCTCCAACTAATGGTAAAAAATATGAATTTAACTTTGGAGAAGTTAAACTAACCAAGTATGGCTATATAATGGATGAATGTCCAGATACAGGTTCAGAAAAAGGTTATGGAAATACAGGAAATATGTTAATTCCATTGAAAAGTATTGCGGTTGCTCCTGAAACTTTAAATAGTGGAATGGTAAAAAAAGGTGATGTGCTTATTATTACTTGCACAGATAAAGGAGGAAATACTTGGATTGAACGTAGAAAAGTAGCGGATCAATCTGGTAGTGGATTATTAGGGTCTAAATATAAGTTTTTAATAGATGAATTTTTACCTACTAATGCATTTAAGAGCAAATTAGCAGGAAGAAGCGATCAATTAAAATTGACGATTCAAATAGCAGATACAAAAGAACCCCCAGATAAGTGGAATGTTCAGGAAGCATCACAATATGCTCCGATGTTTTTATCTAAAAATGATTGGGAACGTGTTAGATATTTTTCAAATAGTAATTACAAAAAAATAATGGATACCGAATACATTAAATATGTAAAATGGGACGCTAATGAAACTGTTTATGATTCATTTGTAACTCATCCGGGATGTAATGGAAGTACTAAAGCTTGGAAGAATCCAAATCCAAATAAACCAGTTTAAAGTTCTTCAGTAGTAGCTTCTATTACTTTTGTTTTATTGATAAGTTGTTTTAATACATCTTCTCTTGAAGCAAGAAATACATTAGTTTTTACTTCTAATTCTTCACGCTTACTGCTTATATCCATTTCTTTAATCTTGACAGAATTTTCGAGTTTTTCTTTGTTTATTACGATCTTATTTAAGATTTCGATAGCTCCTGCTGTGGATTTTATGAGTTCAGAAAGAGAAACCACATCTTCAGCGGTAGGAGCAGCTTGAACATTATCTTTAATGTATTCTACAGATTCCGTAGCGTTTTCTACTAACCTAGAAGCATATTGTACGACAAATTTTTCCAAACTTTCTCGTGAAATGTTGTCGTTAGAAGCTTCTTTTGCTTTTTTAGCAACAGTTGGCACAGTTTTTAGTTGATTTAAAAGAGAATTTACCGTATCATCTAGTTCTGAATCGTCGGACATATCTATATTTAGATATTTTTATCTTGTGTTCAACTAAAAAATCATTATACTAGAAAAATGGAAAATATTAAAATTTGTTTTGTAAAAACTCACGAAGATGCTCGTCTTCCAGAAAGAAATAACAAAGAATTATTAACTGGAGATACTGGATATGATGTTTATGCGGTAGAAGATGCTTTAATCCCCGCAAATGGTACAGCAAATGTGCCTATTGGCTTAGATATTGGATTTATTACTCCGGGTTATTGGATTCGTGTAGAATCTAGATCAGGAATGTTCTTCAAACATGGTATTACGAGTTTTTTTGGAGTTATTGATAATTCTTATCGTGGAAAATTGGGGATTTCTTTAATAAACAACACCCAAACAGATTATCATGTTAAAAAAGGTGATAGAATTTCACAACTTGTAGTTTATAAACTTCTTGAACCAGAAACTTGTTGGGTAGAAAGCAAAGACATCACTTCACGTGGAGATAAAGGATTCGGTTCATCTGGACGATAAAATATATGGACTTTTCTAGTTTGTGGTGTGAAAAATATCGTCCAAAAAAGATTGAAGATCTTTGTATTTCGGATGAAATAAGAGATTTGTTGGAATCTTTTAAACAAAAAAAGGATATTCCTCATATATTATTTACGGGAACTCCGGGAATCGGAAAAAGTAGCATAGCAAAGATTATCGTTAATGATATTCTAGGTTGTGATTACTTATATATCAATGCTTCTGATGAAAATGGAATTGATACCGTTCGGCATAAGATTGTTGGATTCTCCCAAACCAAATCTATGGATGGCGGTATTAAGTCCGTCATATTAGACGAATGCTTGCATGAAGATACTCTTATAACAATTCTCAGAAATGGATCAGAACAGCAAGTAGAGATCAAAAATGTTGATGATCGTAATGATTTGGTGAAATCATTTAATTTTTCTAAAAATAGAATCGAATGGAGACCTTTCTATAAGATAGATAAAGGGTCTCAAGAAGTGTATGAGATTGAATTTGAAAATGGAGAAATTGTGTGTTGTACTTCTGATCACAAATGGTATGTAAAGGATAAAATATCTAATTTACCAATTAGAAAAAAGTTAATAGACATCATGAATGAAGGAATTTATGAAATAATTACCATAAATTGATCAAGGTTGATGGTATGACTTCATACATTACACTAAATAATAGGGTATGGAAGAAGAACCCAAAAAATTATCCAAAAACGAAAGATCTAAAAAATTTAGATTAGAAAATAAAGAACACTGTGCTCAATATAGACGTGAGTATTATCAGAAAAATAAAGAAAAGATAAAGCAACAATCTAAAGAATTAAGACAGAAGAATATAGAATCTCATAGAGAGAGAGCTAGAATTTATCGTAGAAAAAATTTAGAAAAAAATAAAATAAGATCAAGAGAATATCGCGAAACCCATAAAGAAGAAATTCTTGAAAAAAATCGAGAATATTATCGTAAAAATAAAGAAATTCTTTCTAAGAAAAATAAAGAGTATAGAGAAAAAAATAAAGAAATTATTTCACAAAGAAATAAACAATTACGCTTATTTAAAAAAATAAATAAGCCTACTATACGTATTGTTCCTAGAGATTTTTCTGAAGAAGAAATACAAAATCTTTTGAATCAATATAAAAGCCAAAATGAGAAATTTTGGTGTCCTTTAACTAATAAAGTATATAAATCTAATGGAATATGGGTAGGAGCTTTTAAAGCAAAAATGTCTAGAATTTCTTTGAATAGATTTATGTTCTTGCTACAAGAACCGCATTATAGTGCATATTCTGGAAAATTGTTAACGGAAGAAGAATTTTCATATACATCTTCATATAAAGGATGGGTTGGCTTTAAAAAATATACATTAGAAGAGATAAAACAACGTGTATGGATACACCTTACAGATCGTTCGGCATTTAGAACTCCAGAACATAGAAAAAAATTATCCGAAGTTGGGAAAAAATTTAATCAAAGTGAAAAAGGTATTCAAAGAAGGCAAGAAAAATCTAAAAAGATGTTAGATTTTTATAAAACCGAAGAAGGAAAGAAGCATAAAATGGAATGTAGTAAAAAGTCTTCTATTAGTATGAAAAAAACTATAGAAGAAGGAAGATTTACACCGCCTATTACAAATACATGGACTCATTGGGACTCTAAAATAAAGTTTGAAGATGGAACTATTATAAGATTCAGAAGTTCTTGGGAAGCTTGTTTTTATTATTCAAATAGACATATGGTATACGAAACAATCCGAGTTAAAGGAGAAAACAAAACATATGTGAGTGATTTTTTTGATGAAAGTACTAATACGATGTATGAATTAAAGCCCAGAAATCGATATAATATTGAAATTGACAAGATGATGTGTTTACAAAACTATTGTAAAGAAACGGGAATAAAATTCATTTGGATAAATGAGACTAATATTTTAGATTATATTGATGTTGACAAAATTTTAAAAGATGAGGATAATATTGAACAGTTTAATAAAATGATCAAGGATGCTACTATTAAAAAAATTTATCATGATAAATACTTTAAAAATTAAAAAAATTACTAAACTAGAAGCAAAGTCCCACGTATACGACCTTAGTGTTGATGAAACCCACAATTTTTTTGTGGGGAATAAACAAGTTCTTACTTCGAATTGTGACGGATTTTCATCTGATGGAATGAGAGCACTCAGAAATACCCTTGAAGAATATGCTCATAATACTAGGTTTATTTTAACAGCAAATTATAAACATAGAATCATTGATGCTATTCAAAGCAGATGCCAAACTGTTAATTTAGAGCATAACATTAATGATGTAGCTAAACATTGTGCTAAAATCTTAACAAAAGAAAAAATTAAGATTCCAAAAGAGCAAGTTTATTTATTTCAGACATTAATTAGGAATAATTTTCCAGATTTTAGAAAAATTCTGAATGAATTACAAAAATATAGCATATCTGGAACACTTAATATTAGAGATACGTCACTTCCTAACGAATTTATCGAAGAATTGCTAGAAAAAATTCAAAAAAGTGATGATTTAGATTTTCGTGAATTTGTAATTAAGCATGAAAACGTATTCCAAGCTGATTATCACAATCTTTTGAAGAATCTTTTAAACTTAATTTACACTAAAAACATTGATTCTTTAAAGAAAAAAGAAGCAATTATGACTATTGGACATCACATGGATCGTCATTCGTTCGTTATGGATGTAGAAATCAATAGTTTTGTGTGTATGGTTACTTTATCGAAGATATTCCATACCTGATAAGTAATCAGAAGTATAAGATTCTTCATTAACCGTCTTTTTCTTTGAAGAAGACGGTTTAATTTTTGTATCAGTTTTTGGTAATTCGTAAGTAATACCAGAAGAACCACCATCTACGGCTTTAACTTCTACTGGTTTATGAATTTCTTTGTTATCATAATTCCATTCATCTGGAAGTGGAGCTTGATTTGGATAATGATCGACTACTTTACACAAACAAGAGGGAACAAATACATTTCCATGAGTTCTTCCGCCTCCTTGATCTTCAGCAAGAGCTAATACAACATCTCCGGTCATTAAATCGGCATTTCCGGGATATCTTAGAGGTTGTTTATCATTAATTCCAACAACTCTTACGTTTAATTTTGATTTAGCAAGATCGTCGATAGCTTCTTTTACGGAATCATTGAGATCTTTGTATTCTTTTTTTGATGTATAATTCTTAACAAATTCTACATAATCACCTAAAAGAAACCCACCACGTGTAACACGGGTAATTGTTGTCTCAATAAGTTTAATAAACTTTTTTTCCATAAGAATATTTAGTCCTATCATTAAATATTTTAATGGGAAAGATAATATTAAATAGATTACCACAAAAAAGTAATGCTGGTAAGACATATTTATATGCCGATCTTCATTTAGATTTACAAGAAAAGTATAATATATCTTCTAACTTATTTGAAAACAGAGAAATTAACGATTTCAAAGTAGATTATGATATAGATGCGATAAAAAATTCTTTATATAATCTTTTTACAACTACTCCGGGCGAAAAGATATTAAATCCTGAATATGGATTGGATTTTAAACAATATTTGTTCATTCCAGCTACGGTTGATATAGCAAAATACATAAGAGATGAAATATATTCACAAGTTGCTAGATTTGAACCAAGAGTTAAAATAGTAAATGTTAATATAACTATTTTAGAAGATGTAAATGAATTTGATATTAACATTTACTATAACGTACCAACTCTAAATATACATAACATATCTATGTTTGGTACATTGAGCCGTAATGGATATATATTTAGGAACTAAAACATGAGTACTTCAACTTTCACAGAATTTAATTTACCAAGAAATGCTTATGCAGCATTTGATGCGGTTAGTTTAAAACAATTAATAACAAATCGTATTAAAAGTAGTGGTTTGTTTCCTGACATAGATTATGAAGGAAGCAACATGAATGGTTTAGTTGATGTTATTGCTTATTCTTATCATGTTTTATTATTTTATTTGAATCAAACTGCATCAGATTCGATGTTTTCACAAGCTGAATTATTTGAAAACATGAATAAAATCGTATCTTTGATAGGATACAAGCCAACGGGAAATTGTACGGCTAGTTTAAATGTTTCTGTAAGTGCAGAAGCTTCATTAGCTTATGGATATTCTTACACAATACCTAGATTTTCTAATATTATATTAGGAAATGTTCCGTATTCTTTTAATACTGACATTAACTTCCAAAAAACAACCACAACCGAAGAATTAATAGATTCTATAGGAACTAATAATCTTTTATATCAGGGAATATTTAGGGAATATCCGATTTATGTTGGAATTGGTGAAAATTTCGAACAATTCACAGTCAATATAGATTATTCTGGTGATGTTTCTTACAAGATGGTGGATTATAACAATATATTTGTATTTGTAAGAGATGTTAATACAGAAAAATGGTCTGAATGGAAAGAAGTTAATACATTATATATTGCAAATAGCATTTCAAAAGTATTTGAAAAGCGTTTAAATGAGTATGGTCATTATGAAATTAAATTTGGAAATGATATTAATGGGAAAAAATTAAACAAAGGTGATTACGTTTCTATATATTATCTAGAAAGTGACGGAAGACGTGGAGTTGTCGGAACAAATGCTTCAAAAGCAGGAAAAATGATATTGTTTAATACTCCTTTGTTTTCTGAAATTTTTGAAAATATAAAAAACGAAAATTCAAATTATATAACTGCTAATGATATTTTAAAATTAAAATTTGATAATCAATACGAATCAGTTCCTGCTACTTTTATAGAAAGTGTAGAAAATATTAGAAAAAATGCACCTTTAACATTTTCTTCTCAAAATCGTGCAGTTACTACATATGATTATGAATCATTTGTTGATAAGAACTTCTCAAATATAATTCAAAGTGTAAAAGCAGTCTCTAATAAAGATTATACTTCTCAATATTTGGCTTATTTTTATGATTTAGGTTTAGAACGTCCTAATTTAGACGATAAATTATTGTTTAATCAAGTTTCTTTTAATGATGCATGTGATTTTAATAATGTTTATCTATTTTGTGTTCCTAGATTGGGTGCTATTGTAAATGAAACAACTCCAGTAGATTTATTTTTTGCACAAAAGCAATCTATTATTAATAAATTAAACACTGTTAAAATGGTGAATCAAAATGTAGTTATTTCTGATCCTATTTATATAGCATTTGATATTGGATTGCCTGCTTTGAGTGAAACTGAAGTAACACCAGACATAAGAAAAGAAACAAAGATAAGAATAACTAGAGATCCAAATGAAATTATTTCGAAAGAACAAATAAAAGGTTCTGTGGCTTCTTATATAATAAACTTTTTTTCACAAAGTAATAACGAATTAGGTCAATTTTTGGATTTATCCCAGTTAAGTTTTGATATATTAAATTTAACAGGAGTCAAATCATTAGAAACTGTACGAACTGTAAATTCATTAGAATATAAAGTATCTAAATTAAATTTTATCTATTGGAATCCCTTATATACTAGTTCTCCTGTAACTTCATTGGGACAAAATATAACATTAAAATTTTTCGAATTTCCTTTCTTTTATGAAATTTCAAATTTGATTAACAAAATAGAGGTGATTTAAAATGGAAGATTCTAGGTACATATATTTTTATACATTAGATCATACTGGAACTTATACTACTAGTGGATATACGTTACCTATAACTCCATTTACATTTATTCCTGTATTTGATGATGGAACTAGTATTGATTATTCTAAATATAGAATTTTATGGGATTTTGGTGATGGGACTACATCAGAATCAGTAACAGCAGTACACAATTTTAAATATCCTAATTGGTATAATGTTAAATGTTATGTTTTAGGAAAAAATGGTAATGGATATGAGTCTTCTTTTTCACAATCTATTTTAGTTAAAGATTTTGTATCGGATACCTTGGTTTTATCTGGTTTTAATAACAAAACAGAAGCAGGTACGTTACAGAATCCATTCGTTGTTTATCGTTTTAACAGTTGGCAAAGTTATCCAATATTATCTAGTTATGGATATACTATAAATTTAAATGTTAGTGGAAATAATGCACCCCTTTTAGATAAAAATAAATATGATAAAGATAAATGGGGACATTTGAAACCATCTTCTAGGTTTGAAACAATGGTTTTGAACACCATTACAGAAAAAGAAGAAAGAACTCCAGTAAATTCATTAAAAACAGAAGACAATACGGAACTATATGTTAAACTTTTTAATAATAAGTTAATTTTTTGTAATAAAAATGATTCAGGATCTTGTTTTGTAGGAACTTCTGGTAGAAAATTATTTTATTATATAGATGATGTTCCAAAGTTAGTCGATAATATGTATGAAAGTGTTGCTGCTACAATTTATACATCATTTGATACATCAAAATTTAAAATAAGTGACGATTATAAAGAATCACAATATTCAATTTTAAATGATATATCCGATTCTAATTCATTTTCTGTCTTAATTCAACAATTAAATCCAAGTCATTTGACCATTACTTCTAATGGCATAGATTCAGATGGAGAAGGAAATAGAATACACACATTTGATATTAACACACAAAAAAGAACAGATACTAAAATTCCTTTTGTTGTTCGTGTAAAAGATGTCAACGAAGATAATGTAGTAACAAATTCGAAATATGCTCCTACATTTAAATTGACTAATTCTCCTGATATTTTAGCAGGACAAATATATTTAGAATTGAGAGATGAAAGAAATCAAAAAATATCAAATGTAGAGTTTTATTCAAATTATGGAATTTTATCATCTGAAGAATTCGGAGGTTATTTCAAAGGATATTTAATTTCTCCTAATATTCAAGAAAATGTTCATATATATGGGGAAGTTGCGTTTGATAGAGATGAATTATACATTGTAAACACTTCTTACGGTATTATAGGACAACCTCAATTTGAAAAGGTTCATAATTTAACAGTTCAAATAGATCCTACAGATAAAACTAAAAAAACTTTAGAAGATAAAGTATATGACATTCCCGGTTTGTCTGGTATTTATACATCTTGTGTCACCACAAGACGCCGCCCAGACGCTTCAGAAGAGGCATTTGCATGGGTTGTTGATGGAGACAGGCAAAAGATTGTAAAATTAATACCAAGTACAATGAAGGTGGTTTATGATAAATTTGATATACCAGAAAATTCTTCGCCTTCTAATATTTGTAGCGATAAATTTGGAAATGTTTGGGTAACTCTTTATGATTCTATAAGTACTATTAGAATTAATAATATATCTAATTTAGTTGACAAGGTTATAACACCTTCTTTAGCAAATAGAGTAGTAGATTATGAAAATACAGTCACACCTGCTTCTGTAGATACAGATAAACAAAATAATGTTTGGGTTTCTTATTCTAATCAATTATCTGCATTCGTTGAAAAATATGATATAAATGGAAATTTCTTATTTTGTAAAGTATTTTCTCCATCTTATCAAAATACTGAATTAGTTACAGATTTAAAAGGAAATGCTTGGTGCATTATCAAAGATAATACAACACATTCAGAAGTATTAAGTACTAAAAATGACAAAATTGTTAAAATAAGCAGTGATGGTTCTGATATTACATATTATTCTATAAGTGGAAGTTTGTGGAATATCACAGTAGATCCGATGGAAAACATTTGGGCTACAAGAAACAGAAACGAAGTAGTAAGAATAAATACCACATTTGATACATTTCAAAATTTTTATTTACAGTCTAATTCTTCTGATTTATCTTCTAATTATATAAGTGATTTAGAAGGTATTGCGGCTACTACTGATAATAATATTTTAGTTATTGATAATGTTAATAGAAAATTGCATTATTTTAATGCTGATATTGATACATATGGATTTGTATCTAATTATGTAGATTTTTTAAAAATTGGATCATACGATCCAAATCGTATTCAAGATAAAATAAATGGATATGGAGATTGGAATGGATTTAGACACATAAACAAATATTGTCATATACTTGCTCAAACTAATAAAGTAACGGGGAAAAGTAATAAATTTACTATTTATGACAAAGATGACGGAAAATATGATATAAGAAAAGTAAATGAAAATTTTGATCCTAAAAATCAATTAATTTCTTATCGTTTTCAGGATTATTTGTTGGAATCTAATAAAGTATTTGAATTTATTGGTGAATCTTTGGGAACTTTATCGTCAGAACCGACAGATTTAGGAAAAAGTGTTTATGAAAAAATAGCAAATTTTTGCAGTAATATTAATAGTATTGATTCTTGTAACATCAGAGCATTAAAATCTATGCATGAAATGCTTGATGAAGAATTTTTATCATATAGCGGAGAACAATTTAATTTTCCTGCAAAAGTTGGACGGTTGGTTGATATTTTTTCTATACCTTTTACAAAATTAAAAGGAAGTCGTGATTATTTCACACAAAATTTTAATGATAGAGGATATTACAATCAAGAAATTATTAAAAATGGTGGAGAAGTAATATATGGATATAATAAGGGGTTGGAATTAGATTTATTAACTACGGTTTTGACCGCTTCTTTAACTGCTGGAGGGTATGATATAATAGCTTACGAAAAATTTAGCGAAAATTATACTTTATTAAACACTAAGTTATTAAGTACTGAATATATAAATTTTATAGATCCTGTTAATAAAACATATGCATTAAGTACATATCATCCATATTGGGGATGGGGTTTACAGCTTCCTGATACATATCAGCCAGAAGATATATCTAAATATTATATATTTTATCAGTACATTCCTACTCCTAATTTTATTCAAACAGAAGGAGTTATAAATTGGGCTGATAGAGATACTACTATAAATGAATATATTTCTTCTGTGGAAGAATGGAATAATATAAGAGAAGATATGATATCCTTTGCTTTAGTAAAAGGAGTTGAAAACATTAAATAATTGATGTGTCGGAATCATTTATATTTTCGAAAATAACGCCAACAAATTCCATAATAAATCCAGATACTCCTAGACAAGATTATTTGGACACTATGGCTCCGTTTTCTTTTTTCGATTTTATAAAAAATATAAATGCAAATTTATCTCCATTACAATTAAATGATTTGTATGTAGATTACATAAAACAATGGAATATACAGAAAAATAACACAAAAGAAGAAACTGATAATATTATACAAGAAAGATATTTAAGTTTACTTAAAGATATAACTCTAAAATACTCCACATTAGATGAAAAACGGTTTCTTTCTAATATAGATTTTAATGATCCATATGATCTAGATATTATAATTCCTTTTTATTCTAAAAAAATAAGAGAAGTTTGTGATTTTTATTCTCAAAAAAGAGAAAAATTAAAATTTAAAATAGAAAAGAATAAAATAAAGGGAATACCATTAAGTTTAGAAAAAGCAGTTTACGAAACCGTAACTGATGTGGTGTTTTCTGATATTTTAGAAGTAGGATCTTATCAAAAATTAGTAAACGAAGAAGAATTATTAAAAGATCTCAACATTGAAGTAGAAGAATTGTATGATTTATATACTAGTTATTTAGATAATGATCCAAATGAATCATACGAAACATATGATGTTAAAACTGAACTAAGAAAAAAACTTTATTCTTCTAACTTAAATGAAATTGATGCTAATATTTTCATTAATTTTGATCAAGCAGTTACTAATCAATTGTTTGAAAATGTAATTGTTTTCTTATCTGAATTAGGACGTATATTTACTATTAATTATGATTTAAATAAAGTAAATCTAGATTGTAAACCAGACGAAAAGCTTTATGACTTAGTAACAAGTAATAAATCTAAAGCAGAAAGATTAGTAACTTTAAGAAGAGCTTTAATAAAAAAATATATTGGATGTGATTTTTATTATATAACAACAGGAAGTACAATTACTGATGTTACTTCTTCTATATTATTTGAGGCAGAAAATCCTTCTGGTAATCTACTTAATAGACATTTTCCTACAACTGCAACAATAGAAGAAGAATCTGATCTTCAATCGTGTCGAAGAATTGGTTTATTTTTTACACCAGAAAAGAATAGCATTCTTTATTATTCAGTTCCAGATAAAAAATTTAAAATAGATGAATCTAAATTAGAACCAAATAAACTTTATATTTTTCCAGATCCGGATAGATACGGTAATACCTCTGGATTGAGTAGAGTTTTTGATTCTGAGTATCCTTTAATACATATTTGTGATTATACAAGATCTGTTAAAAATGAAAGTACTTTCTATGCAGAAGGAGATATAAATTCAAATCCTTTCACACAAGATTTTTATAGTTATTTTTCTAAAAATCAGTTACATAATAATTTAAATACAAACGAGGAAGGATTAAAAACTAATTTTTCTGAATTATATGATAAAGGAATATTAGTTAAATGGGGAACTGATATATATGGAAATCAATATGGATTATTTAAAGATAAATCTAAGCGTAATTTAATTGATACAACAATTTATGATTCGTTAAGTGTGGATGTATGTGAATATTATGATGGCGGACCTATTAGATTTTTTCAAAATGGTCCGTTACCGGAAAAAGTTTCAATAGGAAATGAAAAATGGGTAGATCCTAATGTATTTGCGTCTGATTATTACTATAATATAGGAATAGAAGGAAGCGTAGGCGGATATTACAAAGGAATAATGGAAAGAGGTTTGAGTGGAACTTCTACAGGATTTAAACCAGAATTTAATAATAATTATATATTATCATCTTTAAAATATAAAGAATTTGATGGGGGATTGATAACAGATACTTGTGATGAAGAATTTGATTTTGAAACACAAACACATTTTAAAATAAAAGAATTATTATCTAATAGTTTTACGATATCTTCTGATAATGTTTCTGATGATGGTAAAAATTTTTATGATATAAAACATTCATATGGAATGATTTATGTCAGAGATGTTGTTTCTGGAAAAGTTTCCACATTATTAGAGAGTTTATCTGTTCAATTTCAAAATAAATATGATGATGATTTTACTGAAATATTAGATTTTAACATTTTCAATGATTTTATTTGGATTAGAACAAAAAATAATATTATTTTTGAAAAAATAAACTACGTAGATAATAAATTTGTGTACTCTGGAACTTCTAGCAATTCATTTTCTACAGGATATATAAGTAAGTTTATTTATAATATATCAGATCCATTTATTTTTGAAAATAGAGATTATGCTATGGTGGCTTCTCTCAGCGTATTGAGCGGAGAATCTAATAATTTTTGCATAATTCCTAAAATATATAGTATAGATTATACTAATTGTAATAAAACTGAAATAACTTCAATTTTAGAGTTAAGTTCTTATCAAAATAATTCTAATTTAAATGATATTAAAATTTTTAGAATAAACCAACCAGTATTAACATACAATTCTAGAAATAATATGTATTGTGTGTTGGCAACTGTTGAAGATGAAAACGAATTTGGGTATATATATCAGTTTAAGTTTACTTACAATGGTTCTGAAATATTAGATCATGATATAAAATTCTTTAATTTTTCTGGAACAGAAGTATTCAAAACAATAAATTTTTACGATAAGCCTAGTATTTATGACAATGGAATCAGTTTAAATGACATAAATTCTAATGCAATTTTAAATTATAACAACGGAATATTATCATTTTCATAATAATGAATACCATTTATACATTAGGAGCACAATATAACGGAACTTTAGGAGGAAAAGTCGAAAACATTAGACTTTTTAAAGGAGAAACGGAAATTTCTTTTGATTTAACTCAATTAGCCGAAGGAGAATATTCTGTAGCTAAAATTATAATTGATTTTAATGATGATAGTCCACTTTTAATTAAAGAATTTACCTTTGGAGACGATAGAAAAGTAGTATCCGAAGTATTTAAAAGGAAATATTATCCAGATTTAAATAATTATTATATTGTATATTATCCTACAATATACATAACTTATTCTAATTTTAATCAGTTTAAATATCAGGCAATAGTTAAGATAGCAAAAGAATCTTTTTATTCTGAATATGAAGTTTTAGAAATAGGTGCTGCTCAATTTTTAGATAATTCACAAAATTCTATTTTTTCTATAATAGATACAGCTAAAGGTGATAATTTTAACTTGATTATTAAATAATTGAGTGGAGATTACTGATTTAACATCTAATTCTATAGCACTATCAACTTCTTATGTAGGAGATCTTGATGTTAAATTTTTTGGCACAAAAGATAAAACAGAAGAAGGATATACTTTCTTTAAAGAAGATTATTTAAAAGAAATTTCTGATAGAAAAATTAATAATTATTCCGCTTTATATTTAACAAATAAACAAAAAGCCTCTGATATTTTAGAAATAGAACAATTAACTGAAGTTAGTGGTAATTTATCATTTAATACATCTATTTCTGATGCTAATAATTTATTTTTAACATTTTCAGCAAATAGTGCAGGAGATACATCTTATTATTTCACTACGAAAGATCAAAAATTTATAGATTCTAGAGATAGAATTTTTGAAATTACATTACTTTCTACTGGATTGAGTGCTATTTTAGCACATAGATCTAAAGAACTTATAAAATATTATTTAAATTATGAAAATCAAATATTAAAATTTTCATTACTATCATCAGAAAATTCTGTATTTAATTATATTCTTGATAAAGAAAATGAAAAAATTGCTCTTTTCAAGAATTCTAAATTAATTGTCAATTTAGGAAATACTTTAGGTTTTGATAATAATATAGAAAATTTTAAAACAAAATATTTTAATGTAAATTATTACATTCAAAAAATTTCACCAAAATTAAATACATCTTGGGTATCATATAATTTTACACATAAAAATGCATATGAAATAAATCCAGAAAAGAGTATTAATAATTTAGAAAATAATTTTTTAATTTCTACTCAATATAGCTATGTATCTGGAGATACTTTACAGGCAAATATTTTAAATTTAAAGAATCAAAAAACACATAAAGATTATAGTTATCGTTCTAATTTTTTAGAAAAAACAAATGACGGTGTTCCGAATGTAGATAATAGAAAATATGTAAGATTGTTTACAGGAAACGATCAAGAAACTGGTGATTATGGAATCACTTTAAGTTATGAATTTTATAATGCAGATTATAAATTTGAAACTGACAAATATACTATATTTGTATCACCAGAAAGTTTATATCCATATGAAAAAATTAATATAAATGATTTAAAATGGAATAAATCCGGATCTATTGCTGGTGAAAACCCATATATGTCTGATAAAATCTTTCAAAAAGATACAGACAAAGGAAGTTTAAGTGGACATTATTTGTGTTCTTGGTTACATAAAGACAAAAATGGAGAATCTACTTGGTTAGATAGATATTATTATCCAGAAAAGACATCATATGCTGCGGCATTGTCTACTTCTTTTAATTTTAATTACGTAGATCCTATATATACATTACTTCACGAAAAATTATCAGCATCTGAATATTATGATGTTCCTTTTGTGTATAATTCTTTGGAAGAAGAATATAACAATACACCACAAACAGGACATGCGGCATTATATGGAACTGCATTTTTTGATAAACGAAGCGATTTGACCATTTTACCAAATACTGAATATATTTATCATCGTATTGGAAACAAATATGTAGATTCTATTGTTTCTAGTATAGAAAAAAGTTTAATACAAAATGGATTAATTTTAAAAAATCATAACGAAGCAGAAATAGCAACTACTACTAAAAATGTAGATGAAATAGAATACATTTTAGATGGAAATGCATATGATATGTTTTCTAATTATACAGGAATAAACAATTCACATGAATTCACAATAACATTTGAAATGAAATCCGATGATTGGTCTAAAAAATTTGGTCATCAAATTTTTGGAAATTTAAATGATAAAGGAATAGGTCTTTTTGATGATGAAAAAGTTACACCATTCATAATGATCCAAAATAATAAAACAGTTTCTGTATATAATACAAATTTTGAAATGTTAGATTATGCTTCTTTAGAAAATGAACAAAATGTTGGAAATTCTATTATAAAAGATTTATACAGAACCGATCATTTGGATTCATATTATACAATAAATTCTGAAAATACTGATATTATAGAAGATATTCCGTTGGTTGGTTATACTGGAGATTATATAGAAGATGTATTTACCGAAGATTTTATTGATCCTTTAGTAGATCCTATAGTTGATCCATTATTTAATTCTGAAAATGGTTAATTAATTTAATATAATTATATAAAAATATTTTGCGAAATGAAGCCATTAATTACTAAATTTAAATCAAGTTCTACACTATACGATTCATTAGGAAATTCAAATGAAACATATGTATCAATTACATATGATAAAAAAAATATATGTATATTGAAAGATGTAAAAGGTAGTATTGTTGTATATAACACAATAACAGAAAATACTTACAATTTAAAAATGTATTATCCTTATGATATTTATTCGATATTAAAGTACGATAACGTATTATATGGATTTGCTGGATATGATGCAAAGCCATTTATTGACGACACCGTTCTTTATATAAAAGACAATAATAAATTAGTACAAGAATCATATAATAAAGTTGCATATGTAGTACATTTGTCATCTTCATCAGAAATACGTGATTTTATGATAGATGAAGATTATAATTATTATGTAATTCATAATAAAAATAAAATATCTAAATTTTCCAAAGATCGTATTAAGAGTTATACAATTTCAGTAATACCAGCAGTTAGTAGTATATTCAATTCTTTATCAGTTATGCCAAATGATGAAATAGAATTGCTTAAAATTGATTATGTTCGTGAATATACAAATTCGGGTCTTTCTAGTTATCCGATAGTTTTAGGCAAAATAAAAAACGAAACGGGGAAAAATCTTTTGGCGGCATCACAAATGTTTTTAGGAAAAATAGACGAATCAAGTAAAAGTATTTACGAAGCCGCATTTCTTCCACTAACAGGCGAATATTATAGTTATGGTGATAGTAGAAGAATTAATTATAATTTAACAAATTACGAATATTTAAAAAATACTTACAAATCCAAAAATCAATTGACATTTAAAATTGTTTTACAAAATGTTTTCAATAACAAAGATATTACTAGAATAGAAATACCTATAAGTACGTATTTGTTTACTTCTGAAAAACATCATTTTGCATTTAGAATGGATGGAATAAACGGAAAAGTTTCGGTTTTCCTTGATGGAAAAGAAATACAAACCGTAAATATACAAAAAGGAAGATATATTTTCCAAGATATTTTTACAGATAGTATGAATGTTGGTAGAACTTATTTTAATAATAATATTTCATTATCTAATTATTTAAATCAATCAAATTACTATTATATAAATAATGCTACTTTAAAAAGATTTAAAATATTCAATAAAGCATTAACTAATAATCAAATTGAATTTGAAATGTTAAATGGAATCGATATTCAAGATTTAGTAGTATCTTTACCATGTGATCAAAGAAATGAATTAGATGGAATTGAAAGACAATTTAAGTTAGATACTACTGGAAATAAGAGTAACAAAATTAATTTAATTATTAAAAATTCACAAATAACAAATTCTGTTCTTCAAAATAGATTAAAAGATATAATTTTTGAAAAATTGAAGAAAGTTTTACCAATTACAACAACAATAAACAACATAGAATTTCGCTAAATGCAAACTAAATTTAATTATACATCTGGTGGAGAATTCACAAAAGTTGATGGAACCCAATATGTTGGTTATTTTAATGTAAATGATAAGGGAGAAGTATATACTGATCGTTATTTTTCAGAAAGTTCACAAATATTAAATTCAGTTTCCGAATATTCCGCAGATTATTATAGATCTAATAATTTTAAAGATAGGAACATTTTTGATGTATTAAAACTTCCGTATTCTTTTGATGACATTTCAATACAACCTAGTGAAATTGTTAGTTTTTCTACTTTAAACAAAAAAATAGAATATTTTCACGATAACTTAATATATTTGTATAGTCAACTTTATATGGGAAGTACAGATGTTCCAGTTGATAATAATGTGAATACATTATGCAATTTAATTGGAACTTCTAGTTTTAATTGGGAAACAAAAGCAAAACAAGTAGCTAATAATAGAATATTTGGATTTGGGCCATTAGGAGATAATCCCTTATTATCTGCTTATAAAGAATTTGATGTAATGAAAAGATTTGTTGTTATTCCTTTTGAAAATAAAGAAGGAATAGGAATATTCGGAATTAGTGATACTTATTTTATAGGATTGACTAGTACTATTTCAGAAGATGGGCAGTTATCAGGAGCAGCATTTACTTTTTATACAAATGTTATTGATAATTATTCGAATGAAACTTGTAAAAATTTAGAAGACATCAAATATGATGGTAAATTTATATTTGTAAGTGATTCTAAAATAAATGGCGGAGGTCAAGTTTTTAAATATGATATAACTGGATATATAACAAATGATCAAGTTTTTGAAAACAAAAAATATTTAATAGAACCGATTGGAGGAACTGGTTCTGTTGATAGAGTTAATAAATTTAAAAATTGTACAGTATTAGGTGCAAATAATGGGGAAGTTTGGGTTTATGATTCTGGAAATAATGTAATAAAAATATATGATAATAATTTTGTTTCTAAAAGAATTGTAAAAGTACCAAAAACTAGAAAATATTCTATATTAGACATTCGTTATAGAAAAATGAATAATCATGTTTATGCTTTATTTAAAGATTCATATGATGAAAACGATCCACAATATGGACTATTTGAATTCGAAGATTATCATTTAATTAAAACATACGTATTTACAGATGTTATATTTAAAGATACAGATGCACAATTTAATAGAATGGCTATATCTGAACAAGATTCAAATGTATTTTATGTAATTACAAATAATTCGGTATTCAAGAAATTTTTCACAAAACCCGATCAAACTTTTGCAGTTTTTAACAGAGATAAATTTTATCCAGATGATATATTTATATGGAATTTAATAGATCTAGAATGGGATAAATTAAGAGATTATGAAAAATGGAATTATTCTGAATATTTTACAATCAATTTAACGACAAACGATATTTATATCGCAGCAAGTGATAAAAATAAAGACGATTTATATTTTATGGGAAATACTTATATTTCTCATCTTAATGAACGAACTGATTATTTGTCTTTATTAAAAAATGATAATCTTCCTTATTATAACTATAAATCTATTAAATTTGAAAATATTGAATATAATCAAGCTTTGGTATTAAACAAAGAATTATATAAACTTTATCAAAATATATTACAATTTAAAAATAATTTAAAAGGTAGATTTTATGCTGAGTTTGATAAGTACGGAGATTTGAAATATAAAGATTATATATACTTAACAGACGAAGAAATAAACACATTAAACATAGATATTGAATATAATTCATTTATAAATGACAACGAATTTGTTCAGCCAAATGTTATAAATAGGATATTTAATAAATTATATCAATTTCAAATAAATTTATTAAATTTAACACAGGTTAGATTAAAGAATTTAAAAACTTGGGTAGATTTACAAAATGGAACTAACATCTACCCAATTGAATAACCTTAACTAAATAATTTTATGGCAGAAGAAACAGCAAATAATTTAACAGGAAAACGAGTATCGACAACATTCAGAGGATTGTTGCATTTTCCTAAAAGTATTGAACCTTCTTTAGCAAAACAAGTAGTTTATGATGGTAACGGTACTGCTTCTGCATTGATTTTAGGTGGAGATACTATAGGAATGGATGTAAGTGGTCCATTATCATGTTCTGGTAATTTATCAGCAGGAAATAATGTGACTATTCAAGGAGATATAACTTTATTAAGTGGTGGAAATATAAATGATGTTAATATTCTTTCTTCTGGATCTTCTGTTTCTGTTAGAGCACTTAGTACAGCAGAAGTTGGAAAATTGAGAATTAGAGAAACTTCTTCTGATTATGAATTAATATTTGGCAATCCAACAGTTTCTGAAAAAAATCTTTTTTCTATAATTGTTAAAAACGATACAACTAGTAATTTTTACATTAAAAACAGTTACAATGATACTGATTTAAATTCACCATTATGGATAAATCGTGCTACAGGCGAAGTTAATATCAAATCACTTCGGGTTACTAATATAAAAACAGATCCACCACCCGGAACTACACCACCACCCGGACAACCAGAAACCTATGGAGATCCAAATCGTAATGTTCTTCCGGTTGGTATGATTTGTATGTTTCCTTATATGGGAATTCCGAATGGATGGATTCCATGTGATGGGAAATTGCATGACAAACGTTCTTTACCAGAACTTTTTTCTGTAATTCGTTATAATTATTCAGTTTTAAAAACTGGTAATATGTTCCAAGTTCCTGATTATCGCGGATTATTTGTTCGTGGTGTTGATTATAAACGAAATGATGAAGCCACTCATACATTTTTAGATCCAGATGGTGAAAGACCATTAGACGGAACAGTTCAGGAAGATGAATTTGAAAATCACAGACATGGTGGAGTATTTGAACAAGGTGGAAATGAGCCATCTGGAAATTTTAGTGGAGATGTTCTTGAAGATGGAGGAGATGTAGCATTTACTGGATATACAGGAGGAGCTGAAACCCGACCCAAAAATATAGTAGCATTATATTGCATCAAGTGGTAATTTATGCAAGAAAAACGCCTAAGAAAGTTAAAAATCCGTAGAGGAAATGATAATCAGCGAAAAGTAACACTTTTCGAAGAAGGTGAACTTGTATTTCTGAAAGATACCGAACGTGTATATGTAGGTGATGATACTACAGTTGGTGGAATCAAAATATCCAATAAAAATTATTTTACATTAAATGATATTAAACCAATTGGAGCAGAATCTGAAGATTTATATTTTAATGAAATAGATAAAACTACATATATAGTAGATCTTAATGGTGATTCTATAAAAATAATATCATCACTTAGTGACTGTTGTTCTGATATTAAAAAACATATAGATATTATTAATACTTTACTACAAAGAATATCATCAGAATGTTGCAATCCAGACAATTTCTTGGCTACTGATCTAGATAATGTTCCGGTATTTAGTGATAATATTTTAATGGATAACACTGATACAATCAGAGTTAAATAAACTAAATAATCCTATGGGAACAAAAATCACAGCTTTACCACAAGTTGTAACTCCACAAGGAACTGACGAATTAGCAATTTCACAAGATATTGGTTTGGGTGGACGTAATACATATAAAGCTACATTAGATCAAATAAGAAATTATGTAAAAAATTCTGGAGGGGGTACTGGATCGGTAACTAGTGTTTCGGTATCTTCTAATGATGGATCTATTGGAGTATTTGGTAGTCCTATTACTAGTTCTGGTACTATTTTAGTAACTGTTAGTTCAGTAGGATTAGATAAATTAGATGATGGAGGTGCAACTGGAGGAGAAATATTAACTTATAATGGATCTACAAAAACATGGGAACCCGGTTATGGGGAAGATACTACTCCAATAGGAACAATAACTTGGTTTGCTGCTTCTGCTGTTCCTACTAGTTATTTGGAATGTAGCGGTGGAGTAGTAGATATATCTGATTATACTGATTTGTATTATGTTATAGGAACAAAATACAATACAGGCGGAGAAGTAGCAGGTAAATTTAGATTACCGGATTTACGAGGTGAATTTATTCGTGGATGGGATCATGGAAGAGGAGTGGATAGTGATCGCATATTCGGAAGTAATCAAAAAGGAACGATAACAGTATGGGATCAAGAAAGAGATAACACTTGGTCTATTACCACGCCTGATAATATTTTAGGAGAACAAACCCAAGTAATAGTGGGTGCTGATGATTATAGTATATTGGACTACAATGGAGTTAGAATTCGTAATGGTAGTGGAAGTGGCGGCAACAGCGATTTGAAAGGAGATTATTCAAATTCGGGTGCATTTACTGGCATAACCCGTCCTCGTAACGTAGCATTATTACCATGTATTAAAGCATTAAAAACAATTACTGGAACTGTAAATACTTTAAATTTTATAGAAAAACCACCGAGTCCAACAGGTGGTAAAGTATTAACATACGATGGATCTACTAATACTTGGGTTGCAAGTGGTTTACCTAGTGGTGTGCCCGCTAATATTACTAGTGCTAAAGCATGGGTGTGTTTTAATGGAATACGTACTGGTACTGGTAGTTTAACAATATATTCATCGTATAATGTATCATCTGTGACTAAGACTGAAACTGCTTGTTATACTATTAATTTTCAAAATGCTATGACAGATGAAAATTATGCTTTTGCTGGAAGTGCTAAAGGAGTAAGTAATGAACATACACCAAGCGTATCTAGAAGATCAACTGTAACACATCCACCACATTCAACTACACAACTTCATATTATGGTAGGTGAAGTTGATAATAATACAGACACAGATTATGTTTCGGTAATTGTATTTGGTAATTAATTATGATTATATTATATCCTCAATTGAATAATAAATTGGCTGTACTTACTCCTTGTGGAAATGTAAATGATTCAATAAAAGACATTCCCAAAGACGTAGAATATAAAATTGTAGAATCTTTTGATTTTGATGATAAATTTTTTGATGCATATGAATTTGATAAAAATATTGGTGCTAAAATTAACATAGAAAAAGCAAAACAAATTCATTACAATAGATTAAGATCAGCTAGAAAACCACTCCTCGAAAAACTTGACAAAGAATTCATTATAGCAATAGAAAAAGAAGATATAAATCTACAGAAAGAAATTGCTTTTAAAAAACAATTTTTGAGAGACATCACAAAAATGGAATTGCCTAATACTTTGAGTGGTATTAAAAATTTTTGGCCTATTGCTAATTTATAATATTTATGATTGATCAACGAATAGGTAAAATAAAGGTTCGCAGAGGAACCGATTCTCAAAGAATAACAAATGTCTTTGAAGAAGGTGAAGTTATTTATTCTGTTGATAAAAAAAGAATTTTCGTAGGTGATGATGTTACGTTAGGAGGTGTTCCTGTTTCTAATAGAAATTACATAGCAGAAGGATTAGGAATTCCTCCAATCGTTCCAAATGAAGTATTAGCAGGAGATATTGTTTATGATAAATCAAATTTAAGAACATATATTACTAATTGGAATGGTACGGAACACGAACTCTTATTAATTGGAGATGGTAATTGTTGTATTTTATTAAAAAATCAAATAAAAAATTTATATACAAAATTATCAACAATGACTGCTTGTTTGGATGATAAACCTCCAACACCTCCAACACCACCTTCTAAGTTAACTTGGGCAATTCAACCAACTGATGTTTCCGTAAATTTAAATGATACAATTACATTCAGTTCAAGTGCTATCGGCTCTGGTAGTATAACATACGAGTGGAGAAGAAAAGACGGATCAACAATTAATACTCCAAATATATATCAAAAAGATATAACAATAACAAATTTAGCAATATCTGATATTGCTACTTATTATTGTGTAGCTAGTAATACTATAGATTCGATTACTAGTAGAGACGCAGTTTTAGATATTGGAAGCAATTTTATATTACAAGAAGATGGCACATATGTGTTATCCGAATTAGATGAATTTATTGAATGGGTATATAATTTAACAGCTCCTATAATAACAAAACAACCAGTTTCAATTAGTATAAATTCTGGAAATGATGCTACGTTTAGTATACAAGCAATTGGAACTCCTCCTATAACATATCAATGGAGAATTGCTGGTCTAAATATATCAGGTGAAACAAATTCTAGTTATACGAAAACAAACGCAACAGTAGATATAAATAGCATAACATGTAAAGTCAGTAATCCAGCAGGAGATGTTATAAGTGATAGCGTAAATTTAAAAATAAACTAAAATGATTGATCGTAGAATAGGAAAAATAAAAGTTCGAAGAGGAACAGATATTCAAAGGAAATTAGTAACCTTTGAAGAAGGCGAACTTGTATATTCTATTGACAAACAACGGCTATATATTGGAAATGGAAACACACAAGGTGGAATTTTAGTTTCAAACAGAAATTACGTCAAAAATTTTTTAGGAGAACCCCCAATTGTTCCACCAGAAGCTGTACATGGTGATATTGTTTATGATAAATCTACTGCAAAAACATATATTACAAAATGTACTCCATTATCATGTGAATTGATATTAATTGCTGATGCGGGATGTTGTGCCAAACTTCAAAATGAAATAAATACCATTACTGATAAAATTAGAGTTTTATCTGCATGTGCTACGGTAGTTCCTCCTATAGTAGTTCCTACTAAATTAACATGGTATATAGAACCTTCCGATATTTCTGTAAATTTAGGAGAAACTGTTACTTTTACTGCTAGTGCTTACGGAGGTACTGGTATTATATCATATAAATGGAGAAGAAAAGATGGAACTCCTATTTCTGTTACAGATGATCAAACTTCATTAATATTTGTTTCACAATTAAGTGATATTGCTACTTATTATTGTGTAGCAAATACATTTTCAGAAAGTATAACTAGTAAAAATGCTGTATTAAGTATAGGTGATAGTAATTCTATCTTAGCAGAAGATAGCACTTTTGTATTAAGTGAATTGAGTGAATTTACTGATTGGGAAGTTACTACTTTAGTAGTACCTACAATTACGCTTCAACCCAAATCACAAGTAACGACCGCATTGGTGCAAGTTACTTTTGAAGTAGATGCAACTGGAAGTACACCATTAAATTATCAATGGAGAATAAATGGTGTGAATGTTGCGGGCGAAACTAACAGAAAATACACAATAAGTAATCCAACTAAAGATGTAAATGGTATAGATTGTGTTGTAAGTAATTTAATAGGTAGCGTAACAAGTAATTCAGTTGATTTAATAGTGGGTATATTACCTACAATAGTGACTCAACCAGTTTCGCAAACAGTAAGTACAGGATCTAATGTTACATTTAGTGTAGTTGCTGGTGGTAGCACACCATTAAGTTATCAGTGGAACAAAGACGGATCTCCTATCCTTGGAGCAACAAATAGCACTTATACAATAAATTCAGTAACAAATACTGATTTTGATAATTACAATTGTGTAGTTAGTAATTCTTATGGGAGTGTTGATAGTGATACAGTCAATTTGAAAGAAGTTTTAACAATTATTAATCCAAAAATTAATCCGAATACTATGAAGATAGTAATAAAAGATAGACAATGGAGTGATATAGCAATGTCATCTGACGGAACCATACAAACAGCAGTTGCAAGAAATGGATATATATATATTTCCACTGATTCTGGAGATACATGGATAGCTAAAGAAACAATTAGAACTTGGAGGTCCGTATCAATGTCATCTGATGGAAAAATACAAACAGCAGTTGGACCTGATGATTTTATATTTATTTCTACAGATTATGGAAATAATTGGACACCTAAATTATTAGGTACACAATCTTATTCAGTAGCAATATCACCTGATGGAACCAAACAAACCGCAGTTTCTAACCTTGGTCAAATTTATATTTCTACTGATTCTGGAGATACTTGGATTTCTAAAGAATCAGACAGATACTGGAATAGTATAGCAATATCATCTGATGGAAAAATACAAACAGCAGTTGCAGGACCAACAGTTACTACTAACAATTTCGGACAAATATATGTTTCTACTGATTCTGGAAATACTTGGACACCTAAAGAATCAAATAGAAGTTGGCGTTCTGTAGCAATGTCATCTGATGGAACCAAACAGACAGCAGTTGCTGTTAATGAACAAATATATATTTCTACTGATTCTGGAAATACTTGGACACCTAAAGAATCAAAAAGAGCATGGTATTCTGTAGCAATGTCATCTGATGGAACCAAACAAACCGCAGTTGCTAACAGTGACAAAATATACATTTCTATAGATTCTGGTAACACATGGACACCTAAAGAAACAAAAAGAAATTGGAAATCCGTAGCAATGTCATCTGATGGAAAAATACAAGCAGCAGTTGTAGATGGTGGACAAATCTATGTTTCTTCTGATTTTGGAGAGACTTGGAAAGTTAAAGAATCTATATTTGAGTTATTTATTAAACCAAAATCATGGGTTTCTGTAGCAATGTCATCTGATGCAACCAAACAAACAGCAGTTGTTTCGGATGGACAAATATATATTTCTTCTGATTCTGGATATACTTGGACACCTAAAGAATCAAAAAGAACATGGCGTTACTTAGCAATGTCATCTGATGGAAAAATACAAGCAGCAGTTGCTTTAAATGATGATAATTTATATATTTCTAAAGATTCGGGAAATAGTTGGACACCTAAAAAACTAGGAGATGTAATTACAAGTTTGTATCAAGTAGTAATGTCATCTGATGGAAAAATAATAATGATAGGTATATCGAATGGAGAAGTATATAGTTCTACAGATTCTGGAAATACTTGGACAAGTGATCTGATAACTTCACTTAAAAAACCCGTTGAAAAATTAGCAATTTCATCTGATGGAAAAATACGAACAGCAATTACAGGTAACCGAATAGAGATTTATTCTGGAAATACATGGACAGCTAAAGAAACAGAAAGAAATTGGAGTTCTGTAGCAATGTCATCAGATGGAACCAAACAGACAGCAGTTGTAGATGGAGGACAAATATATATTTCTACTGATTCTGGAAATACATGGACAGCTAAAGAAACAAATAGAAGATGGAATTCTGTAGCAATGTCATCTGATGGGACAATACAAGCAGCAGTTGTAGAATATGGACAAATATATATTTCAACAGATTCTGGTAATACATGGACAGCTAAAGAAACAAATAGAAGATGGAGTTCTGTAGCAATGTCATCTGATGGAAAAATACTAATATTTGGAGTATTTGGAGGAAATTTAGGATATATATACGAGTCTAAAAATTTAGGAGATACTGTTTCGATTATAGGTGCTTAGTGATTTTTTTTCTTTACATTTTTTATTCTTTTGATTAAAGTGTAAAAATGCCTGTAATTCTAGATCACGATACACATACTTACACCAACACTGAAACTGGAGAAACGTACACTTCTGTAACTACGTTAATCAATTCTTTTAAAAAGAAATTTGACAGTGACAAATGGAGTAAACACGTAGCTCAAAGAGAAGGAAAATCTCAACAAGAAATTCTTGACAAATGGAGTGAAATTACCACAACCGCACAAACTCGTGGTACGAATGTCCATTTAGTCATGGAGAATTATATTAAATTTAATAAAATTGAAAAGGGTTACGAAGAACTCGTGAATTCTTTTATCAAAAAAACAAATGGTATTTTAAAACCAGATTCAAATGTACTCAGTGAAGTTCTTCTTTATTCACATGAAGATAAACTAGCAGGAACCGCAGACCTTATTGTAGAGAATGGAGACATTTTTCATGTAATGGATTTTAAAACGAACAAGCGTTTTAATTTTGATAACAAATATAACGAGTATTTCTACGAACCAATCGAATATCTACCCCAGTGTGAATTTACAACTTATACTATTCAAATGTCTATTTATGCACATATGCATGAAAAGTTGTCAGGTAAAAAATGTGCAGGATTAAGAATTTTTTATCTACGAGAATTTTCAGAAAAAACATTTTGGCAAGAATATGCATGTATTTACATGAAGCCAACTGTAAGAGATATTTTAAAAAACAAAAAAGAACGAGTTGAAAAATAGAGGCATTATGGTAATATAATACTGAACATGTCAACCTTTATTATTAAAACCTAAATGCAGCAAGAAATAATTAATAAATTCGGGAAAGAAGCAACACAAAACTTCTGGATTTTTATCGAAAATTTAAAATTCGATAGCAAGAAACAGGATGCATCCACAGTGAGATCTTCAATTTTGAAGAAATTGTCTCCTTCTATTGCAGATAAGTATAAAGAAATTGGAGATGAGTTAGCATTTTCATTATATAGACAAGTATTTTATGATAAGAAAAATACTTATTTATATGCATGTTTTGAAGCAGTATCAAAAGGATTAGAATTTTATCAAAATTGTTGGAATAATTCTTCTTTAATAGATCCTATTGTGGAATCACTAGATCAATTTAATAATTTTAGTACTGTACTTCCTACTGAAGATGATTATTTTAATACAATTACTCCAACTCCAGAAGATGTATGGGAAGATTACGAAGAATATGATTATAGAAACGAATCTATAGGCAATAAAAAAGGAAAAAAGAAAAATAAAGAAATTCCTGAAATCTAAAAATAAATGAAAGAAGAAGAAAACAAAAAAAGGGGTAAGTATAATACTAAAAAATCTATTCAATTGAATAATTTATTAGAAGCGGCGGAAGATTATAATTTTGTTGGTAAAAGAACATTTCCAGTTAATTTAAAGAAAGATAAAGCAGAAGTAGAATTCCTTACAAAAGGAACATGTTTATTTCCTAATAGATTTTTAGATAGTGATAGAACTTGTATTAAATGTGATATTTACGAAAATTGTTTTTGTTCTATTAAAACTTTAGGAAAAAACAGATAATGAGCGATTTTGTTGAAACAGAATTAATTTTCAAAATTCATCGATTAAAAAATGAATTTGGAGAGTGGAATCCAGCTATAGAAGATGTCCAATCACATGAAATTGACCCGGCATGGGTAGGTGGATTAATGTATCTAATTTTTGATCGTTATCTTTCAAATGTAGAAGATTCAAAACAGCATGAATTTTCAAAAGAAGTATTTAAATGGCTTTCTGTAATGAAAAAAGATGGTGATGATTACGTAGAACGAATTAAATCACCACCATCTCTTGATTCTTAACTACTTCTTAAACATTTAAGAGCAATTGTTAAATTAGTTGCTGAATCATTGGAATTTACTTTAAATTGCAAATAATAATTTGCAGGTATTGCAGTAACCCAATCTGTCATAGAAGAAGATTCTGCTTTAGTTGAATTAACTAATTTTGGAGAATTTGTAGTTCCTGATATTAGAGTATATGTTGGATGATTAGCATAATTAGAAGTTAATACCTGAACTTCTGTAGTTGATGATAAATTAGATAATAATGTCCATGATACAATTTTTATATTGTATGGTATTTGAACTGTTCCTATTGAATTTAGAGCAACAGTACTACCACTTCCATCGAATATAAAGTTTATTTGTGATTGTATATTATAAAGATTTCCACCATCACCATAAAATGTTCCACTAATATTTGGCGAACTTACTGAATTTGTAAAAGTTGCAGTTGTTCCAGTAATTCCTCCAGTCAATGTACCACCACTTAATGGTAGTTTAGTACCATCTGTTCCGCCACCACCACCAGCTATTCCTGTTAATTTACTTCCATCACCATAAAATGTTCCGCTTAAATTAGGAGCACTTAATGAGATAGTAAATAATCCAGTTGTTCCTGTTAAGGAATCAGTTAATACACCACCACTTAGCGGTAACTTAGTACCATCTGTTCCTGTTACATTTGTTAAACCGCTACCATTTCCATAAAATGTTCCGCTTAAATTAGGAGCACTTAATGAAGTAGTAAATAATCCAGTTGTTCCTGTTAATGAACCAGTTAATGTACCACCACTTAATGGTAATTTAGTTCCATCTGTTCCTAAAATTCCTGTTAATTTACTACCATCACCATAAAAAGTTCCACTAACACTAACAGAACTCAAATAAGTAGTAAACAACCCTACAGTTCCTGTCAAGGAACCTGTTAAAGTACCACCACTTAGTGGTAATTTGGTTCCATCTGTTCCTGTTATGTTTGTTAAACCGCTACCATTTCCATAAAAACTTCCACTAAGATTTGGTGCACTTAACGATGTAGTAAATAAACCAACAGTACCAGTTAATGGTCCGGTTAATACGCCACCACTTAATGGTAATTTAGTTCCATCTATTACAGATGTAATTATTCCGGTTAATTTACTTCCATCACCATAAAAAGTTCCACTTAAATTCGGAGCACTTAATGAAGTAGTAAATAAACCAGTTGTTCCTGTTAATGATCCAGTTAATATACCACCGCTTAATGGTAATTTAGTTCCATCTGTTAATACTCCAGATGTTGTTAATGGTGCTTTTAACCATGTATTAGTAGCAGTACAAACATAGAAGAAACTAGAATCATAAGCAACTTGTCCTGCTAATCCATAAGAAGAACCAGTAGCAGGTGCGGAAACAAAAACTACGTTTGTTGTTCTTGCGCTATTTGCTCCAGATGTAGTAAGATACATGAAATTACCATCCCATTCTACAGTATTTTGAACTGGTGTGGTTAATAATGTACCTGCTTGAAATCTTAAAGGTGCTAGTGTAGTAGTTCCTACTGCTAAAGTTTGTGTTCCTGTAAATGTATTAGTAGAATTTGTAGCATTGTTTGCTCCTCTAGTAAAAGATATCCCAAAAAATACATTTGTAGATCCTACTGTAATATCATTAATTCCAGCAGGAGCAGAAAAAAGATTGTAAGTACTTCCTTGAAAACTTGTTCCTTTAGAAATTGTAAAAGATGTTCCGAATTTAACAGTTCCTCTAAAAAATACAGGACGTTCTAATACTGCTGAAACTCCTACCGATCCAGCATTAACAACTTTCCAAGGACCACTTTGAGTTGATGTGGTTTGTCCTCCAAATAAAATAATATCACCTACTGCTGGAATTACTCCATCTATTGCTGTTAAAGCACCAGTAGTAAAATATGTAAATGTATGCGGGTTTACACTAATATTCATTTCTCCGCTTTGATTTACAGCAGTACGACATGTTACATAGTAATGAGGAGCATTTGTACCGTTTGATACATCTCCGTAAAAATTTCCACTAATACTTCCAACACTTAATGAATTAAATATAGCCGTAGTTCCAGTAATCCCACCAGTTAATGTTCCCCCACTTAGTGGTAGTTTTGTTCCATCTGTTCCTACTATATTTGTCAAACCACTACCATTTCCATAAAAACTTCCACTTAAATTAGGAGCACTTAATGAAGTTGTAAACAACCCTACAGTTCCTGTTAAAGAATCAGTTAATACACCGCCACTTAGTGGTAATTTAGTACCATCTGTTCCTACTATATTTGTTAAAAGACTTCCATCTCCACGAAATTTATCAGCCCATATATCACCTTTTGCGCTGATTTCTCCATTAACTGTTAATTCTTTATTTGGACTTGATTCTTTAACTCCTATTTTTCCGTCATTACCAATGTGAAAAACTTCACCATAATCTTGATCATAAAAAGAAGCAATATCATATAGACCACTTGTTTGAAAAACATACAAAGCAGGACCAATACCATAATTAAGAACACTCAATGCACTAGTAGTTGTAAATGTCGTATTAACAAAAGTAGCACTACTTAATGCAGTAAGCGATCCGTTAATTACTAAATCTCCATCTACTCTTCCTCCAGATAATGGTAGTTTAGTGCCATCAATTCCGGTTACGTTTGTCAAACCACTTCCATCACCATAAAAACTTCCACTTAAATTAGGAGCACTTAATGAAGTAGTAAAAATTCCTGTAGTACCATCTAATTGTCCTGTTAATACACCACCACTTAATGGCAATTTAGTTCCATCTGTTCCGTATACATCAGTTAACCCACTCCCTTTTCCAATAAATTCGTATGCTGATATATTTTGAGTAAAAAACCCTTCATTACCAGAAAGAATATTGTGTGCATAAACATTATCCCAATAAGAATCTTTTCCAGATGCTATTCCTTGAATAGTTTCATTAGGTGATAAAAACCGTGACATACAACTATTTATCAAAAAATAAAAAAATAACTCGTTCAAATCAATGAACGAGTTATTATAAAAATATATTTTTAAGTAATTATCCAACAATAATAACTTTATATGCGTTATCTCCGGGAATATTTGAAAATTCTACTGTAATTTCATTCATAGCAGTATATGTTACTGATGGATAAACCACTTCAAAAGTAGAATTATCAATAACAGTACTTACTACATCTTGTACTCCTAAATCATGAGTGATAGTATAAACAGTATCAGTAGTATTTCCAAATGCAGAAACGAATTTACTGAGCATTCCATTTCCATAAATTCTTCCACTTGCAGAAATATTTCCTACAACTGTTAATTTTTCGTTTGGTTCTTTTGTACCAATACCAACATAACCGGGACGAGAAGCTACACCATCAACCCAAAGTGCAATATCAGTGTCATCGTAAAAAGCAGCAATTGCTTCTTCTCCATTTTGGATACCAACAATACTAGGACCAGTTCCATTGTTTACAACACTTAATGCGCTGGTAGTACTAAAAGTGGTATTAACAAAATTAGCACTTCCAGTAACAGTTAACATACCATCTATGAAGGTATCTCCTGATACATAAAGTGTTTTTGTAGGATCTGGGGAAACATTACCAAAATCACCTACAGCTAAATTTTTTGCAACTGCGTTTTCTGTTACATATAAATTACTGGAAGCTGTTAATGAATTATAAATTACTACATCTTGGAGAATTCGTACATTTGACATATGTTTTAGTATTTAGTTTTAAGCAAATAAAATTACTCGATAATTTTCACCAGAAATTAAATTATTTGGAAATTGTATGGTAGTATTGTTATTATCTATATTTTTACAAGAAACGAATACCAATTCGTCTGTATTTATATCATAAACATTTATAATAATATTTTTAGTATCTAAATTATGATTAAGTGTATATGTTCTTGTTGTATTATTTCCCATTATATTAAAAACTAATTTAGAAACTAATTGTCTTCCTTTTGTGTCTGTAATACTTTCTGCTACTATGGTTTGTGTTACTGTTAAATCACCATCCATTGTGCCGCCATTTGCATATTGAACAGCATTTGAACCTCCTCCGCTTTCACTAAAACGAAGAGATTCACGTCTGGCAATTTTTTCTGCCATTTCTACGAAACTTTTTTTGAAACTATTTGTATATCCTTCGAAAAATTTTTGTATTTGTTTATCTCCGTTATCAGTTAATAATAATTCTCTAAATAATTCTTCGGTATTTTCCTTGATAAGCTGCTTTATTAATCCTGTTTTAGATTCTTTTTGTATAATTTTTTTTAATTCTTCTTTTACAGGTTTTTCGATAGGTTTTTTTGATAAATTTTGTTCTTTAATTAAGGCAGGTTTATTATTTTTATTAATTAATGGTATTTTATTTTCTATAATAGAAGCATTTCTTCTGTTTAATGTATTTTGATTTATTTTTACAACATTTTCTTTCGTTAATTGGAATTTTACGTTTTTGAAAACTACATTATCTACAGTTACGTCTAATTCTACTACTGGTAAACCGTTTTTTTCTTCTTTTTTTTCTTTTATAATTTGATATTGCTTTGTTTTAATTTCAAAAACATCAAAATATATTTCATCTATAGAATCAAAGCCCAACATATTCACTCCTTCATAAGTGAACTGGTAATTTTTAATTTCTTGACCTTCTAGAGAGACTTTCATTTAACATTATTTAGACGAAACATTCAAAAAAGCTAATTATGCAATTAAAATTACTCTGTAATTTTCACCTACTTGTAGATTGTTTGGGAATTCTATTGTGGTATTATTTAAATCTGTATTAACACTTGTAACAAACACTAATTGACTAGTTACAGAATCATAAACATTAATTAAAATGTCTTTTGTATTTAAATTATGATTAAATGTAAATTCTTTATTTGATCCATCTCCAGTTATATTGAATGTTCTCTTAAAAAGTAATTGTCTTCCGTCAAAATCATTTATAGTTTCTGCTACAATTCTATGAGTAACATTTAAATCTCCATCCATTGTGCCGCCATTTGCATATTGAACAGCATTTGTTCCTCCCCCACTTTCCATTGCTCTTGACATTTGAGAAGATTTTACTTTTTCTATAATTTGCGTAAATTCTTTTTTCATTGCATCTGCATGATAATTAAAGAATTTTTTAACTCTTGGATCGTCTTTTTTCTTATCTAATAAATCAAAAAAAGAATTTGTTTCAGCAGTTTCTTCGGCATCTTCTTCTATTTCTTCTGATTTAATATTATCTATATATTTTTCAGTAGACGTTTCTTCTGATTCTGTTGGTTCTTTTAATGAAGGTTCTGTAATTTCTTCGGAATCTGTATATTTTAATGTAGATTCGGAAGTTTTTGATGGAGATTCAATTTCTTTTGATTTTATTGGATTTGTTATTCTTTCTTTTTTGAAAGAAGGTTCTTCTTTTTTTGTCGAATCTATTTTACTTTTGAGCTTTTCAGGTTCTTCTTTTTTACTAGATTGTAAAAAAGACGGTTTTGATTGAAAATTTGAATTTTTATTTCTAGGAATATTTTCAATACTTGTGAAATTATTTTCAAATTCTTCTCTAGATAAATGATTTAATGGAATCATAGTATTACTATTTTCCATTACGATAAAGTTGCTATCATTTACTTTTACAACATCTTTGTTTTTCCAAATACCTATTTTTTCTGATATAAATAATTTAGACCCTACATTTATATAGTATTTTCCATCTATTAATTTGTATTTGTAATTATTATCAGATTTTTTTAAAGGCGATTTTTTAGTTTCTTTAAAAAGCAATGTTTTTGCTAAATGCTTTGCAAGAATATCATCCATCTTATTATTTATGGTTTTAAATTAAAAAAGCACTTATGGCAAAAAAATATCTCCTACCAGCGAACCAGTAGGAGATATTTGTGTTTGTGTTTTGTTTTTTTTTTAGAAACCAATAAGAACTGCGAAATTTCTTGCTTTTGATTCTAATTTGGAATCTAATAGAAAGCCTTGGGGACTTCCATTGTACCAATAATTCAAAGCACCAATAGGAGCATTTGAAGTACTTTTGATCAAGGTGGAAGATACACCTTCATACCAATAATTTACTTTTCCGTCAGGATTTTGATTAGCCATAATTATTTATTTTTAGTTTGCTGTCCAATTGTCGATATTAATCCATCCTTGAGTTCCATCACAATCGACATAAAACTCAAGAACTCCGCTATCTGTTACTGCTGGTGAAACTCCACCAAGTTTTAGGAAGTTTTCTGAAGTTGTATCAAGTTGATCCATCACAATATCAGAATTGATTCCCATAGCTCCGTTACGTTTTAACATTAAACGAGGAGAATTTCCATTATAAGCAGCACCATTTGTAGCTAAAGTAGATTTTCTTACATAAACATTAATTGCAGTTGATTCTCCTGCATTTAATGCTACGAATTTACTTCCACTACGAAGTTTTAATGTAGTGCTTTGAGGAGTTAAACGTTCAGAAGGTGAAGTTGATTCGTTAATGTTACAAGTTGTAGTAGAATCGATTTGACGAGTTCCCGCAGCAAGATATGTAACATTATATCCACTTGCATTGTTCATGTTTGTGAATGCAAATCCAGTAGTTTTTAACACATCAGATTGATAGTTAGAAGAAGTTACACCAGCACCTACTGGAAGATTACCAATATTTGTATTTCCAATTAAGTATGATCCTTCGATTACACCGTTTGTGTTTCTTAATTGAAAATCACTAGATCCTCCACTTACTGTTGAATTATACACATTAAATTGAGAGAATTTAGTGCTATCTAAACTAATAGCAGCACCATATACAGAAGATCCAACTGCTTTTCCTACTTTAGAATTCTTTATTACGGTTGGATAATAATTAATTGCTGAAAGTATTCCAATAGCAGCAGAAGTTCCAACAACATCATTAGTTAATGCAGTAATACCATCTATAGTAGTATAATAATTACCAATAGAAGTTTTCATTGCATAATTTCCGCTATTTCCACTTAATTGAATAGAACTTAAATTACCAGCAATGCAGTAACCTTCAAAACCACCATTTAAATTAGAATTTGCAACCAAACCATCTATATTCAGTATAACTGGAGATAAATGATTAATAGAATTTCCAGATACAATAAAACCAACCGTTTTGTTATTTGATGCAGTTATATTTCTGAAAATAGTTGAACTCAAATTTTGTGTATTTCCATCAACATAAACACCACCACTGGTATTATAAGTATTAGTAATATTACTTATTACTCCAGAATGTGCGGTTTTAATATATGTACCATATGTATTATCATAATTTATGATACCATTTAATGTTTTATTATTTGCGTTATTTTCTAAATATGTTCCGTATGTGGATGGTCCAACAGATATATTATTATTAGAGCTAGAAATACTTCCCATGCCTCCATTATTAATATAAATTCCAGAATACATAGAACTTAAAATTAAGTTATTGTTTATTGTATTATTTGATGAAATTCCGTTATTTAAAGTTATTCCGTATTTTGTTTTAAATGTTACACAATTATTAATATTACAGTTTTTATATTGTGATCCAAAAACAGAATCGGCATCAAACTTAATATTATTAATATTATAACCAGATAATGGTAATTTTAAATCACCAGTATCAACAAAATCTGGAGATTGACATGCTAATACTAGATTAGTAACACCACTTTCAGTTATCAAACCTAATGCACTAGTAGGAGGAGTGAAGTTTGATGTATATACTGCTTTTCCTCTTACAAATCGTAAATTTGAAATTTTACCTTGAAGCCAAAGATTACCACCAAGATTTCCGCCAATAATAGGTCTGAATGTAGTATTATTATAATTATAATTTACTTGAGTAGATTGATCTAATGATGTTCCATCAATATATAATTTAAGAGCACTATTACTAGCTACTATAGCAACATGATGCCAAGTATTTTCATTGATGGCATTTGCTGTTAATACAGCAGTTGCAGCAGCACCGACATAAAAAGCAGCAGTAAATTTATTGCCTTGTATTCTAGTTAAAATTCCATAATCACTATTAGCAAGAGGAGAGGCAGTTCCATAATAAAATATATCTTGTATAGTACCTGCTACTGTATATGTTTTTACGTACATTTCAATAGTAAAATCTGTACCGGGATTTATATCAAAATCAGTAACTCCGATTGGACCAACTAATCTACTACCGCTAAATTCTGTTGAATTTGTATTAGTTGAACTATGTAAAGTTTCACCACCGAAACCACTTAATGTGCATCCACTTAATGAAACATAACTACTATTATCACTAGCTAAACTTCCTCTTATGCATAAGAATTCCGTATTATTTAGATTTACATTAGAATTATTTAAAGATTTTATAGTTCCTTTAGCAATAGAAGAAAATCCTCCTATTTTTACATTTCTTGTTAAATTTGCAATGTTCGGAAGATAACTTACTACAGGATGTGCAAATGATGTACTTGAATTGGTAACAACTCTTTTTTCAGTTAAAAAGCTATTTACGGTACTTGTATCTATAGTATTATTTGTTGTAGTATTTGGTAATAATACCACATTGTCATTTGCTTTCCAAGTTGTAGAAAGACTTTCTAATGTAATAAACACATTAGTTCCTGCTGCATAATCTTCAGAAAATGTAGCATATGGTAGTTTATATGCACCGTATGTGTTCAATACAGAATAATTATTTACTCCTATAGTAGAAGAAAGTAATATTTGATGAGTTGTAGTGTCTGCAACTGGACTAGAAGAAGAACCTATTTGTAAGGTTCCTTCTGAAGTGATTTGTATTCCACTTGTTCCTATAACTGATAATGTAGTAGAAGAAGTAGGGAAAACTAAGCTTCCGTTCTTATGAATATAAATATCATTATAAGTTCCAGTAGAAGCAGTTATTGTTCTGTTTTCTGTACTATACCCATCTAATTTACTTCCTATATGTAAAATATTTGGAGGAGAAGCTACATATGTATCTCTTATACACATCAAATCGTAACTTATTCCATTAACAGTACTTAATGCCATTAATGATAATTGATCAGAGTTGCTTGTTTTTAGATTTACTCTGAAAAAAGTATTTGTATTAGTAAATGGTGTGGATAATTTTAATAATTGCCAATTTAATGGGTAGTTTGACATTTGATCATTTACCCCATAATATGAAGTAAAAGAACTAATTGGATAGGTTCCTAGAGTAGTAGGAGAAAATGTTCTACTGCTAATTTGAAGAGTTAATGTACCTGTTGGATTAGCAGATCTACCACTTAAATGTATAGCAATAGAATCTATAATATTAGAACTTGCTCCAGATAACTGAGTACTCCAACTATCATTTGTAGTTAATTTATAACCTGTACTATTGTTTAATTTTTCTGCTCCAGACATACTTATACCATATGTCCCAGTGTCTCCCAAAAGACCATCTCTAAGTAAAAAATAATTTGCCATAATATATTAAAAATTTAAAAGTTTAAACTGAAGTTAAAGACCAATTATCGATGTTTATAGAACCACATCCAGTAGAACCAGAACAATCTACATATACTTCAAAAATTCCTTTATCTAAAGCTGCGGGTACTACGCCATTTAATAATTCCCAAGTGCTGTCTGAACCTGTAGAAGTATCTAAAACAGTATCTTCATATCCTAAAGCACTATTGCGTCTAAGTATTAAACGTGGAGCATCTCCAGAATATCCACTAGATTTGCGAACATAACATCCAACTGTGTATGATGAATCTTTGTTGACTGGAATCATTTTAGATCCGCAACGTAATTTAGTAACTGTTGAAGTTGGTTCTAGTTTTTCTGAAACTGTATTAGTTCCGTATGCTATTGTAGTATCTAATGAAATTTTACCAGCTTGAAGTAAACGATAGTGTTTATCAGCTACTCCGTTTTCTTTCATAACTACAAACCCATTTTCTAGAAAAACTTCTGGTTGATAATTCTGAATTGTTGATGAAAGAATACCTGTACCAAATGTACAATTATTAAATTGATAAGAACCTTGTAAGTAATTTAATGAACTAGAACTTCCAATATCTTCTAAGTTAGAACTTAATGTGGAAGAATCCATAGAAAATTGTTCAAGCTTAGTATTGTAGAATTTTATAGCATTTACATTACTTCCTTTTAAATTAGAATTTTTGAATAAAGTTGCTCCGTAATTCTGTCCGCTTAAAATATGAATATTACTATTTTGACCAGAAACTGAACCTGTATTTGAAGAAGAAAGTCCATCAAATGTTATGGAACCGTTTCCTATGGAAATGTAAATATTTCCAGATAGATTGTCAGTAAATGACATTGAACTGAGATTTCCGTATACGGAATACGCCTCAAACCCTTCTGCTCTATTATTATTGGCTATTAAACCATTAATGTTTAATTTCACAGGAGATAGTAAATTGTTACTATTTCCAGATAAAGAAAATCCTGAAGTATTGTTATTATTTGCTGTTAAATTACTAAATGTAGTGGTTGATAATCTAGATATGAGACCAGAAACATTAATACCTTCTAATTTATTATATAATCCACCTAATCCATCATAATTTCCTACACTATTAACACCGGAAACTACTGCTCCGCAAGATAGATTCATGCATCCAACACTACCTATTGTTCCACTTAATACATATGGATTAAGAACACGTAATCCGTGAATTTTATTACCAATTAAAAAGTTATTTTTAATATTAAGATTTGAGGAACTTAATCTATCTATTAACATTCCGTTTTGACCAGAACTTAATACAATATTATTTGTAAATGTGAAAGCATTTGCAGATAATCCAGTCAATTCTATAGTATTTGATAATACTGCACCACTTCCATATTTAAAGAATGTACAATTATCTATAAAAACATTAGAAAGTGGGTTTTTTGTTGGTAATAAAGCTACAGCAGGAACTGTTATAGCTGGTGCGGTTGTTACATAATCACCATTAAATACACAGTTACTTAAAGTAATATAACCTGTGGAATCAGTCAATAAATGCATTCCTCTATAAGTTGTATTTTTTAAACTCTTGAATTCTACGTTGTTTATATTACTTACAGATCCATCTAAAAATCTTATGTAACCATATTGTGTAACCCCTGAATTATTTCCTTTAATAGAAACATTACGTGCTACATTTATAACTCCGGGTATAATATCACTAGAAATATGAGAATAAGTAGTAGCACTTCCTAATGTTATAGTACCAACTCCTTTTGAAGAGAATGTATTACCTATTTCAAATGTATTATTTGTTACATCATTTGGTGTTACTACTACTTCATCGGAAGTTCTCCATCCTGATACATCAGTAGAAGTAGGTATGATACTTACACCAGCATTAATATTAGAATTAATATATGCATAAGGAGTTTTATAAGCACCATAAGCTCTGAAATTTGCTCCGTTATGTACATTTATATAACTGGTTTGTGATAATAATATTTGACAAGTTTTATCTGATGCTACTGGATTGCTAGAAGTTCCTATATTAACAGTTCCTTCAGGAGTCACTTGCATACCTTGTGCTCCTTGAATTTCAAGTATCGTGTTTAATGTAGGATCAAAATTTAACACACCTCCATTATGAATATAGAGATTTGTTAATAAAGTAGAAGCCGAATTATAATTTACGGTTTTTGAAACTAATCCATTAGTAGTTAAACTACCAGTAACATGAACACCATCAACGCTACCGGGAGTACCATATGTTGTGGTGACATAAAATCTATTTAAATTGTTTAAGTTTGTAGTACCTATTAAAGCAACTTGGTTGGTAGTGGATGTTTTAACTCCAACAGTCATGGTTCTTGTATTTGGTACATTAAATGAAGTAGGAAAGGAAAAATACACCCATCCTACAGGATAACCGGGAACTATATTATTACTACTATTATATGAAGTTATTCCACTCACAGGATAAGAAATAGTTCCTGTAGTAGTTCCGTTATTTGCACTTAATGTAATATCAATAGTGCCCGTAGGATTAGCACTTCTTGCGGATAAATTTAGAGCAACTCCAGCATATGTAGAACCATCCGAAGTAGCAACAGTTGTCGCATAAGAATATGTAGTACCAACCCAAAATCCAGCAGTACCAGTAGATACGCCTCCTATTGTAGTTGTAAATACACTACCACTATCAAAATTACCATCATTGATTGAAAAATATGTAGCCATTTTTAGTTAAAAATATTAAATTTGAAATTCATCAGAAACTGGTTGTACTTCAGTAACTGGTTGTTCTGCTACTAATGATTGCAAGAATAATTCAGTTTGTTCTTGTATCATACGTGTAGCTAATTGTGTCATAGCTTCTTCAGTATCTTCTCCACTACGAAAAACAACTGGAATATTTAATTCTGGAAGAATAAGATCGGGATCAGATAAATTTAATCGGAAACTACATAACCCAAACTGTTCCAACTCTTTAGTGAACTTATGAATATAGGGCATATTATTATTTATCCTTTTTTGATCATATTTTCTTTTTTAGAAATCAAATAATCTCAATGCCCTCTGTTGGCCATTTATATTTATTATTAAATAATCCTCTGATGCGCTAACACTCGAAAGAGTAGTTACTGTTGCGTTTTCTATTAATGAATTAAATCCACCTGCTATAGGTATTATCTCTTCGGCAATTCCATTACCATCGTTTCCCAAACCATAATAAAGAACTCTATTAATTTCATTAAAAGCTAATTCTCCATTATGTAACGAATTCGGCGGACCACTTGGACCGACTTTTCTTCGTTTTATTAAAATAGTTCTACTAGGTTCCATTGCTTTTTGAGTATTTACATCAAAATGCTAGAATTTCATCTTATAAATAAAAAAAGAAGGAGCAGTTTCCCACTCCTTCTTTTTATTAGATTAAATTATTAATTTAATTAACTACGAATACCTTTGAGAGAAATATTAATCATAGAAGCATTAGATGCATCAGTGACATAAAATTCCACAAACTCTCCAGCACTAATATTTGTCCAACTTACAGATGAATTACGATTCTTTTGTTGATTAGTTAATGTTAAGAAATCAGAATTTGTAATTGTGCTAGTAGTTGGAAGATTTGCATAAGATGCTTTACGAACATCAACAGTAAATGAAGTTGTTTCTAAATCAGCAAAAATATTCCATTCTTGGATTACAAAATTAGTTGGAACTTGTACGAATCCTTTACTGCCAGTTGTAATGGCACTTCCGCCACCATCAATTGTATAGTTAATTGATCCGATTGCTCCTGAAGCCCAACTACCAGAATTTGCAGTAATAGTAGTAAATGCTGTATTTGCTCTAGATAATCTAGTATCAGTAGTTAGTACGAGATTAGCTGAGTTGGAATTTACATAAGTATATGCGGTAGTTCCATTAGTTAATCTACTATCTGATGTCATTACAATATTCGCTGAATTTGCAGTAACATAGCTGTATGCAGTAGATGTATTAGATAATCTACTATCATTAGTTAGTACAAGATTAGCCGAATTTGTATTTACATAAGTATATGCAGTAGTTCCGTTACTTACATTACCAGAATTTGTGTTTACATATGTATAAGCAGTATTAGCTCTTGCTAAACGAACATCATCACTGTAGACAGCAGCAGCAGAAGTAGTTTTTACATAATTGTAAACTATTCCAACTCCTTCCCAAGTTCCGCTATTTTCTTCTACTAATGTATTTAAAACATTAAATGCAGATAAACTTGCTTTTCCATTAAGATCAGATGAGGAAGCTTTATCATCTAAAGCAGATTGAAGTCCAACAACTCCACTAATATTATGAGTATGTGAAACTGGTGTACGTGCATCTGTGAGTCTAGAATCACTTGTTAAAACTAATGAAGCAGAGTTAGAATTTACATAGGTATATGCATTATAACCTTGTACTGTGCTTTCTCCCCATTGAGCACTATTAGTAGCTAATACAGTGAAACGAGAATCACTGTTTAATACATAATCTCCGCTATTTTGTTTGGCATCGATATTATCTTGGAGAGTTTCTAATCTATTTTCTAAATTAGTAATAGAAGAAATAACATGAGTATGTGCATCAACTGGGAAAGATGCTGGTTTATTAGAAATAACACTCCAATCGGGAGTTATATCTGCTAGTAATACATATGAACTGTCATAACGTTTGTCTCCAGAACCAGTGTATACCCAACGATAACCATCAGTAGTAGTAACGATAGTTCCTTGATTAATAGAAGAGAGATAATGAGTGAAATGATCATCTCCGCTACTATAAGAAGAATCTGCTGTGTACATCACACCAGTTATAAGAACTTGTTCTTGTGAGGGAATAACTGGTAATCTTGCTGGATCTAATTTACCACTAGTTATAGCAGAAGCATCGTGGTTATGAGCAACTGGAGTACGTGCATCACTTAGTCTGCTATCTCCTTCTAAGATAAAGTCACCAGAAACAGATTGTAAATAAGTGTAAGCAACATTTCCATTAGGAACATCAGCTAATCTGCTGTCATTAGTAAAAACTAAAGAAGCTGAATTTGATCTAATATATGAAGTAACCGCATCCCAAGATTCGGAATTTGAAGTGTCATTAGACATCCATGCTGCACTATTAGATTGAACACTATTTAAAAGAGAATCGTGTTCATTTTGTAATTCGGAAACTGAAGAAGATAAAGATCCTAATTGATTATATGCATCAACACCTAATGCTATATCAGAAAGTCTGGGATCAGTAGTTTGTACGAAGCTATCTGTGTTAATAACAGCACTTACTACATCACCTACCAATTGTTCTGATACACCGCTACCACTAAGTGCCCAAATTGCGCTATTTGATACTACTGCGGTATATGCAGTGTCCCAATTAGCAGAATTTGATTGAACGATAGATGCAGTTGTTATTGGAAGTATATCACCAATTGTTCCTAAGTTTTGTGAAGTATTACCGAATGTAGCACTTAATGCAATCATACCAAGGTTTTTTGAAGCATTTAAGAATGCTCCATACTTGATAGTTCCTGCATTTTGAGCGGATTGATTAAAACTTCCTAGTCCGTCGAGTTGAGAGTTTGGATTTGACATAATTTATTAAATAAGAGTTATTGTACCAGCAACGCTGCTGGCAGGTACGGTCGCAGTAGATGTAACATATGCATTTCCATGAACCATTCCTTCATTTACGGAATAATTATTGAAAACTGCATCACCATATACATCACCACTATTTTTAGAGTTTTGTGAAAACATGGCATTTAAGACAACAACACCTGTATTCTCTGAATTATCAGAAAATACTCCATATTGCGTCACGCCGACATTAGAGCTATATTCCGTAAAATAAGCTGTTAATTCTGGATCAAAGTTTAAAGTAGGCATATGAATAGACAGATGTCCATATATTATTTATCCTAAATGAGTTATACATTTTTAATTATAGTTGTTAAAAATCATAAGAAAATTTTCCTAAATCTTCTTTATAAAAATTTTCAACAATTTCATAAGTTTTTTTGGCTTTATAAAAGTCCTTATAATTTGTTTTCTCTGTTTTTCTTTCGTGAGGAAGTTTTATATTTTGTTTAGTTTTTTCGGAAAGCCATTGTTCCAAAACAGGCAATTCTTCAAATTTAAATACATTCACGTTTAAATCGGGTCTATTTAAAAAATTAACTTGTGGTTCTAAATGATTGTCAAATTTAAATATTCTTTCTTCTTTTGATAAAGAAAAAACAGTATTAACGAATTCGTCAAAATTTTTATTAAAAAACTCTCTTGCCCACCAATTTTTATGATAATGTTTATACTCTGATACTAATCTGTCGAAAGGATTACGCACTACTGTAAATATATCATATTTTTCAGATTCCGGTATTTCTTTACAAATTTCAGAAAGATATAAATGTTGCGCCGTTACACTATACAATTTATATTTGTAATGTGTATAAAGACATTCTAAATGTTTCATATCTAATGCTGTTTCTACTGAAGAACCAGCAGATTTAGGTATATGAACAAAACATAATTTATGAGTGTTAGATATTGGCATTTGTAAAGTTTTTAATAAAGTTTAATTTGAAGTCTATATTTGCGGAATTTCCTATAAAATGAAAAATGACTACTTTTTCATCATTTATATCTTTTACAGTAGCACAAGAAGGTTCTTTTGGATTTATTGAATATAAGTTTACTTTTTCATCTAATAAACTAGATTCAGTTAAATTATATAAACACATATAATGTACTAGAAAAGCCTGTTCAAAGAAATAATCTCCCGGCCATTCTTTAGAAAGCCAATGTACATTTTCTATATGTTTTAACATCATGTCATTTACACAGAAAAGAAATTGACCAGCATTAAAAGGATGTTGATTGTTTTTTCTACAATTTTCCACATCTTCCCCAGTAAATAAACCTATCCCATGAAAAGGTTGGCTGAATGCATCAAAAAGAATTTTATTTATATAATAAGATTTCCATGCTGTATAAAATTTTTCAGGATTTAAAATATTATTAAATATATTTGATATAAGGTTTACTATTTTTGTGTCACAATCTAAAAACAAAATTTTACCGTAGCTTTTAATTTTTTTGTATTTGTAAATTAACAGCTTGTTCATAGAAGCTTCTATTCCATCTTCCGGCTCTTTAACAATTAAAAAATCTATATTTAATTTGTCTATGTTTTCTATTTTTAGTATTTCTTTTTTTAATTTATTTGTTGTTATAAACAATAAATCTACATCTACATCTTTAAATTTTAATAAGGAAAATATATTAATTTTTAATAAATCTATCCAATCTTCAGAACCAGCAACTGAATAATAAATTAAATTCTTATCTCCGACAGAATGTGTTTTTTCTTTTAAAGCTTTTTTATATTTTTGGTTTAATTTACTTATTACTCTTTTTTTACCTAATTTAGTGTTGGGATAATTTGATTTGTTATTTGTTTTAACTAAATCTTTAGCACTTCCAGTATGAACGAAATAACTTTTTTTATTTTTAATAAAAATTTTCCTAAAGTATAAACTTATGGTTTTGAAAAAATAAATTAAGGGTTCTTTAAAATATTCACAGATTGTGTTAAAAAAAGAATTGATATTTTTTATTAATTTCTTGCTTTTGTCTTTTAAAAAACATTTTCTTTCATTATCTGGTTTTATTATCGTTGATTTAAAATTATTTTCGTTTATTCCGAATTTATATAAACTATCTTGTTTTGTAAAAAACTTCAAAATTTCGGTAACTCCATTTTTGTATAATATTCTGTATTGTATATTAGAGCACCTTTCATATACAGAATTACTCAATTCTATAAATGAAATTTTTCTTATATGTTTATCTGATATTATAGAACCGACAAATGCCGGGGATTTCTCCCCGGCATTTGTATTATCAGTTTCTAAATAAACTGCTTCTATAACATCAATTTCTGATTTTATTTTATCAGGAATTGATATTTTCATAATTAATTATACGGATTAGTATCTACCATACCATAGATCTCACCGCTGCCATCATTTTCGATAGAATATACTATATCACCAATTGTGATGTCGCTTTGACCGTTATGAATAGTTCCATCACCGTTGTATATTACAACTCCTAATGCTAATGTTGAGCTAGAAGCATAGTAATTTACACTAATATCGGCTGTATAGTCAGTGAATTCATAGACTCGTGAACCGCCACCAGCTCCATCAAATATATACCAATTATTATTTAAGTCTTGAGCTAACCCAGATGGGAAAGAAGATGCCTTACCATCGTTGTCGAATGAGTACCATATATTATTAGCAGCTTGCTGTATTTCATTAGAAACTACATAGCTAACATATGACCCAGTATTAAAGTATCTCCAAATGCCGTCATCTACTAGCTCACGTAAACCATTTGCAAGGGTATTACCTTCTACTCCATTATCAATAGAGTAATAACTAGACCCAATTAAGTATGCGCCTACTGACAATAGTGATCTACCACCATTACCATTATAAGTATACCATTTAAGATCCGATGCTGATTTAAGAATGCCTGAAGTATATACACCACCACCAAGTCCATCAAATGTGTACCATTTGTTAGAATCTGATGCTAATTGGAATGTTCCAGAAGCATAACCTCCACCACCAGCTCCATCAAATGTAACCCATTTGTTAGAATCTGATGCTAATTGGAATGTACCAGAAGCATATCCTCCTCCACCAGCTCCATCAAATGTGTACCATTTGTTAGAATCTGATGCTAATTGGAATGTGCCAGAAGCATATCCTCCTCCACCAAGTCCATCAAATGTGTACCATTTGTTAGAATCTGATGCTAATTGGAATGTGCCAGAAGCATATCCTCCTCCACCAAGTCCATCAAATGTGTACCATTTGTTAGAATCTGATGCTAATTGGAATGTGCCAGAAGCATAACCCCCATTACCAGCTCCATCAAATGTATACCATTTGTTAGAATCTGATGCTAATTGGAATGTTCCTAAAGCATATGAACCACCACCATTACTATCAAATGTATACCATTTGTTAAAATCTGATACTGCTTGCAGTGTACCAGAAGCATAACCACCATTACCAGCTCCATCAAATGTATACCATTTGTTAGAATCTGATGCTAATTGCAGTGTACCAGAAGCATAACCACCATTACCAGCTCCATCAAATGTATACCATGATCCATTTGCGGCTTGATATGTGCCAGCAACAGTATAATTATAATTATTTGTTGAACCACCATTACCATCTGCAACAACATCATATGTTCCTACATCAATTTGAGATCCTTCAATAGTAGCATAAGCGACTAATCCAGCAGACAATACTGTGCCCGCAGCAGGATTATTATTAGGTGGTACATAAGCAGAAACACTTCCAACTACAGTACCACCGCTATTATCAGCAGTATCTGCAACTTGAGCATTACCTGAAACAGTTCCAGTATTTACTGTAGTATCAGCAAAAATTGCATCACCAGCAATAGCACCTTTATTTTCAGCAGAATCTGTAAATACAGCATTTCCTACAACTGTACCGATATTTTCGGCAGTATCAGCAAATGTAGCGTTTCCTGTTACAGTACCACCATCATTTTTTGCAGTATCTTGGAATACAGCAGCAGCAACAGTACCAGTGTTTGTAGTGCTATCTGCGAATACCGCAGAAGTACTAACTGTACCGGCATTAACTGCTCCGTCTTTAAATTCAGCAACGGCAACTGTTCCTGTGTTTACTGCATTACCTTGGAAAACTGCAACTTCTGTTACAGTTCCATGATTTGCAGCACTAAGTGAAAACTCAGCAGAAACAGAGATAGTACCACTATTAACAGCAGTATCTCCAAAACTTGCATAAGCAACTACTCCTGCATTTTCAGTAGAATCAAAGAAACTACCTACTCCATCAATTTGAATATTTTCTACGCCCATTATACGTTATAAGTTGAGTTTCCGTTGAAGGTAGCATTACCTGAGATTGAGCAGGTTACGTTACCAAAGTTACTTGAATTGAATACGATACCAGCGGTTCCAGCATCAATTGAATTTGGTTGTACCCAGTAATTTGCATCTAGGTTAACAATTGGTGCAACATTTCCAAGGATAACTACATCAGTAGCTGATGTTGGAAGTGATCCTGCTTGGGTTGTATGTTGAACGTTGGTGAACCAGTTACTCAAGCTGCTCCAATCAGTGCTGCTGGTAGAATAGAAATATTTACCAGTACCTGAAGGAGTAGGAGGAGTATAAAAATCGTCAAAATATCCACCGTCAAGAACGGCAAATACATTTTGTACGAATTCAGTATTAGCAACTTCTGCTCCACTAGCAGTTAGAACTGCGGTAGATACTACAGCAGAAGAAAGAACGACAGACGCAGTAAATGCTTTATCACCAGAAATAGTTTGTTGTGTAGATACAGTAAGATAGTTACCAGAACCACCAATATTAACTATTGGTTGAACTGATCCATCTGCCATACCGTAGTACAAACTGCTATTTACTTCATTGAATGCCAATTCACCATTAGCTAATGAAGTTGGAGCACCTGCTTGTCCGGTTGTTCTACGTTTAATTTGAAAGGTATTAGCCATAATTTTAGGTTAACCCTCCAAGTTAGAAGCTTCCGCCATCGAGTAATGATGCTACATCTTGTACGAATTGTGTGTTTGCGACGGCTACGCTACTATCAGTTCTTGATTGTGTTATAGTTACTGCGGCTGATCCAAGATCAACTGCACCAGTGAATGTTTTATCTTCGACAACAGTTTGTTGAGTGTCGAGAGTAACGAATGCACCTTTACCACCAATTGGTACTACTCCACTAGCAGCACCATAATACAGTGTTTCGTCTACTTCGTTGAATGCAAGTTCTCCACCTAGTAATGAAGCTGGAGCACCTGCTGATCCGCTAGTTCTGCGTTTAATTTGAAATGTATTTGCCATATTTATTATATATAAAAATTTTTGGGTTTTGGAAGAAAGGGGGTGGTGTAAAACCCAACCACCACCCCCTATAAGCTTTTATATTTCTAAATTAACTTAGAAAGTACCTGCATCCATTGCACAATTAACTAATGTGTAATTAGTAATTGTTCCACTAACGGTTGCACTGATGGTTACATCAGTCATTGAACCGCCAGTGATACTTACTGCATCGTAATTTTGTGCAGCAATAGTACCGAGAACAGTTACACCAGAAGCACCAGTTAAGCTATCAACGGCAGATTCTAGAACATCGAGACGTGCATCGGCAGCATTTTCACTAGCAACTAAAGCAGAGCTTAGAGTTGCATAGTTGTTTGCCATTGTTACGACGAAACTTTCATCATCACCAATAGCACTTGCAAGTTCGCGGAGTGTATCGAGAAGTGCTGGAGCACCCCCGACAAGATCAGAAATTTTCTGGTCGGCATAAGCTTGTGCGTCAGAAAGAACCTGAGCATCACGAGCAATCATGTCAGAGCTTAAAGAACCGATTTCGGTCTCTAAAGCTCCAGAAACAGTTACAAGTTCAGTGTGAGCATCTGAAACTGCTGTCGCAATGTCTTGACTAAGAAGTCCAGAAACAGAGACTAATTCAGAATGAGCAGCATCAGCAGCATCAACAATGTCTTGAGCGAGTTCGCCAGAAACAGTAGCTAATGCAGCGTTTGCATTTGAAACTGCATCAGCGATATCTTGTGAAAGTTCGCCAGAAACAGTTACTAGTTCAGTATGAGCAGCAGAAGCAGCATCAGCGATATCTTGTGAAAGTTCACCGGAAACAGTGACAAGTTCAGTGTGAGCAGCAGAAGCAGCATCAGCAATGTCTTGTGAGAGTTCACCAGAAACTGAAACAAGTTCAGTGTGAGCAGCAGAAGCGGCATCAGCGATATCTTGTGAGAGTTCACCAGAAACTGAAACGAGTTCAGTGTGGGCTGCATCAGCAGCATCAAGAATGTCTTGAGCTAGTTCACCGGAAACAGTTACGAGTTCGGTATGAGCAGCAGAAGCAGCATCAGCAATGTCTTGGCTAAGTTCACCTGAAACGCTTACAAGAGTTGCGTTAAGTGTGTCAATTTCGCCCTGAAGGGTGCCACTAGCAGCGACAGTTTCAGCCCGAAGATCGTCAATTTCACCTTGTAATACACCGCTAACAGAAGCTAGGTTAGAAGATGCAGTATTTGCAAGGTTGGTTATAGTATCATTAAGACTGCCATCAGCGGCTTGAAAGGCACTTACGATTTCAGTTAATGAATCAAGAGCGGCTGGATCAATGTTGCTGAGAACATTATCGATACGGGTATTAGCTGCATCGATTGCACCAGATAGTGCAGTTTCAGCAGTAGTAGCACGTAATACTTCAGCAGCTAAATCACTGGCTAATTGGCCAGAAGCAGCTACAGTTTCAGTGCGAAGTTGTTCAATTGTCCCCTCAAGAGTTGAAACTTCAGAGTCAATTTTAGAATCAAGAGCAGCGGAAGCTGCAACCATTTCAGCATGAAGTGCGCCAGAAGCAGCAACCATTTCTGAATGTAAACCTGCTACTTCAGAATCAATTTTAGAATCTAAAGCACCAGAAGCGGTGACCATTTCTGCATGTAGATCAGAAAGCTGAGAATCTACAGATGAAGAAAGTGAATCAATTTTGCTGTCAAGAAAAGAAGAAACAGAATCGACTTCTGAACGAAGAGTGTCAATAGCACCAGTAAGACCAGCAGCAATTTCCTCAACATACCCATTACCACCAATAGGTATGATTTCAGTTGCTACACCACTACCATCATCTCCACGACCATAGTAAAGTGTGTTATCGACTTCGTTGAAGGCGAGTTCTGCATTAAGTAGAGAAGCTGGTGCTCCAGAAAGGGCTCCGACTTCATCTAGACGACGTTTGATACGAATAATATTTGCCATAATTTTTTGGTTTTGTTTGAGTTATGCAGATAGAAATAAATGTTCTGCATATATTATTTATCAAAAAAACCATTCAATTTTTCAAATATCTTATAAAAAATTAAAATTCGCCACCATTTAAGTCTTTCTCTTCTACTAATTTGCCATCTTTATATGCCAATAGTATTCCGTCTTCTCTTTCATCTGGAGTTTGTGCTGATAATAAAGGCACATCAAAATTAGTAAGTTCTTCTAATGCAACACCATCTAAAATATTTCCATAAGCAGATAATCTTTCTGTTATTATTTCATGTATAAACTGTTCTACATCGGATCTTACTATTATATTTGTAAATCTCATTTAGAAACCCTCCCATAGCATATAATTAGGATTTGTGCTATAAACAGAAACTTCTCCGTGATAAACTTGTTCATCAAAAAATGCTTCTCCTATTCCATCTGCACTTCCTTTTAATAAAACATTAAAAGATGTTGAACTCGCACTTAAACCAAATTTAATATATAAATGTGCAGTACTTAAATTTCTACAATATAAAGCTTTTCTTACAGAATTAGCAGATAATACTTGACCAGTTGCTGTTAATATAGAACTGTTATTTATATTATCGTAATTATTTCCATGATTTACTGTATATACAGCTTGTGCATATAATTCTCTTGGTACATCATTTTGTATAGTTATCCAAGAAAAAGCGTCTCCTACACTTGGCCACAGAGGAGATGATGATAATACTGGAATTAAATTTGCCATTTTTAGTATTTATTATTGACAAGTTTTTCAGAACCTGTTAAAATTATTTATACATTATTAGTAAATAAATTATTAATGAATAAAAAAGAATGTATAAAATATTTAAACAGAGTAGTAGAATATCTACCAGAATTAGATTGCTTTGAAGAAATTTGTAGAGAATTGGATATTGAAGAAGATGAACTAGAATTGGTATTATCTTCTAAAATAATTAATATTTCTAATGAAGACTTAGAATAATTAAGAACTCAAAGAACTTAGAGTAGTATTTGTAGTACTTCCAGAAAGTGGTTGACTTCTTCCATAATATAAAATATTATCCACTTCGTTATAAGCTAATTCTCCTACTTGAAGAGAGTCTGGAGGACCGGGATTTCCTGCTAACCTACGTTTGATTCTAAAAATAAAAGCCATATATTAATATTTATTCATTCTATGAAAGAAAAACTTTTAAATGCATATATGGAAGTTGCTGAAGTGTTCTCTAAACTTTCAACAGCAAAAAGATTAAAAGTAGGAGCAATTTTGGTAAAAAACCAAAGAATAATTTCAATTGGTTATAATGGAACTCCCGAAGGATGGTCTAATGTTTGCGAAGATGAAAACAACAAAACTTTACCTGAAGTGATTCATTCTGAAATGAATTGTATTAATAAATTAGCCAAAAGCAATGAATCAGGAGAAGGTTCTGTAATGTTTGTGACACATTCTCCATGCATGGAATGTGCGAAATCTATTTACGGTGCGGGAATAAAAGAGGTTTACTATAAAAACTCTTATAGAGACGATTCGGGAATAGAATTTTTAAAAAAATGCAGAATTAATGTAGTTCACCTAAAATGAACGAAGTTCACTGAAAAAGTTCACCGAAATCATAAACTCACGTTTTTATGATTGACAAAACTATATAATATAGGTAAATTATAAAATCCATGAATGTTATAACTCCATTAGTTCAGTTTCAGCAACAAATGAGAATTTTTCATTGGCAAACTGATTCTTATGCCCGTCACAAGGCTTTTGGTAAAATTTACGAAAACTTAGACGGATTGGTTGATGAATTTGTGGAAACCTATATGGGAATTTTCGGAAAGAGTAAACCTACAAATAATTTTAATATTACTCTTTTTCCACTTACAGATGATTCTGTAGTTTCCGACGTTTTAGAAGAATTCAACGAATATTTAAACGAAATGTCATTTGAAATAGATGACAAAACAGATTTATTAAATATTCGTGATTCTATGTTAGGTGAGGTAAATAAACTAAAATATCTATTAACCTTATCTTAAATCTAAACATTTATGTCTAAAAAGAGAAACAATAACAAACCAACTGAAGTGCTTAATAAGCCTTCTGAAGAAGTTTATATTCCTTCACAAAATGCTGATAAGTATCCTGATATTAAAAAACCTGAATATCAATATATAATTTTAGCATATAGAAATGATTATATTAAACTTCAAGAAGAAGTTACCAAACATTTAAATGATGGATGGCAATTAGTTGGCGGAGTTTCTACTTCCATGAATGTTAGTCCTTACGAATCTGTTACTATTTTTAGTCAAGCTCTTACAAAGTAATTATGGCAAAACTAAACACTGTGAATAACGGTAAAGGTGATAAACCACGTCCAATCAAAGACATAGACACATACAACAAAAACTTTGATAGTATCTTTCGAAAAAAAGATAAAAAAGTACTTGATAAATCGAAGAAAAAGTGAGATAGTCTGAGAACTATGAAATCAGTACCAACAGTCTACGAACTGCGTAAAAAAGGATGGAAAGTGCGGGTAGGTCATCATCGGGAATATTTCCGGTATGATCCTTTTACAGGAAAACGTCTCACAGCATTGTTTCTTCAATCGCATGTGGACGCTGAACCAGAAAATTGGTATCTTTCAGCAAGAGGTGGAAAGACTACCATTATGATTACCACAGATAAGAATGAAGATCTATATGGTGAATCTGTTTGTTCTAATAAAGAACATTATCGCAGAAGCACTGGTTTGAAAAAAGCAATCGCCCGTGCGCTGGCAGAATAATTCATTTTTCTTATATGAAAGAAACTGATAATACTTATAAAAAACATAAGTACGTCTATAATTTCTTCTTGACTAATGAAGAAAAAGAACTTATCTTTACACTAAAGCATCTTTATCGCCTAAACAAAAGTTTGGGTAATGATTCGGAAAAATATTCCCAATTCATTGATAAAATGACTTGCTATTACAAAGATATTCTGGCAGAATACAATTCTTAAACAATCTCCTATGAGAAAACAAAAAACAACAACAACACAACGGACTCAACGGGCTTGTCTCGGTGAGTGTTCAACAGAAACATGGTTATCATCTAACCTTACTCGTCCAAAGACTGTGGTTCTTACACTAGAACGTACACAGAATGGTTACACAGTTCAAAACGCTACTATTTTGAAGCGTGTAAATCAATACGGTGCCATTCCTGTAGAAGCGAATGTGCGTGCAATCACTAAGGATCTTAACCAAAAAGGAGTAATCTAAAAGGTTGTAGGGTTGTAAGTGTGCTGGCTGCACAAAATCCCTCTATTTCAGATTTTCTGAGGTAGAGGGATTTAATTTTTTAAAGTTTGCACTTCAACATTAGTAGCAGTTCCATCTAACATTCTACGAGCTGCTTTCATTTCTTTTAATTGATAAATACCTAAAAGTGCTATAATGTGTAATAGCCAAACAGATATTCTCAAAAAAGTTTGTAATTTTTCGTTTCTTAAAGTTATATTATAATCTTTTAAAATCGTGAAAATCGTGTCTTTCACTAAATCAATACTTTCTTCTTTTAATCTTTTTAATAATAAAAAAATTTGATCTTTTAATGAATGAACTTTTTTTGTATTAATAGGTCTTCCGTAACTGTCTTCCTTTAGAAGATTTTTGATTTCTTCCCATTTATCTAAAATTTGTTGTTTTTTGTTTTTAACATCATCAACAAATCCTTCTTCTAAATAATAAAATTCTGCGAAAGATAAAACAGATTTAGAAGATTTCATAAAAATTATTTAGCAAATAATACCAAAAAAGATAAATCATTTTATGGTAGTATTTTTTAAAAAACTAATTAACATGGTTAAAAATTTATTATCAGAAAAATCACATAAAGTAGAAGAAAATATAGAATTGGATATTACATGGTCAGATATTTCTTCTGGAATATCGAATTGTAGATACGGGTCTGTATTAGCATATGCCATGAGAAGAAATGGAATTTATGGATATGCTACAGAAAATAAAATAGTTTTAGAAACTGGAGAAGTGTATGCACCAGTTGAGCTATCAGATCATTGGAATGCTTATATAAATTCTCCTAAATTTAAGCCAAAAATTATTACATATTTTCTAGAGTAATGTTGTTTTTTATAAACTCCAAAATAAGTTAATATAGCTTATGGAGGAGGAAAAAAAACTACACATATCTATGGAAAAATATGATATGTTATTAGACGAATGGATAAATGCTACAGGAGCATATGTGGATCAGTTTAATTTCCATAAAGTGATGAAAAGATTTGACGAATCGTGTGGGATAGTACATGCTGAGACAGAGTTTGATGAAATTGATTACAACAATTGTTACACATTCAAAGTTGTGGATGGTAAGAAATTCTTTGTATCAGCTATAAAATACGATTTGTTAAAATAATGTTTTCAAAATACATAGAAATTACAAGGGCACTCATGAACGAGGGCTTTACCACAAGAACGTTTCATACTACGTTTATTGTGAAGAAAAATAAAATTCAAAAAATTGGAATTAATGCGAACAAAACGCATCCAGCAAATTTGAAATATGATTATAGGTCAAAAACCGGAATAGATCTCAGAAGCATGGTCGGCGTTCATTCGGAACTTTCCGCTATTTTGAAATATGGTAAAGAAGACTGTTCGGATTGTACATTTGTGAATGTAAGAATCGATAGAAAAGGAAAGACTACTATATCAAAACCTTGTAGAGGATGTCAGGATTTGCTAATACAAGTAGGATTTAAAAGATTGTATTTTACGAACGATTCGGGTAACTTCGAACAATGGAAAATATGAAAACAACATCACTAGCACTAGCACTGTCACTTATCAGTTCATCTTGTTTTGGCGGGCTGAAACAAGGAGAAATTCAGAAACAACCATTTTCTCTTAAAATAGATCAAGAAACTTATCTTACTGATACGAATGGAGTTTTAAATCCAAAGATGATTCTTGGATTGATTCCTTCTAATGCAGTTAAAATTTATCTTACAGATGGAACTGTATTGAATGGTCTTGTGAAAGAAACCGAAAATAATAATAATGAAATATTTAAAATTTTCGGAGACATTACAAATAAAGAGAATGCTGGATTTGGATTTGTTCTTACAAAAGATGGAATTTTTGCAGGAGCAGTAGTGTATAGAAACACCGACGAAACATTCACAGTAAAATGGAGTGATGAATTGAAAGCATTCATTCTCGTGAAATCTCTTGATAAAAAAATCACTCCTTCGTTTTTCAGAAAATAAAATTTGACAATACCATAGATTCTGTTATCTTTCACGTGTCAGAAAGTTCTGACATTAACCAAAAAACCAAAACTAAAAACTACCATGAGTGAATCTACTAGAACTGTAACGCCAAATGCCTTGATCAAGGCAGTTAAGCAAGCCATCAAAGTCCGGCGACCTGTGATGATCTATTCAGCACCGGGTTGTGGAAAATCTGACATTGTTCATCAGATTGGAAAAGAATTGGGTCGTCCTGTTATTGATATCAGGTTGGCACTTTATGATCCTTCTGATATTAAGGGGTTTCCATATTTTGATCCGAAATCTGAAAGCATGAAGTGGGCTCCTTCATCTGAATTTCCAAAAGATGAATTCTCAAATGCGATTATCTTTCTGGATGAATTGGTATCTGCTGCTCCTTCTACACAAGCTGCGGCTTATCAATTGGTATTGAATTATCGAGTTGGTGAATACGTTCTTCCAAAGAATTGTGCGATTGTAGCAGCAGGTAATCGTGCTTCTGATCGTGGTGTAGTTTATAAGATGCCAATGCCTCTTGCGAATCGTTTCATTCACCTAGATCTCAAGGTTGACGTAGATGAATGGATTGATTGGGCACTGAATAACAGTATTCATAAAGATGTAGTGGGTTACGTTTCTCATATGAAACAAGATCTTTTTTCTTTTGATCCAAAGACATCAGGTCATGCGTTTGCAACTCCACGCACTTGGCAGTTCGTTTCTCAATTCTTACAAGACGAAGATGAAATGGGAGAAGACACCGCATTGGATCTTATTTCAGGAACGATTGGAGATGGTCTGGCATTGAAGTTTAATGCTTATCGTAAAACTTCTGCAAAGCTTCCAAAAGCAATTGATATCCTCGAAGGTAAAGTTACTTCTCTTAAAACAAAAGAAATCGGAGCATTATATTCTCTGGTAGTTTCTCTTTCTTATGAATTGAAAGAACTACATGAAAAGAAAGTAAAAAACTTCTGGGGATACATGGATACTGCTTTTGAATTTTCCATGAATAATCTTCCTGCTGAATTGAATGTCATGTTCTCTAAAACACTCATGAAAAATTGTGGGGTTCCTATTGAACCGGATAAGATGAAAAAGTTTGATGATTATTACAAAGAATACGGAAAGTATATCTTTGCTAATACCTAAAATTTGGTAGTGGTTATTGGTTGCCGTAGCCACATTTTTGTGATAGAATGTGGCTACGGTTTTTCTTCTAAATTATGATTACTAGAAAACTATTAGATAGTTACGTTGATGAAAATTATCCAGATGAGGATATTTTAATTCCAGATGGATTTGAAGAAGCATTCGTTGGAATTGCTACACAATTTACTAAAACAATTGCAATTTTTGATAAACAAAAATGTATAGAAATTCTTTGTAGAGATATGAGCTATGAAGAAGCAATAGATTATTTTTCCTATAATGTTCAAGGAGCATACGTAGGAGAAAACACTCCAGCTTTTTTAGATTTTTTTGTTACTTTTGAAAATAAAGAAAACACATCAAAACATATTGCTGAACAATTTGAACTTCCACTATAAATAAACCCTAAATGAAACTAGCAACAATTGAGATCGTTAAAGAATTACTTCCTATTAATGGCGCGGATAGAATCGAAACTTGTCAAATTAATGGATGGCGTAGTGTCGTCCGTAAAGGTGACTTTAAAGTTGGTGATCGTGTCGTTTTTATTCCTATTGATACTATCCTTGATCCTGCGCCTTGGAACAGTGCTTTCCATGATAAGGATGATCCAACTGCTCCCATCCGTGTAAAAACCAAAAAACTACGTGGAGTAGTATCTGCTGGATTAGTTTTTCATACGAACATTCTTCCCGATCCATTTTACGTTCCAGAAATCGGAGAAGACGTAGCAGACCTTATTGGTGGCATCAAAAAATACGTGAAAAATATTCCAGCACAATTACAAGGAATTGCTAAAGGTGATTTCCCGACACATATCGTATCAAAAACTGACGAAGACAATCTTTTATCCAATCCTCTAGTATTAGAAGAATTGAAAGAATGTGATACGATTGTAGTAACCACCAAGTTAGATGGAACTAGTTTAACTGTCATTAAAGAACTAGATGGCACATTCCGTGTATGTTCTCGGAATCTAGAACTAGAAGAAGGAGACAATATTTATTGGCAAATGACTAAAAAGTACGATCTCCAAAACTTGATGAGTGAAGGAATGTCTATTGCTGGAGAAATTATTGGGCAAGGAATTCAAGGTAATCCTTTAAAGATTGAAGGTAATGAATTTCATGTATTTAATATTAAAGATTTGTCTGACGATTCATACTTAATTTATGATGATATTCTTCTCACATTAGAAGATTCTGGATTATCAGTGGTTAAAGAAGTTGCTCGTTTTATGGGAGAAGATATTAAAAATTTATCTTTAGATTCTTTACAATCTCTTGCCAACGAACAAAAGTATGGAACTGAACCAGCAGAAGGAATTGTAATTCGTGGTTTCAAAAACAATAAAACTGTTTATAGTCCTACACTACAAAAGATGTTAAGTGTGAAGGTTATCAATCAAGACTACGTTGATTAATTATGAGTTTGGACAAGGCGATCAATTCCGGAAAAGAATACCGAAAAAATTATTTCGGCTCTAAGAGATTTGATCGCAGTTGTCGTAATCATGGGAACTGTGGTTATTGCGAAAACAATAGAACTTTCAAAAATAAAAAACGAGAAATTTCTTGCGAACAACAAGAAAATGCTGTAGATTCTTGTGATCATGACGAATTACCTTCAGATGGCACGCAAAAAGAAAACTGATTTAGATAAAGACGAAAATAAACCACTTCCATCACAAGCAGTGATTGAAGATAAGCTTAGAGCAGCAAGAATTGGCTTGCTATTGAAGCAACCTTTTTTTGGTAGTATGGCTACTCATCTCACTATTGTTCGAGATGATAATATGAATACTGCTGCTACTGATGGAAGAAATTTCTTTTATAATTTAGAATTCATTAGTAGTCTCAGTGTCAAAGAAACTGAATTTCTTTTTGGACACGAAGTGCTACACAATGTATTCGAACATCATATCAGGAAAGAGTTTCCAGATAGTGTTACGGAAATTAATGAAGACGGAACATTTAGTAAAAAGTGTCGTCATCACACTCTTTGGAACATTGCTTGTGATTATGCAGTGAATGCCATTCTTATTGAATCTAATATAGGATCACGAATTAATGATACTCTTTTTGAAGAAAAGTACAAAGGAAAGTGTGCTGAAGAAATTTACGATGATCTCTTGAAAAATGCCGACAAGATTGATGTAGATAGTTTGGCTGATATGTTGTTGGATGAACATCTTGATGATTTAGAAAAGAAAGGTAAAAAGCTTTCTGAATCAGAGAAACAGCAGATTAGAAATGAAATTAAAGAAAGTCTATTATCTTCTGCTAACAGTGCTGGTAATGTCCCAAAGGGAGTTGATCGTTTGATTAAAGATTTAACTGCCCCTACTCTTTCTTGGAAAGAGTTGTTGAAGATGGATATTCAGTCACAAATCAAATACGATTATACATTTTATACTCCAAATAAAAAAGGAATGCAAAATGGTGTTGTATTGCCCGGTATGCGTCGAGACGAAGCATTAGATATTTGTGTGGCTATTGATACTTCGGGAAGTATTGATGAAAAAACTTTGAATGTATTTCTTAGTGAAATCAAAGGTATCATGGAACAATACGATGATTATAATATTCGTATTTGGTCATTTGATGCAGAAGTTCACAATGAACAAATTTTTAGAAGTGATGAAGGAACTGATATTACTGAATATGTTCCAGCAGGTGGAGGTGGAACATTGTTTGAAGCAAATTGGGATCATATGAAAAAATATGATATCAGTCCGAAAGTATTTGTAATGTTTACTGATATGTACCCATCTGGAGGTTGGGGAGATCCAGAATATTGTGATCATGTAATTTTTGTTGGTTATAAATCAAACAATAGAATTGCTCCATTTGGAACAACGATTACTATGGAATAATTATGAATTGGAATGATATTCAACAATTAGATACATTAAAAAATCGCCTAAAAAAATTAGGCTATTGTATGTGTCAATCAAAATATAGTTATGCTGGCGAATATTCTATTGGTGTGTATCCGTTAGACGATAAGATTCCTATTTATTCACGTGATGCTGAACTTTTTTCAGGAACAGTAGAAATGATTACAGCATGGTTGCGTGGTGTAGAACATAATTATAATTATTTGATAATGTTAAAAGCTACATCAGAAAATAAAATAAAAAATTTAGAAGAAAAGTATATTAAAAATCGCATTCAAAACGGAATGTTACAAAAAATTAGTCATCCAGATAAAAAATTAGATAAACACACAGAAGATTTAATAGCATTGCGTGCTAAATAATTTTCCATGCAAACAAAACCAATAGAACCAGTAAAACAAACCGCTGAATACCTACAATTAACCCCCATTTTGGAGGCTATTCGAACTAACAATGATAAACGTCCTAGTAATTCGTTACCAACGAATACTAACGGTACTGTGCAAGAAAATAACAGTAAGTCAATTCCCCCTGTGACTCTGTACAATGCACATGGTATCGTTAGAAAGGAAAATCCAAACAGCTTGCTTGGATACGCCTAATCTAGGATTTTTACACCGTTAGCAACAAAAGGCGATTGGCTTAAACTCCAGTCGCCTTTTTTGATTCTATCTAACATAAAATCCATACGGTAGACTGTGTTGTTGAGAATTTTTCTAGAATGATTAGCTAACCATTTTCTTCTGGCTTCACAATAAGATGTTATCCAAACTTTTTCATCTCCACCATTAATAGGAGGACGTTCGGAAAACATATTTCGTAGTAATGATAAAACAGAACCAGATTGAAGATAAGAATCACAAATAACTAATTTAGAAAGTTCTTCGTTGAAATTATTTTTAGAACAAAATCCATAAGCAGGATTAATGTACATTTCATCGTATGCTTCTTCTTGTGTTTGTTGCATGACTGGATCAGATGCAGATTCTTTAAGTAAATTTACAAATTTAGAATCATTTACTAATGGTTTAACACCGATAGAAGAAATATAAGGAGTGAATTTTTCTGTGTATTTTCCATTTTTTAAACAATAAGATCTTATCATTTTTTTCAAATTACCATATTCAGTTACTCCGAAAGATACGGTAATTTGTTTTGCGTTATTAGGACCGTCTTCAAATAGATATATTTTATCGTATTTTATTTTTGTGGAAGATTGTTCAAATGCCAACAGTATCTTTTTAATAAGGGACTTCTTGTCCATTTAAGTATTTAGCTAAAATCGAAGGAAAATCAGTTGACACTTTTTCAAAATCAGCGTATGGTTTCGATCATGAAGAAATTGATAATCCTAACAGCACTGGTTTTGAGTAGTTGTACGACGGTTCGGAGAGACGATCATTCGTACACATATATTCATAATTTCAATTCTAATTCAGAAGAAAAGCCAGCAAGACAGTATAAAGCTAGTCGTGAAGAAGAACCCCCAACAGGAGATTATCCATTCTATGAAAATGGTTTGGGAGCAACTTCTGCTGTGATTGATAAAGATGATAATAAAAAAACATCTGCTGTTGTGACGCATAATCACTATTATCATCAGCCAAGGGTAGCTACATATAATCCTCCTCCTTCTTATTCTGGATTTAATCCATCAGCTCGTCGTTATCTGATTCAGGGAGAAATTCGTTAATTTGATTTTTCAGATAAACTGGTTATATAATCTGAAATTTAAAACATGAGAAACCAAAAAAGAAAGTATTCTTCAGTGCATGATCTATTAATTGGTAATGAAATTTCTATAGAAAGTGACAAAAATATGGGAAATGAAAATCTTAAAAAAGAAAACATCAAAAGATTTAAAAATGTTTTAGAATTAGATAATAAGTTTAATTATATTCATTCTAATTTTGGTGATATTGATTATCCAGATAGCTTAGAATCGGTTTCTCAAATTGCATGGTTATTTTGTAATAAACTTCATAAATCAATTCCAAGTATTTTTTACATGGAAAGCGGAAAATACGATTTGAAATTATTAGATTTTTTCAGAAAAAACGGAAAACTAGAATATAGAAAAGTTTATAGTTTGGATGATTATCCAGAAATTAATTATGTTTTTTCTTATAAAGAATGTTTTTATACGCTTACTGTAAATTTTCCAAATAATGGAGACGAACCAACTTTTTTTAATTTTTCGGTTTTACATCCAATACACATTAAAGTAGATGAAAATACATTTACTGATTTCTTAATAAAGAAAAAAGAAACTCCTAAAATTGGAATTATTAAAACAACTAGAATGGGTCCAATGGTGAGTTGGATTAATCACGATACAGAATTGAAATTCGAAGAAGATAATTACAATGATGATTTTCCAGTATTTTTCGAAGATCTTACGAACAAGTTGAAGAGCGAAACAAAGACAGGATTATATTTGTTTTATGGAGAAGCAGGAACAGGAAAGTCTTCTGCTATTAGACATTTAATTAGTTGTGTGGATCGTCCGGTAGTTTTTATTCCACCACAGATGATTAACTGTTTGTCTAATCCTGAATTTACTGAGTTGGTGACAAATAGTCTGAAGGGATCTATTTTAGTCATTGAAGACGCAGAAAAGGCTCTTATGAAGCGAGAATCGCAAGACGGGTTCTTCAACTCAGAACTGGTTTCTTCTGTATTGAATTTAACAGATGGATTGTATGCTGACTTGGCACAAACTGCAATTATTGCCACTTATAATTGTGATCGTAATTTGATCGATCCAGCTTTACTTAGAAAAGGACGTTTACGTTCAGAGTATCATTTTCAAAAATTGTCAGTAGAAAAAAGCCAGAAATTAATGTCTAGACAAGGACATGATGTTGTAGTAGAAGATCCCATGACATTGGCAGATATCTTTAACTACGAAAAACAATACAGTAATAAGAAAACTGAAAAGAAGCGATCCGTAGGATTTGGAGCATAATTATGGAAGAAAATAAAATTCAAATGACAGAAGATATCGAATATTGGCTTTTGAAAGCTAAGGCTTCGATTGATCAAGCTATTGAAGAAAAAGATCCAATGATTTGTTTATCACATATTCGTCAAGCAGAGATTGCAATCAGATCTCATATGAATTATATTCAGAAAGATAATAGCGAAAATATTATTTCAAAATCTTGGATTAATGAATAATTATGAATTTATATGAAATTGGTTTACCAGATCCAGAACAATTTCAAATTAAAGATTGTATAATTGCTGGAGACGAATGTGTATTAGTTACTCCCAAGGACATGGGGATAAAGTGGAACGAACAAAATAAGTATTTTCGTTCTTCTCTTTGGAGAAAAAATGATGGTAAATTAATTAGTGCGGGGTTTCGAAAATTCGTAAATTATGGAGAACAACCAGAGTTTGAACCATTAGGTAATACTAGTAAATTCAAAGCAATTACTAAACTAGACGGTTCACTTTTAATCGTGAGTTCTAGTAATAATGAACTTATCGTTCGTACTCGCGGAACCGTCGATGCAACTAAATTAGAAAATGGACATGAGATAGAATTCTTAAAGAATAAATATCCAAGAGTATTTTCTGATTATTTTGTAACTTCAGAAAGATTTACTCTTTTGTTTGAATGGACAACTCCAAGTAATCGTATTGTATTAAGAGAATCAGAAGAACCTACTCTTTGGTTAATTGGTATTATAGATAATAATACTTATGAATATCTATCACAAGATGTTTTGGATTTATGTGCTAAAACATTAGGAGTAGAACGTCCAAAAACATACACATTTAATTTAAATGATGTAGAATTATTGAAGAAAGAAATCGAACCTTTGAAAGATATCGAAGGTGTTGTGATTTATGATGAATCTGGACAAATATTAAAAAAGATTAAGACTCTTCGTTATCTCGAATTGCATCGAGTATTCACTGGTGTTAAAACAGTAGATCATTTATTTGATATTTTTGTAGAATATGGTACTCCTAAGAGAGATAAATTCGAAGAAGAATTAGCAAAGAATTTCGATTGGGAGTTGGTTACTACTTTAAATACTCTTATTTCAGAATTGTATATTAAATGGCAGCATATTAAAGACATGACTGGAGTAATCAAAAACTTATTGAAACTCGATTATTTCAAAACTTTAACAAGAAAGGAACAAGCTGAAATAATCATCAAAGCATTTCCTAATGATTTTGGAATTGCTTTTGCTATGCTTGATGGTAAGGAAATTTCTCCCCATAAACTTTGGAAAACATATTGCATATGGAAGTAGTTTTAAATAATCCTTTTATCTACCAATCTATTTTTATAGAATGGTGGGAACAACAACACGACTTTGGAAATGATATAGAAGCAAGAAGGAAATACGATGAGGAATATTTAGGCATCAAATATGACGAGGTATCTTGGTATTGCCAAAATTGGGAAAATAAAAGAAAAGTAATAAACAAACAAAAATTCTTTTTAGCAAAGATTAAACACGGACTTTAATATGCAAGTAATGGAAAAACTCTCTGACGAAGTTTACAATAATTTGTTTGTAACTTCAGATACACATTTTAATCATAATCGAGAATTTCTCTATAAGACTAGAGGATATGATAATCCTCAAGAAATGACTGAGGATATGATTCGTATCATTAATGATACTGTTGGTGAAAATGGAATTCTTTTACACTTGGGTGATTTTTGTTTAAACACCACACAAGAACAATATTTTGACATTCTCAGTAAACTAAAAATTAAAGAAATTTGGATGTTGTGGGGCAATCATAACAATCCGATTCAAAGATCTTACGGAGGAACAAGAGAACAAGTTTGTGCCTTTAATAAAGGAATCTTTATTCGTTATTTGGGACATTACTACACATTTAGAAATCATAAGAAAGAATTTATTTGTTTTCATTTTCCGATTCAAGTTTATGATAATATGACTAATGGATCGATGCACCTTTGTGGACATTCACACGGTCATAATCCTATTTCCAGACCAGAAAATAAAACTCACAAAATTCTAGATTGTGGATGGGACATCCACAAAAAACCGTTGACAATGCTAGAAATTGAAACTATTATGTCTCTCAAATCAATCAACACCTTACATCATGATGAATAAACTATTCAAAGAACATAACGAAGAGATTATCGAAAATTTTGAAATTATTTTTGATAGATCCTCAAATGAAAAGTCTGCCAAAGAAAAGGCAATTAGTTATTATCTAACATTAATTGACGACGAAGTAGAAGTAGATATTGATGAAATTGTTAGTTTGGCCGAATCATATGGATATGATTTTGATGATTTCTCAGAACTAGTGAAAAACGATTAAATGAAAACCATAGAATATAAACAATTAAAAGAATCTTTTTCAAAATACGGATTTGATTTTGAAATGATCAAACGTACAAAGAAAAAAGCTATCTTTAAGCAATCCAAAGGAAAGAAGACTTTTGCTTATGAAGTTATCTTAATTTCAAAGCACGATGGTTTTCATTTGGGTGAAAATTACATCGAACCTTCAGAAACATATCCATGTAATTCTGAATGGGGAACCAAAGGTTTTACTTTCAAAACATTAGAAGAAGCTGAAGAGAAGTACAAAACATTGTAAATATTTTGGATGTTTCGTATTGATCCCATCGAGTTAGCCAAAATATAGAAAAATATTACTTTTTCTAGATTTGTGCCTTAAAAACTCTTTGGACTGTTTCCAGTCTTTTAGAGAAAATCTATAACTCGTTTTAGATTTTTTTAAGTGATAGTATAGTTTCTTCCATGAACCTAATGCTTCGTCATTCTCTACCATTTTCTTCCAACGAGTAGGTAGAGAACTAACATTAAACTCAGGGTAAACTATGTTCACCTTTCCACCATTTACTGACGAAATTCTTTTAGCAACGTAATGATTGTAAAACAAGAAACCTCTACGAGAGATCTCAATAGAAGCTGCTACCATATCTACATCATTCTCATTTGTTAATTGACCAATAAAACTCGAAAATTCTGCTGCAACTTCTTGTGTCTTGATACCAAATATATTACACCATTTAGTAAGGTTTTGGAAAAACTTAATACGATTCCAGTTGTTATTAACTAAACTATTGTATAACTTACCTTTACCATTATCTTTAGATTTGATAGTAAGTTTTTCGAAACATACTAACTCACATTGATAATGTTTAGCTAACTTAGCAATTCTTTGAGAAACGCTGAAAATCTCGTGATGCTTCTTGTTCGTACTTAGATCTCTAAGTTCTTTTAGATCAATAACTTCTTTATGAACGATTGTTTTAGTATCTGTATCAATCCAATCTATAACAGAAATACCAATGTTCTCTGGATTGGAGTCTAGAGCTAATACACGATTCTTAATCGGATTTTGTTTATTACTACAAATAATACTTTCTTCTAAAGCGAACGTAACATATTCTTTTGAAAGTGTAACAGAAATAGAAACTTGATTTGTTTTAGTTAGTTCTTGTGCTTTCTTTAAAAACTTCTTTTGATTTTTAGAAGGCTCTTGAAAGATAATTGGTATTTTAACATTTCTATTAGGTTTGAAAACTACTGTGTTATTTTCAAAATCAAAATTAAACTTACGATTTCCATGCTGATTAGATTTACCAGCTATCCATAAATTTACATTTTTATTAAGTGGTTTAGCTGATTCTTTATTATATTTTAACTTATTAAAGTTACTCTTACCACCAAATATAACCTTTTTATCACCATTACGGTCGTAAACTTCTTTAGCTTTCATCATTGCTCCTTCAATAATAGAAGCATCTAAAAGATCGAGATTGTTTAATTTCTTAGTGAGTTTATTGATTTGGCTAAACCCAAAACCATCTTTGAATCTATTATAAGAAAAACGTTTAACATTATTAAATTGACGAACATAATCATCAATTTGAATATCGTTAATAATTTTACATTTAATAGATATCATAAAGTCTATAGGATTATTTAGTCTAAATGATGTGATTTTATTAATGTTTGTGAAAAATATTTTTAGTTTCTTGATTTTTCTATAAAAAAGTGTATATTTCTATATTATGTGTGAAATTTCAGATGACTTTAGAAACAGAACAGAAAATAAGAAGTAACTTCAGCTAAAAAAACTCTATGAAAAATAAAATTCTATTAACACTTGCAATCGTACTTGATTTATCTGTGTATGGATTTGTTTATTATCTCGGTTATGTGAGAGGAAAAACAGAAGCCGATACAATCAAAACAAACATTCAATTAGAGCTTGGAAAAATTGCTAGAAATGAATAAATACTAATATGCACTAAGTGGAATTCGCTACCACAAACGACGATTGGTCACGTGCTTAACCCACTCTCTGTCACTACTGAAGAGAGTGGGTTTCTTTTTTCCTGCAAAAGATAAATAAGGTGATGGTACTCTTATTTTCTTTTTTCGCCTTACGTTACTTTGGTGTTGTGTCCAACACAGTTTCGTGGTATCAAATACTCATCTGGGTAACAATTATCAAAATATTAGAAAAGGTACTTGGCGATGAAAAAAGCGACTAAACTTACAAATAACGAAGAATGGATCAGATATCGTTTTCTGAGAAGAAAGAGGAGAAAGGAAAATTCGGATTTCTCAAAAATTATCTTATTTTTTGTAGGAATCGTTCACATGATGGCTGTTTATGCGGTTTTCAAGAATTGAGCACTAAATAATTTTAGTGTCCAATAATAAGAAATTAACTAAAAAAGAAAGCCTCGAATTGTTTGAACGTGTCGTAGACGTTATCAAAAAACAAAAACGAGGTTTCTTTACTTTTAAAAAGTTAAAAGGAGTACACGGATACTGTGAATGGGAAGATGGTATTATATTAGATTACAGAAAAGATTTGATTCCCACAATAATACACGAATGTATACATCTTTTAGAACCAGAATGGTCAGAAGCTAAAGTTCTGTATACAGAAAGTAGAATAGTTAATTGTATAACAGAAGATGATGTATTACGATTATTACTACATTTTGTTAAAAAACTCTAAATAATTATATGGAGTTTAGCAAAGTTACTCGTGAAGTGAATGGTAAGTTAAAAAGTATGTCTTTAGCCGATAAAGTCATACTTTTCAAGACTTTGTTTAATTATCCAATTGATTATAAAGACGGAGTATACACTTATGGTGCCCATGAATGGGATGAAGTAAGAATGTCGGACTTTTTAGAAGTCAACATGCATTGGATGACAGTAAAAGAATTTGACTATTTACACTATTATTTTACTAAAAATAATCTTTTTTAAGGTAAATAGTTACTATGAAGTATAGTACTGATCCTATTTTCGAGGCTTATTCTAATCACCGAAAGCAATTCATTTTAGAACAAAGTGTAGCAGATTTTTATAGTTCTGATCCTCTTAAACAAATTCATGATTTATACAAATATGATTTAGAATGTATCCAAGAATTGGTTACAGAAGGAATGTTAGGAGATGCATTCAGTAAAGTTAAAGGCGGAATAGGAAAAGCTGCTTCTTATGTAGCTAATAAAGGAATACAATTATTATTCAGTTTAATTAAGAAAACTGCTACTCCAGAGGATTTAAAAGGAATTGAAGATTTAAAAGATCCAGAAAAGTTAAAAGAACTCGCTAAGAAAGGAATGGCTACTTTAAATAAAGAAGCCTCTTCAGAAGAACCAGCAACTAATAACGAGGCAGTTTATTTAAATAAACTTTTCTTTGCTTCTAGCGTATTAACTGAATCTAATATTCAAAGAATGTTAGAACGTTATTCATTTGTTAATGAACAAATTTTAACAGAAGCAAAAGTAGTATCAGGATATTCAAAAAAATATGCCGAAGGACTTCCAGAAACAATCGAAAAAAGGAGCAATCCACATAAAGCAATTGTTAAACGAAAAAGAAGAGAAAATGCGGAAACTTTAAATAAAAAACAAGAAGAAGAACGACAAAAAAAATCTAATCAAAGTACAAAAGGAAAAAAGGCAGAATCGAAAGAAAAGCCGATGTCTATTGCTAAGTATGCAAAACAAGTGGCAGACGAATTAAAGAAAAAATATTCCGATAAACAAATCGCTAAGTTTAGTGAAACTTTATCAAAGAAATTAGGAGGCAAAGATCAAGTTAGTCAACGTGCTCCTATTACTAGTTTAGGTAAGAGACCAAAAACTGATGTTTTAAAAGGTGATGAAGGTTCTTTAGTTCCGGTTTCTTCAGGAAAAGAAAGAGTATCCCCACAGTTAGGATATGGAGGGTCTTCTAATCTTACTAGGATAGAACCAAAATCAGATGATATTCAAGTAGAACCTATTTCTTCTACTACTTCTGATATAAAATCTAAAGAATTACCATATACAGGAGTATCTGCGCCTGCTACAAAGAATAAAGAAGGAATTATTCGTAAAGCAATTAATTGGGTAAAAGCTAATCCAAAACGTACTGCTGGTACTTTATTGGGAATTATTGCTGCTATTGGTGTTGCCGTTGGTGGACCAGCAGTGTTAATTCCGATGTTAACAAAAGCAGGTTTATTTGGTGGAGGAACCCTAGGAACTGCTGCTACTGGTGCTGCTAGTGGCGCATTATTTGGTGCTGGTACTAGTGCTGCTAAAAATATTGCTTCACAAGGATTTAGTAATAAAAAGTTTTCTGGAAAAGAATTAGGAAAATCTGTATTAAAAGGAGCAGGAAAAGGAGCAGCAGCAGGAGCAATTGGTGGTGTAATTAAAGGAATGTTTGATGATCATACATCAGATTCGGTAGGAAATGCTCAACCATTAAAACCCAGTGATACAGGAGACACCGAAGCAGGAGGAGATAGTGATTACACTGGAGGAACCGGAGACGTATCTGCTACTTCAGCAGATTTCCAAAAATATAATGGAGAACCATTAGATCCAAAATCATGGAGAGATAAAATTAAAATGTCTGCATTAGACAAATTTAAACGTGAAGGCGGCGGCGAAATTGATGCTTCTAAATATAATAATTTCGTTAAGAAATTAGTAGCTATGGGTAAAGGAGCAAAAGGAAAATCAATAGAATCTATTATGGGAGAATCTTATACCGTACATTATTTGAGTCTACTACGGTAAACCGAATCACTTAAAAGCTCACACTTAACGGTGTGAGCTTTTTTTGTGCTCTAAATACACTTCACCATATGCCTCCAACTGACCCATCAGATCTTGAAACTCACGTTGAGTCATCTTGTGCCATCCTTGTATTCTTGCTGCTAGAGCGTTTGCTTTGGACTTTATTGTTTTTTCAAAATCTGGCTTTTCTAGTGTACGTAGAGCTTGATTATAAGGTTTTTCTTTGGCGGCGAAATGAATTGCCGTTAGCTTTGCAGGTCCACCCTTTGATTCTGCCGTTTTTCTAATTTTATCCGCACCACTCTTGCGAGCTTCGACAAATTTTTCAAATTCGTTGACAGTTTTCTTTGATTCAGTTAGGATCTCGTCCATTAGTTGGTTAAATTTCAACATATATGTATTTAATGAAAAAACTCTGTCGTTTTTATTGCTTGGATTGCGATAATGCTTTTATGGATATTTTAGAAGTGAATGATGAAAAAGTTGACTTCGTTAAGAAATGTGAGTATTGTGGGAAAGCTTTTGAAGCAGAATATATCCAAGATGAAAAAGATTTCAAAACGAACGAGGATTAAAGTCAAACGTGAGATCTCTGAAGAATTAGGAATTTCATACTGGAATAAATATAAACTCAAACAGATTTTAGAAACTAATTTTGGTTTAGAATTAACTTATCTTACATGGAAATTTGCTTATTTCCGTCCAATTTGTGAAAAGAAATTAATGTTATTTAAAATCAGATTCAACGAATATATACTATGAATACAATACCTACTGAGATTTTTAACGAACTTTATAAAGATAAATATCGTAAGTTGTATGCATATGCATATCGTTTACTGAAAGACGAATATCTATCACAAGATGTTGTACAAGAATGTTTTGTAAGACTATATAAACAAGATTATGAAAATCTAAAAGATCGTTTCGATTCATGGTTGTTCGTTGTTTGTAGAAATTTATGTTTTAAATACATTTCAAAACGAAATCGTTTTTGTGAAATTAACGAAAACGATCAAGATGAAATGGATGAAAGTAGAAATCCTAGTGAAGAATTTGACATGAATGTCTATAAGAAAGTTTTGAAGCGATACATGAAAAAGCTCACAAAGCGTCAACGTGACATTCTAAAACTTAGATTTTTTAAGGATTTTAATTACAATGAATGTGCGGAAAAACTAAAAACTACTTCTGGTAATGTAGGATTTCACCAAACTACTGCAATTCAAACTTTGCGTAAAATGATGAATGAATATTTTAAAAAATGAGTGATTGGATTTTTATTAAAAATTCACACAGAGTTTCTGATCCACGTTCAAAAGATTACCTTTCTCTTTCTGATTACATAACAAAAATGCGAGAAGAACATGGTTTAGTTCTTGATCCTTTATGTCCTTTTTCTAAAAAAGAAAAAGTAAAAAGCTTTAAAGTAGAAGATAAAGGAAAAGCAATGATGTTTGCATTAAATTATTCGGAATTCGTAATTAAACCCGAATGAAATATGTTTTTATAAATAAGGATTTATTTTATAATGCCGTAATACAATTCACCGGAAAAGAATGGTATTGTATTACTACTTCAGATGTATCAGAAACCGCTTCTGCATTTGGAATTTATATTAAATTCTCACTAAGAAACGAATTTAAATGTGAAATTTTAGACGAACATAAATTATTTTTGAATAGAATAAAATACGGTTTTTAGTTGATTTTTATTTTTTTATGTGTTAAAATATTTACTTAAATAGAAAGATAGGGCTATCCAAATAGGAATGTACGATAATTTTTACGTAGCTAAATCTTTAATAGAAAAAGCAATAGAAGGTACGGATATTGTTCCGGAATTTTTTAATGGTTATTTTAGTTTTCAAACTAAAGATTTAGACAATTCTTTGACGAATTTCTACATTAAAGAAGACGGATCTTTCTCTTGGGAAAAGCAAGAGTATAAATACAAAGAATCAGCCCCAGATTCGAATAAAAAATGGAATTTTGGTTTTTTAGAAACTGTAGGAAAACCAGAATTGATTCTAGATCAAAGAAATGCTTATATTGATTTCTATGATTTTTATCACACAAACGAAGAAAGAATATTTGTTACTTTCACTGCACACGTGAAAGACGGAAAGTTAGCTGAAGAAATCAAACTAAAAAGTGCAGAACGAACAAACTTAGAAGAAGAATCTATTAGATATAAAAAGCAAAGAGAAGAATGGAACCGAATTACTTCTACTTGGCAATGGAGATTAGCTACATTTTCATTTGATCTTCGTAATAATCTTAGAAGATTATTTCTTCCGATCACTAATAAATTAGATAAATTCGAATCCTCTTTAAGAGAAGAAGCAAAGAAAAAATTTAAATCAGAATGATTCTTAATGTATCAATTTTAATAACCACTTTTGTTTTCTGCTTAATTAGTTCTTGGATTTATTCCAAAATTTTAAGTAATGAAATTCCTATATGGATATGTTTCATTTCTGGTTTGGCAAACACAATTTTGTGGTTAGCTTTGATTAAATTCACAAAAGCGAATTTGATATCACTTTCAGCATGGTTTGATGCTATTAGTGCTTTTGGATATTTCGTGGGATTTATGTTAATGGGACAGAGTGTTTCTATTTTTCAAATCATTGGAATGATATTATTAATAGCTGGTTTAGTTTTTATAAATTTTTAAAATGAAATACTTGAAAACAACAAAAAATATATTATACTTTTAATATGACAAACGAACATCAAAATATGTCAAAATACGACAGAATTAATCTACTTTTGTTTAATTTGGCACAGAAGAGCAAATATATGAATGATCTTCTTGTAGATATTAAAAGCTCTACAGATGAAGATGTTAGAATCAAACATGAAATTAGTTTTAAGAATTATACTTATGATTGCATTTCTGTTGTTAGGTTAATTCAAGAAGAAGCATTTGGATTCTTTAAAACCTGCTCTGGAGTTCCGCCAGAGCAATATGGACAGCCTGATTATGAAGCAAAAGATTGTTTAGATTTACCAGAGAATAAACAATTAGTAGATACTTTTGCTTCAACGATTTCCGAAAAACTTACTGCAATTGAAGATACATTTAAAGATGTAGAGAGTCCTTCTTATCCAGATGTTACTGAAGAACAATGGAAAGAATCGATAGAGCATTTTAAGAATCAATTAATTCGACAACACGAAGAATATTCTGATCTTGATTTTAAATTGAAAGAAATATTTGTTGATGATGAAGTAGTTTCTTTTTGCAAGGGGTTTATTTGTGGTCCAGTTGGTTTGTTTCGCAATAAAAAAGTAGAAGCTACTTTTATTCAAAAATATGATAACATTTATGAATTGCGAATCTTTCTCAAACTTCAAGCAAAGACAAAAGATGTAGTTGTTTACATGACATATAAAGAAGACGGCAAATACTGTTTCCGTGGAAACTTTGTAGATAAAGAGTAATGAAAATGTGGCCTAAGCTTGGAACAAAAGTTACCTTTAAAGGTACTACACAACCTTTCTGGTTTACAAACATCCTAAAAGATGCTAATGAACTATTAGAGGTTGGCAAAGAATACACAATCTCTAAATTAGAATTAGCATCTAGTTGGTGTGCAGTAATTCTAGAAGAATTCCAAGACAAGAAATTCTCATTGAGTTGGTTTAATTACGAAAAAGAACTGACCACCAAAGAAGCTATGAAGATTGAAAGAGCAGCATGGGAAACCGTGAAGTACGAATTCACATCTTTGGAAGAACTGAGAGACAGAATGAAATAAACATGAGAAATATAACTTCATAAGAAAAGAATTAGACAAACATCTAATATATGGTACATTCAAACTACAAATTAACTCCTTATCAGTTAGATAAAATTAATACTCTAATAAGAGTTATTAATTCTGATAAGTCTATTAAGAAATGGTTTGAATCCTTGAAAGATCTACCAAGTAATTTGAGAATGAATGCTATAATGCAGATTACCACTGACATGCGCCGAAATGAAGAGGATATGGAAATTATTAGTGCAGTGTGTACGTTGTGTGATACTGAGATATATAATGTAGCAATTGAAGCTTTAAAAGATTAAAATTATGGATATGGAAAAACTAATAGAGAAATTGTTTATTGTAACGTGTTTAGTTGTAATTGCATGTGGAGGTTTTTATCTACATGCAAAATTTATTAAGTACGTAGCTGGTACTTCTTGTAATTGTGTGAAATAATATGATAATTAATTTATGGGAAGCTCAAACTACGAACTAACAGAAGAGCAAAAAAGAAAGCTAAGTGAGATTGCTAATGCTTTCATTTTTAAAATTGAAGATGAATTGGCTAATGATATCGGAGGCATTCTAGATCCATATGTAGGCAGAGAGCTAGACAACAACAAACTCACTGCAATGTTGTGGTATATTGGTGATTACATTGCTTCTAGTTAATATGAATCTACTCAAACTAACAATAGCTAATGGACCTGAAAAAGGTGGTTCTCTTTATCTCAACAAAGACAAGATCTGCGGTTTCACTCCAGTCATATGTCGATTGGGACCAGCTTCAGAGTACGGAAAAGAAAAAGGTTCTAATGTTTTAATGGAATGTCATCGTTCATACGAGGTTGAAGAAAAGGTTGAAGATATTTGTAAAATGTTAGAAAGTAGTAATGGTTATCTGCAAATAACTTCTATGCCAAAGAAAAATGAAACAGAATAATTAATTTTATGGAATTTGATAAATTGGTAAATCTTATACTTTCAGAAACATATAAATTTGTAGGAAATTGTATAGATTATTGCGGAGACGATGGAAATGAAATTTATAAAATTGTCAAACAAGATGATTTGACTTTTGGTGCAGAAACTTTGTTTCATGATCCAGAATTAGAAATATCAAAAGAAAAATTCGAAACATTGACTGGAATAAAAGTTCCAGATAATCATTTTACTGGTTATAATAAAGATTACGACATTGTTTTTGATTATAACCCAAAAACAGATATACACAATTTTTATAAAAAATGAAATTCAACAGACAACACCTTGAAGAACTAACTCTTCAAAAAATCAAAGAAGTTAATGATGAAGCTGGATACCGAAAGTATCTTGAAGTTCCAGAGATGGTGAATATTATTGCTTCTATTATTGAAGAGAAGTATATGCAGATCATCAACGACACTCTCAGAGTATTGCCGTTTGGTAACATCTTTACACACACTCCAGAAAACATTCCAGATCGAGTGCAAGATTTGACTAAAGCATTAGCAGAAGAATGTTATTTGAGAGAGAAGTGGGAAGCTTGTGCTGATATGTTGTTTGTGTGGGCAGATGAACTAAAATGCGGAACTACTAATCAAGCTATATATGAAGCAGTCTGTGAAGATATTAAGGAGTATGAGGAGCTGAAGAAAGAAAATGAATAAAGAAGGAATTGGTGTATTGGGTCAACTTAGAAAATATCGAGAAGAGATTGAAGAGATTGAACAAATCTTAGGCAAAGCATTAGGCTATCCATATTACAAAGATGATCCAAAGAACTTTCCTAATGCTACAGAAGCTGATGGTGTTTGTGTCGGTGATCATACTGCTTGGAGTTTGGCTATGTGTGCAGCAGATAAGATTAAAGAGCTAGAAGAAAAGCTCGAAAACGCTACTACAGTTGAAATAAAAATTATTGATAATATTTTCTGTAACAAAGAAAATAAGAAATCCCACATTACTGATGGAAATAAGTGTTCTGCTTGTGGAGTTAGTCAATGGGATGGCAGAGAATATTTTGAACATCATTCAGCTATACTTTAATGAACATTGAAATTACACCTATGGACTCGAATAGTGATGGAGCAGAATTAGCTAAATTATTTGCTGAAAGTGATACAGTTTCTAGTCTGCTAAAAGAAAACGAAGCTTTGATAGAGGAGAATACAAAGCTTCGTAATGCTTTGAGTCAGGTTGCCACAAATCTACGAAACGGTTCTGTAGTATCTCCAGAGGCAAGCATCGAGTTTATGACTGTGGATCTTCCTAATGAAGTTAAATTAGTTATTGATAAGCTTAGGAAGCGTCATCCTACCAAGGAAGAAGCACTAGCTCAATACGAATTCATTAAAGCAAACAGCACTAGAAACAAATGAACATATACGCCATTCACAAAAAAAAGAATTGGAGTTATGAATATAATGTAGCAATCTGTTCTTCCAAAAGAATTGCTGAAAAGCACATTAAAAAATTGCTGAAAGATTACGATGAATGGCAAAAAGAAACACAAGCAATAATCGACAAAGAGTATCCAAACACTGATTATAAGTGCAAATACGATCCTCCTAAATATTGGATTGAAAAGTTAAAAGTAATTACCAAATGAAAGAATATCCAGAAGATTATAAAGGACCGAAAGCTGGTCAATCAATAGCCGAAGAATGGGTAGCTGTTCGAGATTATGATGCTTTCAAATATGTGAGAGATGGCATATGGAGCTATTCAGATTTTGATTGTTACTTGTATTCTATGTGCAGAATGTTCTATGGAAAAGGCGAGAAGCAAACACTTAATGCTTTTCAAGAGTTCCAAAAACAGTATAATAGCAAAGCAGAGAGTTGAAAAGTACAAGAATTTGATCCAAAAGATTACTATGAAAAATGATTAAAAAACATGAGTAGAACTACCGTACTTGACATTTATCTATCATTTCCTTTATCTCCTTATCAAGAAGAGGATTACGTTGAATTGCACAAAGCTTGTGGATCGGTAGAAGATATAGAAGAAAACTTTGACATTGAATTCTCTTGTGGAGATGGAAAATATTTGAGAGATTTGTGGGAATGGAGTGAAAGTGGCGATGCTTTAAAAGCAGTTGCGGCTGATGAAGAACTAGAAAAGTATGACGGAAATGTATGTACAAACCATCCTCCAAGGCATCGAGAAGACAAAAAACAATTTAAAGTTGATAAACCTTATCGGTTCACTATAAAGTATTCCGAAAAGAATGAAGAACTTATTTTCTTTCTAAACAGTAAAGAAATTAATAGAAAATGGGTGGGTTGATATGACAAAAAATCAAATCATTGATCTTTGGAAATCTGTTGGGTGGAAAGATGCCAAAGATTATCATAATTGTTTAATCTCTGGTAAACGTCCAGATGATGTTATTGGATGGCAACTGTCTCCAGACAGAATCAATGTGAAAGAATTCTGGAAAGCAGCAGATGAAGTATTCTCTACCGATCCTGTAGCTAATTGTTGTTTTGATTTGGGTGATACACATTCCATTGAAGGAGCAAACTACAAAAATCATCTTATTCCTTTATTTCTTGGATTGTACGGAGGAATGGAGTTTGCGATGATGAATTGTAGAAGAAAATTCAAAGCCATCAACATAGCTGAGATTGGATTTGGTTACGGATCTTTTGAAGATTTATTCATTGACAAACATAGACTAGATATTGACCTGTATACTGGATTTGATATTATTCCTAGAAAAGATTATGTAATTGAGTTAGGTGCGGATGGCAATTTCACAAAAGATCAAGTACGAGACTACAAAGAAAAATTTAACATCTTTTATTCTTGTAATGTTTTTCAGCATTTAACTCCTAATCAGATCACAAAGTATTTGAATCAAATTTACGAGATGTTGCCATACGGTGGTTGTTTTGTTTTTAGCTACATCAAAAAGCCGGAGAATGGCGAAACTTATCACTATGGTCAAAGAATAGAGATCATGAGTAAGAAAGAAATTAAGAATCTTATTAAAGAAGTCGGATTTAAAATTTGGTTTGAATATAAACAGAATTCTGATTATAGTGATCAATTAGATCCTATTGGGTTTGTCTTGGAGAAGTATTAAAAATTATGATTATTGTTATTGCTACTGGTGGTTTTGATCCTATTCATTCTGGACATATTAAGTATTTGAATGCTGCTAGAAATCTTGGTGATTTACTAGTAGTTGGAGTGAACAGTGATGAATGGCTCCGAAGAAAAAAAGGAAAAGAATTTCTTTCTTTTTATGAAAGGTCTTTTATTGTACAAAATTTGAAACCAGTTCATTTGAGTTTTGGTTTTAACGATGACGACGGATCTGCAAAAGATGCCATTCGTCATGTGAGGAGTTATTATCCTGACGACAAAATTATTTTTGCTAATGGTGGTGATAGAACAAAAACAAATATTCCAGAAATGGACATTATTGATGATAATTTAGAATTTGTTTTTGGAGTTGGTGGTGAAGATAAATCTAATTCTAGTTCTTGGATTTTAAATAGTTGGAAAAATTCATAATGAACATAATTGAAAATCTTAAAAAAGAAAAGAAACGAACTTTCGATATCTACTACATCTATTCGGCTTCTAAAAAAGCAAAAAGAAAAAGATGGGAATTGTATCGTAGTTTTTATTCTTTAGATGATGTAGGAGAACACTTGCAAATGTTGGAGAGTTTTCCAAAAGAACATTATCGAAAAAAAGAAATAGAAAATACAATATATAAAATCTCTAAAGTTACATCACATCTAAGAGAATATGAAGTCAACAAAGAAGTAATGTTGTTAAGAATGAAATATCAATTTTAGTTGATTTTCAAAAGAAAACAATAAATCTCTACATGAAACGATTTATTGTTTTTATTTCTTTATACAGTATTATTTCTTCTATTCTTTACATCGAAGAACCTAATCAAGAAATTTCATATACTATTCCTAATATAGAAAGCACATATGAAATTTTAAACAATTCAATAGAACCATCATTTTCTATTTCAGATGAGAAGAAAAATTGATTTAATTATAGAGGACTTAGAAGAAAGTGTGTATCTTCTAGAATTAGACGGATTTGAAAGAATTTCTTCTTATATAAGAGAAGCTATTCAGAGATTACAAGAAGTACAATATTTAGAAAATACTATCGAATCTTTGAAACTTGAAAATGAAAATTTAAGAGATACAATTAGTTCGAATGAAAAAAGTTAAAATTACAAAACTAGGTGCAGTAGAGAATCCCGTAGTTCCTACTCCAAATTTCAATCAATACAAACCGGGAGAAGATAATGGTGACGTTTCACTTCCCACTGAATATTGGTTAGAAGGATATTTATTGAACGAACCAACTGTGGGTTCTAGTGTTCTAGTACAAAGAACTTCAAGAAATGGAGTAGAATGTTCTGGATCATTCTTTACTTCTAAAGTAACTGAAATTACCGATTATGGATTTAAAACACAAAATTCAATCTATCGTGTAGATGTTTTGGAAAAAGAAAAAGTTGACTAATTTAAAAATTTAATTTATAAAATAACAATGGATACTGTACTTATTATCAGCAATGTAGTGGCACGTGATAACGGAAAAGTTAATTTTCCAGATCTGAATTATCCAAATTCAGGCGAAACCGTTCTTCGTTATCTACACAAGATCGATTACGAAAATCTTCGTTTTCAACTCGATGGAGAAGAAGGACCGTGGTTTGATTCTAGTAATTTTCCAAAAGGTGTAGGTTTCTTCTCTAGAATTAAGAAAAAGAAGTAAATATCTTCATGTACAAGAAAGAAGATATTGAACTCATATCAGAAATTTATTTACAAAATAAAAGACAAACACATAATAAACACAGTAAAAATAAATTATGTGTTCAGTGTGGATGTCATTTAGAAGAATCCTATGTAGAAGAATACAATTCTCTTTTAACTGAAGCTTCTCAAACCGATTGTAACGGTGTTGTTATTTACAGAGGAAGCAAATATGTTTGCGTAGCAGTTGGATTAATGAGTCCGAGTACAAATGAAAAAACCGGACCAATGGTTCAGGTTTATATTATTCCTTCTGAAGTCAAACCAAGTACTGCAATTAAAACTGGACAAGATGCTATTGTTTGTTTTAACTGTAAACACAGAGGAACCAGTTGTTATGTAAATGTGGGACAAGGTGTAGATAGAGTTTGGGAATCTTTTGAAAAAGGAAAGTATCCAGATCTTCCTTCTGAAAATGGAGTACCAACAAACACAGAATTATGGAAAGGATTATTCGAAGGAAGTTCTATCCGTTTTGGTGCTTACGGTGAACCAGTACGTATTCCTTTAGAAATGGTTAGATTTTTAACTGAAATTTGTGGCGGACGTATTACTGGTTACACTCATCAATGGGAAAGATTTCCAGAATATAAAAAATTCTTCATGGCATCAGTAGATACGCCAGATGAATATGTAAAAGCAAAAAGTTTAGGTTGGAGAACATTCAGAGTCAGTCCAACTTGGGAAGAAAAAGATACCGACGAAACATTCTGTAAATATAATCTCGACGGAACACAATGTATTGATTGTTTAAAATGCCGTGGAACAATCGAAAATGATAAAAGCATTTTTGTAAAAGTTCATGGTATGAAATACAAAACAAATTCTTTCGTCGAAAATATGGCAGAAAGCGATTTTCAATTTCCTCCAATGACAGATGAAGAAAAGAAAATTGCTAAAGAATTAGAAGAAAAAGAAAAGAAACCTAAAAAAGAAGATAAACAATTATCTACTTTAGAAAAACTTCTTCAAGCTAAGAAAACTCAAAAGCAACAAATAAAACCTACTTCTACTTCTGAATATATGAAAGATATTGAATAATGGAATCTTTATATTACCAATCATTATTAAATGAATGTGGATTAGTCGAACCTTCTAAAAGTTCTAATAATGATTGGGAATATATTTTCTCTGTATATGAAAAGTCCTCTCAGTTATTTATTCTAGAGAAGTTTGAGTTTTTCTCAGAAACTAAAAACAGTAGAGTTACTGAGCATAATTACAATATTGAAACAAAATCTGGAAAAATATTCAGTGTTTTGATATCTTATTATAACCCAGATAATAGCTACGAAATAGCTAACTCAAACGAAACATTAGCTAAACAAAAAAGAAATAATACACTAGCTAATGAATTTGAAGTTCTTAAAAATAAATTAAGAAACACAAATTCTAAAATTTGTATAATTAGTTTTATCGATTCAGAAGCTAGAAATCATTTAACAAATGAAGTTAAATATGAATCATTTGAAGTATTCTCTTCTTTGAAAGATTCACTAATGGATAGTTTGATGAATAGAAAAATGATAGAAAATCTATCAGCAATTTCATTCCGAATAGATAAATCAGAGAACAAAAGAAGAGAATTGTATATTAAAATGTTTACTAGATATCTAGGAAAACATTTTCCTAAATCATTCGAAGATAATATAACGAATGACAAATACAGTGTGATTTATTTCACAAAGTAATTAATAAACCTTTACTTTTTAGGATTAGGCTTATCTTTCTTTGGCTTCTTCTTTTCTTTTCTGTGCGCGTGATTACCTTTGCCCATATTATTATTTATCTTTTTTGATCAAAAAAATCTTTACTTCCTATTTTATTATGCTATAGTAGTCAGCATCAGAGAGAGTTAGGCTAGTTTAGAGTTGTATCTCTGATATTGCATGGAAAACACTAGCCTTAGTCGCTATAGGAATGTGGCTATCACGTTCGAGCGATGAATGATGTGACAATATTCCGGAACAAAACACATCAAAACCGTTGACAACCTTAAAATTTCTGCTAGTATAGCACCATCAATTTTAGATGCGTAACTGCAAACCTCATATTACATGAAACCAAAAGTTCTCCCCAGAACAAACCGCATCTAGTTCTCTTTAAGATAGTAACAGCAAACCAAAAAAATATACCGAACGGCTCCATGCCGATAAAAAACCTATCTAGTTATGAACGCACTACTAAACGCCATCGAAAACAAACAGAACATCACCACCACTGAAAACGGTGCAGCAGCACTTAAATCCACACTAAAGCATACTGTGGACTTTTTTGGTCTAGGTGCTGCTCTACGTACTCGTGAAGAAGCTGATGTAATCGGTCTATTCTCTAAAGCATTTGCGGAAGATCCACTTCTTGCAGTTAAGACACTCTTCTACATCAGGGACGTAAGAGGTGGACAAGGCGAGCGTAAAACTTTTCGTACAATCTTTAATTGGCTATCTAAAGAATATCCCGAAGTAGCAATTAAGAATCTAGAGAATGTTGTTGAATTTGGACGTTGGGATGACCTCTATTCCACACGGGGTACAAAGGTATGGCAGAATAATGTTCTTCCAATGATTAAGAGTGAATGGTTTCGTGAAGGAACTCCATCACTTTTCGCAAAATGGATGCCATCAAACAATACTTCTAGTAAAGAAACTCGTACAATCGCTGAAGAGATTCGTAGTTTTCTAGGAATTTCTCCACGTACTTATCGTAAGACACTTTCGCAAAAGCGTTCTGAACTAGATATCGTAGAACGCAAGATGTGTTCGAATAACTGGTCTGAAATTAATTACAAGGGAGTTCCTTCTAAAGCTGCCTTGAATTATAAAGATGCTTTCGAAAAACATGATCATGTTCGTTATCAACAATTCATTCAAGATGTAAAATCAGGAAAAACTACTATTAATTCAGGAACCCTATACCCCTATGATATTGTTGAAAAATGTTTTGCCGGTGATGAGTCTACTACTCTCGATGTACTATGGAATAGCCTTCCTGACTACACGAATAATGACAATTCTAATGGCATCGTAGTTTGCGACGTGAGTGGATCGATGAGTGGTCGCCCAATGGCAGTGGCGATTTCACTCGCCATGTACATTTCTGAACGTAATAAAGGACAATTCAAAGATCACTTTATTACTTTCTCAGAAACTCCCACACTACAAAAAGTTATTGGAAATAATATCAGAGAAAAAGTACGTAATCTCCAAAGTGCTGATTGGGGAATGTCTACTAATCTAGAATCTGTATTTAATTTGGTTCTGGATTCTGCCGTGGAAAATAATGTCCCACAGTCCGAAATGCCTAGTAAGGTTTACATTATTAGCGACATGGAAATAAACCAAGCTTGCCAACATCCAGATAAAACAATTTTTCAGAATATCGACGCAGCATACAAATCTGCTGGTTATGAACGTCCAGAATTAATTTTTTGGAATGTGAACGCACGAAATACTCATGTTCCAGTACGCTTTGATGAAGCGGGTACTTGTTTAGTTTCTGGTTGCTCTCCATCTATCCTTACTTCTCTTCTATCTGGTAAAATTATCAGCCCTGAACAAGTCATGCTTGACACGATTAACGTAAAACGTTACGATAGCGTCACAGTATGATAGATAGACAAACTTCATTCGACGAAATTTTAAAGTCTGACTATATCACAGTATATCATGCTTGTTCTTTTAATGGTGATTTTCTGTCACGAGTAAAATCCAGACCAGATAAAAACATTCATGCTGGTTCACTCTTCCAAGCCGTCTGGAGAGCAGATTTTAAAGTAAATGACGAAGAAGTTTATCCAATCTCTTATATCTATGAATTAGTTCTAAATCCAAAAAAGATTCATAAACAACTAATTCACGATTCCGGAGAAAATGTCGATCAACAAGAAGAAGACAAATATAAAAAAGATTACGACCTACTAGTATATCACAACACTGGCGAAGGACATAATCATGAACCTAATCTGTCTGTCATTATTCTAGATCATAATATCATCAAATCAGTAAGATTACATTCAGCCATGAATTCCGAAGAAATTTCAAAATACATGGAGGAAAATAACTAAAAATTTCTTGAGATATCAAGGAAACCAAAGTAACATATAAAACATATGAATAAAACAAAAACAACAACATTGGCTGCATTGCTCGCTACTTCAGTTGCGTCATTCGCAGGAACTTCAACAAAGAACACTAAGCCTCTCGAAACCAAGTCAGATCCATTCGTGACTGGTGTTATCGGAGTAGAAGTATCATCTGGTTACATCAACAAGGGTCGTGTATTCGATTCTAGTGCGGTATTCCAACCATTTGCTGGTGTAATCTTTCCAACTAAGCTAGAACTTGGTGGAGTGAACGTTTCTGTAATTGGTTCTACTAAACAAAATATTCATACAGCATCTCCTCTAAATGGACTGTCTCGTTCTGAATATAATGCAGGACTCCTTTTTAATAAGGATCGTGTCACACTCACTTCTACCTATGAATGGGTTAATAGTGATAAGAACTGGTTTCCAGATGCACAAGGAGTTAATCTAGGTCTACATTTCGATGACACTGGTCTAACTCCACTCGCTTTGAATCCTTATGCCAAAGGTTACTTCGGTACAAAGCGTGTAGGACAACCAATCGGTAATTATTACGAAGTCGGCGTATCTCCATCTGTGTCGCTCTGTTCCACAAAGATTGGTTTTCCAGTAGCAGTAGGATTCGGAAATAAGAATTTTTATACTTCTGGTGAACGCTATGGCTACACTTCAGCAGGTGTAAACACTACTACACCTATCACCAAAAATGTAGCACTTACCACTGGTGTAACTTATTTTAACACAAATAATTCTAATCGTGGTGAAAAGAATGATTTCTGGTTGACTTCTGCGGGAATTGTGGTAAAATTCTAAGGTAAGTTAAATTTTAGATGCTTGCAGCAAATTTCTATATTATTAAATGGAAATAAAAAAAGGCATCTAGTAAGATTAGATACGAACAGCAATCAAAATATATTTGCAATATAAAAAGTATCTAGGTAAAATTAATTAGATCTTTATAACTTTCATAAGCGCAAATATGACGGGAGAGAGCTGGAGCAAGCCTAGCTGATATATGAGTTGTGACTCAGACAACTTGTGTAGGTATTCTTTTCCGATAGAGTCGAGGGTAAACTCTATTGCTCAGACGGAACTCCGTAAATATTTCGTTGAATAGTGTGACAAAAAATACGGATCAAAACACACTAAAGTAGTTGACAATTAGTGGAAAGTGTGGTATAGTAGGTGAGTAAGGTTGGTTGAGATTGACCTTAAAAGTTCTTTAAAATTTTAAAATTTCTTCTAGCTAAGTAGCTAGCTAAGATGGGAGTGAAGCTAGGTTGGAACAGCTCTTTTCTCATAAAAAAGTGAATTCGCGGGATCGTCACCCGCCACTCCCACCATTTTATAACCTCCATGCGGTGTGTACCTTACACGCATGGAGGTTTTTATTATTTATACATAATTTTTTTTTATTTCAATTTGCTCTTACATTGTGGAGCTAAATGAATAAATAATTACATGGAAACAAACCATGTAAGACCTACTAAATTATGTAATAAATGTAATTGTCAAATTTCGAACAATAACATCAAAAAACATTTAGAAATTTGCGATGGCAAACCATCACATGCTGTAAGAAAATCTAACAATCTTACTATTAATAAGAATTATAATAATGATGTGTATAGAGCAAATTTAGCTTCTTTGAATTGGGAAGAAATACAAGCTTATTATGATGACAAACATACTTATAGAGATGTTCAAGAAAAGTATAATATAAGTAGTCATAGACTAGCCAGATATATTAAAGAAGGATATTTAAAAACTAGAAAAGGATCTGAAACTGCGAGACTACGGGGAAAATTTGACAATTTAAAATTACCAAAATCCCAAAAAGAAAAAATAAGCAAAGGATTATCGAAAGCTATTGTAGAAGGCAGAATTAAATATCGTTCCGACGGGCATAGATTTTTTAAAATTTATCATCATACATCTTGGTTAGGTAATGAAGAAGTACTACATGCTGGATGGGAGCTTAAAGTAGCAAAATACATGGATGAACATAAAATCCATTACTGCAAGTCCAAAGAACATTTCACTTATGTATTCGAAGGTCAAAATCACGAATATTTCCCAGATTTCTATCTAAAAGATTATGATCTATTTATAGAAGTGAAAGGACAAGTTATGCCAAAAGATTTAGAAAAATGGAAACAGTTTCCTAAAAAACTATTAATAATAGATCAAAAGACTATTAAGAGACTAGACGAGTTTTTCTCCGATCTTCCTACTAAATAATCTCATGAATGATAAGCATATTATCTGGGAAAGATATCTAGAGATTATACAAGAATCTCGCGTGAATAGGTATTTGAATATGTACAATAAATTATTCAAATTATTTCCAGATGCAAAACCATTAAATAGCATATATAATCCAGCTAATTGTGAAATGGATGTTGTATACTACAATCATACTAGAATTAAATTTTTAATAGAATTTAAGTTTTGTTTAAAAAATGTAATAGATAAACTTAGAAGAGATGATATTATTCAGTGGTATATTAGAAAAACGATAAATGAAACTATTTGTGCAGTAATTGACAAAAAACTTTTTCATATTCGTGTAGATACAAAAGCAAGTGGTTCAAATATAGAATATTTTCTTAAAACCAAACATCCAGAATATTATGAAGAGTTTATGAAATTACAATATCTCAAAGCAGATTTCTTTGATATAGAATATTACAGTGCAATAGAAGTTAGCACGGAAACTTTATTAGAAAAACTAGAACATTATTTAGCACTAAACATACAACAAATAGATGATTTTAGGTTTGTTAATCAATCTATCGAATATGTGCTTGAAAATTTTGCAAATATTGAACATGAATGGCAAAAAACCTCTAAAGGTATAGTAGACATTACTAATGATTTAAAGACAAAAAGAACAAAAACTTTATTAAAAATTGATGAAAATAACGAATGGCAAATAATTGATAGTTCTTTTTGTACACAAGAAGGAAGAGCAATGGGACATTGTGGGAATAATGTATCTGGCGGAGTTGACGACAAAAATACAAAGTTACTTAGTTATCGTACCATAACAAATAAAGGAGGAAGAATTATAGCTGCCCCACATTTAACATTTATGTATCATGTCAATGATAGATCTTTGTCTGAACGAAAAGGTTCCCAAAACACAAAACCAGTTGAAAAATATCATGATGCTATATTAAAGTTGTTGATGTTAAAAAAAGATAATGATTTCTTTATTAAGAAACTAACATCAAGTGGATACTTACCACAAAATAATTTTAAAATATCTGATTTATCTGAAAATAATAGAAAATTTTTAGAAGAAAACAGACCAGATTTATTTGAAGGTAATTTAAATTAATAAATACTAATCATGAATGATTCTATATTAATATGGGAAAAGTACACTAGCTTACATGAAGCTAATTTAATTTCTAAAGATCCCTTACATTTAGAATTAGAAAAACTATTAAAAGAAAAGAACGTACAGAAGCCCGAAATAGTTAATTGGTTTTTAAAAACTTATATTAAATGGTTTCAATCACCTGCTGATGATAATATAAAAACACCATTTATTTCAAAGTATACAGCAAAAGAAACTGATCCAGAATGGGCAAAGAAAGAAGGTATATTTCAATTTAATAATTTTACTTCTGAATATAAAGATCGTTTAAGTCATTTAATAGATTTTTTGAATACCAAAGATGATAATTATTTGAAATCTTTGTATAAAATTATGGTTCCACAAATGTTTGAAGAAGTACAAAAATGGGACGAAGAAATGGCTAGATCAGCAGAGAAGGCTAAGAAAGCCAAATTACAAAGTGTAGAAGGAGTAGATTATGAAGTAGTTGGAGTATATGATGGCTATCCAGTTTGGAAATTGACATCTAATAAGTCGTTCAGAGAAGAGAGCATGTATATGGGACACTGCGTAGGACAAGCAGAAGGAGAAAGTAAAGTAACTAGTGTAGAAGGCGGAGAAAGTGAATACTTTAGACAATTTAAACAAGGAGAATTGATAATATATTCTCTAAGAGACCCAAAAAAACATAATCATCCAGTAGTAACATTTCGATTACAAAAATTCTATGGCGAAAATAATTTTAAAATTAATGAAATTAAAGGGCCAGCAAACAGAAGTGTTAGTGAAAAATATAGAAAATCTTGTAGGGAATTTATAGAAGACAATAATTATGAAGTTATTCATGATGGGGGGAATATAGGAATGATTAAATGGAATCACAAATTTTATTCTATAGATTCTAAAAAATTTAATAAAATTTATAAATCTGAAATAGAGCCAATACAAAAAGAAATAATTTCAGATTTAATGCAAAGAGTAGAGAATAATAAAATTTATGGAGATGTTGATTTATCTGGAGTATTTTTTATGGAATTGCCAGATTTAACAAACATAAAATGTGAAGGTAATTTTGATTGTTCCAATATGCAATTAACTACATTAAAAGGAGCACCACAATATGTTCGTGGTAGTTTTAAATGTCATAATAATCAATTAACTACTTTGGAAGGTGCGCCACAATATGTTGGTTTTAGTTTTAGTTGTCATGATAATCAATTAACCACACTAGAAGGAGCACCATATCGTATTGGTGGTGGATTTAATTGTATAAATAATACATTAACCACCCTAGAAGGAGCACCACAGTATGTTGGTGGTGGATTTAATTGTGCATATAATCAATTAACCACCCTAAAAGGAGCACCACAGTATGTTGGTGGTACATTTGATTGTGATAATAATAAATTAACCACCTTAAAAGAAGCACCATACCGTGTCGGTGGCGCGTTTAAATGTGCATATAATAAATTAATCTCATTAGAAGGATTGCCATATCGAGTTGGTGATATTAATTATTTTGATTTTACAGGAAATCTTGTAAAATTTTGGGAATCAGATATTAAAAAAGCTATGGAAACATCCAGACAAAGAAACCAACCTAAATTAGAATCCTTTAAACAATTTTTCCTTGAAGCTTGCTGGAAAGGATTCAAACAAGTAGGCATGAAGAAAAAAGGTAAGAAGAAAGTACCTAATTGTGTGAAGAAGTAGTTGACAAATTGGAGAGATGTGGTAAATTATTTGTGTAAGTTAAAACTTACTTGTTCTTTGAATAGATAAAAATTCTCCTTTAGCATAGCTGGAAATGCGCCGTCCTGTTTTCTATAAATGGCAGCTTATAGAAGTAATTCTATTTGAAAAATTCCGCTAAGTCGGTGAACGCTGAAATGCCAACGCCGAGCTAGCAAGTCGAAAGACTGGGCAAGTGTAGAGACTTTACACGGAACATCCTTTTGGGATGAAGACAAAGTCCATTCCACAAGAAATAAAACTTGTGGATTCAAAGTAAGACGAAAAAGCAAGGTTCGAATCCTTGAGGGAGAGCATCTATTTGATTATCAACTACTTACGTATATGGATCGGTAAACCGTTAAGGAGGCGGAAGAGTCTGTAGAACTCTTTGATTAATATCATCGGGGTGTTCAATTCACCCACGGTCCACGTTTTAAATATTACAATTAATTCTATTTTTATTTCGTTCTATAATAGAATGTATTTCTCGATATATTTCTTCTCGTTGTGATTTTGATAATCCTTTCCTTCCCATATTAATCACTATCAATTCAATTCCTAAATTAGCGCAATTTATCATTTTTTTCTTATCATTATTTTGTGTTCTTATTAAAGTCGATTCTCCGTAAATAGGTTCATAATGTATTATTCCATTTAATTCTATTGCTATTTTTAATTGAGGCATATAAATGTCCAATTCTGATCCTATAGTTTGTTTATCATTAAAAATGAAATTCACATTTGGAAAATCTTTAGGTAATTTTTCTTCTAAAAATAATTCAATTTTAGATCTAGATCTACCTCCTGCTTTGTGTGCATATGTGGATAATTTTAAATTAGTCGATCTGCAACTTCCAGTACAATACATCGAATCACTTCTTTCGGATATATAGACTATATTACATCCTTTGCAAATGTGATTATATTGATTTTTTTGATTAGATTTTTTACATATATCACTACAATACAAAAAATTATTATTAAATGTTTCAAAATTATTAAAACAATATTTACATTGTTTGTTTATTTTAATTCGTAGACCTTTTATTTTTTTTCTGTATTTTTGGGGGTTTTTGATTTTTTCTTCTTTAATTAATTTTACTCTATTTTTAATACAAGAATCACATCTGAAATATTTTTGATCTCTGCATTTCCAGACAGTAAATTGTATATTACATGTATGACAATTTACTAATTTGTTTCCATCTCTTTTTTTATTATTAAAGATAGCAGCACATGAATGACAACAGAATTTTGGATTTTCTTTAATAAAAGCTTCAAACTCTTTGTTACATTCTAGACAATTGTATTGTTTTCTAGTTATTCCATATTTTTTATTTCTACACTCATCCGAACAATAACTTTTGGAATTGAAATCCAATCCTATCTTTCTCTTGTATGCTGTGTAATACCACGCTTTTTTATTTTTTTTGTAAATTTTAGAACATGTATCACATTTTAAATCAACAAAATCATGCGCCTTCAATTTGTGATATGTTTCGGAATCGGTTAATATCATATATAATTATTTATCTTTACATGATGTAAAAACTACGGTATTATCTAAAAATTAGTTCAATTCCTGATCTAAACAACTACTTACAAATAATCTATAATGATCTTATATCCTATCCAAGATGGAGATACGTTTGAAGTTCTCTCTGAATTCGGTAGACCCATTTTAAAAGTCAGAGGAACTTATATAGTTAGTGACAGGATTCGTCTTGCGTACAGAGATTCTGAGGATATGATTAAAGTTATTAATAAACATGGTCATTTGATTCAGTTATTTCAAGACTCAGATGATTTGCTTGAGTCTATGGATAGTGAAGGTAATCTTACTAGGGTTCCTCTTGGTTCTAAGAATAAGAACCAAAGAAATTACATAGACGAGGATACAAATCTTTGTATTGATGTACTTGAAGTGTATGAAGATGGGTATGCTCCACCGGAACGTGTATATACATCGGAGCTTAATAAGCTTGGATTTCTGGATTCGCCTACATATTCTGAAAAATCATTAAAAGATGTTGTTGAATATGTGTTGATCTTTGTGGTGACGTTATTTTTTCTTTATCTATTTCTCTTTTAAATGTTCCCAATCCACAGAATCCACGAAAAGACATTATACAATTCTTTTAAAAATAACGGATTGCGTATGCTAGATTTGCTGTGTTTTTTAGTTCGTGGAAACTACAAATCTTTGTATTAATGTACTTGAAGTTTATGAATATGTGTAAATAATATTTATAATGAATGACGAGCAATTAATTTGGGAGGCATATTCAAAAAGAAGAAAAATAGGATCTGCTGCGTGGGGTGCTAGTAGAGGAACAAGTACTAGAATGGCGGGATATGCAGCAGAATTGATGGGAATTCCAGATTATAAGTATTATACCAATTCTTTAACAACTCATGAAAAAAAAGATGTTAAAAAGTTTATGAAATATATAAATTCTGATTTTATAGGATCGGAAGAATTATTATATCATGGATTTGAAAACAAAAAAAATAAATTATATAAAATTAACGAAATAATAAAAATATCATTAATGGCCGTGAGTGGTAGCATTTTTAATGCAACATCATGGGGTGATACTATTTTTGAATTTCCAAAAGGAACTAAAATAGTCCCATATGATATGTTATCAAAATATGAAATAAAAGAATTAAAAGATGATAATTTTCCTATAGATTTTCATTACGAGGAAGCTATTACATCTGGAGAATTTATAATTATATCTAAAAGATTAATGTCAAAAAAAGAATTTTTTGGAGATAAAGTTACAGATGAAGATATACCAAAAATTGAAATTTTTACGTTAAAACAAACTAAAACTTTTAATCCAGAAACCAATACGTGGTAATCAAAAAATTTAAATTGGCTTTTAATTGTATTCAAATATATTCAACTACTTACACACATTCTCCAATAATGTTTCCAATCCATAGAATTGACGAAACCCGTCTTTACAATTCTTTTAAAAATAACGGATTGCGTATTTTAGATTTTCTGGTATATTTTAGTCATTCAATTGTCCGTAAAAACTACGGCATCGAAAATGTTGCGAGAGAAGACGGTTTTATTATTTTTGAAATTAATAATGAGAAGAAGTTCTTTTTGAAGTGTATAAAATACGGAATTTAAATAAATAAAACATATGTCTAAAATTACTCGTCAGCGTGTTACAGAAAGAAAAGTACGTGACAAAAAAATTCGTAAGACTGTGACGGTTACAGTTACCAAAACCCGCAAAAAGCGAAAATAACTTTCAGTAACCACGACCCCACTGGTATATAGGTCTTGTTATGATTGGAATGTAGTAACATAGAAATCCTGCTGAAAATTAGCCACACAGAGTAAAATTTGTGTGGCTTTTTTGTTAAATAGTAATATGAACAGAAGAGACTTTCTCTACACTGGGCTTGTAGGTGGGTTGGGATTATCCATGGGTGATATTCTTAAATTACAAGCAGAATCCTCATTAACACCTAAAGCACAGTCGGTGATTCATATCTTCTTGCCGGGTGGTGCTGCATCGCATGAGACATTTGATCCACATCCACTGGCTCCTTCTGAGTATCGTGGACCATTAAAAGCCATCTCTACTTCTGTTGCTGGATTACAATTTTCAGAATACTTACAAAAGACAGCTAAAATTGCTGATAAGCTTACTGTAGTACATTCTATGACACACGGAGAAGCTGCACACGAACGTGGAGTGACTTCTATGTTTACTGGATATCGTCCTTCTCCTGCATTAGAATATCCTTCATTTGGATCTGTAGTTTCTAATCAATTAGGAGACCGGAATAACTTACCAGCATATGTTTGTATTCCACAAAAGATTGGTAATAATGGTAATGATCCAGCAGATAGTGGGTACTTATCAAAAGCGTATGGACCTTTTAGTTTAGGAAATGATCCAGCAAATAATGGTTTCAAGGTTCGCGATTTAAATGTAGAAATCGGAGAAGAACGCTTTGAAAGAAGAAGAAGTATATTAGATACAGTTGATAGTCATTTCCGTTATTTAGAATCTAGTGATAATTTAGCAGCAATGGATACATTTTATCAGAAGGCATTTGATTTAATTTCTTCACCAAAAGCTAAAGAAGCATTTGATTTAAATAAAGAATCTCAAGTGATGCGTGAGGCATACGGAATGAATCAAGCCGGACAGAGATTACTAATGGCTAGAAGATTAGTAGAAGCGGGTGTACGATTTGTTTCGGTAACTTATGGTGGATGGGATATGCACAGTGGAATTGCTAATGGAATTGGTAAACAACTACCACCATTTGATCAGGCATATGCAACACTGATTAATGATCTAGATCAACGTGGTATGTTAGATTCTACATTAGTTATGATATCTTCTGAATTCGGACGTACTCCAAAAATTAATAAAGATGCGGGTAGAGATCATTGGCCCCGAGTATTCTCTGTTGTATTTGCTGGGGGTGGATTTAAACGTGGCTATGTTTATGGATCATCTGATGCGACTGGAAGTGATGTGGAATCAAATCCATTGACAGTTGAAAATTTAGCTGCTACGATGTATAATCAGCTTGGAATTGATCCAGAAACAAAACTTATGGCAGCAGGTGGAAGACCGTCAGCTATTGTTAAAGATGGAGTAGTTGTGAAGGATCTTCTAGCTTAATTATGCAAATTGAACCTACAGAAATCCCAGATGTTCTTCTTATTACTCCGAAAGTCTTTCGTGACTCTCGTGGATACTTTTTAGAATCATTTAATAATAAGCATTTGCCATTTAATTTCGTACAAGACAATCAATCATTTTCTTATAAGAACACGATTCGTGGATTACATTATCAAGTAGTTAAGCCACAAGGAAAACTTGTGAGAGCAATTAAAGGAAGGATTTTAGATGTAGCAGTGGATATTCGTAAAGGTTCCTCTACATTTGGAAAACACATAGCAGTGGAATTGTCTAGTGATAATTTTAAACAATTGTATATTCCCGAAGGATTTGCTCACGGATTTTCTGTGTTATCAGAAGAAGCAGAAGTACTGTATAAAACTACTGAATACTGGCACAAAGAACATGATCGTAGTATAAATTTCAGTGATACAGAATTGAATATAGATTGGAAGATTGAAGGATTACCAATTTTGTCTGATAAAGATAAAGATGCCGTATTTTTAAAAGATGCAGAGTTATTCTAAATAATTCTATGCGTTTTGATGAAATAGTTAAGAATATTTTAGAATCCACTGATTACAGAGGAGAGCATCAAGCTCCAACAAAAGGTGAAGGTTCTGCTCCACTTTGGAATTTAACTGAAATTTATCCAGATGATATTTACTCATCAAAAGCGGCTCAATATTACGGCGATGCATCTCCATTAGATGGACAAGCAATTTCAATAATGCACAGTTATCGTAATCGTCCTAATGCTAAAGTTGTAATTTACCGTGCAGTTCCAAAAATAGAATCAAGAGAAGATATAATAGACCGATTAGAATACGAAAAAAGCGAAATTCTTCGTAGAGCAGATAAAAGTCCTAAAATTAAAAAAAGCATGGCTAAAGCAGGATTTTATAATGTTTCTAAATATTTCGATTATATTCATAATGAATTAGAAAAAATAAAAAATTCACCACAAATTGAAGAACAAAAAATAGACATCAATCGTGGTGATTGGGTTACTACTGTGAGAGGATATGCAGTTGAACACGGAGAAGCTAGTTTAAGAGGAGAATATAAAATTTTAAAGAAAACTGTATTTGCACGTGATGTTTTTACAGATGCTAATAGTATTTTTGAATTTGGTTACGATCCACAACTAGTTGTCAAATAATGGATATTTACAGGGATAAGTTTAGAGAAATGTCTTTTGAGGAATATTTTAATTATTCCTTAAAACAAATTGACGAAGAAATAGAAAGAGACAAACACATAATTAAAGAGGATTGTGTTTTATTTGAATCTCCTATGCTTCATCAATCTGATTATTTTCATTTTTTAAATAACAAAATAGTTAATCATGAATGGTCTTTAAAAGCAAAAGAAAGTGAAAAATTCATAGAAAATGTTACTATTAATAATCAAGAATACGAATTATATAGAACATTAGAACAAGGATATAATTGGGATTTGTTTATTAGTGGAGAGTCTCCATATGAACAAATTTCTTGTTTTGTGAAATACAAACCAAAAAATGAAATCATGGAAATTGGTGGATTATGGCAGATTGATTGGGTATTGGGACTTGTGCGTGGTTTGATAACTGAGTATTATCCAAAACATTTTTCAGTTTTAGAATCTAGTCCTGTTATGAATAATAAAGGAAAGAATTTTTATCAAAATTTGGCAAAAGATTTTTTGAAAAATGGGAAAAAAGTAACAGTAATTTCAAAAGGAACGGAGATTCCTTATGAATTAGAAAATAAAGAAGATTACTGGAAACAAACAGATTTAACAGGTGCAATTGAAAAACGATTTAGATTTTATTTCTAGTGAATTTATTCTTTTATTTCTATTATTTCTTCGTTTGTTTTGGATTAGCTTTTGTGAATGTTCACATCCAGCGTGGAAATTTGCCTACATGGTTTACATTATTTGGTAGTTTGCTGATGATGACTGGTGGATATTTTATGTTGAAACTTTCTACTTTATCCTTGACACAGCAGTCAGTACTAATTACTGTGTCTACTTCAATAGGATATCAGTTGGGATTGAAGTGTATGGGCGATAATATTTCAAATCTTCAGTGGTTTGGAATAATTCTATCAGTAGTTTCTGCAATTTTAGTGAACACAAAATGATTAAATTTTCCGAAGAGATTATGGAGTTGGCATTTAATAAGATGCCGAAGTATAATGAAATTATTATTCTTTGTTCAATGGGTGTAGATAGTGTCGCTGCTACTCATCATTTTTTTAATAATAAGTATTTTAAAACATTAGGGGAACTACTTGGTAAGAATTTAATATTATCTATGGAACACTTTAATCATGGGCTAAGAGAGCAAAACGATAAAATGGAAGAAATGTATGACAAATACATGTATCTTCCTGAGATTGGTTTTTGTGGATACCCTGCAAGAAGGCTTAAAGATTTAGTAAAAAATCATACCGAAGATGGTCTGAGACGAGCTAGATTAGAATGGATTAAAAATTATCATGATTGTAAGATTTTCATTACTGCTCATCATTTAGATGATGCGACTGAAAGTTACATGTTAAATGTTTTAAGAGGCAAAGAAGGATTTCTTCCTATTCCTTTTATCACTGAAGTTGGAACTAATTTGATTGTACATCCTTTTCTCTTCACAAAGAAAAAGGATTTCAGAGAATACGCAGAAAAGAATGATCTGATGAAATTCGTAGTAGAAGACGAAACTAATAAAGTTACGAAAGGAAGTAGGCGTAATTTCATTAGGAATGAGATCATGCCATTAATTCAGAGAGAAAAGATGGGATTAGACACAATCGTTAAAAAGAAAATGCAAGAACGATTGATGTTGGAAATTATCAAAAGTTAATAAATATCTATATGGCTTCTAAATTCTTAAACTTAATTGAATCTGTTTTAACCGAACACAAAGGTGACGAAGCAATGGATCAGAAGCTCAAAAAAACTTTTAAGAGAATCATCACGAAGAAAGTAGATGATGATAAGAAAGTGGAAGCATTATTGAAAGCTGTACAAAAACATCTAAAAGAATCTGGAGCGAAATAACTATGAATGATGTTGATTTGATTTGGGAATCTTACGTATCTAAAATTCTTTTAGAAGAATCAGATACTGATATAAATATTGAATTTATTGATAAGTTAAAAAATGATTACGATATTATAATTAAAAATATAGGAACTAAATTAACTCCTGAAAATGCTACTAAATTAAAAGATCCTTTTTTAAAAGTAATCAATTATTATGATGATATTAGTACATTGATGTATAAATGGGGAGAAAATAAAAAAATTCATACTGCATATGTAAGACAACCACTTTGGGAATTACTAAGTCATTTAAGAGATATAAAATATGAATTAGAAGAATACAGTAAAAGACGAGACGAACATAATTTAAAAAAACTTATTAATCTAAAAAGATTAGCTAATAAAAAAGCTAATTTAACTTGGACTGAATTTAAAAGATTTTTAGAAAATAATCCAAATTTAGATTTAAAATTAAATTTAGAAAAACACACTTTTAAAGTAGACGGAATTCCTTTTATTTTTATAGGTTTGAATGATAAAAATAAATCTAGATTACCAAGATTAAAGTATTATATCAATTCTTATGTAGAAAGAGCAAGAAAAGTAGCTCCTTTAATGTTAAGATATGGACTTCCGGTAGAAATTCATATGGAATTTGATACTTATGATAATTCTAATTCTGCTGGATTATATGAATATAATAAAATTATATTAACAGCATGGGCTTCAAAAGAAAATAAAGAAGAAGCTTTTATAAGAGTATTGGCTCATGAAATGGGTCATCATATATACAAATCTTTATCAGAAGAAAGTAGAAACTTTTGGTACGAATTTATTATTAGTGATAAAATTGAAATAGATGTAGAAGAAATAGTGAATATGATGGGAGAAAATGAAAAATCTCGTGATTTCGAAACACGAATGAAAACAGAAAATCCTATTTTATATCTACAAGCCGAAGCATTATTTCATAATTATGCTACTAGTCATTATGGCATTTATGATTTACAATCTTTAGTAGACGCATATAAAAACAATCAAATAAAAGGAAAAGTTGTAGTACCAAATACTCCTATTACTGGTTATGCTAATAAAAACGCAGAAGAAGCTTTTTGCGAAGCATTAGGATTGTATGTTGCATATGGAAACCGAGCCGTAAACGAAAAAATAAAAAGCGTGCTAAATGTAATTTTAGCTCCCAGTGATAGGTTTCGTTTGGGAGAATCTACCGATTTTTTTGTAGAAGAATAGTTGACATCTTGTTTTTCTTCTCTAGACTACACCCATGTTTAAGAACCGTTTGGGTGTATGTTGTATCACGTTGGGTCAGAAATCTGATTTCAAGACACTTCAGTTAAATCGTACCAAAGACTTGTCTAACAAACAAGACAAAATCTTTGATGTTTATCGTCATAATCTCTCTGAGCTTTGTAAAGTTCTAGGTTATTTGACTCTTAAAAATATTCGTCATTATCGTATTTCGTCGAATATGTTTCCTCTGGCAGATCATCCAGACTTCGAACAATACTGGAATCTATTTTGTTCTAAAGAAGTCTTTTGGATTCCAGCAAGAATGAGTGTTCAAAAGTATTTGGCTAACGGTGGTCGGCTCAGTACACACCCAGATCAGTTCTGTATTATTTCTTCTCCCAAAGATGACGTGAATACTAATGGTGTTCGTAATCTAGAATATCATGCCAAGATGTTTGATATGCTAAATATTCCAAGTAGTCACTTTTGTCCTATTAATATTCATGTTAGTAATGGTAACAATCCAGAAATTGCTATCAGACAAGTAGATCGTAATCTACCCAAACTATCTAGTAGTGTTATGAATCGTTTGGTATTTGAAACAGAAGACAAGTCATTCTGGAAGTATCAGAATCTATACAAGTATTTCCCAAACATTCCGATTACACTAGATTATCATCATCGTTTGATTAACAACGACGGTGAACTAGAAGAAACTGCACACGAAGTTTGTGTGGGTACTTGGAAAGATACGGTTCCTTTGTTTCATCATAGTGAAGGTAAAGCACACAGTTTAGATCGTGCTCATGCCGATTATATCAATAACATTCCACATTGTGCAGTAGATGTAGATATTGAGATCGAAGCAAAACAAAAAGATCTTGCAGTGTTGAAGCTCATGTGTTTTTACTAGAAAAAAGTTAAATAATAATATGAACTATTCATTTGGATGTGAACCAGATACACATGACGAACGCGACTATCGTTTAAAAACAGTAGAAGAACCTGTATTTAAAGAATCGGTAGATCTTAGAGAAGATGCAAAAACAGGATGGTGGTTTGGAGATGTTCATAATCAAGGAACATTAGGAGCTTGTACATCATTCGCAACTAATGATTTGGTTAGATACGTAAGGTTTAAAACAAAACTTACATCGTGGCCTACTTCGCAATTGTTTACTTATTATGCCACTAGAAAATTACGTGGATCAATTGACGAAGATTCTGGTGCAACTGCTAGAGAAGCACTAAAAGCTACTGTTGAATACGGAGTAACAAAAGATGAAATTTGGCCTTATGATATAGCTAAATTTAAAGACGAACCTCCTAAAGAAGCTTGGGTTGATGCCGAAAAGCATCAATCGCTTTCTTATTTTCGTTTAGAACAAACAAAAGAAGAATTACTAGGATGTTTATCTGACGGATATCCGTTCACTTTTGGGATGAAGATTTATGATTCTTTCATTAAACATTATAAACAAGTAATGTTTTATGAAATATATCCGCACCCAATGGTAACAAAAGAAAAGTATCTTGGTGGGCACTGTATGTTGGCAGTTGGTTATTATTTTGAAAAAGAACTAAATGATTATGTTATATTAGTTAGAAATTCATGGGGTAAATATTTTGCTTGTGAAGGATATGTACATATTCCTCTTAACTCAATGTTAACTCCTAATTATTGTTTTGATTTCTGGACTATTCGTACTTCTGAAGACGAACGTCCTCCCGAACCACCAAAACCAGAACCACCAAAACCAGAGGAACCGAAACCAAACAAACCACTAGAACCAATAGAACCGTTGCCTCCATTTTGGAAAAACGAAAATTTACTCTTCATTATTGGGTTCGTAATAGTTGCACTAATTTTTGTTCTCCTACGCTAAAAAGTTCTTGTGTTTTTTCTGAGAAGGATCTACATTTTAGAAATGAATGGCGATCCTTCTTCACAAGAAATTCTAATCATAGAAGCAAACGGTAAGAAATATGCTGCGGTAGGTCTTATTACGTTTCATGATATTCCAATAGAAAATAGAAACGAAACGATTTTAAACAATTTCGGATTAAAAGATATTTATAGATCTGCAAGTCTTTACGAAATTGTGGACGAAAAGAAAATGATGTTAGCAAAAATCAAATATGGTATCTAGATTTTTTAAAAATTTAACAGTTATTTTAAAGCATTTTATTTGGTGGTTAGTTGAGTATATCGCGGAATTTCTTATTTTTGTAATGCAGAAAACAATGAAACCGTTGCTACTCATTTTCATCTGTGAAATGATTTACGTTTATTTCATATGGTGAATCAAAACGATTGTAATATTGTTGAAATTGACGACGAAACCGTTCGACATATGTTTTCTCAAGGAATTAGAAATTGGTATCAACTTGGTTTGCGCTTTTCTGAAAATAACACTTGGAAAGGAGAAGTCTGGATTTTGGATATCGTGGATAAACAAAAATTCTTTTTGGCTAGGATCAAATATGGAATCTGAATTTGAAGAAATTTATAAAAAGAAACAATTTTTACATGCTCTTAAAACTGGTAAAGTTCCACTTCGTGCAGGTTTAGGTACGAGGCTTTGGTTATTAGCCGGATTCAATAAAGGAAGAGTATATTGCACCGTAGAAAAGTGTGATCCACCTTTGACTGATAACGAAGACACACTTTCTTTCACAAAAAGATTATGTTTTTCTAAAACTACTTACTTAACTCCAACTATTGTAGATAAATTACATTCCCAACAAATGCGGGATACTTTTAAAAAGTACTTAAAGAGTTATGAGATAGTAAACCATTGGGCTTATATATTTGTTTATTTCGATCCTAAAAATACTCCTTCGTGGGCAATCTTAGATGAGGATCTAAAAAATAAATATCCGAATAATTATGTAGTTGACAAACGTGGATTTATACAGTACAAGTAATTATGTCCTTCAATATTAACGCATCGTCAAACACATCTCCTCTATTACAAAGTGCATTAAATTCCTTGAATTCTAGTGGAACTATTACCACTATATCCACAAATGGTTCTAGCACGATTTCTCCATTCAATTCTAAAATATTTCCTACATTTAAAATGGAATTATTCAAATCAGAAAATGGGGGGTTTGTACTTAATTTAATTATTTGTAAAGACAATAGTTATACAGAATCCTCTAAACTATTCATTTTAAATGATGTCGAAAATCTTGGTAGGGATATTCAAAACATATTATTGGTTGAGATTTTGAAAAAATAATCATGCCTAGGAAATATCCAGACGAAACCATTTACATGAGAGTAGATGGCAAGTATAAACCAATAGGTAAAATCTACGACAGAGACCATATTGGATATGGTAATTATTTTGTTTACAATAACAAATACAGTAGAGGTATTAGATGGATAGCGGCTTCTCCTGATCCTGATTTTATTGGATTAGAAACTGCTGTGGAAGAAACCAAAGATACTCTAGAAATAGAATTAAGAGATATTATTGATAATTTTATTTCTGGTAATGTAAATAACACTTATCGTTTTTACTTAACAGATAGTATTTGTCAGGCAATCCGAAAAACTTTCTTGAAAAAGAAAGCAGAAATGTTAGAAAAGATTAAAAATTAAAATGAAATATAAAATTGAATTCCACGGTTGGGGTGCTGAGATTATTGTTGGAGAATGTACAGAAAAAATGTTTAAGCATTTTGATGAAAATGGAATTGATGTTACGGATCACATGTGTGGTAACATGGAAGATGAACTCTCCGAAGATATCCACGAAGGTTTAACACAAGAAACAAAATACGAAAACGATAAGTTCTATCATAATTTTGGACCTTATTTCAACAGAAACACCACCATGCGAATTGTTGATGAAAATGAAAACGAAATTTATTCAACAGAAATGGATTATAAAGTTGGTGATAAATGGAATACTGAATGTGAACAAGATATTATATTCAAAGATTTCGATTCTCGTTACATCATAGTAGGACAAGAATATTCCAAAGGATTTCAAGCTGAATATATTTTAAATCTAAAAGAAGGAGAAGAATTCGATCAATCAAAGCTCTCAATTCTATTTGAAGATGTTGACGAATGTATTCAAATTATTACAGGAGTTCGATATAATGAAGTAGATCTAGAATGTACTGGAGAAGTATCAACTACTGGAAAAGATGCTGCTTGGTATATCCAAGATAACGAAACTGGTTATCAAACAATGTGGTGAAATGAGCACACGGCAAGTAATTCTCCATTTCGATAAGATAAAAGAAATCTTATCAAAAACTAAAATTGATAATATAGATGATTATATAAGACACATGCGTGTTCACCATGGCTTGTGTCCTTACAAGAAAGATATTAAACCATCAGCATTTGCTGGAATTGGAGAAAATAAAATGAATCACTTTTCTATTAGAAACGGAAAAGAAATTACAGAAAATTACAGATACTATATTGTGAATAAACGCAATTATATGTTATCTAAAATTAAAAATGGAATCTGATATAATTCATTTAGAATATCATATTTTCCAAAAATGGGTAACATTAGGAATGGAAGAAATTATAGAAAGATTTAATTTAAAACTTCCTGATGGATTTCCTAATTATCCTTATTATTATTTCACAAAGAAAAATTCAAATAGATATTTTAAAAAACATTTAGGATTTGTTTATGGTCGGAATATAAAGACTCCATATAGATATGGAGCTGTTTATGTAACCAATTACAAAAAACTAATGCTTTTCCGATTAAAATACGATTTATGAAAACTGGCACGATTGATATAGATTTAAATGATTTCGATAAAGAACATTTAATCCAAATTATTTTGTTTGCTCACGAAAGAGATATCACTTTCAACGAAGCATTTGAAAAAATTCTTGAAATGTTTCTGGATTATTCAAAAAGTCACGAAGATATAAAGAACTCGTAAATTTAATAAACTTGTGATAACAACAGAATCAACTCCTCCTCCGCTAAAAACATATATAAGAGTAGGCTGGGAATTAGATAAAAAACTTAATAAAGGATCTTCTATTTATCCTGCTGTTAATCTCAGAAAAAAAGGATTGAAATCTGTCAAATGTAAAGCACTTAAACGATCTTTAAAATACGTTGAGAAGTCTGAAAATTATTGGCTGGAAATAATAGATCTTCGTTTTGAAACATTTGACAAAATAAACAATAAAATTACATTCGAATGGTGGGATAATTACTTCGAAGTAATTGATAAAAAGAAATTCTTCTTATCTAGAATAGAATACGGATTCTAGTTATTTCGTTTTCACGTCCTCAAATTCTAATATAGTATTAAGCACATCTAACCATGTGCCGTTTTCATCTTTAGAAGATTCTCTAATAATCTTTCCTAAAATATTACTCTCTGTTAAGTTAGTATTTCTACACATCAGTGAATTAGCCATGTAGTCTATTATTTCACTTTCAGTTCCACCAGATTCAATAGCCATTTTAATTAAACTTAACTTGGCAATTTCTACATTTTCTATTGTTGGTTCTTCATTCATACCAACAACATAAAGCAAGTTTTTACGAAGTTGTAATTGATTTAATTTCATCTTTGGAAGATGCTGATATTCTTTGGATAAAAGAAGAATTTTAGCATATTCTTTTGAAATGTTCCATTTATATTGTTTGTTATTTAATAGCCAATCAATAGCCATTGAATAACCATTTTTATTATAAACAAGATACCATTCTATTTCTTCACGTGTTGGTATTTTTTCTATAGTATCAAGAAATGCTCGTTTAATTAAAAAAGACATATCTTCTTCTGCATTTATCTTGTTAATTACTAAGAATGAACAAGCCAGTAAGAAACAAATAAACTTTCTCACATAAGTATTTATCCTAAAACGGCTTACGGAACTGAAAAAAGTCCTAAAGTTTCTCTAAATTCTGCCGATATAGATGATGTAGACATGAAAAACGACAAACCTATCATTAATGTTGCCAAGATCATGGCAGAAACTATTATCACTGGAAGCATCATCATGAACAAAGGAAAGGTTCCCAAAAACCTTCCATACATTCAGAACATCACACAAAAAGATCTAGAAGTGATCGAATCCACTCTGGGAAAAAGCTGTGTGGTTGATGTTGATATTTTCAATGACATTCTTTGTAATGTACTAGAAAAGCGACTAGATTATTACTATGCCGAAGGCTTCACAGAAGAAAGAGAAGATCATTACTATTTTCTCAACAAAGAAGAACTAAACCTAAAAGACGAAGAATTGTATGGGCAAGATTAATTATGTACAACATATTATTAGAATCTGAAAAATTTGTTAATTACTATGCGATTTTTATTTCTCGTCAATCTAGTTCTTTTTTTGCTGATTATATTTCAAGTAAAGAATGGAGGAATAATTACGGAATCCGGATCATTAATGCCGAATTTCAACAAGATTTATCGGCTATTTTAATACCAAATAATCTGGATTATAAACTATTTGAATCGGATCTCTTATATTTTAAAAGAAACCACAAAAACAAAATAGTAAAGAATTCTGAATTTTGGGGACAAATTAACGTCGGATACGAAAACAAACACTGGACATTTTACGTATGAAAATAACATTCATGATGGAAGCCTTCGATAAAAGCTACGAGAACTTTTTAAAGGACATATCAATCCACCGTTCTACCAAAGATGTAACGCTTAAAAACTTCGAAAGACACCTCGGCATAGTCCACATAGCCAATTTCGAAAATCGAGACCGCTACGTTCAATATAGAATCGTAGACAAAGAAAAATATAAAGTTGGCAAAGTGAAATACAAACTTTAACGGCGAAATTTTCGTGTTCATATTAAATTCGCGTTTATATAATAAACTCGCATGTTTACCATAAACTCGCATGTTCATCAGAAAATTTTAAGTTTGTTAAAATTTTTCTATTGACAAGTAGAAAATTAATGTTATAATATTAATTATTAATAATGTATAATATATCAAATTATAATAATATTAATCTAACAAAAGATGGATTAATTGTAAAGTTTGGTATTGTTTTGCAAAAACATATAAAGGTAGATCTTATTATTAAAGATAGTACTTTAAAATTATCATTCTATGATAAATTAGGCATTTATAATGTAAGCAAAATGTCTATGAATAAGTTTAGTTTTTTACATGATACTAATAATGGTGATATTATTGGAATATTACCACTTGATGATGAATGGTATTTATGTTGGAACCCGAAATTTAAAGATATTTAACTAAATACAAGATGGTAAATTCTATTTCTACAATCGAAAAAGTAGAAAAAGAAATTTTAACTACAAACGAAAAAGAAAAAACAGATAAGAACTGTATACAACTTATCAATTTTCTTGCACAAGAACCACCAACTCCGGTGGACTGGAGTTTCTTCGAAACAAAAAAGAAACAGAATCCAAAAAAAGTTGTAGACAAACGCAAAAAGCTGTAGTACAGTCCTAACACCTTCGAAATTCTCCTCTGAAAAACCAGACGGAGAAAGAAAAAGGAAAAAAAAACTAAAGTCGGTCAAGAAAATGCCGATTACTAGATACGCCAGTGAATCTGGTTCGCAGAAAACAAAAACCAAAAACAAACAAAAACAGAAAGCAAGTTATGGCACACGAACTCACACAACGCGAAGACGGACGTACTGAATTCTTTTCAGCAGTTACTCGCGGATGGCATCAACTCGGTCAACTCTCTGATCGTCAGTTGACGGCAGAGGAGGCAATCAAGGAAGCACTTCTCGATTGGGAAGTCGAGCAGGTTCCGGTGTATCACCAGAATCCTTTGGACAATGAACTGATGGAAGTTCCGGATCAGTTCCTTGTTCGTCGCAAAGACAATTACAATCCGTTGTCCATTATGAGTGCTCGCTACACTCCGATCCAAAATCTCGAAGCATTTAGTTTCTTCGATGAAATTATCGGTTCTGGTAAGGCAGTTTGGGATACTGCTGGATCGTTGAAGGGTGGTCGTATGGTATTCATGCAGGCTGAGTTGGAAGGAAAGTTGTTTCTAAATTCTAATCCAGATGACACGACTGTTAAGAAAGTTTTGTTCTTTACAAGTCACGATGGATCAAAGGCATTGACAGGTTGTATTACGCCTGTAAGGTGCGTATGCCAAAATACTTTTAATGCAGCTCTTAGAAACCACACAAATTGTTTCAAGATTTATCATCGTAAAAACTTTGCAGAAAAGAAGAATGAAGCTGCGAAAGTTCTTGGATTTGCAAACGCATTCTACGATGATCTTCAAATTGTAATGAATAAGCTTGCTGAAGAAGAAGTTACAAAGTCTTATGTTGAAGGATTTGTAAATACGCTAATTCCTGCCGAATTGAATCCAGAAACAGGAAGAATCTCCACTCGTACAAGCAATCGTCGTAATGACATCGCCACATTGTTTACTTCTGGTAAGGGAAACAATGGTCGTACTAAATGGGATCTATTCAATGCGGTTACCGAATATGTAGATCATCATCAAGGTGGTCGCCTTACGGAGGCTCGTAAGAATCGTTCTGACGAAGGAATTTCTATCGAAGCTGAAGCACGTTTCGAACGATCAATTCTTGGGGCAGGTGCTCGAATGAAGCAACAGGCAATGGATTTGCTTCTCAACTAAATTCCCCCTTAAAGGGAAGGGAATGATAAAAAGTTCCCTTCCCTTTTTAACCAAAAAACAAAACTAATTCATTAAATTAACCATTATGAACAATAACATCGAAGTCGAACAAACCGAACAATACAGGATTGGTTATCATTCCGCAATGGAACAGGTACGTTATATCGTAGAAGTTCTCACGCGTGAACAAGATAAGACTGAATTGGGAATTGCTATTACTGGAACCTTGAACAAAGTATCTAATCGAGTCAAAGCACTTGAAATTGAACAAGGTTAAATGAAAAAAGAAAAAGAAAAACCGGAACAAATGACGCTCGAAGAAGCTACTAATTTTTTGAAAAAACTTAATGAGTGGGAAAGTGCTCGCAAGTTTGATCGAGAAACTATTATTAAATGGGCTGAATTTTTGAAAAACAAAAACGCAAAATAATAATGAAAAAGTTAGTTCTAATAAGTTGTTTGATTGGAGTTAGTGCTGCATTGTTTGGAGTACAAGAAAAAAGTGTAGTGAAGAATAAACAGGAATATCCAACAGTTATTCTTAATTCAAAGGATGATTCTAATATTATTACTGAATGTCCAAGGAATGTTCCGAAAAGTTACGAAGCTAATTATGCTTCAACGATTGAAGGACAAACTCCCGAAATGGCTCGACATTGTCAAAGTTGTAGTATTGGAGTTTTTTCCTATCACGAGGGTGAAGAAGGAAGACGGTGTACTTGGTGCAAATTGAAAGAAAAATAAGAAACTAAAAAACCGGAGAATCTCAAAAATTTGCTAAAGAGATTCTCCGGTTTTGCCGATAGATAGGTAGGACATTGAACTACCATGAGAACACAAGCCACCTCTACTGTCACTCAACTGGTCATTCGTAAGATGGCTTACGAACTGATGCATGAATACAATCTGCTGGAAAAAGGATGGCAGTTTTATTTCAACGACAACCGCTCAAGACTGGGCGTTTGTAAAGAATATAACAAATCTATTGAATTGAGTATCTGGCATGTGAATAACAGTCCGTTTGAAGCTGTTAAAAACACTTTACTACACGAAATCGCTCATGCTATCGTAGGATGTCGGCACCAACACAACAATGTGTGGCGTTCTAAAGCAATCGAAATTGGTTGTAATGGCGAACGGTGCGGTGTTATGAATGCTCCGTACAAATACACGGCAATTTGTCGTAATTGCGAGTACACATTTCAAACTAATCGTAGAGCAAATACAGCATGTTCAAGGTGCTGTCGTAAATTTAACAACGGAAAATATAATAGCGAATATAGTTTCATTTACAAGGTCAATTAGTAATAACTATATAATTATTTTTGTTGATAAGCTTTTTCTTCGGTATCGATATTTTCAAAAAAATTATCATCAAAATTAAATCGTTTGCTATAAAAACCTCCGGTTTTAACAGGTTTTTTGTAAAATCTTATTATTTTTAAAATTGTTTGATAACAAACATTAAAATCTTTAGCAATTTTTTACGGAAGATTCTCCTTTACAATATCTTTCTACTATACTACTGTGATAGTCAGTATGAATAATTCCTTTAAATTTTTTCATACAAATATTTATCATTTATTTCTAAATTTATGAAGTACGAACAAAAATTATTAATAATACCAGATCAACATACACACTTTGAAAAAGTTCAAAGAATTATTGATAAGTTTTATAAAACTCATAAATTTATTTTTATAGGTGACGAGTATGATCAATTTGGAGACACTCCTGAAATAAATGCTGCGATGGCCGCTTTTATGAAAAAGACAATGAATGAATTTCCAGATTGGGTATATCTATACGGAAATCATACGCTGCACTACCATCCACATTTTACTGCAATGTGTAGTGGATTTTCTACGGCAAAAAAAACTAGTATTAATGAAGTATTGACAATAGAAGATTGGAATAAACTTAAATACTTTCATTTTGAAAATGGCTATTGGTTTTCACATGCTGGTATTACAAAGTATTGGTTTCAGCATCCATTAAAAGAAGGTATAACGATTGAAAATGTTCAAAGAATTATTGATCATTCTATTGAAAAATTAAAAATTCGTGATTCAACTGATAATGCTATTTGGGCAGCTTCGCACAAAAGAGGTGGTATAAGTCCAGTAGGTTCAATTCTTTGGGAAGATTGGCATGATTTAGAATTGATTAGTGGTATGCGTCAAGTTGTCGGACACACTCCAATTTACCGGATCACTACCATCGAGGATGACAATACAAAATCGTCCATCACAAATGTTGACACAAGCGGTGCGAGGGTGTATATGTCGGAATTGTTAGAGATCGACGAGAACGGAAAGCGGAACATCATCGATACGCATTTAATTTAAAAAACTGCTAAAGAAAGTCCAGAAACTACCGATTACTTAGTATGACCAAGAACATCATTCTCTACCGTGACGTTATGTTTTCCGAAAACGTGTTTGCCTTTTTTAGAACATGTAACGAAGAAGGAGTATATAACGATCCTCCTATTTTTGGAAAAGAGTTGGAAGATGTCTTTCTTAAAGACGGTTATTATTATGATAACCAAGATCCAAATCCAGACGGATCTTTTCCGGTGTATGAAGATAACATTTATGTTGGACGAATCTTTTGCCCAGTTGCTTAATTAAAACACAATTATGAATAAACAAAAGTGTTTGGAATTGTTGAATAAAATCGAATCTAAAATCCAATCCCATGATTGGGAATATCAGATGGAAGAAATATACTACCAACATATTTCACATAAAGAGTTACTGTCTTATATGAAAGACTTTGGTCTTGCTGAAGCAAAAATGGACGGAACTCTTTGTGTCAGACTTCCAGATGGATGGATGGAAGGAGTCGATGAGGAGTCCGACGATTACAACGAAGTGGCAGACAAATACGAAGACGTTTATAACTTTCTTCTTGACGAAGCCTCTAAAGAATCAGCAGCATTTGATCACTTGGAAAAATTAGACGAAAGAGCAGCAAACAGAGAATACAACAGACTTGTTTTTGGAAAATAAATAACTATGAATACCTATATTATCACAAACGATCTAGATCCACGCGAAAGATATAAGTTCTCTTCTCAAGAAGAATTGGATAATCCTTTCGAAAGAGCACTAAATGAAATTGGTTATCGTTTGAATCACAACACTGATGATGGTAATGTACATGAATATGTATTGATTGAAAAAGAATCCGGTAAATCAGTATATCAATTCATGGAATATATGTACCATCGTGCTTGTTTCGAAGCACTCAGTGAATTGGGTTATTCTTGTGAACTTGAACAGGATTTTGTCGAATATGATCAGCCTAGATTCATTTCCAAATCCAACATCGTTCCGTTCGAAATTTAATGTTGATTGAATATAAAAATCTTTGCCAAGATATATTAACAAAATATGGTTTAAATGATTGGAAGTGTAATATAAACACAAGACATAATGAATGGTCTGGCATTTGTAGACATTCCTATAAAACCATAGAACTTTCGCATTATCTTTCAAGATGTAGCCATGAATATATTTTAGATACAATACTACACGAAGTGGCTCATGCCATTTGTGGTTACGAATCTAAACACGGAACAAAATGGAAAAGAGTTGCAAGAGAAATCGGTTGTTCCGGTGAAATTCACGGAGCAAATATTTCTGAAAAATATCTGGCAATCTGTGGATCTTGTGGTTATCATCACACACGCAACGAATTACCTTACAACAATAAACTTTCTTGCTCTTTTTGTTGCGAGAAATATTCAAATGGTTTGTATGATTCGAAATTTAAATTAGAATATAAAACTTATGAAATTTGATGATTTGGTTGGCGAATTGTTAGAAGAAAATCATTCACAAAAATTGATTCTCATTCGTGGAATTTCTGGATCTGGGAAAACAACTTATGCTAAACAGTTGATGAAAGAAGATCCATCTCTTTCTCATTATGAGGCAGATATGTATTTTTATAATAATAATGGTGAATATCATTTTGATCCAAAGAAACTCAAAGATGCACATGAATGGTGCAAAAAGCAAACTGAGATTGATTTGATGTTTGGAAAATCGGTAATTGTTTCGAATACGTTTACCCAAAAGTGGGAGATTGATCCTTATATTCAGTTGGGTAAAAATTATGGAGCGGAGATTATCATTAAGAAAGCAACCGGAAATTATAAGAATGTTCATGGTGTTCCAGATGATGCGTTGGAACGTATGAGATCGCGTTGGGAAAACGTTGACAACGAAGAAAACATTTGATTATAGTAACTATTAATCTATGAGTAAAAAATATCATCGTCCTAAAAGTCCGTGTGCTACTCCGTTGAAAACATTAGCACAAGAAACCGTTTATTCTATTATTCAAAAGAAACACGGAATCTTGGGAATGTCTAAGCTAATGGCAAAAGCGCACAAAAAAGGATTGATTCGAAATCCAAAACAGTTTAGACGATGGGTCGTAGAAGAATGTATTAGCTTTGTAAATGTATTGGACGATTGGTTAACTAAAAATCCCGATCCAATCGTCAATCCGTTTCCTAAAGCACAAAGTAAGTTTAAACGCAAAAAAGTCACCGAAAAACTCGAAGAAGTTTTTCCGTTGACAAATGCAGATTTTACTGAATCGTTCGAAGCCGTCCAAGTTCTGAAGCCAGTGAATTAATTTCTAAAGTTTTCTAAAATTCCGCCGATATCTTGTTATGAAGAAAATCCTATTTTTCCTAATGTTGATTCCTACGGTATCTGAAGCAAACTATAAACAAGAAGGTGTCGCTTCTTGGTACGGGTCGGAAAACACTCGTTCCGCTACTGGAAAACCACTCGTTCGTCACCTGCCTGCTGTTGCTCATAAAACCCTGCCTATGGGCACTAGGGTCAAAATCACCAGTCACCGCACAAAAAAGACGGTTGTGGCTGTTGTGGAGGATCGTGGCCCATATACTAAAAACCGTATTGTAGATCTTAACCTAGTCGCTGCACGGAGACTAGGAATTGTCAAGAGTGGAATTTCCCGTGTAACTTTGGAAAAAATTAACTAAACTTTTTTCGGAACCTACCGATTATATAGATGTCAGTGAAACCCAAACAACCAAGCCAAAAACCAAAAAATAAAATGAACACCATCAAAACCATCAAGTCCGTTAAGCAGGAAAAGATCAATGCTGCCTCTCATGTTACTATCATGGATGCTGCAAAAACGTGGAAGCCGACAATTCGCCGTGGACGTGTTTCGGTTCTCCAACCTCATCTCGATACTGTGCGGTATCTCCGTAATGCTCGTCGTTTGACGGTCAGGAACATTACCGAATTCTTTAATCAGAATGGAGTAAAAGTTTCTTATCCAAATGTTGTTAATTTCATCAAGAAAAACAAGATCGGTGGATCAAGCCGGAAGTCCAAGAATAACGAACAAATTTAATAGATTCTATAACCAGTGGCGGAAATTATAATCCGCCACTGGTTTACCTTTCGTACTGTTTTAATTGACGAATATCACTTATAGTGTTTTTAACTTTTTTAAGTTTGTTTAATGCTTCTTGTCGGTCTTCGTCATTTCTAGAATCGTAAATTCTTCCTTCTCTCTCTGGTAATTCTGGAGTTCCCTGTTCTAATTTCTTTCGAGCAAGTTCTTTTTTCCTTTTAATCTCCATCTCTCTTCTATATTCTTTTCCTTTTTCCTCAAACTCCCGCATAAATTCTTCGAATGATTTTTCCATAAAACTATTTACTTAAATATGGACTACAAATATAACTTCGATATTAATGATTATAAAATGATTCCGATTCAGCGAATCAAGAATCAACATAAAAATCTAACTGAATTAGTTCCTAATCTTTTCTTGGCAGAAGATAAAACTAAATTGTTTATTGGAGTTGATTTCTTTATTAAATTAGTTTGGAATGATGTTTCCGCACACGTCTTAAATAAACACGATCCTATTCACCGATATAATCGCAAGATTGATATTACTACGAACCGACAGAAAGAATATCTTAAAACATGGGGTTTCAATCCGGTGATTGGTTCTTCTGAAGAAAACCAAAGATTGATGGTAATGAGCGATTATTATTGTTACACTTTCAAAGTAACAAATAAAAACAAACTAAGATCATTCTTAGCAAGAAAACTGAAATAATGGAACAAGCTAGAATTATTGAATATAAAGAAACTTTATCTAAACTTCAGAATGGTTTAATTACCGAAGAAGAATGGATGGAATACTGCAAACAAATTCTTGCAGAAGTTTTAGAAGATGCTAAAGATGTTATGATCAGATTAAAGAATCGAGGAGATTAGCTTTTCGAAGCACGAGTAACAGGCTTTTTCTTTCTTCTGGAAGTATATTTTTTAGATTGATTTACCTTTTCTCTGAACTGTTCATATTGCCAGAGAGATAGCCAGAAAAACGTAATTGACATTCCACAGTTTAAAACAATTTCTGTTTTTGCAGGGGTATTCAGTGTGAGAACATTGCTTATGGCTCCGCAAATTATTACAGTTAAACCAAACTTAGCTAACCATGCCTGTAATTTATTGTTCCATATAAAATTATCGGGATCTCCGAAAATATGAATTAATAATCCCATAGCGGACATTGCAATAGTACAATTTGAGATTGCATTGATAATAGTAAAAATGTTGATTTCTTGCATTGTTTAATTATTTACGTTTGCGGTTTCTTCTAGTTTTATATATTTATTTCCTTTTGATAAATTATCAGCGGCCCATAAGGGTTGTAAATTATTTATATGATTCATCTTGTCTAATTCATGTTCCTCAAAACTAGATATCGGACGTATGTGATCTATATGCCACTCTCCATGATTATCCCATGTCATTCCTTCTTTAAATAATGATTCTATGTGACATTTAGCTTCTTGCCATGTGCATTTTAATAAATTTAATGTATTTGTTGGTTTATTCTTAGAAATACGTTTAAAGGATCTAATCACTGCTGATCTCAATTTAAATTTAACAGCATATAGAAGATCAGTTTTCATCCTAATTTTGTGTTTAGAATTTTTTTGATATAAATACGTTTTTTTATTATTTTTGTAATAATTTTTACAACGTTCTTTTATTTTCTCTTTATTAATATGATAATAACACTTTTGCTTTTCTAACATTCTTTTTTTATTATTTCTATAGTAAGAAATTGTTGTTTTTAATACCTTTTCTTTGTTAGCTTCGTAATATTTTTTTTTACGAACTTTTAATTCGTTTTTATTGTTATTTCGATATTTCTTCCCTCGTTCTTTTATTTTTTCTTTATTATTTTCGTAATATGCTTTGTATTTAAATTTGTTTTTTTGCTTGTTATTTTCGTAATATGATTTCTTTGATTCTTTTATTTTTTGTTTATTAGATTCTCTGTATGTTTTTTGTTTCTGTTTTAATATTTCTCGATTAGCTTCTAAATATGCTTTTATTTTTTCTTTATTAGCTTCTCTGTATGCTTTATTTTGTTGTTTTATTTTTTCTTTGTTGGCTTCTTTATAAGCCCTCCTCTTTTCTCTATTAGATTCATTATATAATTTTCTTTTTTCTTTTAATTTTTCTTTATTGGCTTCTTTGTAAGCCTTATTGTAAATTTTTTTCTTTTCTTTTAAAAATAGTTCTTCCGTATTATTTGTACTTGTAATATTCATCTTAAGCAATAAATATTTATTGCTTGGGCTTCATTTTTATTGTAAAAACATCTTAAGCAATGTAAATTATTTCAAATGAAGCTCAAGTATTTATTTTTTAGCATTTAATCGAGAACGTTTTGCTAGATTACGTTTTGATGTTGATTGAAATTCTTCTTGTGGTATATTAAAGCTTGATAATACTTTATCGCCCAAATAGTCTACAGATCGGAGCCCTAGATAACCCAGAATAAAAGCAATGCTGTATTGAAAGTTCATGTTTTCTAGTTTTGTTATACTAATAATAACTGGAGTTATGTAATTGGCAGATGCCGCTCCTCCTATTAAAGATGAAATTGTTCTAGTAAGATTTAATGCTCCGGATTTACTTGTTAGTAAAATCGAACCAAAAAGACCGGAAATCAATAAACCAACGTCTATTCCATATTGTTTAAGATTTAATGGTGTTTGTGGTTCCATTCATATATTTATCAGAATTTCAACAAAATAAGAAACTTAACACTATGAATAACGAATGTCATTGCGGTAGCGGAGAATTCTCATATCCTATTTTTGATGGGTATGGAATTTATCTTTGTGAAGTTTGTCACAAATGCGAAGAAAAAGAATTATCAAAATATAGGAAAGATATTTTTGAATGTTACGATTGTGACGAACCTATTGATTCAGATTAATCATAAATAAATTTATATGATAGAAATTAATATATCAGATTTATCTTATGATTCATATGCCGAATATTTGATAGAATCTGTTTCTCCTGATCGAGTCATTGATTTTAATAATAATAGAGGTTCTGGTAGTATTATTAGAAATGCTGGCCCAAAAGAACGTAGCACAATGGTAGGCGAAGATAATGATGTTGGATTCATTGTTCATATTCCTACTAAAAATGTTTATTTCTTTAATAGAGATTTGTTATATCATGCAGCGGCTGGGTTCAGAATTGGTTTAGATGTAGACGGAGATATAGTACATGATTGCATTTGTGGTTATTACGATGGTGTTTCTCCGTCTGCTAATTTAGATGCTAGAAATATGTCTAGAATACGCATTTCTAATATTTCTTCTGATGATAATTTAATTAAACCAGAAACTTTAGATGCTATGCTTTTAGCCTTTGAAAAAGCACTCATGCGACCAGCACTTTCCGATATCGGAATTTTCCGAAAAGGTGATGCCGCTGGAATTTTTCGCAGCCGGAACCGCTTTGCCTTCCGTGGCGGAGAAGAATTTTAAAAAATTTCTAAAGAATTTTTAGATTCTGCCGATTACTAGGCATGACCAAATCACAGGCAGAGTACAACAGGGCGGCTTCAATGAAGCTGGACGCATGGGTTCCAGCGTGCGGCGGAACCGAAGAGATTTTTGTTGTCAGAAACAAAAGGATTCTCTATTGTTACAATCCGAAACAACATAAACATGCCTACTTGGACGTAGATTCCGACATGCTTATGACAGACGAAGAATATTTTGCTCTTATTGCGAAATAATTCTAAAGAACCACGAACAATTGACCGATACAGTACTATGATCAAACGCACCTCCAACATCAACGGAACCTCTTTGAAAGGTTATGTTACTACAACCTACAACAAATTGGTTGAAGTTTTCGGACAACCTTGTCTGAACGACCCGCCATCCGAGTACGAAAAAGTTACCACTGAATGGTGTTTGAAATTTCCTTGCAACACTGTCGCGACAATTTACAACTGGAAAAACTACGGAAATGATCCAGCACCAGATGAAAATTACAACTGGCACATTGGTGGTTTTACTTCAGAGGCAGTTGCTCTTGTAAAGAACGAAATTTTCAAATAGTCAATTAATATGCTCAACATTCTTTTCTCTCTAACACTTTTGTTTTTGTTTTGGTTGTTTTTCGGATCACATCTTTATTTGATTGGAATCGTCACCACTGGAGTTGTTTTAGGAAATTTCTTATACCATAAACTTATTCACTAAAATGAAAGAAATATCAGTTAAATATCTTCTTACTGCAAAAAATCATACTGGTCTTTTTTCTTTGACTAAAGAAAGCGATTCTTTAGAATATATCAAAGAATATGCTAAAGAATTAGAGAAGAGTGATTCAAAGTTGATCATTACCATCTTTAGAAGAGTAACATCGGAAGAACAAATCGAACTATAAATGAATTGACACTACACCGATATCGCACACTACACCGCTTGAGTGTAGTGTGCAGGTTTAGTGTAGATTTTTAGAATCTATTGGCTATATGTTTGCATAGCTTGATAAAGTTGTCATGTGAAAATTTGCTCTTCATTAAATTAATGTCTTTGTGTACCCATTGAACATTTTTTATATTATTATACAATTCTTTATTATCGTGTACTGAAATTATATGATCTAAACTCATGTTTTCATTTGGGATTAGATTTACTCCAGTGTAAATACATTTACGATTTTGTTTTTCATATAAATTTATTAAATCAATTGTATAATTACCATTTCCAAAATATCTTTGGGATGTTTTCTTAAACCAGTGCTCGTAACAAAATTCGGATTTACGCAGTCTAATATTTTTACAACATGAGCAAATATTATTTTTCCTACGTTCATTTAAATCAATTCTTCTTTTTTTATTAAGACAAGATCTGCATATTTTTTTATAACCTTTTTTAAAATATTCAACAGGTAATATTTGTTTACAATCTAAACATTCTCTTTCAATTTCTAGTTTTACATCATAAGCATCTGGTATAATTTCTAATACGAATTTTTTTGCTTCTTCTTCTGTTTTGAAAGATCTTGTAGTCCTTTTAATATTCAAAATTCCAGCAGGAAAAGATATTACCCATCTATTTTTTGTTTTATGAAAATACGGACTATAATATGCCATATGACATATTTACAGATTGAATAAAAATATGATATAATACTGAAGATTAAAAAAATTCCTAAAGTTTCTCCAAAATCTGCCGACTAATAGACATGCCAACGCACTCTTTATCCTTCAAAATTGTGGAAGAAAACGGAACTTTCTGGGTCAAGTGTTCAGAGATGAAATTTTCTTCCTACACAAAAGATCCACAAAAATTGGTGAAAGAACTTGTTGACGAATGGTTCGACGCTGATATGGGTTCAGAATTTCTTCCGCTTGACTAAAAAATTCCTAAAGTTCCTCCCAGAACTACCGATATACAAGTACACCAAAAACCAACCAACAAAAATGAAAATCATTGACTCGATACTCAGAGCAGTTGTTGAACGGGTAACCGAACTCGAAGTAGACCTCTACGGTGAACGTAAATTGTTGTATGTTTTTGAAAATTTGGACAAACGTGGAGTTCCGTGTAAATTCTGGGTTCAGGACTGGGAATGCGACGACATTACCGACACGCTCCCGACCGATTTTGTGACATACCTACAAGACTCGTTAAAAGAGCACTACAAAAGCGCAGCTACCACAAAAAACTAAAAAAAGTTTTAAAGGTCTTCTTCAAAACTGCCGATATATAGGTACAGTAGAAAATCCCTAACCAAAAACACAATATGCCATTCTTTCACTTTGATCAGAACAATTCCGGAGGAAGTTACGATGCGGACGAAAATGTAGCACAAATCGTGGTCATCGAAGCACTTAATGCCGATGCCGCCAATATTATTGCACAAGAAATTGGAATCTATTTTGACGGAGTAAGTAGTGGTGCGGACTGCGATTGCTGCGGAGACCGTTGGAGAAGAGCATACGCGGATGATGCACAAGATGCTCCAGATGATGGGCTAATTGCGATGCATTCTTCTTGGAAGAGTCAAGGAAATCCTTACGCTCACGTTCACTTCGCAGACGGACGGAAACTTTCCTATAGTTAAAAAATTCCTAAAGTTCCCCCCAGAACTTCCGATATATATGTTGTCAGCGAAACATTAAAATCCAAATATGAGCGAAATCTACCGATCCTCTTACTATCGCACCTCTCAGTACTCCTCGTTTGAGGAGGCGCACAAAAACGGAGGAGTTTACTATTGGGAAACAACCTATGGGTATACTTCAACGATGGACAGTTTCACCAACATCCGAAACATTTTAGATTCATATGATCCACAGGCAAAGAATGAATTTCGATTCATTTGGAACATTGACGGAATTGTGTTTCCCGAATGTTCTTTCACAGAATCGTATGATTTGTTAGGTAGGAGTTACGATTATTTTCGTAATGGAAAAATTTCCTAAAAAACTTAAAGTTTCTCCGAGATCTGCCGATATATAGATACGCTAGTTAAACCAACAACCAACCAAAAATCCAAAAATGCACACGATCATCCTCAACTCTGACGACGCCGCCAACACTTATCTCACCTCTATGCTTGAAATGATTAAAAGCGATTTGAAGTTCAACACGGTTTTGGACACTGCCGAATCGCTCGCTGATCTTGGAGCAGATGTGAAGAATTTGCTGTCCACGGTTCCTAGTGTGGCTTTTACAGCCTTCCGTGAACAGTTTAGTTCTGGAAACACCATGATGTTTGTTTCGGACGAAGATAGCAAAAACCTAGAAACTTGGAACGACCGAAACGAAAATTTTCAGATTGCAGTTTTTCGGCATGACGGTCAACCTGTTGGAGTCTATGGCAAGGCTTATTTGAACTGGTAGTATTTAACTAAAAGTTTTATGAAAACACCTAAAACAGTCGAACTCAGAAACAGCTTCCACAACACGAAAATTCGTGTCAGATACAAAAGCTACATGGTTCCGGAGAACCAAGATTTGACTTGGTGGTACATTCAATTCCGTGCATCTGATTCAAATGACCTGTATGGAGATAACAAGTCTGCCAAAGGTTTGATGAATAGAATCAAAAATAAACTCTGCGGCAGTAACGATTGTACTTGCGGAACAGTCAGGTAATATTTTATGTGCGACAATGAATTCGCTTGCCGAGTATTTTTGAGAATCACCGAAAAGTTTCCCGAACTCAAAGAAACGAGATTCGAAGAAACGGTATTCGAAGCTATCGAGGGTGTACGGGGAATTGAACGAGAGGAATATTCCAAAAGAATGCGTTTTCTAGAAAACCGATACGATATTCATCCGGTTTGTAAATGCTAAAATATTATAAAATCCATTTATAATGGAATCTGATGTAGTTAAAACCTTTGAGTTATCAGAAGCCGCATATTCTTCGAATATCAAAGGAGTGACAGTGAAAAGGTTTTTGTGGCATCACGGAGCCAAACGCACAAAAGAACGAAAAACCGACGGTATTTGGTATACAGAATTAGTGATTCGTGATAGAAATAAGTGGATGTTAGCTAAGATCAAATATGGAATCTGAGTATTACAAACAGCACCAAATGCTGCAACAACATTACGATGGCCGTCATTTTGATCCGGTGACCTCTCCTCCTGTTATATATCAGCTAATTCCCCATTATGATAAACACTGTAAAGATCATAATTATGATTCAACGCCCAAAAATTGGGATAGATTTCTTAAATCTTGTGGACTAGAACACGTTTCTATGTCAAGAATAAAGATCAAAAACAAAAAGAAATGGTTTCTGGCAAAGATCAAATATGGAATTTAAATGCTCCCCGATCTAGAGTCGAAAGAAAATTTTTTTAAAAAATTCCTAAACCCGACGACCGAACCTGCCGATATATAGTCATGACCAAAAATACACACCTCCTACAAGTCGAAATCGAGTCGCCTGACTATCTGCCCCTCAACAACTCCGAACCCTACAAAAACTGGACGGTTTACCACACTAGCGAAGAACCCAACATGGATCGCGCATGGGAACTTGGTTCACGCATCTGCATGAACATTCTCGCAGACGCACAATATTTCGGAAACCCCAAAGCGGTGCGTTTTTTGATTGACCAGCGAGTGGTGAATCAGCTCACTATCCAAAAAATGGAAGATTAATTTTTTCCTAAAGTTTCCAGAAATTCTTCCGATTACTAGATACACGTTAAGGAACAACAAAAAACCTCGAACACTATGAGCGGATATTACGACGACAACTTTGGCACATGGGAAGGCATGGACGATCCCGAAATGGTCGATTTCTATCATCAAGTTCAGAAAGACTCTGAATGGAAAACTTGTAAACAGTGCGAAGAACGTGTATTCTTGCGCCGGAATTATGTAATCTGCAACGCCTGTGCCGATCAAAACGAACGCTTCTAAAATATGACCACCGACCAATACAACACAGCCAAGAACCGTATCAAAGAACTTCTGAACCCCGAAATTCAGCCCATAAATATTGATCTGGCATGGGAACTGAATGATCTGATGAAAGCGGTCAACAATTACGAAGATATTCATCATCCAGAAAATCTAGCAAAAGCCGAAATAGAAGCAGAAGTATTGTCTCAATGGAAAGGTATTCCTTCTTATAATATTGAATAAGTGATTAAATAGTAATTATGAATGATGAACAACTGATCTGGGAGGCATACAAAAAACAAAAAGTTCAAATCAGTCCCATTAAACAAGAACTGATTGATACATTGGAAGGTTTTAGAGGTTATAAAAGAATGGTTTGGAATTACTTTTCATTTTATGAAAAAACATTTAATGTTGATAGAAGAGATTACTCGGAAAAAGGACAACCAATTACACCACAAGAAGAGAATGATGCTCGTATCTTTCGAGATGAATATCTACAAAGATCAAGAGACACAGAAGACATAACAGTGGATAATTTTGAAGACAGAGTTTGGGAGACGCATGAAAACCTAACCAACAATCTTTATTATGATTTATTAGATAGATTACAAAAGCTAGGTTTAACTGAAGATCATGCAACATCCTTAATTGATAAGTATTGTCTTGGGAAGGATACTAGTGATGAACACACAAAAAATGGTGTAGAAAATATAATGAATGCGGATATCTAACTGCTCCATGTAGTGAGAAAAAGATAGTTAAATAATAATCATGAATGACAATGAACTGATCTGGGAGAGTTATCAAAATATGGGTATACATATTAATGATAAACTCCAAGACTTCACCGGACAGATCATTCGCGGCGAGAAAACAATAGAAACCAAATTCAAACCCACTCTAAACCAATATATCGGTAAACGTGTGGGTATCATTAAAACTGGTACATCTAAAAGTAAGCCAGCTAAATCATATCTAGTGGGTTCCGCAATCATTGGCGAACCCGTAATCTACCACAACGAAGAAGAATTCGATAAAGATTACGATAAACATTTAGTTGATAAAAACAGTAAATTCTACATAAAGAAAGACAAAGTAAAGTACGGCTATCCGTTACTAAACGTAAAAAAAATAGAACCTGTTGAATTAACACTCACAGATCGAAAAGGCTGGACTCCCACAAGCAGAAGAATAAACTACGAACTTTAATAATATACAATCCTCTATTAATAACAACTAATCATTAAAAAAGTTCGACGTACAGTCTAACAAAATTTTTAAAAATTTTCCTAAACCCGACGACCGAACCTGCCGACTACTAGATATGAATAATCCTAAACTCACCTATCGCGGCTCATTTGTTTGTGAAGAAAACGCAAACGAATTCATCAAGACTCTAATCAACGGTGGAGTCGCTCAACAAGTTGGTAACATTTGGTACGTTTGGCAGATTAACTAAATGCTCCGTGTAAAGAGAAAACATGATTTAAGCCAATAAACATATGATAAGTGACGAAGATTTTAAAAAATTCATTGATAAAGAAACTGGTAATTTTGTAAAGCCTCTTAGGGTTCCAGACATTAATGTATCAGAATCTAATAAAGATATAATATGGTGCGCTTCATTTAGCCATAGATACGAACACATGGTTAAAGCTTTTGGGGAGCCTTGTTTCAAAACAGATAAACAAACCAAAATAAAGCCTGTTTGTAAATGGAATTTGAAATTTGCTGACGAAACAATAGCGGTAATCTATACAAGAAAATTATTAATCGGCCCTGAAGTATCTTTTTGGGATATCCCAAATTGGAATATTAAAACGCTTAAAGTTCGCACTCACCACAGTTATTGTACTGCTGATGAATTGGTGAAGATGTATTTGCATTTAGATTAAATAAAAAACTGCTCCGTGTAGGGAGAAAAAGATGTAGACAGACCGAAACCAGTGTGAGAATGTGTAGACACCAACACACAAACTATCAAAAATATCCAATAACATCATTATATGTTTATTACAATCCATCCCAAACTTATCAAAGATTTCCTTATTAATAACTTCAATGGAGAAGGAATTACGTCTTCTACTAATCCCGAAGAATCACTTAAACAATATGATATTATGGTTAATAATCTCAAGAAAAGAGTTGGAATTATTATGATGGGGATTTCCAAAGTTTATGGTAAGCCTTTGTTTTTTGTGTATGATCAAGAAATGCTAAGTAATACTGGCATGGAATACAATGTCGTAGAACAAACTGATATGCTCCATGATGGAAAAACAAATACTATTTTGGAAAAATTTGCTTCGGATATCCATGAAGAATGGAGGAATAGTTGGATCAAATCCAACAACGGCCAAAGTGTTCCAAGGATCAAAAAGAACAAAGAAGATCAAGATGTGGATATCAATGTTCCTTTTTCAGAATTAGATACCATGTGGAGAAAAGAAAACGAATGTGCTGCTCTTGCTGCTTTTGAGGCTATAATCATTTTCCCTGATGACGAAGAAAAAGGCGCAGATTATATCCACACAAAGTGGATGCAGCGTAATCCAAAAGCTGATTACAATCAGCATCTTCATGTGCCCTATCAAGATCTGCCACTTGATGAACAAAAGAAAGATCTAGTTCATTATAGAACTATGAAAGAACTACGAACATTGATTGAATTGCAGACAAAATATTATAAGATGTAGGGAGCGAAAGATGTAGACAAAAAGAAACTAATGTGAGATAGTAATGACATGAACACGACTACCACAAAAACAATTTATAAAGTTAAAAATTTGATTGGTAATTGGACTTCATTACCACACAATACTCTGGAAGAGGCACAGACTGACATGGTAAGGCTGAGAGATCGTGTTGGTATGATGGAATGGAAATCCAGACCACCACATAACTATATAGTAGTAAAAGAAGATGTAGTGACTACTCATACTGTAATGACATAAATGCTCGATGTTTTATGATACATAAAGAAGAACAATATTACACAATCGAATTTCATGCAGGTTATGTCGATCACAAGACAGAAGAAATGACCTACAAATGGGATGAATTGCATGAGACTCTTAGCGGAGAACCTTATCATTTTAAGGACGAAGCTAGTGCTAAAATGAAAGCTAGAGAGATTGCCAAAGAAGGTCGATGGGGATGTCCTATTAATCTCAGGATAATTAAGCGAATCATTAAGACTGAGAATTGGTTCATCTGTGAATTAATGTCAAAAGATTATTATGTTAAGTAATATGAATATTGATTCTTATAATACAAAAGAAGAAATACTAAACATTTCGGTTAATCAAGCGTACCAATGGGTCAAAACAGGTCATTGGTCATTAAGAGAGTTTAATCTTTGGGATAAAACAAGACATTTGAATTCATATACAGAAGGGTTTAATACAGGATACCAAGCAAGCGAGCGAGAAAGCGATACTACGAATAAATGCTCCGTGTAGGGAGAAAAAGATGTCAAGGAACTAAAAGTAATAAAGATTACTAATTAATATACAATCCTCTATTAGTAACTACTAATCATTAAAAACCCTTGGATATATTAAAGATCCGAGCGTACTGTTAAATACTAAAATGAACGATGAACAAATGATCTGGGAGAGTTATACAAAAACTTTAAAAGAAAACACAGAACAAGATCAGTTCTACATAAGATTCGGCAATGTCCCAGAGGGAAAGTTTTCTAAAATCGGTCATTCTATTGTGGGAAAAGGAAACGAGCCTTTGTACGAAAAGGGAATTTCGTGTTTCTGGGCAAAGTGGTGGCCGGATTATCAAAGATGGTTCGTAGAAGATGCGGATCATGATCAAGTTGTTACTTTAATCGACGTGGCAGAAAGACCCATTTATCTATTAAAAGGCAAAGAAATAGGTTACGGCACAGACGGCGAACCTCTCTTGCAAAAAGACACTATACGAGTATTAGCAAGATTACAGCCAAGTGATGTTTATCATCCAGATTTAGAAGAATATTTCATGGACGAACATCCCAGACTCAGCGAGCCTTATCCAGAATGGAATGATTTAAAACAAAAAGAAAAATTTGTTAATAGAGTACTCTCACAATTTTAGCATCATGCCGGAAAACAGAATAGTTTATACGATATGTATAAAACTGAATTGTATCGAATAGACGATGAATATCATAAACGAGTGAAAGAATGGCAAAGAACTCATGTATTAAAAAGTGATGTATCTCCTGAGAATTTTGCATAAAAGATTATCTAGTAATAACAACCAGACACACGAAAGATCAGACGACATGCCAAAGATCCAGTAATTACTAAAGCCTATTAATAGTAAACATTATCAACTAATATACAATCCTCTATTAGTATTAATAATAAGTCTGGTTATTGTATAAATCCATACACTTACTACAAAAAACCGCCCCACTTTAACCCATTTTGCCCCACTTTGTGACATTTTTTATTATCATATAGTGCGACATAAAGTCTCAGAACATGTGTTCAATACAAAAAAACTTTACTAATGATTGTCTTTTTTTATTGAATTTTTATAGACACTATTTTACTCTGAAAATCCGACACAAACTTTTTTCACAAAAGGCTTGCAATACTGAAGATTTTAAACTAAATATTATATTGGACTTTTATAAAGCCCGACCCCTCCAAAAAATATTTTTCTTCTATTGTCAATCCTAAAATTCTGTATTACAAAAAATGCTCCGTCTAGGAAAAAAAAGATGATTTTCAGAGTAGCGTTAAATTTTCCGAACAAAAAATTAAAGGAACCTCTAAAAAATACCGATTAGAAGATATGAATGAAATGATGTTTGAGATTTACATTGAAAATCAGATTGACCGTATTGACCGGAGTTACATGAGTGAGCTTATTACGGACGAGGAGTATGTGGCTAAGATGAATGAGTTGCGGAAGATTGAGGAAGAGTTTTACAATAATTTGAAATGCCCTCTCTAGGACTAAAAAGATGAATACATGTTATATTCATTTGTATATTCGAATGTATACTATAAACTTTTAAATATAATAAAGTCGTGACTTTGTGAAAAAAGTTTCGTTCTCCTCTACAAGTCTCGCTTACGTCCACAAGTGCTAGGCATCCGCTCCAGAGATTTATCTGTAAAAAATTGCTAAAGTTTTAGTAGAATCTGCCGATATAGTTAGTGTCAGTAATTAACAAATAGATATTATGAATAACACGATTGATCCATTGAATATTATTAAGGCGACGAAGGGAAAGTTTTTTGCGATTTCGTATACTAACAAGAAGGGTGAGACGAAGAATTATACATGTAGGTTGGGGGTGAAGAAGCATTTGCGTGGGGGTGAGAAGTATTTTGTGCCGGACAGTGTTACGGTTTATAGTGTTACTGCGACTAATAAGGGTTATAAGACGTTTGTACGGGAACAAATAAATTCTATTCGAGTGGGAACTACTGTATGGACTGGGGAGTAAACGGAATTTGACGGAGTGACTCCCCGTTTTTTGGTGATCCTCTACTCTTCTGGGTTATGTTCCACATGGAACACGGGAGAGTAGAGGATCTTCTAGTCTTTATGTTTTTTGTGTATACTGTATTTTGCTTTATGTGTATTTTGTATATACACGAATAGCATATGTTTTTATGCGTATAGTGTATTATGCGTTTTGTGCATGTGGGGTTTCTCTTGTTTCGAGACAGACCCTCCCTCCACCGATAGGTTATATAGGATTCTCTATTAGTACAAGCACTTTTTTGTACTTTTTTTCTTTTTTGATTTTGGGATAGACCCTCCCCCCTACCTCTAGGTTAATGACAATCCTCTATTAGTACAAGAAAAAAGAAAAATAAAAAAAGAGCTAAAGAAAAAAGATTTTCAGTTTTTCCTAAAGTGGGAGAAGGGGAATGCCTATTAGTAGACACGGCGGAGCACAGTGCTTCTCTCGAACCTCTAAAAATCATGAAAGTTACTCTTGTCAAATCCAACCTTGAAGCTCAGATTAGTGGCACACCTGCTATTGTGACTTTTACAATTACGCAAAAGAATCTTAATGCATTTAACTTGTCTCAGGGGGGCGGAGTTAAAAACGCTCCGTCATATAACGAAAATGTCAATAAAGAAAGGGGCTTGCCTTGTCCAGAAGCTAGACAATGGCTCAGAAAAATTTATTCCAGCGAATTTGGAATAATGCAAGGAAAGCTAACAATGGGAATTGTCAAGAAGTATATTTCCTAATTTTTTCCTAAAGATATTTAATACAAATGCCGACTACTGGGTATGCCGAAAAAATCTTTGGATATTTGTTACGAAATGCTTGACACTCTGAAAGAAAAGAGTATTGAGAAGTCGCCGGAATTTTGGGAGTCTTATGTGATTGGATACCTTCGTGGTATCTTGAAAGATTTGTCATATGTTCCAGAAATTCGGGCGTACTTGGAAAAAACTATCGAAACCTTAAAAAAAGATTAAAGGGATTCCCGTAAAGTTCCGAATACTATAGTACCAAAAGGGTAAGACACACTATTCTCTAATATGAACTCCGAACAACTCATTGCCATTAAATGTGCTTATGCCGATCTGGTAGGCGCACTCCAAAGTTACAATCAGTACGAATCCACCGTGCATGATTGGGAAGCACATCTCCAGACCATTCGCGACTTGGAAACCGCATTTCCGAACGTGATTGAATCCGTGGAAATTGAAGTCGAAAGATAACCAAAAAATTCCTAAAGTTTCCTTACAGAAAACCGACTACAATATACCGGAAGGTTCCAGTCCTTCCGGTTCACACTCAGAAAAAAACACATAACATTATGAAAAAACAAGAACTGCTCGAACTCATTGGCGACATGCTCATGGAAGCTCGTATCCGGAAAAACACTTTGGACGAGGTGTACCAAGATGTCGCATTTGTTGATACTCTTCGAGACTGCAATCTGGTCGTAATGCAAGACGGAACTAAATTTGAGCTGGTCATCAGAAAACCGCTAAAGAAAAAGTATTCCTGACCGATTAGTATAATACCGGAAGGTTCGATCCCTTCCGGTTCACACTCAGAAACCTTAGAACATTATGGAAACCGAAAAATTCACTGAAGAGCAAGTTGTCGATATGGCACGGGCATTAGGCGTATCGCTTGAGGAAGGAATCACTGATGAAGTCAAGAAACAAATTGCCGAGCGATTGGCACTAGTTCTTCTGGAAATGTCAGGTTCTACAAAAAAGTTCTAAAGTCCCGCCGAGAAACAACCGACTACAATAATACCGGAAGGTTCGATCCCTTCCGGTTCACCGGAACCCCAAACCAAAAATAACATGAACGCTCCTACTACATACAACGGATGGTCGAACAAACAAACGTGGGTAATCTATTCCCGATTCGAAGAAATTTTCCACAGCATGGCCGAAGAGAAAAAACACGGAATAGTGTTTAACAGCGTCAAACACATGGCAGAAGCATTCGAGAACGTTGTTTTTGAGCTTGAGCTTGACAACCTCAAGGCAAGTGGCTTCGTTCGTGAAATTGTTGACGAGTACTTGAATGAGGTTGACTTCGAAGAAATTGCCAAACACTACTACGAAGAATCAGAGGAAGAAGCAGAACTAGTCTAAAAAAATTCTAAAGAATCCTCTACACTCTGCCGACTACAATAATACCGGAAGGTTCGATCCCTTCCGGTTCACAACTCAGAAACCCAAAAACAAAAAATCATATGAGCATCACCAAAAACGAAAACGGCACTCTCTCCATTGGCGACATTCAAATCGTTTCCTCCTATGAAAAGGAGTCAAAGAAGCACACGTTCAACCTCCTCAAGGCCGGATGCGTTCCGGTGAAGCACGTCGGGAATCACCTGACGCTCCGCAACAACCTGTCTAAGTTAGTCGCGGAGCTGGAGAGCACATTTGCCCCTCTCGAAGGAGAAGTGGCATCAGAAGTGGTATCGGAAGACATCCTGAACGAAGTGGAGTTTACCGAATTCGAGGTGAACGAAAATGCGCCGACTTCTGAAAATGAGGACTACAATTTCCTCAAGGAAGTTCTGGAAAAGTTCACTTCCGCCGAATCCGAAGAGGAGCGGGACACCGCCGCCTTCACCGCTTCGAATCTGATCCTCAACATGGATCTGGAAACGGTCTAACCTCTCCCCCACAAACACAAGGTACGGCAACCCCCGACCGTACCTTGTGTTCCTTTTTTTATGAAAGAGAAGTACATCACACAAATTGTCAAGCCCTCTTCGTATTTTACGAAAAGAGGATTCTCTTTTCACCCCTCCACAAACACCGTCTGGAGACTCGTAAAGACCTACACAACCGGAGAGTCTCTGGCTGAATTAGTAGGCGATCCTCTAGACATAAAAGAGGAAGACTGGAGAGACATAGAATGCTTCGAGGCAAAGGTGGAATTCACATCATGCTCATAACTTCAATACTTTTTTCATTCCTCTATTAAAAATGAATTTATAACATATTCGTTTTTTTATCACAAAGTCACGAGTCAAACAAAAAAGTCCCGCTCGCTCCCAAAAACGTAGGACTCCTACCCACAAACTCAGCGCACAAAAACACAAAAAAGTTCTAAAGTATTCCCTACACTCTGCCGATAAAGATAGTGTCAGCGTAAACCTCAACTCCTAACATTATGATCCAAGAAAACCTCGTCCAGTCTATGACCTTCTATCCTTTTTCTTCTCTCATTCCCTGCACTATCAAATGTGCTGATGGAGTTCGTCTTGATGACGTATTCAATGAGTATTGCGAATACACATTTGGAGGCGTTATGAAAGGAACATACTTTCATCCAGATGAATTCAAAAAGGCTATACGGAACATTCTCCAAGAAGAAAGTTGGAACATGGCAGCACCAGAAATCGAAAGCCTTTTCGAAAAAATCCGAACCCTACAAGACCGGAACATCTTTGTGGCTCTGGACAAGTAACAGAGTCCGGTTCCCCCAACCCCCTACATTCTACGGAGTGTAGGGGGTTCTCTTTTGTTCCACATGGAACATACAGAACATTCATTATACTCTATAAGCATACCTTATATTCATTATGCTCTATAAGCATAACTTATAGAATATAAATAAAAACCCTTCTCCCTCCCCCCTCCCTCTTAGTCTACCACACTTGTCAAGCCCCCTTTTTGCGATGCTAGGGAAACCTTAGACCCTCCCCCCGCCGATAGGTTAATAAAGAATTGTTTACTTTGTCAACCCCTGTTTTTACATAGAAAAAGTACCCAGACAGACCCTCCCCCCGCCGATAGGTTAGTCTGGCACTACCCTACCTTGTCAAGCCTATCCGAAACTTTTTTTATCTTTCGTAAGTATCGAGAATATAGACACTTACAAGACTTTTGCGTTTAAAGGCGATTCTAGGGGGGTTTCTAGGTTGTCCGCTATACTCACCTTACCGGCGAGCGAACGGGCCTAGGATTGCCGTTTCCGCTCAATTACGGGGCGTTTCCGGTGAGTCTCTCCGGTACTATTTAAGACCCTACCGGAAGAGGGCTTTGAAAATCTTTTTGCTTTGTAAACTTTCGAAAGAAAGGCACTTACAAAAATGATAAAAAAATCATTTAAGGGATTCTGTAGGATGCCGAATACAGGGTAGGCCAGCGAGTTCCGCTGGTCTGGGTTCTGGGAGGTCTCCCCAGCGTAGGACGTGCGACAAGCGTTTTCCGGTGGCAACCGGACCCCTGAGTCAGGGCTAGCGGCTCCGGTCACCAGACGACCGTAACGGAAAACTGGGGGCTGCACATTTGCCTACACCTTTAACAGAGGAATGATATGTGCCATAGAATGCTGACTTTTAAGGAGTTAGTCAGCGTTGCCTTTCCAATTCGGATCAAAGTATCCATTGCGGAAGGGATTGCCTTGTATGGTCAAGAACTCGGGACGGTTCCGGTGCTAACGGCACTTGCGTTTCCGGTCTCCACTTACATTTTCGTAAGTAGCTTAAAGACAATCCGCTAGGTTAAGTTTCCTAGCACTAGGGTTTGTCCTCAGCGTTTCGCGGCCCCGAAGTAGGGATGCCGAGACCGGAGCGTTGAAACCCAAATCCTACAAAATAAAAAAGATATGTCACTCAACTTCGAATTCGGCAAAGTCGCAAACTGGAAGGAACTCCACTCCGATAATGCAGAGTGGTCTAAGACTGAGCACCTTATCTGGAATTCCATTGATGTTCAGTTGCGTTCAATCACTGAAAAAAACTGGAAACAGTACGCTCAGAGGTACTTCGCAGTTCACCGTTTGCGCGGGACTCCGGACTCCGGAATGGTCTCGCTGGCAGACATTAAACGCAGAATCGGTCTCTGGACGAACACTCAGGAAATCACTGATGCTCAGTTCCGGAAGTTCCTCGCTGAGAACCTCATGGAACGGGGACTTAGAGAAGTCCGGAGACAAGACGAGATGGTCTGCTAATCTCCAATTCAACCCCCTACACAATCCGGTGTAGGGGGCGTGGTTTTTAGTATTTGTCGCCAGCGTTTTAATGGTTAAAGCGTTGGCAATCAGATTCTAAAAAGAAAACAAAAATTATGTCGAATCATCTAAATCTAAATGCTGTTGAATACGCATTCCAAAATAAAATCAAAATGTGGATTCCGGCAGTTTGGGGAGATTGTACCCCTCAGGAACGCGCAGAGGGGGAGATACAAATTACCACTCGCCAACAAGCGAGTGGGATGAATACTGATATTACGGTCAATTGTACGCCCTTAGAAGCAAGGGTGTACAATAAATGGAATCCGCTTATGGTTGAAGCGGGTTATCCTTCCCCACTTGAATAAATCACATAAACTCCCCCTACACAATACGGTGTAGGGGGCGTGGTTTTTAGTGTTTTGCTTTCAGCCTTTTATGCAGTCCCGAGGTAGGGAACTGAGTTCGTAAAGGGTTGAAGTTCAGTACATTAACAGAAAAAAAAACATATGTTCGTTCCATCAAAATATCAGTCCGCCGTGTTCAGCTGGGCAATCACTGGAAAGGGCAACGCCGTTGTGTCCGCCGTTGCGGGTAGCGGTAAGAGCACCGTTATTATCCAAACCTTAAAAGCACTGGTCGAGTACCTTGCGAAAGAGGGTAAGTCCGTTGTGTTGAACGCTATCGTGTTGGCATTCAATAAGAAAATACAGTTGGAAATGGATTCCAAACTGAAACGGGAGGGACTCACCACCGTTGAGTGTAGCACCGTACACGCCCTTTGTTTTGGGGCGTATCGGAACGCAAACAAAGGCAAACGGATTGTGTTAGAGAACCGCAAGGTTCGCATGATTTTGGAGAATAACCTCTCAGAAGAGGACTTCGCAATGTACTCCGGTGCAGTAAGTAAGCTGGTTTCACTAGCCAAAGATGACGGTGCTGGAATTTTCTGGCCCATTGCCGAGTCCTCACAATGGCAGAGACTTATGGATCACCATGAGGTTGAGTTGGAAGAGGAAGCCTCAATGGATAGGTGCATTGAGATTGCTCAGAAAGCGTTGAAAGTGAACAATGAGGACAGTCAGACAATCGACTTTTCTGACATGGTTTACCTGACAGTTTTGCGTAACTATAAGTTGCCGAAATTTGACTGGGTAATTGTGGATGAATGCCAAGACCTAAGTCCTCTCAGACAAGCGGTTTGCAAGGCACTGGCTCACGAATATACCCGCCATTTAAAAGTGGGTGATAGGGGGCAAGCCGTTTACGGTTTCACGGGGGCGGATGCAATGGCTTTGGATAATCTCATTGCCGCTCACAACGCCGTGGAACTCCCTCTCTCCGTTTGTTATAGGTGCAGTTCCAGCGTGATTAAACACGCTCAAACGTGGTATCCCACTATTGAGGCTGCGCCGAATGCCGAGACCGGAAGCGTTACTCAACTTCCCTACAGTGACTTGGCGGAAAAGCCTGAGTCCCTGAATCTTTCCTATCGGGACGCAATCCTTTGTCGGACTAATGCTCCCCTAATGCGGACGGCTTTCTCCCTCATCAAGAGGGGCATCCCTTGCCGGATTGAGGGACGGGACATTGCTCAGGGTTTGCTAAACGTGATAGGCAAATGGAAGGTTAAAACCTTGGATGCGTTGGAGAACCGACTGAGCGACTATCTTGACCGTGAGACTCAGAAAGCACAAACCAAAGGGAACGACGCACTTGTTGGGGTAATTCAGGATAAAGTCGATTGCATTAGGGCATGCATGGAAAAGTGCTACGTTGAGGGAAAGAATAGGGTGGATGACCTCAAGTCCCTTATCGACAGCATGTTCAGCAATGCCGACGACAAAACGACCCGTAAAGACCTCCTGACACTCTGCTCTGTTCACAAGTCCAAAGGCTTAGAGTGGGAGAGAGTCTTCCTGCTTGGACGTGAGGACTTTATGCCTAGCAAGTGGGCTAAAAAGGAATGGATGAAAGTGCAGGAAAACAATCTGATCTACGTCGCCATAACCCGCGCCAAGCGGGATTTGGTTGAGGTGCAGGACGTTGCGGCGTATTTGAAAGGTCAAAGCAAGTAAAACCGGAAAGTAGTGCGGGGAGGGAGTTCGATCCCCCTCCCCGCCTTTGCGCGTAAAGGCCCCTTAAAAGGCTCCGACCCCTCCGGCAATATCACCACCGCACCCCTACCCACATAGGGCATCACAAACCCCCTTAGCGTCCCGCCATTAGGCAATCATGCTTACGGGAAACATTCCAGTCAGAATATAAACTCGCGCCGATAATAGATTCACACTTACCCAACACAACCTTATGAATATCAAACAATTATCTCAGCTACTGTACGCAAACTTTCAAACAGCAAACAATAAGACATACCGAAACACTATAGCAGAGAGGCACTTGCGTAACTTCCTCAGAGAAGTTCTGAGTAAATTCTCTGAGGACAAACGGAACATTCCTCTCACCGTGACAACCGAAGCACCACGCATAATGGCTTGGTGCTTCGGGGTATGGTACAACGCTACTGGAATCGAACTGCATATCCGCGAAAGACTTGCAACAATACTTTCCAAAACAGAACCCACTTTGCCTTTGGATTTTTGGAAGCGAGTCATCCTTACCGAACTAGGCGAACCCTAATAGCTACAGACACTTCCGCTAATACGGCACCCCCTTTCACGGGAGGGGGTGCCGTATCAGGAACCATGCCATCTAGCAAAAAAACTTTTTTTATTTTCTGCTAAAGTTTCTGGAAAACAAGTTCCGTGCCATGCACACCGAGCATTTTAGTTTGCATCATGCGTAAGATGCAAGACGGAGGGGGGAGGGGGGCATTGCCAAAATTTTTTTTGCAATTTCCGGGGATTTTTACTAAGAGCGATTTTTTAATATACAATCCTCTATTAATATATTAATGATTTTATCAGTTTGTATTTTATATTAAATGCTTCTAATAAAAATCTGAATTCTGATAAACATTCGTCTCTTCCTCCGCCAGCCAAATAACATCCATTTAATGTTTTTAAATGTCCTATAGAAATATCTGGTATGTGTATATTGTCAGAATTTATGATATATTCATAATTATTATATTCTTCACCTAGAATATTTTTCCATTGTTCTTCTTCGATATCTCTACTATCGTTTATTCGGTTCATTACCATATAACGAATAATTTTAATTATTTCGTGTCTATCCATTCCTTGATCCATGAAATTTCTAAAAAATGCATAGTACTTTTCTTTAAAAACTATTTTATTTAAAACTTCTTCTTCTACTCCATATTCCATTAGCCATTCAGATATTGAATATGAGTTATCGTCTATACCAACATCAGATCCATTATAAAAATAATATATTTCACCTTTGTATGAATTTAAAAAATTTACAAAGTTATTCATTATCTTTTTGGCATAAGATTCATATGCTGGTTGAATATCAATACAAATTATACAATCTCTATTATATGCTTCGTTTATATATCTTTCCCAGATCATTTCTCTGTCGTTCATAGTTTTATTTAACGTCTTTTAATATACATTTGTCTAGTATACAAAGGGAGTATTGCGATTCTTCAGAAGTAACATGAGTTCCTTCTCCTACATTTTCATATATTATGCCTGCATATCCCTGTTCTACCAATAAATTTCTAATAAATCCTAGTGCTTGTTTATCTTTATAAAACTCAGAATGTTCAGTTATAATTGGGAGATCATCAGCAGGATGATATTCATCACTATCAAATCCAAATCTTTGTATTTTATCTAATACGGTATATAATATATTTCCTAGATCATAATCATCGCCTATGTCTTCTTCCATATCCCTATTATCAACATAACCAAAAACATCGAGAGCATGTTCCACATCCTCTCTGTTCAATAATCCAACATAATTCAAATATACTGACAATTGTACTGGGTCTTCCCAAGGCATATCAGTATCTATTCTTAAAATATATTTACCTCCTGTACAAACTGGTGATACCAAAAATTTGCTTATTTTTAATCTTCCTCCCTGTTGCATTTGCCTGTGAGATAATCCCGAATCTCTCTTATAAGTTCCTTTCGAAATATATTCCATTTGTTCTTTGGTTCCTAAATGAAACCCGAGTGCTCCTCTGTCAAATTCTATATCTTTTACTTTTAAAATTTTAGTTCCTGCATGATAAAGTATTTGTGGAGATGGTTCTTGATTAGGTGCTAATTCATCAGCATCCAAATGACGAAATAATTGAGGAAATTTTCTTTCTCTCTCATTAAATTTTTCCATTTCTTCTCTTAGTCTATTTGATTCTTTTAATTTATTTCTATATATTTGAAGACTAAGTTTTATGTAACTATTGTCTAAAAAAGTAGAATATGCTTTATAATCAATTATATAAGTTCCTTTATTAGTCCTAATAATATGAGATCTGTCTTTTGGAACGGGTTGTCCTTGTTGGATAATCGATTTTTCCGACTCCCAAAATTTTATTAAGTTTTCAATAGGCTCTGAACTATTAAACGCCGAATAACTAAAACCTCCTTCTTGTTTAAGAATATTTATAAGTTCTTCTTTGGTCAATTCCACAGTACCCGTTGGACCTTCTTCAGGATAAATAATATCATCAAGTTGTTGCTTAGAAGTATACGCTTCCCAGATCAGTTCTCTGTCATTCATAGGATTATTTAATTAAACCACATCATATAGTATTTCGCCTATACAATTTTCTATTGCTTGGTCTATTTGATTTGCTATATATTCTTCGATATTTAAAAGGTTTTCTATATCTATATTACCAAACCAATCATTCATCTTTTTTAAGATTATGTTATCTATCATTTTATTCACAGTTATTTTACCGGTTTGCATTAACTGTGCCACCAATTCTTCTTTTATGTCGGTTATTATTAATTCTCTATTTCTTGCCGACCCAAAGGTAAAAAAGTCCATATAGAAAATTTCCGGATCTCTGTAATATTTTTGCGGATCTGGATATCCGTATTCGGCTGTTCCTTTCTCTGCCATAATTTTTAAAATTGGATAATCATTTAAACGATTAGAAAGTTTATAATTTCCTATTAGCGACAAAGATTCTTTAAAAAGTTTATAATAATCATTTAAAACTTTTTTGATATTATTATCTATATCTGCGTTTTTTCTATATTCTAGAATAGCATGACCGCATTTATGTGATCTTATCCAGCTAGAAAATGCCATAATACCAGATCGTTCTGCTTGTCCAGAAGGAGTCATAATTACTGTAATTCCGTTTGGAGTGGACAATTTTTGTTTTATTGATGGATTACTATTAACTAAATCCGTAAGATCTGATTTACTTATAATATATCTAGAAGTTTCTATTTCTTGTTCTAGATTAGCATCTACCAATTTCCAGATTAAAGGTGCTTTTCCTTGTGCTTGTCGTCTTTTGTCTAAACCTTTGGCCGTACCAGTTTGTACGGTGGATTTCATTAGTTCTCTAGCTTTTTCACTAGTCCATGCATTTACGTCTACATTTCTAGAATTAAGACTATTATTGCTAAATCTTGGTTTTTTAGTTTTCTGTACGGGTTTAAAATTTGGTTCTAGCTTACTAGTTATTTCTGGATCGTCGCCCATGAATTCCAAACTAGCTGGTATTTCAGATATCAGCTTATATCTTTCCCAGATCAGTTCTCTGTCATTCATTTTAGTATTTAATATTTTTATAATAAATACTCTTATGAAGTTCGACGAATTGGTAAATAAAATTTTAGAAGAGAAAAAAGATGCTTGTTATCACAAAGTGAAGGCAAGGTATCGTGTTTTTCCATCAGCATATTCAAGCGGTGCCCTCGTAACTTGCCGAAAAAAAGGTGCCAAGAATTGGGGTAACAAATCAAAGAAGAAAGGTAAGAAATAATGAACTTCGATGATTTAGTACAAACATTACTAGAAAAATTCGATCTAGAAAAAAAATACGGTTTGCACGGATGGTTTATGAGAAAAAAAGGCGGATGGATAGATTGTAAAACTGGAAAACCTTGTGGAAGACAAAAAGGAGAAAAGCGCAGAGGGTATCCAGCTTGTCGTCCGACTAAATCACAATGTTCAGAATCCAAGAGAAAAAAGAAAAGTTCCAAACGTATAACTTGGTCTAAGAAGAAAAAGTAAATACTATAATGAAGTTCGACGAATTGGTTCAGAAATTACTAGAAGGCACTTCTCCCCTTCGGAGATTGTATCATTATACTGATGTATTTAAAGCTGCTAAAATAGTATCTGAAAATAAATTTGAATTAACTTATGGTAAAGGAGCCGATGCTCGTGCTAATCCAAATTATAAACGTAACTTCTTTCTTAGTACTTCATCAATTGCTCGTGGACGTTATGGCACTGGTTCTGAAGGAAAATATTACTCAAAAACTTTTCACTGTGTAATAGAATTAGATGCATCTAAGGTATCTGATAATTATAAAATAGTTCCAGTTAATTATTGGGGAACTACATCAATGGACGAAACCGAAGAGAGAATATTATCAAGAGATCATAAGATAACAAATGCCAAAAAATATATAATAGCTATTCATATATATGTTCCGCCTTTAGATGAAGAAGATAAAAAACGACACGAGATGAAGATTGATCATATTAATATGATTGCTCAATCTGGAGTTGAATATTATGTTTATAATAATATAAATGATTTCCAAGTTCTTCGTAGAGAAAAAGCGCACAAGCTAGAAGATACCCATCAATACGAATTAAGAAGTATGAGAGAACGAGAATACACACTAGATCAAGAAGATAGATTCGTAGAAACAATAAACTGGTTACTTGATCCAAATGCAGAAATTGAAGAAAAAACTAAAAATCGTTTAGAACGTAATTGGAATTGGCAAGAATTGTTTAGTACAATAAACACAGATATACATAATGAAATGAGGCGTATGCGTCCTAAGACTCAAAGAGCACTTCATAAGTTATCAGAATATCAAAGAAAAACTAAAAAATCTTTAGAAGATATAGCTAAGGATGCGTTCTATAGAAACCGAGAAAGATATTAATTTTTATTGACAGTTCAAAAAATATCTATTACACTTTATAAGTGATTAAAATAGATATAGATAATAATATTATATACAATTCTATATTAAAGTCAAAAAGTATGGGAGAATTGAAAAATTCTATCCGTAATGGAAAAGGTAATTTAGTAGGATTTATAGGAGAGTATACAGTACAATCTATATTAGAAGGTTCAGTTATATCTAATACATATGATTACGATTTAATTCATAATAGTAAAACATATGATATTAAATCTAAACAAACTACGGTCATTCCTTCACTTGATTACGAATGTAGTGTAGCAGATTATAATACACGTCAAAAATGTGATTATTATGTGTTTACTCGTGTCTTGTGGAAGAAAGAAAGTATTCGTCCAGAATGTGTATATGTAATGGGATTTTACGAAAAAGAAAAATATTTCAAAGATGCAAGATTCCTAAAAAAAGGAGATATCGATGGATCTAATGGATTTGTAGTTAGAGCAGATTGTTGGAATATGAAATATTCTCAATTAAAATCTTTTTTATAATTATTATACTCCCGGAGTAGTACCGTAATACTGTGTTCTTAAATAAACTATTCCGCCATTAGTACCATTTGCACTTAATTCAGAAATATTTGTTAAACCGCGAAACGTCATTTCTTCTCCATTAACTACTTGAAATCCTACGGTTGGATTCATTGGATCATATATTTCAACAGTAGTTCTAGACCTAACAACTACTTCGGTACATTCTTGTGATCCTAAAACTGCTGATAAATTTTGCATAGAACCATTACAAGTCAATTTAAAGGTTTTGCAAATGTTTCTATTATAAAAAGGCATAATAATATTTATTAAAACTATATATTTTTAATAAAAATTTTTTTATTAATTTATTACAAATTTGATAAATATCATTATATGAGTACTTCTAAAAAGAGTCAAGAAAAAATTAAGTATACCATGTGCAGTAACAGAACCTGTTGTCCTGTATTAATGGAAACAGATGACAACAATTTTACAATTACAGATGATTATAATGGTAAAGTAATTTTAACAAAAGAAGAATTAGTATTATTAAAAAACTTTCTTAAAGATAATTTAGATGAATAATTGATAAAAATGAATAAGAAAGATTTATCAAATTTATCTAATATATACCTAAAAAAGGTATTATTAGAAATCAATATAAATCCTGAAAATGATTTTGGTGATCTCGAAGGAAGTAAATTTGGTAGATACAAAGGTAGGCATTTCAAAAAGTCTCCAATTCCGCAAAGTAGAAAAGAATATATTCCATCATCTGAAAGAGAACCTAATGATTTTTCAGAACCAGAGTATACAGAAACCTACGGTGAAGAAGAAAGTTCGGTGGAAATTGACGTACCAGAAAAAAGAAATATAAAAGAATTGTCAAAAGAAGAAAGACATGAAATTATTTCTAGAATGAGCATTTTGCGTTCTGAAATAGATGAAAACAAAAATGAAAGTGAACAATTAAAAAGTCTATCAGTTAATAGAAAATTAATGGATGATATTATTTCAGATTTGGTTTTAGGATTTTCAAATGGAAAAAATGTGAGTTTAACTCATGTTACAGTAGATGGAGATCCTATATTTTCACTAGATAACGAAAACATTTTGGTTTCTCTTCCTTATGGAAAGTATACAAATTCAGAAGATGTAGTATACAAAAAAGTAAATTTATAATATGATATTTTATTGGATCAGTAGTATAGGATTGTGTTTAATTTTAAAACACGGATCTATTTTAGAAAGTTTCCGACAAAAAACTTCAGAAGTTTTTCCGATTCTAAAAAAACTATACAAGTGTTGTTTATGTATGGGATTCTGGGTTGGACTCAGTATGATACCATTTCTTTATAGTATCGAAGGATTCGGTATTGAACTCGTATGGTATCCCTTTTCTTCTTCAGCACTATGTTGGATAGCTGACAGCATGTTAAGTTTAATTCATTCCTTAACTATCTTAATAGATAAAGAAATAGACAAAGAATAATTATTTTTTCTTCTTTTTCTTAATTTCTTCTGCGGAGTTTGTACTGAGCAAATGACTGAGTAAGTCTTCGAATTTGTTTTTTGTTTCTTGATTGAAATTGCCGTTGTCTATTTCGTCTTGTAGAAATTTAATCAACATATTTTTCTTCATTTCGTTGGAAATTTCTTGATCTTTTGGAAACATTACTTTACTATCAAAATTATTTGGACTGGTATCTGTAGCTCCTGTAGTTGGTCCTTTACCGGGACCATTCATAGAAGCGGTAACTTCATATGAATTTCTAGTATCATTCACAGGACTATTAAATTCACGCAACAATACTTTTTGCTGATAAACATCTCCTAAATGATAATTACTAATATTCATAAGAGTATTTAACTAAATATCTGTATGAAGTTTGATGATCTAATAAAAAGATTACTAGAAGATTATAACTATGATTTTACTTCTGGTAAGTACGGAACAGGAACCGCATATGCAGGAGGACCAAACACTCCATTAAATGTAGCCATGCCATTTCAGGGAATGGGAGGAGCTAATCAGCCATTGGGTCGCGGATTTTTCCCACAAAAGAAAGATTATATTAAAAATAAAAAAACTAAAAAACGTAGAAAATAAAAATATGAAAGACTGCGGGAATCACAATAACGAATATACAACCAGAAGAGATTTTCTGAATAATTTTGGTTGGGGAATGGGTGGATTATCTTTAGCATCTTTACTTGGAATAGATCCAATTACTGCTGAAGCGGTTTCTCCTCTTGCTGCTAAACCTTCACATTTTCCTGTAAAAGCAAAAGCAGTGATTCAATTATTTGCTTCTGGTGCGCCTTCACACGTAGATACGTTTGATTATAAACCAGAATTACAGAAACGTGATGGACAAAAAGGAGAGTATGGTAATTTACTTGCTTCTCCATTTAATTTTCCACAGTTTGGTAAGTCGGGATTACATATATCCGAAGTCTGGAGTAAGTTAGGTCAACATGCCGATAGTATGGCAATTATTAATTCCATGCAAACTGACATTCCAGATCATGGAATTGCCGCTAAGATGTTTAATACCGGATCTACTCAACTTCCGAAACCAAGTCTAGGTAGTTGGTTAACCTATGGTTTGGGTTCGTTAAACCAAAATATGCCATCGTTTATCAGTTTAAATGGTGCGCCAGAATGGAGACAGTGTGCATTTTTACCGGGGATGTATCAGGGATGTAATGTACAATACAGAACTGGTATGCGAGCAGAAGAGATTCTTTCTAATATCCGAAGTGAATTTTCTACTTTAGATCGACAAAGAAGACAATTGGATTTTTCTAAGTTTTTAAACAATGATCATATGGCTAAGTTGCAAAAAGATGTGCAACTAGAAGCTAGAATTGAAGCATTTGAAACAGCATACAAGATGCAAACCGAAGCAACAGATGCTTTTGATATTACTAAAGAACCAGAAAATATTAAAGATTTGTATGGACGTAACGAAGAAGGTAATAAAATGATTGTGGCTCGTCGTTTAGTTGAACGTGGTGTACGTTTCGTACAAGTTAGTGTGGGTGGATATGATCATCATAATGATATCAAAACCGCAATGACTAATACCGCAATGCGTTATGATACAGCCTTTAGTGGATTATTAACAGATCTTAAACAAAGAGGATTGTTGGATTCTACACTAGTAATTTGGGGTGGTGAATTTGGACGTACAGTCACAGCAGGTGGTGGAGCAGGTGCGCCGGGACGTGACCATAATGGTAAAGCTTTCTCAGTATGGATGGCAGGTGGTAACGTAAAAGGAGGACAACGATACGGCGAAACTGACGAAACTGGTGGTAAGTCAGTAAAAGATATAGTACATATTCATGATCTACATGCTACTATTCTTCATCTGATGGGGTTTGATCACACCAAATTAACCTACAACTACAATGGCCGTGAATTTCGTCTGACTGATAACTTCGGTAATGTGATTAAAGAAATTATAACATAAATAATTTAATGATAAAATTTGAGGAATATTTTTTAAAAGAAACACCAATTATTGATGTGGTTCCGGGGAGATTTCATGGTGATGAAAGTACTCCCGATAGAATTAAAAAATATGATCCTCGTCCGATGTTTAAGAGACATACAGAAAAACATGGATATCGCCCACATGGTGAATATTATGATAAAAAAACTTCTGAGATACTAACAGATACCATATACGAAAATGGAATTATTGATTGTTCCACTGGAAGAGCATCATTTATAACTTCTGATAATAAAACAATATATCCAGATAATATACAAACCAAAATTAAAGGATCTAGAAATTATAGGACAAATTTAGTACGTCCTTCACTTTATAGTTGGATACAAAAACCAGAATCTCTTAGAGATGATTCATTTTTAATTACAATTGAAAGTGGTTCATTACATTTATATTGTCTAAAATTAGAGATGCAAAATCCAGTTAAATTAGCAAGGCATATACAAAAATCAAAGAATCCATCTGGTGGTATAACATATAAAGAACCATCACTCAGACCAATGACTTCAGGTAATTTAAATTTAGGAAACGTAGTTGGAAAGATTATTTTTAAATCTTCAAAAAAACAACACCCGCTATACGATACAATTACGGTTCGTTAATTTAAAATTTTTATCCTTGTGTGAAGTAAAAAATGTGTTATCATAGATGAATGTCTCATAAACTCACTTGTGTCGTTACTGGTAAACAAATAACCGTAGGAAACGAATACTACGATAAAAAAGTGTCACAGTTCGGATCGGAAGAGAAATTCAATTCACTTTATGTGTCTCGTCAAGTAAAAAGTTTACTTAAACGTGGATATAAAGTGAAAGAAATTAAGGATCTTCTAAAAGTTGACAGAGAAGATCTACCCGAAATCACTGATAAAACAGTGAAGGAAATCTTAAAAATTAACGATGACGAAGTTAATTTTTCAGAATCTACTAGTGTTAAAAAATCAGATCCAGAAGTGACCGAATATATACAAAATTTAAGAAATGAAAAGTTTTAAACAATTTTATATTGAATCTCCAGAATTTGTAAATTTTCAAAATACAAATTTAACAAGATTTAATTCGGATTATGTTAATAAAAACTATGCAATTTTTATTAAGAATAATTATTCTCCTGTAGAAAAAATAACAGGATTAAATAATAATATCTATGATAGATATGTTATACAAAAACCAAATAATGTAATAGAAATTTTATTATTTGATAATGAAGTATGTATGTATTTTGATTATACATTAATTTCTAATTATATAACAGTAAATTTAATTTGGACATCTTCTAAAACAAAAGGATTGTATAGATATTTATTTTTTAATTTTTATCTTCCTAAATTTAATTTTATTCAATCTGATAAAATATTGACAGAATATGGTTATCTAATGTGGAAAAAATTAATATTAGAGGCTTTTTCTATTGGAAATGAAGTAACATTATTAGATGAAGTTTCTAATAATGAAATAGAAATTTCATCCAAAAATTTAAATGAAATTTTTGAAAATGTTATCAAAAATAATTCAAAAAATGAAAGATTTAGAATTTATAGAAAATCTATCTAAAAATATATCTTTTAGAGATATAATAAGATCTTCATATTTAGAAGATTTAAAAAATTCTATAATGTATTATAATTTAGATCTAAATTTAGACGATCCTTTATTAGATGTAGATTATGAGGATTATCATTATAATATGTTATCATATTTAAATGTGGTGAACACTTTTGAATATATTAAACAAGTAAATATAAATTCGGAAGATTTGAATCTTTTCAAAAAAGTAAAAGACAATATTACATATGATGTCTATGGAATAGATCGTTTGATAAAAATTTATGTAATCTATAATAAAAATGGAATTATAGATTATTGGGAACCTATAAAAGAAGATGATTTATTTTTAGAATATCTTAAAGATAAAGATACTTTTAGAAAAAAATACAAGCCAATAATTCCTTCAGTTATAAAAGAACTATATAACTAAGAAAAAACTTTAATTATTTATCTTGCCGATATGCATTTTTTGTGCGATTATTAGAGGATAAAAGTTCTATAAATATTGTGTACCTAATTATGAAAAGTGATAAAATTATCAATGTCAAGAAAAGGAATGGCGAATTAGTTCCTTTTGAAGTTGAGAAGATAAATAAAGTAATTCAGTGGGCTACTGAAGGATTGAGTGATGTTTCGGTTTCGGACATTGAAATAAATTCCAAATTGAATATAGTAGATGGTATTTCTTCCACAGAAATCCACAAAGTATTAATTGATTCTGCTGTAAATCTTTTCTCTGAAGAGAATCCAAATTATCAATGGGTGGCTTCAAGGCTTCTTAATTATCAATTACGAAAAGATGTTTGGGGTGGTAAGAATCCTCCCAAATTAATTGATTTTATTCGTAAAAATGTAGAACGTGGAATTTATAATAAAGAAATTTTAGATCTATATTCTGAGATTGAAATCAATAAACTAGACGAAAAGTTAAAGCATGACAGTGATTATGATTTCACTTATGCTGGAATTAAGCAATTATGTGACAAATATCTTTTCAAGAACAAAGAAACAAAAGAAATTTTTGAAACACCTCAATTAGCATATATGTTAATTGCTATGACTGTGTTCAGTCAGTATCCTAAAAATAAGAGATTAGAATATGTTAAAATAGCATATGATGCATTTAGGAAGTTTAAAATTAATCTTCCTACTCCACAAATGGCTGGAATTCGTGGTAATCTGAAGCAATTTGCTTCTTGTTGTTTAATTGATGTAGATGACACCAAGAATTCTATTTTTAGTAGTGCCGCCGCTACTGGTTTTGCTACTACACAAAGTTATGGTATTGGTTTGAATATGGGAAGAATTCGTGGGACTGGAACCACTATCAATAATGGAAGAGTCATTCATGATGGACCTATTCCGTTCTTAAAAATATTCGAAGCCACTGTAAAAGCTAGTTCACAACAAACCAGAGGTGGTTCTGCTACGGTAAACTTTCCTTTTTGGCACTATGACATTGAGGATTTAGTAGTATTAAAAAACAATGGAGGAACCGAGGAAAATAGAGCACGTAAGTTAGATTATACAATTCAATTCTCTAAATTGTTTTATGAGCGTTTCATGAAGAATGAAAATATTACTTTGTTTTCTCCTCATGAAGTTAAAGACATGTATGAAGTTTTTGGTTATCCGAAATTTGATGAATTATATGTAAAATACGAAAATGATCCTAACATAAAGTACAAGAGAACTATTAAGGCTTCTAGTTTGATGTCATTGTTCGTAAAAGAAAGAACTGAAACTGGTCGTATTTATTTGATGAATATTGATCATGCGAATGAGCACAATCCTTTCTCAGAAAGAGTAGTCATGGAAAATTTATGTTTGGAAATTCTACATCCAACTAAACCAATTCAGCATATTGACGATCCAGAAGGAGAAATTGGTATTTGTATTCTTTCAGCTATTAATCTTTTAGAAATTAAAGATGATAAAGATTTAAAGAATACTTGTAATATTATCGTAAGAATGTTAGAAGAAATTATTGATTATCAGGAATACTTCTGTGTTGCTGCCGAAAACTTTACAAAGAAACGTAGAAGTCTTGGTATTGGAATTACTAATTTAGCGGCATATCTTGCGAAGAATAATTTCAAATACACAGATAAAGAAACTCCTAACTTCGTAGATGAAATCATTGAAAAAGTTCAATATTATCTATTAGAATCATCTATGGAATTATCAAAAGAAAAAGGGCCATGTGAAAAGTTTAATTTAACTAATTACTCTAAAGGTATTCTTCCTATTGATACATATAAGAAAAAAGTTGATACAGTAGTTACTAGAACTCCTTCATTAGATTGGGAATCTCTTAGACAAGAAATAGTTAAATATGGATTAAGACACAGTTCATTAACTGCCCAAATGCCCGTGGAATCTAGTTCGGTTATTCAAAATACAACAAATGGAGCAGAACCAGTTCGTTCTTTAATGACTTATAAAAGTTCAAAGGCTGGTACTATTCCTGTATTAGTTCCAAATTATTCTTCTTGTAAGAACAAATATACATTAGCATTTGAACTCACGGATAATATAGGATTAATTAATGTAAATGCCGCGATTCAAAAATGGTTTGACATGGGACTGTCTACTAATCTATACTATAATTACGCACATTACCCTAATGGAATCCTTCCAGATTCTCAAGTAATTAAAGAAATTCTGTATGCATATAGTATGGGACTAAAAAGTTTATATTATTCTAATACAAATGACGGTGATGTTCAGTCGGCTTCAGATAATGGAAGTGGTTGCGCTAGTGGAGCTTGTTCAATATAAATAATAATATGAAAACTGTTCTCAACATCGACAACGTAGATACCAGAAAAGAGCCTATGTTTTTGGGAAAGAATCTATCATTACAGAGATATGATAGGCTAAAGTATCCAAAATTCTTTGAACTTGCAGAAAGACAAGAAGAATTTTTCTGGAGAGCACAAGAAATTGATCTAACAAAAGATCGTGCAGATTATCAATTGCTTTCTGATACAGAAAGATTCGTATTTGATACGAATTTAAAATGGCAAACTATGACTGATAGTATGCTATCCCGAAGCATTTTTAAATTTGCTGAGTATGTTTCCAACCCAGAATTAGAAGCATGTATGAATGTATGGGCATTTTTTGAATCTAATATTCATTCTCGCTCATATTCACACATCTTAAAAAACGTATATCCAGACGAAAGTAAGTTTTGGGATTCTATTTTAGAAGATAAAGAGATCATTGAACGAGCAGAAGCAGCAAAAAAAGAATACGATAAAATGTTTTTAGATAGTGATGATATTAAACAAAATATATTTGATTGTATATTATCTACTCAAATTACAGAAGGATTGGCATTTTATACATCTTTTGTTTGTTCTTTCTTTTTCGGTGCAAAAGGAAAGATGGAAGGAAATGCCAAGATCATTAAGTTGATTGCCAGAGATGAGAATTTACACGTAGCAATCACACAAAATATTTTGAAATATTTCAAAGAAAATCCAGAAGAAGGATTTCAAGAAATAGTAAAAAAGAATGAAGAACGTGTATATGATGCTTATCATATTGCAGTAGAACAAGAAAAGAAGTGGGCTGATTACCTATTTAGTAGAGGATCTCTATTAGGTATTAATACTGATACATTAAAAGGATATGTAGAATGGTTAGCTAATAACAGACTAAGTTCATTAGGTTATAAGAAAATGTATGATATTAAGAAGAATCCACTAGGATCATGGTATGATGCATTCATGGATTCTGGAAAGGTTCAACAAGCTCCTCAAGAAGTTTCTATTATTAGTTATAAGATCGGAGCACGTAATACTCAAGTAGATTATAACGAATTTAGCAATATTGAGTTATAAAATGATTCATACACATAAATTAAACCGATTAACTGAAGAAGAAAAAGATATTCTATTATATTGTATAAATGACGGAAACGTAGAAAATCCCAAGATAGACAGAACTAGTTTATCTTGGATAAGAATAGAATATGCATTTCGTATGTTAAATGAATATGCAGGTAAAGTAGAAGGAGATAAACGTAATCAATTACAACAAATTGCTGATAAAATTACGAATCCATGAATTTAGACACGAAACAAATTTATGTTTTGTATGAATCTATTTTCTATAAAAATTTAGATTATCTTTTAGTAGAAGATGATGAAAATTTTAACTGGGAAAGTTTTTTTGAAAGATACGAATTTGATAAATGTAATATTCACGAATCTTTTAAAAATTTGGGTGATGTAGATATAACAAAAAACGGAAGTTTTAAAAGAAAATATGAAATAGATATAAATGATAAAAAGTTTTATGTTCATTTATCTATGCATGTTTTATCAGATTTAGAAAATTCATATTCTTCTAATTTATTAGGAATTGATAAAGATTCTTCGAACTCTAAGCCTGCATTGTATATATTAAACATAATAAAAACATATCCAGATTCGTACATGCTTAACATATACTTCGAAGATTCCGATTCTAATATAAAATTAACTGGATCTGTTGGTAATTATAGTTTAAGTCTTTTGCGAAACGTAGAAAGATGTACAATGGATTTTCTTGCATCTACTGGTTTAGTTAATAAAACACAAATTATTTCATTTCAAGTAGACAAAAATGAATCAAAAAGAATAAAACTATACAACCAATTTATGATAAGAAGTGGTTATATAAATACGTTTCCTAATAAAATTATAGACACAGTAACTTCAAGATCATACGATAAACTTTATTTTACGAAATAATATGAAAAATATTTGGGAAATTTGGTGCAAAACAATGGGAGACAAGATATCAGAAGACAAAAGACAAGCTGATATCGCTGCTGTAATACGTACTTTTTGGTGGTTTATGCATATTATTACTTGTTTCTTTATTATTGCTGGTGTAATACGGCACTGGTGAAATAGAACCTTATAAGAGAGAAGAGTTTATGGAGTTCGTAGACTCTTTTTTTGTGACGATTTAGGATAAATAATAATATGAACAAATATAAAGTACATATTAGAATGGGCGCATATTTTCTAGTAAGTGCCTTAATTACATTTGGTACTTTATTAGATAGTATTGAATATCGTAATTTTTCAGATTTAACCAGTTTAGAATGGCTTAAATTAGGTTTGAAATCATTATTACCTAGCTTCGTTTCTCTAAAAGCTTTTTTAGATACTACTGTTAATACCGATAAACCACAAGAATCTGAAGTTATTCAAGGATAGCTGGTATGAACATAAATCTTGATTTTTTAAATCAAAATATAAACACTATTTATTATACCTTGGCAGCACTTGGTATAATCTATGGATTTTATAGATATGTTGCAAAAACTGTTAAAAAAACAGATTTTTATAATCTAATAAGATTATTAAATGAAACTCCAGAAATGATTTTAGAAATCAAAGAAGGACAAAAGAAAATTTACAACGAAATTAAATTACAAGGTAAAGTAGTTAATACCATACTAGACACATTAGAATTAGCTCAATTTGTATGTGATCAAGAAGGAAAGTGTATAAAAGTAAACAGTAAATGGATATCATTAACTGGATTATCAGAAGAAGAAGCACACGGACATAACTGGCTATTATCTGTACACATAGATGATCGACAAGAAGTACAGAGAAAATGGCATAATATGATTGAACATAATACACCATTTGAAGAAATATTTCGCTATCATCACAGAGTTACAGGTGTTATTACAAATGTAAAATGTAAAGCTACTGACGTAACTGACGAAAATAATAACAGAATCTACATCCTTGGACTTTCTCGTGTTTTGATCTAAATAATTAATATGAGAAAATACTGGGGGTCGGAAGAAACTGAGGAAGACTTTTCAAAAGAATTACCACCATCTTTACCAACTTCTGATTTACTACTTCCGGCTGGATCTATCAAAGTACTAGATAATAGTATACAATTCTATGCAGAAATCTCTGGTTCTACATGCAGCGAATTAAATCGTTTATTACGTGAACTAGATACCAGAATGCAACATGCTAAGATCACTATGAACGATAGTTCATTTGATCCAGTAATACATTTAAGAATGCATAGCTATGGTGGTGATGTACTAGCGGGATTAGCATCAGTAGATACCATCAGAAGTCTCAAAACCAAAGTATATACATACGTAGAAGGTGCTGCCGCTAGTGCAGCTACTATTATTAGTATAGCTGGTAAGAAGCGTCATATAGGAAAAAATAGCTTTATGCTTATTCATCAATTAAGTTCAGTATGCGCTGGAACTTTTGAAAGATTAGAAGACGAACACGAAAATAATCGTAGAATGATGAATACGATTAAATCTTTGTACAAAGAATATACAAAGATTCCTATGAAAGAACTAGATAATATATTAAAACGTGATATTTGGTTTGATTCTAGTACTTGCTTAAAGTACGGATTAGTAGATGAAGTGATCTAACATGGACAAAGACGATTCTAATATATTTAAAATATACGAAAATTCCAATTACATTCTTTTTTCAAAAGGAATGGATTATTTGAACACAGAAAATGTAATTAATTATAATTGGGATTTGTTTGAAGAGAGGTATGCATATGCCAAATTACATTTAAATGAAAAATTTGAATATGACGGAGAAAGAGATTTAGGAAATTCACAGAAAGAATTTCTATATACAATAACCACTCCCGACAATTCTTTATTTCATGTCAAATTAAATTTATATCCAAATAGTAATAAAATAATGGATACTTCATTATTGGTTTCTAGATCTAACGGAACTGATAAACATGAAGATTATAAAAAATTATTAGATAAATTAAAAACAAATCCGGAAAAATATCAATTATATATTTCTTTTTATGATTCAGAAAATAATTATAAATTATCTAATAAAAACAAACAATCCAACGAATCGTTTGTAGTTTTCAGGTCGTTGGAAAATAGTTTAAACCATTTTATGCACGTTCTAAATTACAAAGATATAGTAAATATAATAAAATTTTACGTAGATATAAATGAAAAAAATCGTATAGCTTTGTATAATAGAATTGCTAAAAAAATATTAAGTGATAATTTTAAAAATAGTTTAGAAGATACTCTCACTGATTCTAGGTATATTCTCTACACTATTTTTTAAATTGACAATTTTTATATAAGTGATATCATCATATAATGATCACAGCTAAAATCATTGCCGATTCGGTTTGTTCTGAAAATACTTCAAAGCGTATTACTTCGTATGTCTTGACATATCCGAGATTTATTCATTCTGAACTACTTACACATAGATCACTTTCTAGGAATGCAGCTAGTTGTTTAGCTGGCGATTCTGAAATTTTCATCGAAAAACCAAGCATGATCAAAAATAAAAAGAGGTCATTGCACATGAAGATCAAAATAAAAGATCTTTATAAGAAATGGACAGACGGAGACTCATGGGGTCGTTCTATGCGTCATAGATTAAAAGAAATGAATCTCAGATGCTTAAATGAAGACACCGGAGAATTCATTTCTACAAAATTAGTAGATTGTATGTTTAGTGGTGAAAAAGATATCTACGAAATAGAATTAGAGAATGGATATAAATTAAAATGTACAAAAGAACATAGAATTTTTACTAATGAAGGATGGAAAACATTAAATGATATTAATGTAACTCATAATAACGGTCTCACAATTTTTGATGATCATAATTTTAAAATTTGTACTAATGGTATGAATTTAGATGTGGATTATCTTATTGATCAAAGAGATAATCATAAAAAAACTCTCAAACAGATAGCAGAAGAACACAACATATCGTACAAAAGCTTGTGCTATTTTTGCGAAAAAAATAGAATTTTCTTCAAAAAACTTCAGATCGAGAACGAAAATCTTATTTATAAAAATAAAGATTGGCTTGAATCTAAAATAAAAGAAGGGCTTTTCTTTACGCAGATTGCAGAATTATGTAATTCTACAACAGATAGAATAAAAGGAGCTGCCGCTAAATTTGGATTAAAAGGTAATAAATGGTCATGGGCTAATATTGTTACTTGGAACAAAGGAAAACGATACACATTACCTGATTCATCTTTAGTAAAAGTAAGAGAAGCAGCTAAAAGAAGAATTAAACCAAATTCTCATTTGAAATATAAAGAAGGTAATAGCAGAATGACTAGATGGATGAATCAAATTCGTTCGAATATTATGGAAAAATTTAATTATAAATGCGTAATAAGTGGATATGGACAAAACTTAGAATTACATCATATAAATCCACGTTGGCATAATAAAGAAAAACAATACGATATTGATAATATCGTACCTCTTAATAAAGAAATTCATAAATTTATTCATTCTAATAATTTAGATTTATTATTTTTAGATTGGTATAATGCGGGAAAACCTTTAGAAAAATTCGTAGAAGAACATTCGAATTTAAAATTAAAATGCAGTGATATAAACAAACCAAGAGGAAAAGTAAACAGTCTTGTAGCTAGATTCTTTAAAATAAAGACAATTAAATTTGTAGGCAAAGAACCTACGTATGATATAGAAGTTGCTGCTCCTTATCATAATTTCGTTGCGAATGGGGTTGTAGTACATAATAGTAGAGCTATACCAGTAACTAAATTCATCGAAGATGTATTAACAGATCCGGCACTTCCTGTTCATTGGGGATCTAATCAAAAAGGAATGCAAGCTGATAACGAAGTAGATGAAGAAACTAAAATGAAAGCTATGCTGATCTGGAACTCCGCTAGAGATGCGGCAGTTGCACATGCAAAACAATTAAATGAACTTGGTTTACATAAACAAGTAGTTAATCGTATTATGGAACCATTTTTCCATATTACTACATTATTAACTGCTACAGAATTTCAAAACTTCTTTAAACTTAGAGCACATAAAGCAGCTCAACCAGAAATTAGAGAATTGGCATATAAGATGTTAGAATTGTATCAATCTAACAAACCAGTAGAAAAAACAATTGGAGAATGGCATATCCCTTTTGGAGATAAATATCTCGATGGTTTAAATACTCGACAAAAGTTAAAAATCGCTACAGCAAGAGCAGCTAGAGTTTCTTATAAAAATTTTGATGGAGTTGTAAATTATGATAAAGATTATAATTTACATGATATGTTAGTAAAAGAAGGACACTGGAGTCCATTCGAACATTCTGCTGTTTGTGATTTTGGAATCCATGATAATTTCGACGGATGGCGTTCTTATCGAAATATTCTATCTAAACAAAACTGGAGCGAAGAAGCATGGGAAAAAATAAAGTAGTACTTTCATTTTATAAACAATATGAACCAGCTTTAATCCAAAGATTCAATAACAATTCTATGGAATTGGAAAAAACTTTCAATGAAGAATTAGGATTAAAAATTATAAATGTCCATGAAATGGGTCATGACGATTACGCTGAGTTTGAAATCGTTGACGAGAAGCTTTGGATGCTCGCAGTTATAAAATACGGCTTTACGCAGTAGGAGTCTTGTATCCGTGTTGAATTGGGGATGCGATTCCTATATTGCCAGAATTCAGTACAGATGCTCTATTTCTCATGGGTTCATTTCCTGTGGTAAATGAGATCGGTATATTGTTGAAAGGGTGCTGATGTGGATATACAAATACCGAAAATTCTGGATTTTTAGGACTTCCTCCATTTCCAGCACTAGATGCTACTGCTGTTCCTCCATCTGATAATATCAACACTGGTACTTTATCTGGTCCAGTCCAAGGAGTTTTTGAAGCACCTATGCTATTATATAAATCTTTTATATAGCTTACGTCTGCATAAGCAATAACTGCTGTTCCTCCGCCTCCTTTTTGATCTCCATTAATTCCTGTACCTGTCATTAATTGACCAAAGCTTCCAATACCTCCTCCAGTATATTGAACTTCTGCTGGACAAGTAATATGATTTACATAAACTTCTCCGTCAATAAAAGCACATCCATTAATAACTGCATTTTTTGATACTCCTAAATTAGAATTTACTACTACTTGATTAGGACATTCAAGATTCATCGAATCTGATTTTAATGATATATTATTACCAGATCTTAAATTAACATTTCCTTCGGAAGATACATTCATTTCTTCTGAAGCAGAAATAATGCTTCTACCACCTGAACCTAATCTCATGTTTCCCGCAGTTGCAATACTAGCACCTCCCGCTCCTACAGAAACATCATATTTATTTCCCACACTTAATGAATAAGTTCCACAAGGAAATTTAGTATTTTCTACTTCTTCAGTATATGGAACTGTTTCGTTTTTTACAAAAGAACCTTTTCCTTCAATATCTACCGACTTTGGACGAAATTCTCCTTTGACATCTTTTCTTATATGTGGAAAAGTATTAGTGGCTGCACCGATGTGTTCTTGTTTATCTTTTTCATAAGATATAATTTGATTACCACCTGCTTTAATATTACTTTCAATGGGAATCAAATTTTCACAAACTTTTGCTAAAACTTCAGATTGATTTGATTTATCAAATTTTTGTGTATTAGTTACATCTGCCATATTTTTTATTATATTTAAGCTGGTTTTACTCCTAATTCAACATGTTGAATCTTTTTCATGTATTGTCCGGGATTGATTCCTCTTAATAAATTTGTCCAATTTGTAACAAGAGTTAATTCATTTGGCGGATGTACATATGTGTTGTTTGGACCTCCTTTTGAAGCTCCAGATTTAGTTGGATCTTTTACTACTCTTTCTTTTTGTGAAAATTGTGCAGAATGTGAAAAAGCAGGAGCTGCTGTTTCTACCCATTCATCATAATAAGTTTTATTGTCGGGATCACCATATGTTAAATAATGGTCTCCTTCGTATCTTTCGTGATTATCTCCCATTACACGAATCCCTCGATCACCTTTTACCGTATGAGTTTCTTGTTGATTAACCACAGTGATTTTATTTTCTACTGCAACTTCAGCAGTAACGTGATTTGAAATTTCATAAAAAGACCCACTATAATGTGATATTTTTATTTTTTCAAAATCATCTGTTTCAATAAATTCTAATGATCCTGCTTTTGAATTGAACACTGTTTTTCCAGTGAAGAAAAAAGGTTCTCCATCTTGCATGTTTTCGCTTCCTGCTGGATAATGCAAATCTGGATTACTTCCTTGTGTATTCATTACACTATTCCAGTCTTGTTTATCAAATACATATCCCATGTATACTGGATAATCTAAACTACCATTTTCAAAAAATACCCAAACTTGTGATCCAACACGAGGAACAGAAAACATTCCTTTTGTTGCGTTGTTAATAGGACTAGGTGCTAATGTTTGATTATAAACATCACATATACCAGTTTTATATCCTACATCGAATCCACCGGGAATTGCATTAACCGAAGCTGCTGCTTTTGGTGATACACTCTCTCCAGATGGAGTTATACTTTCTTCTCCTAATGGTTCTCTTAATTCTCCTCTGTATCCTTCACCTACAGTAGCATCTCCATTTTTAGCATTGAATACTCCTGCTGTTCCTCCTCCAATTAACGGAGAAGCTTGTTCAGCCCATTTCAATACATCACAAAACTGTTGCAAAACTTCTCTATTATAAATAGTAGTTATATTATCTCCAACAAATCTTGAATTGTAAATATCAGGAGGCAATCCTAAATCTCTTGCTAATTGTGCAGTAAATTCTGGTATTGCTACTTTAACTCGTCCTCTTCTGTCTGGATCGTTATTTTGTACTACGGTTCCCCGAAAGAATCCATAATGTTTTTCTTCAAAAGGATTTGGCATACTATGTTAATAATTTAGTTTGTAAATTAGCTTTTTCTAGAAACTTTGTATGACGATTTACGTAACTATCAATAACTCCGTTAACTTTTAAAGATTCTTTAGTCACATTATTTGCTATCTTTCCTATGTGTTTATCTACGTTCATTGCTACTTTGTTTGTTATTTTATTAATAGCATTTTGTGCCAAACAATTCATAAGCTGTGCAGCAAATCCAGAACAATCTTGTTTGTTCTTGAAATAGTTATCCATATTAGTAGCTTTGTCTAATATGTTCTGTACTCCTACTAATGTATCTGTTAAATCTTTTATTATTCCTTCTATTTTCCTAATAGGAGATAATACAGAATTGACTATTTGATCAACTCTTTCCGTTATAACAGTTGTCACTGCTCCAATAATCGCTCCTATCATTCCTGCTGCAACACTTGCTAAACCTTGTAATATAGATGCTGGATTTGGTATTCCTCCCATTATAGCGGATTTCAAACACATCAATCCATTTGATGCTGAAATTAATTTATCAACAGTACTATTAACTGGATTTAAAAATCCAGTTTTACTACGTTCGAATAATAATCCCATAAAAATATTTAACAACAAAATACAAAAAACCCCACTATTTCTAGTGGGGTTTTAATGCCTATGAAGAATTAACCAACAACAATTAAATTTCTATAGCAAAACGACGACGTTCGTTTGGACCACGATTATCAAATCCAATAGCTCCAGTTACAACTTGTGTCGCAGTAGCAGTAGCCACAGTGAATGTAGTAGTAGAACGATCTGGGAAATATAATGCGAAAGTAGCACCATTATATTCAGGAGCAACCTTGAACTGAATACGATCAGTCACAGAAAGAGTAACACTAGCAGTAGATGCACCAGATATTTCATTAAAAAGAATTCCATTTACTGAAACCCCATTATATTTACCAGAAGAGAAAATAGAAGTAGAAGTAATACGAGAAGTTAAAACATCAACTTGTGTGCTAAGTAATGGAGTTGATGCATAAATTGCAGTGAGTGCTCCAAATTGTGTATCTGTATACTTAGTATTTAATGGAATACCGCTCGCAACCCAACCAGCATAAAAACCAGAAAGAACATTACTTCCAGTAATAGCAGTATTTTGTGTAGCACTAAGTGGAGGTGTTGTAAATACTGTGTTTGGAACAGCAGTTAAAGTATTAAAAACCGTTACAGTAGGAAGAAAAACTACAGAATTATTAGATGCTGAAAGACTAACTCCAACTTGAGGAGGATTTTCCGCTGCTGAATTAAATACAAAATTCGTGAATGTTGCCATATTTTTATTTATCTTTATATGACTATTTTTTCAAATAATAACTAAATATTAGTATGAATTTCGAACTACTATTAGAAAGAATGGAACTATTAGAAGAAGGTAAATGTACTAAGGTTACAAAGAAAGCACATTCAACTAGAAAAGGAAAGAAATGGTCTAAATGTGCTAGACAACCAGATGGTAGTATCAAACGAATTCACTGGGGACAAGCAGGGGTGCGTGTAACTGGAAAATCTGGTAATACAAAAAGAAAGAAAAGTTTCAAAGCACGGCATCGTTGTAGCAAGGCTAAGAAAGGCAGCCCTTCTGCCGCTGCTTGCGCCGATTGGGCGTAAGTAATTAATTTTCAAATATTTACAAATAAATCACTTCCTCCTAGGACTACTAGTAGTTCCAAATTTATTATTTTTAAGTTCTCTTAATTTTTTACGTGCGTCTTTTTCTACATTCGGATTAAAAGATTTCCAGTCACCCAAATGTCCTATTTTTAAATGACATCCATTTTCTCCTTTTTCTTCGCATAATGTAATTAGATTCTTCTCATCTAATTCTAATTCGGGATGAATGTGAAAAGGCTTTTTGTGATGCACCTGTAAGTTAATATCAGCTCCACATGCCGCACAGGTTTTATGCGATTCTAAAAAATTATTGCGAACCGTCTGCCATTTAGAAGAACGTAGAGAAAATGGCTTTCCTTGTATTTTCTCCTTAATAGCAACAATAAATCTAGTCATTTAAATATTTATGATAATTTCATAGTATATTTTTTGCTGCCGCAATCCCATATTCTAGCATATCCATTGTTACACATATTTTCATATTCTGATAGATTTGGGTCGTATTTTTCTAATTTCTCGCTTAATACATTTTTTCTATATTTAAATCTATGTTCTCTATTTAAGAAATCTTTGGTATACCAATAATTAGGTTCAGTTACTGAGGATAAACGGAACCCTATTTTTTCATATAAATCTCCTGAAGACCATCTTCTATCCGCATAACTAATGATTTCATTTGGTTTATATTTTTTTATAAAATACTTTAATAATTTACTAGCAGCACCAATTACGGTTGTATTGGAAATAGAACAGAATCTATTCAATTCATATACTCCTTCTTTTGAAGAAGGATTTCCCAACGCTAATCGTTCTTTACTAAAAGTCATAACAGAAACTAAATTGTTATTATTGAATAATCCCAAATTAATTGAAGTATTATTATTACCTTGGATGTGATTCATATCTAAAAATTCAGATTTCAACTTACCATCAATTTCCTTTATTGTGCAATTTCTAGCATATATTTTATGTTTGTTTAAATTTAAATAATTCATTAATCTAGAAACTACTATATTTCTTTTTTGTTTGTATTCATCTTCAAATATTTGAATTAATTTAATTCCTGCCTCTTCTGCAAGATCTGCTTTTAACTTATGCAATGTTTTTCCTTTTTGTGTTTCTGTGTGCCAATAAAGACCATGCATTTCGATTCCTAGTTTCATACTAGGAACGTATATATCTATTTCATATCCTTTTAAAATCGTTCTTTCTCTGTATATAAATGCTACATCATATTGATCTAAAATATTTTTAATAAAAATTTCCATCTTAGATCCAGTAGGCTTGCATTTGCGACATTCTAAATATTTGTGATATTTTAAAATAGATTCGAATTCGTCTCCGCATTTTTTGCATTTCCATTTATAAGATTTGTATGCATTAGAAAATCCTTCATATTCTTCAAAAGGAAACAAAGGCATTACTACATCTCCATTAACTAAACTATTATAGTAGTTTAGTCTATTAATTTTAGAAACTAATTCGGGATTTCCGTTATTAATTATGTTTCCACTTTTAATCCTATCCTTATATTCTTGAGTTTTAGTATAACTCGTTTCCCCATATTTTTTTAAATTAGTTTCTAGTATCTTCTTCTTTCCTTCTTCTGAGGCAAAATAGTTAGTTACTCCATATTTTTCTAAATTTGTTTGTTTTAATTTTTCTATTCTTTCTGGCGATTTCATATGACAAGTCCGACTACATGTAGCTTGCCATCCATTATTTGAATTGAAAATGGTATCTTTATTACAAACAATACAAGTTGGTTGTTGTTTTACATTCTCTACGAAAGAGCGTACCCTAACAGAAAATGCGTATCCAGAATTATCCAGAAATTTAGTTGCCTCTATAATTTTATTAAATAAATCACTTCCAAAATTTTTAATGAACATCTTTTCTTTTACGAATCTATAAGATCCTTTATAGTTTTCTTTCAGAAAATTTATAATTTTAGTTTTGTCGTCTTCCATATGTACTAAATATATCATCAAATTATTTAATATCAAGTGAATATGTCTATAAAAAAAAGAACCACAGATTTCTCTGTGGTTCTTTGTAATTTACTTATTTTTAAGTACTTATGTGACTTAAAAATATATTGAGGAATTTCCGGGAGTAAATGCCTGACCAAGATTCTTGAGAATAATGGTGTGGTAATAGAGCGATGCTCCGAAAATATTATCCACTACTCCATATCTTGTCAAGAGTCCAACGCGAGGAGCGAAGTCATTCGGTCCAATTGTGCGTTGTACCATAACAGGAATGTATGGGCAGTAGATGATACCTGAATCATAGAATTCAGTACCTTTATATCCTAGGAGTGCATACTCGATGCCTGCACCAGTTCCTTCTGGATCTGTGCCAGCGCAATATCCTACGTCACCATAGATTCCACTATTTTGTACTTCGGTGCGTGTATCACGATAAACTTGGAAACGGCCACCGAGAGAACCAACTTTAGCTACGCCAGTTTGCTGGGTAGAAACGTTGCCCTGTACAGTTACCCACTGGAATTCTGGGAGCATTTCAAAGATAGCGCACACGCGAGGTGTTGCTACGATGAAGTTTGCTGCTCCACGACGATTGCGGATAGCGATACGGTTTGCTTCGATAATTACTCTCTGGTAGAAGTCACGGTTACGTTCAACAAGCCAACGACCATCGGCAGTAGATGGGGACCATACAGAGAATCCTTTACGGAAACCACCATTTAAGGAGGTTTGGATCATACGGATAATCATTTCACGGTCGATTTCTGCTTGAATCTCATATGCCATTGCATTAGTGATTTCAGCATCGATATCGATTCCGTTCATGTTCTTTAAGTCTTGTTCTAGCTCGACAGACCATTTTGCACCTAATCTACGAGTACCAGCTTCAACGGCAGTCTTCTCGAAGGATACTTCAACAGTTGGGATGTTTGCGTTGATTTCGAAATTCTTGAGAATTTCAGCAACACCACCATCAGCAGCAGCGAAGTTCCATGTTACGCCAGATTCAGCATGAGTACCGAGACCTGATAGCGCAGCAGCAGAAGCACCAGTGAAACGTGAATCGAGATATTGCCATCCTAGTTCGTTATCTCCTTGTGGTGATTTACCACCTGCTCCACCGGGAATACCGGGATCGCAATTAAAACCTGAAGCTTTGTAGTTTACAGTTGTGGTATTGCGATATGGTTGACCAGATCCACTTGAAGGATTTCCGGGTGCTGCTTGCCAATCGGCACCATTTTGTGATGCGTCTTGATAATTGCCACCGAGTGTATCCTTGGAGTACTTATAACGGAGAGCGAATGCTAGTCCGACTGGACCAGACATTGGCTGAACACCAACGATTTCGTTGGAGATAAGTTCTGGGAAGGTACGACGAATCATCGGAATAAGAATCTTTGGAAGACGATTATCGCCGGGAGCATAAGTATCGGCACCACCGGGGAATGCTCCACCAGTGCGACCGTTATCGATAGAACCGAACATAGTTCCTGTTCCACCAGCTACGTTTGCTTCACGTAAGCAATAAGCTTCTTGGTTTTCGAGAAGCATTGCAGTGTTTAGACGAGTGTGATCATCTTCAATTGCGGCTACGCTCTTGCTGGTGTAGTCGAGCACTGGTGCCCACTTTTCCAAAAGAACCTTAGCGCGATCTTGATCGATGTATGATTGTGCGGGTTTGATTTGTTTCATATGTGTTTGTTTTCTTTCTTTTTTGATTTTCGACCTCAAGATATATTAATATCAGGATCTCAAGTAATATTTACTTCTACCAAATTTTTATAAGAGCAAATATATTAATATTTACTCAATTCGTTCAAATAATTTGAAACGGTTGAAAAATTTTCTTCGATTGTTTGAACTTCTTCGTTTGTATCTTCTTCAACGACAACGCGATCTTGCTTAATTTGACGATGTGTGAAGGCTTCTTCTTTTAGAGTTTGAAGACGTTCTTCTTCTTTCTTATCGAAAAGAGAAAGAGTATAGTCGATATTTTCCATGATAAACTTTGGAGATTTACCTTCGAAAACACGTTGTGCGTATTCTTTCTTTTTCTGACTTAGCTTTGAAGTTTTTTGTTCGAGAATGAGAGCAGCTTTTGCTTTATCTAGAGTTTCGCGGAGGTTAGAAGCTTCTAGTTTAGCGGCTTCTACGGCTTTACGAGTTTCGGTGATTTGTGTTTTTCCGTCTAGAAGAGCTTCTTTTAGAGATTCGTTCATTAGAGCTGAATCAATTGCGAGATTTTCACGAAGATTGTTTAGAATGATACGAGCTTTCTTATTTTGAACAGCTTCTGCAATTGCTTTCTTTGGAATTTTGCTTTCGATGAATACGTCGATGTAATCAGAAATTTTTCCAATTAATTGTGATTTAAATTGAGTTGCTTGTTCACTGATAATAGTTTGATACTTATTAACAACTGCTTGAAGCTTTTGATAATTATTAGCATCTAGTGCTTCGACAACTTTTTGTAATTTTTTACTATGATCAGTATCGATAGCTTCGAGTAGTTGTTGTGCTTTTTCAGTATATTCAGCATCTTGTTCAGTTAGAGCTTTTTCCACATGAATCTTAACTCTTTCATTAACTGCACTATCGAATGCTTCTTGAATTTGTCCAAGAGTTTCATCAGTTAAAATTCCTTGGGTAGCTTCTTTTAAAAGTTTTGTAATTTCAGTTGCCATAATATTAGTTAGTCTTTTTTATATTTTTTTATTGAGAAAAATTAAAAATCTTCAGGAATATTTGAAGGTACGTCTAAATGTTCCATTGTATCGTGTTGAATTTGATCTTCAAAACGTTGTTCAAGTTTTCCTAATTCTCTATATAAAGCTTTAAAATTTTCAGCGTGTTCTATTTCTCCTTGTTGGTTTGCAATTTTAATTGCTTTTCCGATTTCGGATTTTAGACCACCGATATCTTCGATTCTGATTTTTCCGCTTGATCTTACTCCATACATATGGGAAGTTTGTCCACCGTGATAATGTTCTAAATCAAATAGAGCTGATGCGGCATCAGATCCATCTGCAATATAATCATGAAGATTAATTAAAGAAGATTCAGTTAATCCTTCTTCAACTAATTTTTTCTTTTTAGATTTTGCTTGTGGAAATTTACCACCACCAAACGCACTATTTTTTGCCGCAGCTTTTTCAGCGTTCTCGTTGCGTTTTTTCTTTTTGAAAGGTTTTAGATTAGAAGTTTTGTCTTTCTTATCCTTTTTGAAGGGATTCTTTTTTGCTTCTTCTGCTATTGTAATTTTAATTTTTTCATTAATTACATTTTCGAGAAATGTATGTGCGGTACTAAAATCATCAACAATCAATGAATCGACAAATTTCGTGATATTCTGTTCTACGATATTCATATTTTTATTTAGCTTAATTTAATTTTATTTAAAAAATTAATAATAGATTCTTTCAAATATTCTTCTACTTTCTTTTTAGGTAGATTAGAAATAGACCTTTCGAAATCGTCATATATTTCTTCGAATGTACCTGATTCTCCTAAAACCCATGCTTTAGATTCTAGAATTCCGTTTACGAATGCTTTAGGAAAAGAAGGATCGGCTACACAATCAATAGAAATAAGACGTAAATCTTTTACGATATTTTTACCACCAGCGGCTTCTTCTAATTGTCCGAGTGCTCTGGAACTCATCCCTACACGAACACCATCATTTACTAGAGCACGAACGATGTGTCCACATGGAGTGGTTAATACTTTACTTTTACCGTGGAAAATATTTCCGTCTTGATAAAGTTCAGTTACGATATGACAAGCTTTATCTAAACTAACTTCTGCACTGCTTTCATGATTTAGCGTACCCATTGAACGGTTAGTTTTAATCATTTCTTCTTTATAACGATTAACTTCTTTAACCATTTCTTCTAGTTTGTACAATCTGTTATTACGATTGTAATTTTCCGCCATCATGTATGGTCCTTTGATGAATAAAGTTGAAGGACTTTTTCTATCTTTTTCTTCAAAGATATATTCAAACTGTTCGTCTGGTGCTGGTTTTTCTACAATTAATCGTAGTGACATAAAACTATTTAGATTATTTACTCTATTTTTTCAGATATTTTATTCGAAAATGTAAATAATATCATGACTACAGATTCCGTAGAAATTTTTGAAAGCTACATACGTTCATTAAATGAAGCAAAGATGCCTAAAGGAACTCCACGTCCTGATGTTATTGGAAGTAAAAGTTATAGACAAAAAACTACAATAGCAGATAATCCAGATGCTCAAGAAGCACATGGAGCAACTATTGGAAGAAACACTGCATTAACTCCATCACAATCTGATAAAATTAGAGATAGAAATTTTGAATCATACAAACAAGAAGATATGGAAGAAGGATATTATCTTCAATTAACTGGAGAAGGATCTAAAGTTCCTAGAAATTCTCAAAAAAATTTAATGAATTTAATGAGAGAATATTCGAATAACAAATATTTTCAAAATGAAGTAGATGGAGATTTGGTAATTCCTTATTGGATACTTCCAGATTGTATTCAATATTTTACTATGAATGCAAAGTCAGAAAAAATTTCAAATGTTCGACAAGCATATATAGATGCACTCATAGTTATGTATGAAGCTATGAGCGATAAAAATACATACCAACAAGTATATAGAAATTCCAAACCTGTATTAAGAATAAAAAGCGAAGGTGGAAAAAGAGAAGTAGAAGAATTGAGAGATACTTATGAAGAATTTTCTGATAAAATAAATGGAAGAATTAAAACATTAAAATCAAATCCAGCAATGGCATTAGTATTAAAACCATTTCTTTTTCATAATCATACTAAACCAAGACAACAAGTAAAATTCGGATCTGATGTTTACGAAGATGCTGTGTTTCTTCATGCTCCCGGTGAGGGAGAACATACTATTTTTGGAAAAACTGATCTGGAACCTAGACATGATTATGAAGGAACAGATCCAACTTATGGAGTCAGTAGTTCCGAAAATATAACAGAACCAGAATTAAGAAAAATTCATATTAAGGATAAAGAACAAGAAATGTCTACTCCATCTCCTGCAAGATCATTAGGAGCACCAAAAGCCAAAAAAATAAGAAAGAAGCCAATTCGTGAATCAGTCTTTATTAGAGATATTCCTTTTTAAATAAAAATTTCAGAAAGAAAGCTTTCCCACATTTCGTGATGTTCTGCGATGTTTTCTTGATTATTTTTTATAAATAATTGCTTAGATAGCTGTCTATAAAACTCAGAAGGAGGTGCCCCTTTTTTAGCTCTTTTATCCATTGCGGATTTAAAGAATGATAGTGCTACCAGAGTTTTTTCTGCTAGAAGAAATCCACGATCATCTAATACATACGGAAGTGGATCTTTACGTTTTAATCCATTAAACACAATAATTGCTACATCATGACATTCTTCTTTGTTTTCTGCAAAACTAGCAGTCATACAGAGAAGTGTAATAATATCTAGTGGTTTAGAAGCTAGAAAAACATCACTTTTTTCTAAAATCTTAGTACCAAAGGTAACATACAATTGTTCTGGATCTTCGGAATAAAGTACTTTGATTAATTTTGCCGATTTTTCATCGTACAATTCATCGATTAAACTCACATATTTATTTAACTTGGAAACAGTTCTTTTTCTGTTAATATGATAAATTCGGCTCCTCTGTCGTTTGCATATTTTTTAGCAGCTTCCCATTTGGCTTGATTAACAGCCCATTGAACATTTTCGTATAATACTGTAGTTTTCTTTTTCTTTTTAGAAGAGACAGGAGCTATGGTTTGTTTATACGGTTTTATCTCTATGAGATATTTTTTAATTTTATCTCCTTCTTTCAAGACTATGTAATTGTCTACAAAATATCTGTGTATTCTATTATCCACAGGACTTTTGTAGGGAATTTGGATATTTTCCGACCCCCACTCGATTACGTTTGGGTTGTTATCAGCCCATAGAAGAAATTTACGTTCATAAGACGAACGAAACACGGCAATTTTTCCCATGAACTTTTCGGGATTTTTAGGTTTGAAATATCCCTGTTTAAATCTTTCGTCTTTTTTTAAAGAAAGCACATAGATATTTATAAATAATCTGTATGAATGATTCTGTATTAATTTGGGAAAAGTACTCTAGCTTACACGAAGCTAATTTGATTTCCAAAGATCCCTTACATTTAGAATTAGAAAAACTATTAAAAGAAAAGAACGTACAGAAGCCCGAAATAGTTAATTGGTTTTTGAAAACTTATATTAAATGGTTTCAGTCACCGGCTGATGATAATATAAAAACACCATTTATTTCAAAGTATACAGCAAAAGAAACTGATCCTGAATGGTCTAAGAAAGAAGGTATATTTCAATTTAATAATTTTACTTCTGAATATAAAGATCGTCTAAGTCATTTAATAGATTTTTTGAATACCAAAGATGATAATTATTTAAAATCTTTGTATAAAGTTACCGTTCCACAAATGTTTGAAGAAGTTCAAAAATGGGATGAAGAAATGGCTAGATCAGCAGAGAAGGCTAAGAAAGCCAAACTACAAAGTGTAGAAGGAATAGATTACAAAGTAGTTGGAATTTATGATGGATATCCAGTTTGGGAATTGACATCTAATAAGTCATTTCGTGAGGAGAGTATGTATATGGGACACTGTGTGGGACAAGCAGAAGGAGAAAGCCAAGTAACTAGTGTAGAAGGAGGGGAAAGTAGGTACTTCAAAGAATATAAAAAACATAAACTTGAAATATATTCTTTAAGAGATCCAAAAGAATACAATCATCCGGTAGCAACATTTGAATTACAAGAAGATCCTGAAGATGGAGAATTTGTAATAGTTCAAATAAAAGGTCCAGCTAACAGAGTAGTCAGCGAAAGATATCGTAAAGCGTGTAGAGAATTTATAGAAGATAAAGATTATATTGTTAAGCATGACGGTGAAAATATAGGAATGGTAAAATGGAAAAATATGAATTCTTTGTATCCAATAGATAAGTATTATTTTGAAGATAGCGAAGAATTCAAAAATATATATTATACGCAAATATTACCAAAACAAAAAAAATATATAGAAGAAACTATCAAAAGAATAGAAAACAACACTATAAAAGGAGATGTATATTTAAACGATATATTTTTAAATAAATTACCCAATTTATCAAATGTTAAAATTATAGGAGATTTTACTTGCAGTAATAATAATTTAACTTCATTAGAAGGAGCCCCAAAAGAAGTTGATGGAGGGTTTTATTGTGGAGGCAATCAATTAATTTCTTTAGAAGGAGCACCACAAAAGGTTGAAAATTTTATTTGTTCTTATAATAATTTAACTAATTTGAAAGGATCGCCGGAGCAAACATTCTATTTTGATTGTAGTTATAATAAATTAACTACACTAGAAGGATCTCCTAAATCTGCATATGAATTTAATTGTTCATATAATCAATTAACTACATTAGAAGGAGCACCATATAGAATTGTTGCCAATTTTCTTACTTACGAAAATCCAGTAAAATTTACTAAACAAGATAAAGAAGAAGCTATGGAAAACTCCAGAAAAAGAAATGAAACTAAATTAGAATCCTTTAAAAATTTCTTTTACATAAAATAATTATTTAAATATTAAGTTTTTAACAAAACCGAATATTCTTAATCCTATACTAATAGTTTGTGTAGGAAAGAAATAAGCTAATGTTCCAATTCCTCCTAAAATAGTTAAAAGGATTGTATAAAACTTAAATGATTTTTTTCTTTCGTAATTCTTTATAATTTCGTTTTTGACATTATCATTTACTATTTCAGATACTAGTTCTTCTTCTTTTTCTTCTAGTGTTTCTATTTTTTCTAAGTCTTTTTTACTTTCCTCGAATTTTTCTTCTATTGCTTTGTCTTGTGCTTCTATTGTTAAATCTTTGAATTCTGATCCGTCGTCTACTTTTGCACCTAGTAGTGTTTGGCTTTTTTCAATTATAGATATAGCTCTTTTTATTTCGGATCTTTTTAAATCTGTTTTATTTAAAATACTTTTAGCAGTTGCTATGAAATCTTTGGCATCTTCTTGAAGCTTTTGTTGTTTCATATCAATTTGTTTTTGATATTTCGTATAATTTGCCGTAGGTGATGCACAACCAGAAATCATTAAGCAAAGTATTAAAAATAATTTGTATAATGTTTTCATAAGTATTTGAAAATAAATATATTACGTCTACGAAACCATAAAAATACAGGGGTCGGAATCGCCTAGAGCTGCCGCAGTAGTAAATAATTGTGTTTCTAATTTTTCTTTTTCAGTTAATCCTTGTTGCATTAAATCACTGTTGAATACTTGACCACCAAATAAATTCACACCACTAAATTTGCCTCTCACCATTCCTACTGTTATTTTTGTTAAAGCTAGTGCATACTGATATACCCACATTTCTTTAATAATGTCACGTATTGGACGTTCTACGTAACAATAAATAACTCCATAAAATCTTACTGAATCTGTGGGTTCTGGATATATTCTTAGAATTTGAGTTCTATCATCAAATTCAAATGATCTCTTAGTAGCTAATACCTTTTCACGAGTATCTAACCACTGTTTTACAGTGTACCAACTAATCAAATCAAATCCGTAGTTGCCCATTGCATAACTAAAGTAAGTTTGTTGTGCAAGAGTTTGTTCAATTGTAAACAAAGTGTTAATGCCGGTAGATGCGCCTTCTTGAAAATCTGTGACTGCTATTACTTTTCTGTAATCCATAGCATCATAATCAAACATATTATTATAGATTACAGTAGGTTGGTTTTGATCTACCACTCCTTGCATACTAATGTTTTGACTATAAGATGGTATAAAATAAGTTGAAATTGGTATTACATTTAATGTAGGATCAGCAGCAAATGCAGTGACTAATTTGTTGTAAGTAGAATAATCTAAAATAACATTTCTTTCTAATCCATCCACAAACAATCCAGATAATTCAGAATTAATAGAAAAGAAAGCTTTATTAAGAGCAGAAGCAGAAATATAAAAAGTGTCTTCGCTATGTATGTAAGGAGCAGTATCTCTAGATTGTGTACGATGAGCTACTTTATTTGGTTCTGAAATATTTTTGTTAGCAAGTGTATATAACTTGTCAACGGGTAGTCCTCTTCCTTTTTCATACAAAGTAGAATCAATAACTAGATATTCTTTAGTATATCCAGCATACTTTGTAAAGAATTCACAAGCTTGTGATATATTATCAAATAACTGATCTTGACTAATTTCTACTGAAACTAGTGGTGCTCCTAGAGTCCTTACGATTCTTTGCGCCAACTTATCAAAAGAATCCATTTTATTATTCAGATTAGTATTCTGAAATGCGGATAATGGAGTTAAATTAGCACAAGACATATAATTATTTAATCAAATTACATTTTAATATCTGAAATCATCTGTAGAAGAATCAAATCGTTTAGATAGTGGTATTGGAACCTTTTCTCTTAAATTTTCAGGATTTCTGTCGTAAGTTATGGTATCTGCTAGTTTTGCTTGATTAGGGTTAAACACACATATATTAGTTGTATCTGCACGGGAATGTCCTTTGCTTTCTCTCATGAAAGACGCATCATAACCCTTTTCTTTCAACAAACTGGGACTTTCCATAAAGCCCCAATCTCCATGACTTATATACTCTCTTCTCTCAATTGCATGTTTTCTTAGACGTTCTTTAACTGCATTTTCATCTAAATTACCTTCACTATCTAATAGTTTCCAAGCTTTTTTATTTGCTTTTGTCAACAACCATTCTAAATGCCATTTGACCGATTGTTGTACATAATAATTTACAAATGCTGGATCTGTAAAATCTGCTATCTTTTCTGATTTTAAATAGCATTTATATATTAAACCAAAGCTTGGCTTTTCTCTAAGCATACCCGCATATGATTGTGCAAGTTCTTCATCAAATGCAAATGAAATCACACCTCTAGCTGCTGATGGGTCATATCTACCCATTGCAGTTATATTTAAATCGAACTTATGTCCGTGAAACGCTTTCTGTGTTCCATGATATACTGGACCAATATAATAACCCTTTTTCTTGGCTTCTTGTTTTACCAACATATCAGCCATATCCATATTATCATCTTTTAATGCTTTAAAATACAAAGCATCAACAGATGATGGGTTGTTATAAAAGTCACCAAATGATACATTCATTTAGTTATTTATACTGCTGGTTCTGCTTTCGGTGCTCCTTCTGCTGGTGGTGGAGATTCTGTACCACCTTCTGGTGGGGGTGCTCCTTCTTCTCCTCCTTCTGGTGTAGGTGGTGCTCCTCCCATTCCACCCATTCCTCCTCCACCTCCCATTCCTCCTCCCATACCACCACTTGGAGGTGCTCCTCCACCACCGGGGGCACCTCCTGCTTCTGCTTGAGCAGCTACGGCTTGTTTCCAGTTTGGACCCATATTTTCAATCTGAGTCAACTCCCAACGCAATTCTTTATCTTTTCGTAAGAATTCACGATTAGCTTTAATATCAATATCAGTCCATCCTAGATATCTCTTTTGTGCAAAAGACGGAGAAATAGATTCATTAGATGCTAACGAACCAAAGTTTTGTACTTTAAGTTCTAGCTTTTGACTTTCTCTCAATTCGTAAAAGTTTGTAGGAACATTAAATTCAATATGAATTGTCTCTTCTTTTAATTCATATTCTTTCCACATTCCTTTTAATTGTAAATGTGTAATAAATCCATTCTTTAATCCACTCGCAAAAATATTTTGTAAACGAATAATAAAACGTGCAAATTTTAATTCTTCACGAAGCATGTCAGCTCCATCACGAAAAGCATCTTGTGGATCTAAACGAGTAGTAGGAACTTTCAAAGATTGATAAAGTTTCTTAACGAAGTACATTAAATCACTAAGCTCTCCAAGGTTCGAATTTTTCGTAAATACCCCACAATCAAGGGCAAACGTATGATAATCATGATATTTTTCTTCGTTATCAATCGTCAATGTACCTACTTGAATCTTATTTGGAAGTTTTTCAACACTAACTAAACGATGGTTGAATAGTTCACATTCTTTACGGAATTGTTTCCATGTTTTGTATCCGAAGCTCTTGACCATTGGTGAAAAATGGGTAACTGAAATCTTAGTGCCGCACCAATTTCTAATATGTCTCCCTTCATTCAACTTCAAGAAATGACCAAGAATTTCTGGATTATTGTTGATAATATCACACAAATCTTCTTTAGTTACTTCGTGAGTAGTTTTTCCACTAACTTGATCAATAACAAATTTTAAAATTTTATCATCAAAAATCAAAGATTGTGTTTCTGTCAACTTTTTTAAATTATTTACATATTTTTCACTTTGTAAGTTTTTTACATAACTATTATAAAAATAAGAATTTTTTTCTTCTTGATTCATATCCGCAAATCTTTTTTTATTAGATTTGCTTATCTTTGATCCATATTCTTTTCTAAATTCAGAATCTTTTAGCTTTTCTCCTAAAGCAATTGGACCCAATTTTCCATTTTCTCTGGAAATATTTGCTCTGTGTTCTCTTTCTTGATCAGATAATGAAGAGAAATATTCCTTAATTCCATTGGATTGCTTCTCTCCTATAATTCTTCGTTCTTCTTCAGTTCTCTTCGCCCATACTATTTTAGTATGTTCTCCATTCCCAATATGATAGGCCATATGATCTTTGAAGTTCATATAGGCAAGATTTTCGGGATTATTATTAAAACGATTGAAATCTTTATGATGAATCACAGTTTTTTTATGATTCTCATATTTTTCGGAATATGTCATTTCCTCATGTTCATTAACATTTTTGAAGAAATTAGCTACCATTCTGTGGGTATATTCCCAAGTTTTGGTATCATTTTGATATACCATTTCATATTCATTCGCTTTTTTACTAATTTTTTCGTTCTTAGTGTAAAAAGGTATCATACTCTCGCCTATTTCTAGATCTTTTGCTTCTACAAATCCTTTTCCTAAAATTGGGAATTTGTGATCAGGAGTACAAATTAATTCTTTTCCATTATCAAAAGTAAGTTTATACACTTCAGCTTCTTCTTGAGTAACGCCAGCCCAAGTAACTAAACCGGGAGCTACGTGACCCGTTTTTGGATTTGTGCTGTATACCCAAATCTTCTTATTTTCTTTAATTTCTTGCTCAATTTCGCTTATAGTTAAAGTTCTCCCGTCCAATAATGGAACTTTAGTATCCATAGCTAAACATGCCCCAGCCAATTGTGTTACACTTGTTCCTTCTGATCCTGCACGTTTTGCAAACCAAAAGTTATCTAGAATTGATTGTGGCTTAAATTTTTGTACAATACCAGCTTGATCTGGATCATATGTTTTAGAAGACCAATAATTTGTAATTAATTTTCGAAGGTATGCTTCTGCTTTTGGTGCTGGCATATTACCAACGTCAACATTAAACACTAAACGTTCTGGAGCACGAGCCAAGCGATAAATGATGATCGAATCTTCAATCATCGACAACTGACGATAAGCTCTACGAGCATTTTCCAAAAATGGAAGACGCATCGTTTTACTTTCATTCCATACATCTGAATGTACATAAGTAATTTGATTCTTATCCATTGGGATATAATCAATACCAACTTGTTTTAATGGATTATTCGGATCAAATTTAGGCTTACGATACAAATATCCTTTAACCATTACATTTTGAACATTAGAAAATACTGGATCAATTAATTCAGTAGGAACTTGAACAACACCTAAAACTCCTTCTTCTACATAATCTTTATGAATAATATGTTCCCAATAAATCTCTCCTTCTACTAATAACTGACGAAAATAACTCCAGCCTTTGTGTTCAAAATCAAAGTAATTTGTATATTTATAAAACTCTTTTTCGATGGTTTCTTTTTGGAAATCCGAAAGATTTATATTTCTGTATTTTAATTTTAAACAACTACTTGTATGAGAATCTGTATTAATAACTTCATCACAAATTTCATCTAGTGCGTTTGCAACTTCTGAGAAAGCTGCCATAATTCGATAATCTTTAACACGAGCCAATTTATCCTTTTGGATGTTGGCATACATCACTTCACTGTATCTTTTATCTGATGATACAGTTCCTACTGTTTCGTTATTAAAATCAAAATTTTGCGAAACCGAATGACGTGACAGAACTTCTGCTCGTTTCATTCCAGTATCTTCGAAGTAACGATACTTTGGATTTAAATTTTGAACCATTTGAGTGGTATCAATTCCTGAATACGGAAGTTTAGATGAAATATAATTCATCAATTCTTGTCTAAAGGATGTAGATCCATTAATTTCTGCCATGAATCTATTTACTCTGTACTATGCAGAAATATAGTTTAAGAATGTATTTATAGAATTTGTGTCTTTCCAGCCGATTGGATTAACAACTGCAATACTCAAATTTCCTTGTGCGGATAAAGGCGGAAGTGTTAAATGAATTACATTTTCTCCCATTATAGTATAATAAGAACTAGGAACAACAAATCCACTTAATGAAGGATAATATTCAAAATTAAAAGAAGTCAAATTTTGATACATATTAGATTCATTAGTGCTTATCAATATAGAAGTGGTATATTGAAGCATTTCTCCTAATATGTTGAATGATAGTTCTTGATTTTTTGTTTTTATTATTTGAGAATTTCCTACTAATTCTACAGGATACGATCCATTATTGTTTAATAAATATATATTTGTCAACAATGGTGCTGCTGAAATAGATATAGTATCCATTTCTTTTAAATCTGAACTTAATGTAGGAACTAAATCATAATCTAATTTAATTCTATTTGTTAAGTGAAAATTCGAATCTATGAAATAAATGGTTTTAGTGGTATCTTTAGCAGCGGCAGGAAATAACCAACCTTTTATAGTAAAATTTGTTGAAGATTGAAATCTAGGTTTATCGGTGGATTGTAATTCAACTGGTTGTTCTACTGAAATAGAACCACTCCATAATACTTCTGAACGTATTTCTGATAATTCCGGTAAACCAAACTCAAAAGGAATTTTCCAAGAAATTATCAAATAAGGATTAGAATATGGAACAAAATTCGAAAGAATCTGATCCATGTCACTCTGATAATTCGTTAATATAGTCACAGCAACACCAAGATTAACTGGAATTGGCATTGGTACTCTTGGAGTAGTTCTATTTACTCCCCGTGTTGCTGAGTTATAAAATCCTTCTATTTTATTAAAAACCCGGCTTTCGTCTCTATCAATAGAAGTAATATTTACTGCTATTACAGGAACAGTTATATTCTGAGATTTATTTATTATATCTAAAAGAACACGTTGTACAGGAGCATGTACATATCGAACTTTTATTTGTTCTTTTTCTTCACGATTTTTATCATATCTAGAAATAATAACATCGTCCATTGCTGCGACAAATTGCACCAATAGATCATGTATTTCGAAATAAAATCCTTTATTAAACATCTTTCTCTATTATTTAGAGAAAGTGTAACAAGTTAAACAAAACGAGAAAGGAAATACTGTGGAAGTTTCCTTGCTGATCGTATCACTGCATCTGTGATCGTACCATCTAATATGTACGTAATACATTTGTCATTCTTTGTTCTCACTCCTCTACCACAAGCCTGAATTAAGTTGTTAAGCATTTTATTAACGTACCATTCAGGATCTTCTTTAAAGAGTCTTTTAATTCTTTCGTCATTTAATGGCATATATGCAGCTTTCATTAAAATTTGAAATCTAGCCAGATCTTCTTTTAAATCCACCCCAAATGCCATAGAAGGACTAACCAATACCGTAGGTTCTTTTGATTCTATGTGTTGTTTAATAATAGATTCGTTATTTTGTCCATCTATTCTAAAAAGAAATCTAGGGTCATTTGTGCGATCTTTTAAATATTGAGTGATTTCCATAGTATGAGTATGGATGATTCCCTTTTGGTGTTTATGCAATTCGCATATTTTTAAAGTATTTTCACACAATTTAGGAAGTTTTTCTTTTAAATTTTTGAAATTAATCTTGTCACCTACTTTTACATAAATTGGTGCATTCTTAGGTTCGAATGCAGAATCTACTTCGATGTATTTGTATTTTTTGATCCCCAATGTTTTAGCAAAATTAGCATGATCAATAATAGTGGCAGACATTAACAATACTTTATCACCAAATCTAAAAATACTATCTGATAGTTTTTCGACTCGTAATGGTTTTAATGTTACTCCTTCTAAATTATGTTCAATAACATATTCACATTCTTCCCAAGTGTCTAAAGTTACTTTAATTTGAGAATGTAAATTACTAAAAAGTTTATATCTCTGAACATCAGAATCTATAAATGTACTTTTTTTCTTTTTGTTTAGTAATTTTTTTAATTCTTCTACTTCATTTCCAAGATTAATTTTAAGACTTTCTAGCCAGATTCTAAATTTTTTATAATTTTCTACAGGTACATCTTGCGGTTTGAATCCTAATCTTTTTAGAATTTTATAATTCAAATTTCTGCTAAAACGTTTTACTAATTCATCTTCTAATTCAGAAGCTTCGTCACATATAATATATTCTCTTCTTTTTACATGATCAGGAAGAGAAAGAAACATACTATAATTAAGAATACCAAATTTATTGATTAACGTATTCTTTCTATCATTATAATAATCACAACGAGAATTTAGAATACAACCTTCTTTCAATTTAGAATTAAAAAGACAGGGAGCGACTTCTACATCACAACTAGGATCAACTCTACAAATATAACTACTTTTTCCTTTTAAAGAAAATGCATCTTCGAAACTATTTGTGTATTGATCTTGTAAACCTTTTGTGATAGTTAAAGCGAAAGATCCAAATGCAGGTTCGTCTCTACATTCATCTGCTTTGAAATAATCACCATATTGGTCAGCTCTGAAAGCATTATATGATTCTATTAAATTTCTGAATTTATCAGTGACTTCTTTAGAAAAGTTTGCAAGAGTTTTAGATAAAAAAGATTTTCCACTTCCTGTAGGAGCACAGCAAATAACAAACTTATAACCACTTTTAAAAGCATCGTCTATACTTTTAATTAAATGAGTCTGTTCTTTTGAAGGTTCAAATTTTCCACCTTCATACGGAAAATAATCTAACAATGGCATCACACCATACTACTTTTACACAACCGAAAGATCAAGACAATTTTTCTCGAACATCAAAATTTTGTTGTTGAAAAATCTAGAAACTTGTTTCTTGTTTAAAGATAATAATCTATAATAAAGCTCAGAATCATTTTTAGAAATAGATTCTATCTTATAATCAAATTTCAAATAATTGTCTTTTCTTTCTATATTAAATGGATAAGGCAATTCGTACTTTTTGTGTTCTCCGTTACTATTTTTCAGATGAAAAATTAGATAATAATCTTTTTGAGAAAATAGAATTAATTTGCCTTCTTTAATTATTTTATTGTCCATCGAAAATACTACATCTCTTTGTAAAAAATAATTAAAATTACTATCAATATTATCCATTTGGTATATTTATGAAGATAATAATAATGATCAAGAGAATAATTTAATTATCCATCCAACTATATCTTTCTTCGTTTGACATCGTAAGATATACATTGTTTAATATATATTTTCTTATAAAATTAAGACCTCCCATAAAATTGTCTTTGGTGTCTACTTTTATACGCATATTACTTATTGGATGTGTAAAATATCCACCTCGCATCCATACACGAATATCTTTTTCATTTATAGCATATTTATGAATTAAATAAGTATCGTCTAAATTTATATTTCGATGATCGTGCATTAATACGTCCCAAGTAGTTACTAAATTATATTTACGAGCATCAAATGGTGGTGGATTTGTAGGTATTCTAAAAAGCAAACGAGTTGCTCCATGAAATGAACGGAGCAACTCGTTTGAATTCGTACACAACATTCTTCTAAAGACAGGACGATCACGAAGTAAAATTCGGCGGCGTTTTATGAAAACTTCGCACAAATTATTACGTAAATCGTTTTCTAAAGAAAAAAGAGAAGTTTTTTGCACATAATTATTTACCCTTTTGCTTCTTGGCAATACCGAACATACGTTGTTCGTTTAAAAACATACCCTTCTTAACCTTTCCGTAGCCATCCACATCTAAATTAGCAACTGATACGCCCTTATCATTAGGGAAAATTACAATATCATCTTTCTTACAAAAAGCTACATTAGGTCCAGTCAATACCACTTTAGCCTTTCTCCATGCCTTGGTATTAACATTAGTAGGAACATACAACCCATTACGCATAACCGCAGATCCCTTAGAATCTTCAATTTCATCAACAAATTCAACTAAAACAATATCATCAAATACAAAAGAAAGTTTATAATCATCTAGTCCGAAAAACCCTTCGGAATTTGCATCTAGATCGATCATTCCTTTTTTGTGCTTAACATTATCCATGTGAGAAGGTACTTCTATAGCCATAAAAATAGTTAAGATGAATTATTTAAAAATCAATAAAGTTAGTAACATAATTTTTCCAATAATTTAATATTTTCTTCTATTTCTCTTTTTGAAATTTCCATAGCTTTTGCTATTAAACCTAATTCATTATCTTCTTTTTTTGCTTCTTCTTTATTTTTTTTAATGTAATTAATTCTTTTCTTTTTAACTCTAGGAAGCATGTTTAATAAAAATTCGTATTGCTCTTGCTTCGTCTGAAATAATTTACCGTATTTGTTCGATGTCTCATTGATGATTTGAGCAACATCGGAAGAATACATAGAACACCAGCGATTAAGCATATAAAGATTGAATTGAGTTTCGCCTTCATTGATGGTATTTAGTTTCTTCTTATTAAAAAGAACAGAATCAATATAATTAAAAATAGTATCGTCCATTTATTTTTGTGTTTGTAAATTTATTTTTTTTTAAGAATACTGCTAATACTTGTACCTTCATTATATTTATAAATTTCACAAAACTCTATTTGATCATATATAGTTTTTATATATTCCGAATTTATATAAAAATTATTAAAATCCTCTTTTTTATTTTTAAAGTTTTCAATTAATTCCAAAGCAGTTCTTTTAGAAGGATCATTATTATAAAAAGGATGTGGTTCTAAACTAGTGTGTAAATCTTCCAAAATAAAATAACCTCCACGTTTTAATCTATGCAACATAGCAATTAATGTCAATTGTTGTTGATACATGGAATGTCCACCATCATCAATAATAATATCAAATTTAATATTAGGAAAAACCGTGTTCATTCTTTGAATATCAGTTTGATCTGCTTGTTCTATAAAAATTCTATCTTCTTCTAAATGTTTTAGATTATTGATATCTAATCCATAAATTTGGGAATTTTGAAAATATTCTTTCCACATTTTTAATGACTCTCCTTTCCAAATTCCTATTTCTAAAATATTAAATTTTTCATTTCTTAATTTGTTGAAATATGTATCATAAAAATCAGTAAAATTATGATGAGTAGCCTTGTCTGTATTAAAATATTTTCCTATTTCTGTTAGAGTTTTCATAATTATTTTTCTTTTCTAGCTAATTCCCAATCTGCTTTTGTCATAATTTTAACCAATTCATCGAACTTTACCTTTGGTTCCCATTCAAGAATTTGTTTTGCCTTTGCTGGATTTCCCAACAAAAGATCTACTTCTGTAGGTCTAAAATATTTGGGATCAATTTGTAAAATTGTTTTTCCTGTCTTATTATCTATTCCAATTTCATTGACATCATTTCCTTCAAAAATTAAATCAATTCCGACTTCTTTGAATGACTTAATACAAAATTCACGAATCGTGTGTGTTTCTCCGGTTGCACATACATAATCATCTGGAGTATCATGCTGTAATATTCTCCACATCATATCAGTATATTCAGGAGCATATCCCCAATCACGTTTTGAATCTAAATTACCAAGATATAAACAATCTTGCAATCCTTCTTTAATTCTACCAACTGCTCTAGTAATCTTTCTTGTAACAAATGTTTCTCCTCTTCTTGGAGATTCGTGATTAAATAAAATTCCATTAGAAGCATGAATTCCATATGCCTCTCTATAATTTACTACACACCAATATCCATAAATTTTAGCAACTGCATATGGAGATCTAGGATAAAAAGGAGTAGTTTCACTTTGTGGAGTTTCTAAAACTTTTCCATATAATTCAGATGTAGATGCTTGATAAAATCTTGTTTTATCTTTTAATCCCACTTCTTTAATTGCATCTAAAAATCTTAAAGTACCAATAGCATCTACTTGTGCAGTATATTCTGGAATATCAAAAGATACTTTAACATGACTTTGTGCTGCTAAATTATAAATTTCATCTGGTTCTATTTTTTCTAATAGTCTATTAATGTTACTGGAATCTGTAACATCACCATAATGAAGTTTGAAAACATTTCTATACAAAGTATTATTGTATATGTGATCAATTCTAGAAGTATTAAATGAAGATGATCTGCGAATAATACCATGAACTTCATAACCTTTTTCTAAAAGTTGCTCAGTAAGATAAGATCCATCTTGTCCGGTAATTCCAGTAATGAGTGCTTTTTTCATAAAAACCCATTATAACAGTATTCTATGCATTTTCAATGATTTTTCTAATATCCTTAATAGTTAAATCTAACAATTCGGAATATGAAGAATATTTTATTTTTGAGTAATATTCTTTTCTAATATTAGATAAATTTTTATTACTATTAGAAGTTATGTAATCTGAAAAATTTAGATTATTCTTCGTAAAAATATCTTCTATATAATTTTTAACATTTATTAGTTCTCCCGTTCCTATCAATTTATCCTCTTTTGCGGATATAGATTCATTTACGATTATAGAAGGATGCACTAAATCTCTGAACATGTTTACATCTCCTATTGTTTCTTTTTTCTTATTAATAACCGAATCAAATATTTTGTAAAATAAAAATCCTTCTTTTCTAAAAGGAGAATTGAAATTAAAAGGATAAATAATGTGAACATTTTTATAAATGTCCTTATTTTCGTTTATTTTTTGTGATAAAACCTCTTTAGATTTAATATAAGGAGAATAATTGTATTTAAAATTTAAACTAATATCAATCTCTCCTTCGTAATCATTCCACAATTCAGAAGTAGAATACAATACTACTTTATTACAAATTTTCTTAAAGAAATCTACTACTTTTAATGTATAAGTTACATTTGTTTCTATAAAAAAATCTTCATTTTCTTTTAAAAAGGTTCTTTGTTCTGCGAATAGAATATATACAGTATCAAATTTATTATTTTTAAAATTATCAAAATCTATATTTCTAGAAGAAATTCTGAGATAATCTTTAGGAAAATAATAATTTAATTGTGCAGTATCTCCTATAATGAGGTTATCCATTAATTAAATCCTTTATAGTGTTTTACCGAATCTTCTACCAGAGATTTGCTGCTAACGATACAGTTTTCAACCATTCGATTTATAGCTTGTACATATTTTGGTCTTTTAGTTTTGAAACAAATGTCTATTTTTCTTTTAAGATCAGCAATTTCTGAATCACTTTTTGCATCACTAATAGCATCTTCAAGATACCACATTCTACAATGTAATATAGAGAGTTTTTCAATAACTTCTCCTAGATTATCAGTTTCGATTAAATCTTCTGGCAATTCCACCTTCTTGCTTTGAGATAAAATTTCTTTAGTTTTATTTAAAATAATGTTTTCGATTGTTTCTCCAATGTTCATAAAATTTTTGAATCTTTAATTAAATTTAAAATATTGTCTTTGTCATAATTATTATGCCATATATATTTGGATTTTTGATTTTGATAAAAAATCCCTTCATATTTATTTTTAGAAAAAGAAACAAATACTTTATTTTTATTTAAAAGATTTTCTTTTGTATGGCAAAAACAAAAAGGACCAGATGCTCTACCAATTATAACATCACAAAAATTAGATATATAGCTAATTTGCAATAAATCTGGAATTACTTCGGTAATTTTAGAAGTATTCAAAATATTGATATTATATGTTAATATATCTTTAGTAACAAAGAACAATACATCAGGATATAAATTTGCCAAGATATTTACAATAGGCGAAAAATCAAAATTGGTAGCTTGTCCAGAATGTACATCTCCGTTTGAAATTAAAACAAATTTTTTAAATTTTGTTTTTAAATCATTTAATTTAGTTTTAATATTATCAATATTAGGAAGAAGATGATAATTTATATCAGGAATATATTTATCCATGTCATCATCTACTTGGATTCCTAAACTATTTGTTAACTTTTTAGCTAGAAAAAAATGATTTTCATAACTACACCCCGTATTTATAGAATTTATATAGATCATATTATTTTGACCTATCCAAGTGTTTATAACAGGAAAATTATTTATATTTTTAAAATTGTTTATATGAGAAATATTAATCTCTTCTACATTAATTAAATCACAAAAAAGAGAAGACTTACAATTATGAAAATATTTTATATTCGTCTCTTTAGGCAACATGTTTAATAAAATTCTAGAATAAAATAAATCTCCATTATGATATTCATTATATAATATTAAATCTTTCATTTTAATTAAGAAAATAGTCTATAACTATCAGAATCAAAATGTTCTGTAGAAAATTCAAACAATTCAGTTTCTTCTAAGGCAATAATTTTATGTATCAACCCTGTAGGAATATGAAAACTTTCTCCAGAAAAAAGTATTACATCTTTAATACTAAAATGATTTATATCTTCATTATATCCATGTTTAATCAAAACTTTTCCAGTATGTACATACATTACTTCATCTTTTAATTTATGATAATGCCAAGATGTACTTTTGTCTTTAAAAATTCTTAATAATTTTCCACAGTATTTTGGACTATTCACTATCCATTCTTCACTACCCCAAGATTTTTCTACGACATGATGTTTCATAATTTTTGAATTTCTAGTTATTCTAGAATTGCCATTTTATCAGCTATATGCTATATTTTTATCTATATAGATAAAATTGTCAAATTTTAAATTACATAAAATACTAAAAGTAGACAAATTACTTTTAGTAACTATTTTTTTGGTAGTTAAAGAAAGAAGATAAGAATCTAATATTGCTTGCGGAGCCAATAAATGTCTATTATCATTTAATGGTAGCATATGAAGTCCTATATTTCCGTCAGTTTTAATAGCATCTGTAGATATTAAAAAATTTCCGTATTTATTTCTAAAAAAATTCAAAGAATTTAAATCATCAGTAATCATGAAAATATTATCATAATTATCTTTTTTAAGTTCTTCGTCTATTTTTGAAGAAAAATATTCATCCGATAAAATACTACCATGCTGATAATGATCAGTTCCTCTTTTATGAAATCCTAAAACTTTTTTATTTTGAAAATAATTTGGTATTTTATTAAAAAACGGAGTATCTAAAATTTTTAAATTATGTAATAAATCAGAAAAAGGTTTATAAAAATCATATAGGTTATGTGTTGAACTTTCATTTTCAACATCAGTAAACATATACCCGTATGGAGTTAAATTATAAAAAAATATATCATAATTTTCATTCTTCTTTTCTTGGAAGAAAAATTCATCAAATAAATTATTTCCGTTTATAGTAGGATAACATAAATTATTCCAATCTATATAAAAATTTATGTCATTATCATGACAATATTTTATTCCTGCTAAACAAGTTAGAAAATCTGAAAAGAATCCAGCATTTCTTCTAATAAAAATAGTGGCATTTCTTTTCATAAATTCTTTTAATTCAAAACATTATTAACAATTTCTGATAATTTGGTAACTTCTTCTTCTGTCATTTGATGATTGTTCGGAAGATATAGTCCATTATCATGTACCAGATTAGCAAATTCTAAATTTGTTTCTCCGTATAAATTAATCCAGTATGGTTGTTTTCCGATAGATCCGCAAATTAATGGACGAGATTCTACATTATGTTCTTTTAATTCTTTTACCAGTTCATTTATTTTAGGAGTTATGATAGGATAAGAAAAGTTAGAATAAAAACAATAATCATAATCCTTAATCTTCCAAAAATCATTTTTAATAACCGAATGATATATTTTAAAGTTTCTGTTTCTAATTTTGGAAAATTCTTCCATTGTTTTCAACTGTTCTAATCCTAGAAATGCTTGTAAGTCAGTAGAACGTAAATTAAATCCGGGATAATAGAAAGTATAAAGAGCACGAAAATCTGTTACATTGTGTTCTTTTCTTATCTTTTTCTGATAATCTACATCAAGATCTCTGTCCCATCCGTGGGATCTTAAAGATATCAATAATCTATATATTTCTTCATCATTTGTGCAAATCATTCCTCCTTCAATAGTAGACATGTGATGTCCATAATAGAAAGAAAATGTACTCATTAATCCAAAATTACCAGTTTTAATTCCTTTATAAGTAGAATCAATAGATTCGCACGAATCTTCTAATAAGATTATATTATGCTTTTCGCATAAATTTAAAATCTCATCCATTTTGCAGGGAAATGCTAAAACATGAACCAACATCAAAACGGATGGATTATGTTCTAATATTAATTTTTCTAAATGTTCTATATCTAGCCCAAGGGTTTCTTTATCACATTCGCAAAGAATTGGTGTTAATCCAAATTGTATTATTGGAGTTACTGTAGTAGTCCAAGATACGGCAGGTACAATCACTTTATCATTTTTTAATCTTTTTGATTGAATCAAAGAATAAATCATTGCTAAATTAGCACTAGAACCAGAATTCACATAAACAGAATATTTACATCCTAAATATTCGGACCATTCTTTTTCAAACTGAACAGTTAATTTATTTTTAGTTAAAATAGGATTTGTATGCAACCAATTAATCAAATTATCAATATTTGATTTACTAATAGTATCTCTTACAAGAGGAATGTTTAACGGATCAGTCATTATTAATAATATACCACATTAATCGATATTTTCAATAGTTTAAAAATTAAAGATAAAGCAATTCTTTACTATTTTCGAAGATGTAATCTTCTGCGAGCAAATACTTATGAGCTTTATTGAAGTTTTCAATTATGTACTCTTTATTATTTCCGTAATATTCTTTCGTACATAATTTCAACTTATCTTTCAGTTCTAAAAGATCGTCAAATATAATCATTCCTTTGAGATTAAAAAAATCACCAATAGAAGGACATCCCCAGTAAATCGGAATTGTTCCAGATAAAAAACAATCAATTAATTTTTCGGTGAAATAATAATCTTTCTTACAATTTTCTATACAAAAACTGTATCTATAATCCTTTAATGCAGTTATCTTTTTCTGTACTGGATTGTATCCATTTCCATATACATCAATGTTTTTTCCAGATCCTGCTATTATTTGATGACGTAATTTATGTCCTGATAATTCGTTTTTCCAAGAAGAAATAATACTGTAATTCTTGGTTTTTTCGTGTATTCCAATATCTTCTTGGTATAACCAAGAACCTCCCATTGGTGAAAATTTAAAAATATTACTACTATCTAATAGTTCTTTATCATGAGTTATTACATGTTTAAATAAACTATTATCTTTTTTTATCTTATCGTAATGTTTTTTATGATATTCTGGAGATTCTATAATCCATCCGATATTATTTTTGCTTTTTGGACGAACAAGATTAAAACTAGTTTCTGTGTATACAATCTGAATATCATCATTGTTTTCAGGTGGATTGAAATCCCATTGCATATATTTAGAATGCCTAGCAATAGGAGATGGATTCATGGTATATAACCCATGTTTAAAAATAGTATCTTTTGCGTATAATTTACACTTCATAATTCCATGTTTTAATTTCCTCTAATAATTGCTCTTTATTCATTCTACATACTCTGAAAAATTCTTTTTTATTATGCCCATCATATGGATTATGATCAAAAGAAGTTTCTTTTCTTTCATGGGTCAAATGAAACAATGGAACATTTATTCTAGATATACGATATCCTAACATTTTAAATCTTTCAAATATTTCATTATCTTCATAACCAGCTCCAATAAAATTTTGGTTTCCTTTTCCTCCTTTTTCAAAAACATCTCTTTTAAAGAAAACAACTCCTCCTACACTCCTATCACTTAATAATTTACATTCGTTTACAGATACATCATCTAATCCTTTACTTTCATTTATTTTACTATGTAAATTTTTAGGAACATCATAAAAATATCCATTATAAGGATACACTAAATCCGACTCGTCTTTTTCAAAAATTTCTATGGTTCTTTTGATTGTTCTATCTTTTAAAATTACATCAGCATCGTATAAACAGATAATTTCATTTTCTGAATTATTATAACCTATGTTATAACATTTCTGTTTATTGAAAAATTTATCAGATTCTGTAAAAATATGTTTTACGTTTTTATACCGATTTTTTAATTTAGAAGTTTTATCCATTTCGGATAATATGATTTCATGATCTGGAAAATGATATTGCAAATTTCCAACAGAAGCATCTAAATTAGATAATCTGTCATCGCTATCAATAAAAAGGGATATTAAAAAAGATATTTTCATAATTATTTTGCTTTTATTTCTGAGTTTTTATGCTTTGAAATTTCTTCCATATAAAGTTTTTCTACCATTTTTCCGTAATTATACAATCCTTCATTATTATGGGTTGCTTCTGGATCAACATCAATATTTCCATCTTTAGATCCATATTTTAATGTTCTCCAAGACATACCTTCGTAATGTGTATAATAGATATTTTCTAATTTAACATGTGCAATTTTTAAATTAGCGTTCTTAATATCTTCAAAAAAGCTGGCTCCTACGTCATATATAGGCGAACCGTCTCTTTTAATTTGACGTTCGTAGTCATAAAACTTAATTTTATTTTCTTTTACATTTTTTACATTAATAAAACAATGCCAAGGATGCACTCTCTTATGAAGACGTTTGCCTCCTCTATCTCCACAAATTTCTCCCAATAAAGTTAAATTAGCTGATTTGAATTGTTCAAAAATGTCTTCATGATTTTTTAAAAAAATTACATCTGTATCAACTAATAACATGTAATCAGTTTTGCAATTTTCTATTAATAAATCTACAGAAGGCGCATGTAAACCTCCTTTGTTTCTTATGAAAGAAACTTTATTTTCTGTTAAAATCTTTACAGTATCTTCATTTGAAGAATTTTCACAAACTAATACATTTGTACTTTCGTGATGTTTGAAAAAAGAACGTAACATAGTTATTGTTACGTCTGGTGTATTATATGAACACGTTGCTAAAGTTATATTATCCATTTTATTTATTTTTGTAAATTTCTTTTAATTTGTTTTGTACAACCTCTACAGATACAGAAGGTATCTTTAATAATTCTTCACCATGTTTTTTATGAAAATACTGATGCCCTTTCATCACTGTTTCTATATGTTTAGGTGAAGAAGAAATAGTACTTGTACTAACTGACCAAGGAATATCACCCAAATATTTGTTTGAATCTTTTATATCAGCAAACCACCAAAAAGGAGGATGCATGTCGTTTTTAATAATATTATAAGTATGTTCTAAATGTTCTGTAGCATTAAAGAAATTTTCATCCATCAATCCTACTTTATCCAAGCATTTTTTAGTATAAAAACAAAATGCCCCAACACAATGGGGGAAAAGTTCTATTGAAATATTATTTCTATAATCAATTTTAACTCTTGGATTTGGGGTTTCTGAATTTGGAAATTTATTCATCAAACCATGCTGACTGTAATTGAAGTGTTGAATTCCAGTTTCTTTAGAAGCGTTTATATATCTTTCAAATACAGAAGAATCCTTTATAAGGATATCATCTTCCATTAAAAAGATGGAATCACATCCTTTATTTAAAAGATATTTCATGGCATCATTCTTACTGATGCCGATTCCCTTATTTGTTTCGTGTTGAATTAAATTCGCTTCAATTTCAAAATCATATGGGGTTCCGTCGTTAACAACGACAAGTTCATCAAGTTTATTTTTAGGAACAGAAGAAAAAATCTTTTTAAAGTAATCAGGACGTTTATATGTCATGATTCCTAAACCAATTTTATTAGACATAATATAATTATAAACTAAAATGAATAAAATTCAATAGTCTTCATTAATCCTTCTATAAAATTAGTTTTAGGAGTCCAGTTTAATTCATTTCTAATTTTAGAAAAATCTATTGCATATCTATAGTCATGACCTTTACGATCTTCTACATATTCTATAGTATCTTCGAAAGGTACATTCATCAAACAACATATAGTTTGTAAAATTTGGATGTTATTTCTTTCGCAATCTCCTCCGATATTATAAGATTGCCCAGTTTTACCGTTCTTTATAATTTCCCAAATTCCATCACAATGATCATCTACATATAACCAATCTCTGATATTCTTTCCATTACCATAAATAGGAACTTTTTTTCCTTGTTGTATGTTTTTAATAATTTTAGGAATTAACTTTTCTTCGTGTTGTCTAGGTCCATAATTATTAGAACAATTTGATATAGTAATAGGAAGTTTATATGTATGAAAGTAACTATTAACTAAATGATCACTAGCTGCTTTTGATGCAGAATATGGAGAACGTGGATCATATGGTGTAGTTTCTGTGAAATATCCTATATCTGTTAAAGATCCAAAAACTTCATCGGTAGAAATATGATGAAATCTTTCTAATTTACCGTATTTTCTACTAGCTTCTAATAGAGAAAAAGTACCATTAATATTTGTTTTTATAAACTTATCAGGATTTGATATAGAATTATCAACATGACTTTCCGCAGCAAAATGTACTAAATGTGTAATTTTATTAACATATAGTAAATTTTCTATTAAATGTGTGTCATTTATATCAGAATCTATATTTTCTAATTTATATTTTAACGATGAGTCTACATTAATATTATCTTTATTTCCAGCATAAGTACACGAATCTATATTAAAAATAAATTCTACTTCGTCTTTTTCTATAATTTTATTGATAAAATTACTTCCGATAAATCCGTATCCTCCAGTTACTAAAATTTTCACCACAAAATTTATCAGTTAGTGTAAATAATTCAAATGGCTAATGAAATATTTATAAATATCAAAGATTTACCAGAGATTACTGAACCTAATAATGGAGAATATCTATTAATAGAAACCTCTACTGGTACTCATATTATAGACTTTGCTAATTTCATTATACCTACTGCAAATACAGTTATTACTACTACTGTAGAACAAAACTCTACAGCAATTTTAAATCTATCAGCAGGATATATAGCAGCAGATAATTCGCTTTCTGCTAATATTGATGAAAACAGTTTAAAAATAGAAGCATTATCTACTTCGGTTTTTGACTTATCTGCGAAAGTAAATACATTACAAGATACTTATGTTGCAAAAACACAAATAAAAATACCACTTAATGCAGCACAAGGATCTAATATTTTATCTCCGCTTTCTACTTCTATAAATTTATTACCAAGTGATATTATAATCACTCCAGCAAATTTATATGCTACTAAACAAAGTGCATATGTAACTACAATAGATAACGGAGTAATTACAATAAAAGGAGGATTCTATAAATATTATACTAATATACTAGCATTAAGTGCAAAAACTGCCATAACATTTGAAGAAGGCTTCGCAGAAGAAGAAGCAATTTATAATGTAATTGCTATTAAGAAATTTTAGTTTTCTTAGCAAATTCACGAATCATTCTTTCTTGCTCTTTAATCTTCTTTTCTTTTTCGTCTTCTTGTACTTGTTGAGCGATTAATCTTTCTAGATCTTCGATATTTTCTGGATTTAAAATAGTATCGTCTTCTTCTCCGTATACATTACCATTTTCATCAAGATATTGACGAATTAAAAGAATTCTTTCTTCAGGCTTTCCGAAAATTTCGATGATAGCAGGAGTATCATCAGCAGAAAAGAAAGGAGTTTTTCCTAAAGAATGTTGGTATTCGTATACCAATGCTTTAAAAATGTTATCAATTTCTCCAATATATTGTGGATCTGTTTCACGTTTTCCATTATCTACAATCTCTACTGGAGAATGTTGAGTAATAGGAATAAAAAGAATCAAATCGAGATATTTCAAAGATTCTTTAACAATAGGAATCATTTTATCGATAAAAGACTTATCGATATCGGAAGTTTCCATTTCTGCCGCCCACAAAGTAAAAACTAAACAATCTAATGGATTACGATCAAAAATGATATTATCATTCTTTGAATACTTTTGCATTTCATCAATCATATGATTGAGAATTGCCCACTGTCCCTCTTTGTTACACTTCTTACTATGTGGATAATTACCAGACTTTAGAAGATCTCTGTATGAGGATTCTGGAGTTTTATAATTTGGCCAAGCTCTTAAAAAGTCGTTTACTAGTGTTGTTTTGCCTACATTAATACTACCAGAAATTCCAATTCGCATAAGTTATTATATTACTATCAATAACCACCATTTTCAAGCGGTTTCTTTCTTGCTTTCATCTTTTCCCAACTCTTCTGTAATCCCCAAATATCTCTTTTAGTATAATTACAAAGAGGATATTTGTGAGCATCTTCGATTTTAGCCCAAACATATCCATCATGTTCTTCGCTAAGTTTTACTGGAGAAGCATACACTCCTCCTTTATAAAGGCAAAAATTAGGCTTACAAAAAATAATTTTAGACCAAGAAATAGTTAATCCAGTCTCTTCTTTAACTTCGCGATTCAATCCTTGTGTGAAAGTTTCGTTATTTTTAATGTGACCTCCGGGAAGATGAAACTTCTTCAGATGTTTAGACATTAAAAGAAGAACCTTATCTTTGTTCAAGATCAAGATCTTGGCAATTTTATTCGTATCATTATCATCCATGATGGGATTATAACAACAGAAAAGTATTAAATCAACTGATTAATCTTTTTTCTTATAAATTTCTAGTTTGTCCACAATAAATTTAAGAATTTCAGATCTGACAATATCTTCTTTTCCTAATTCTACGCAAAATATACCATTTTCTCTTGATTCTTCATTATTGAATAAATCATACATAGGTTTGAAGCCAGATTTATGTTTTTCTTTTAAATCTGTTTGCATAGGATCACCACAGAAAATAAATTTACTAAAATTTCCAATACGAGTTATAATAGTAGTAATTTCGCTAAATTCTGCATTTTGCATTTCATCAGCAATGATACATTTAACATTATAGGAAGCTCCTCTTAGAAAATTAATAGGTGTAGCATGTATTCTTTCTTCACTCATTAATTTATTACAAATTCCTTTTGATGTTAATTCCTCCATTTTGTCCATAAGAGGAGCCGCATAAGGCTCCATTTTTTGTTCAGCTAAACCGGGTAAATAACCCAATGATTTAGAAGCACTCTCAATAACAGAACGTATATAAACGACATCACTAATTTTTTTATCATCTAGCATTTTTAATGCACAATAAGCCGACAAAATAGTTTTAGAAGTACCTGCGGGACCACTTAAAAATACAATTTTAGTTTTTTTATCTAAAATTAAATCTATTATTTCTTTTTGCTTAGGAGTCCAAGGCAATTCTTTTACATTTAATTCGTAATTCACTTTATCTCTTTGAAAGACATAAGGCGATTCCTTCTTTACCTTTTCAGGTTTAGGTTCTTTTGCCATCTATAATATTTATCAAAAATGTTCGAAACTACTATGTTTTTCTAATTCCAATAACTCTTTCATAGCATCTTCTAGAGAAACTGATTTTACTTCAATTTTCTTATATTCTTCTCTAGTTGCCTTTGGTTCTTCAAATTCTTTAGTCAATTCATTTATTTTAGAAAAAACGCTGTTTTCTAATTTTTTAAAATGAGGATCACGTTCATATACTGCTCCAAAAGCACCACCACTTGATCCTCCTCTTACAGATCCTTTAGGTTGTACTTGAGAAGTATAAACTCTTTCTAAATTAGGTTCCATTAACTAGGCTGATTCATTGGATCATAAGTAAGTACAATTGGTTTACTTGGTTGCGCTAACATAAAAGTCCATGTTATTTTTTCATCACTTGTATAAGTTTTGGACGCTTTAAATAAAGTTTCAACTTTTTGTACTAGAGTTTTCCAAACATCTTGAGAGTTTATTTTCAAGTTATCTTCTCTCATTTCTTTTCTCTTAGCATTTTCTTCTTTTATCTTTTTTTCTATCATAGGGAGATATACGTTTTGCATATTCCTTATAGGAAGCTGACTATTTAAATCAGTTTGATTTATACCTCCTTTTATAACAGATACATAATCTATAATTGGTTTTTGTATTGGTTTTTTTGCCTGTTGATTTGTTTTTTTATTTATATATTTTTTTATTTTTGGAGCGTATCTAGAAATTCTAGATATTTTTTTCTTTTTTTGTGGCGACTTAGATTGAGGCTTACTAGAATTTAATTGAGGAACTTGTTGAGTATTTTTTTGTGGAACTATTTGTGGAACTCTTTGTGGAATATTTCTTTGAAATCTAGGATTTGGTGTTATATTAATTTTTTCTAATAATGTATTAGTCAAATCTTTATATGAATATTTTTCCTTTACAGATTTTCTTATAAAATTAAGCCATTTATTCAATTCTGGATCTTTAGCCGCTAAATCTTTAAAAGATTTTTTATGTATACCATATCCATATTTCGAAGCATCAAATATTATTATTTTATTTATATCTAACCATTCCGATTCTATTTCTGAAATTATTTGACCTGCTTCTGTTTTATCTACAGGTTTAGCTCCGTGTCCAACGAATGGATTATATTTTGGATCTGTAAAAGGTTCTGTTATATCTTTAGCCAATCTTCTTGTTATTGGATTGTTTATTATAGGAGTTACAACTTTTGCCATTGTCTTCACCGCTCCTTTTACCGTATCAAAAAACCCTTCATTTTGTAATGTATATTTTTTTAATAACTTTTCGTAGGTTTTTTCGAATTCTTTTTCTGCCAATACAAATCCTACGTATTCTTGAAAATGAGTAATTTCTCCATTCTTACATGCGGCAGGATCTACCTTCATGGTAACTTTTAGCATTTCGTGCTTTTTTTGTATAAGATCCGAAAATTTACTCATATAACTATTTAATTTCAATCACTGCTTTAATTGGTTTTAAAAACTTTAAACCTATTAAAACTTTCTCATCGTTATTTTTTCGATTTCCAATAGAGAATTTTACTTTTTTGTGAAGTTCTTTTTTAATTTCTATATCAAATTCTACTACTGGACGTTCTTCGTGTGTTCCAGCCCCTACGTTTACTTTAATTGTATCGATTAAAGGCTTTTTTATAGTTTTACCTTCAAATGTATCAAATGATACTTCTTCGCCATTTATAGAGATATTATCTCCGTGTAAAACACAATATCCATCATTACCACTATCTACTTTAGCAATATAATTACCAACACCAAGAATTTTCACTTTTTCTCTTTGTGAAAATTCTTCAGTGCTTTCGTAAAAATATCTACTAAACGATATCATTTAAAATGTACTAGTAGGAGTTGATCCAGTAGTTGGTTTGGTCATTCTACCAAGTTGCATTCCAGCCTTTAATGTTTCTCTCATTTTAGGATCTGTCTTTGCTTTCTTCAAATTTAGAATTTCTAGTTGTTTCTTCTTTTCTAGCTCATTTGCTGCTTTTTGTTCTTCTGGAGATAAAGGAGCTGGTTGTTGAGGCACAATAGCTTCATCAAATATGAAAAGTTTTAAATAATCGTTTACTACAGAATCGAAAGATTCTTTTTTAACAGTCTTCTTTTTAGTCTTCTTTTTAGTCTTCTTTTTCTTTTTGCTTAATCCTGCAACACTATAAGCTATAGCCACTGCTTGTTTCTGTGGCTTTCCTGCTTTGATTTCAGTTTTAATGTTCTTTGCAATAGTTTTTTTGGATTTTCCTTTTTTGAGTGGCATATTCTTATTTAGCGTTTTTCCAACTTTGAAAGAAACTTTCACCTGTTATTTCAGAAGCAGGTTCATATAATCCCTTACCTAAATTAGAATTCACCACTTTTTCCATTTCTGCTAGTTTTGAAGTATAATCTGATCCATTTAGTGAAGCTTCTTCTAAATTTTTAAGAAAATTTTCTAATTCTGGTGATAAACGTGTTTTTTCTTTGTCTGTCGAAGCTTCACGAATAAAAGAAACGATATTATTAATCATATCATAAACTCTTCTTTGTGACTTATCAATCATTTCTTGCATTTGCTTTGCCTGATCATCTTGTTCGGGTAATCCTTCTTCCCCCATTCCAGATTCTACGGGGGCTTGTGGCTTTTCTGGTACATCCAGACCCTTTGGGAGATTTTCCTGTTCTAGCAAAGTATAATGCTTTTCTAATAAATTTTTGAAATTCATAAAATTATTTATGCAATAAATTTTTTAAACTCAAATCTTTCACAACTTTTTCACCAAGAAATCTAAGATTTGAAGTTTCACAAAAATTTTTTAATTTTTTATAATTTATACTTTTTTTCTGTTGCAAAAATTTTTTCAAAGAATAAATAAAATTGTTGTCAATTTCAAAAGTAGTAGAAATTTCAAATAAAGAATAATTAAAAATTTTACTTGATTTTTTAATTATTTTTTGCAATAATAATATACAATCTTCTTCTGTATATAATTTATCTAAAGTTTTTAACTTAATTTCTGAGTTGAAAATTAATATATTATTGTAATCTTCTTTTAACTGTTTAATTATTTCTTCGTTGAGAAAATGAAATATTAATTTATTTAAATCTCTGCTGTTAATTTTTAATTTTAAATTATTATCAAATAAGTAATTACCTATTACTGTTTCTATATTCTCTTGCAAGAGATAATTTAAATTTATTATATTAATATTATATTCTTTAATTATTAAGTTTAAGAACATTTTATTTATTTTAACTTATAAAAATTATTTGTCAAGTAAAAAAGTTGAAAAAAATTAATAATTGGTAAATAAAATTTAATGGAGTGGGAAAATATACCAGAAGATGTAAATAATTGGTTCGGATTTGTGTATTGCATTGAAAGATTAAATGCAAAAGAAGGAGAAAAACGTTATTACTGGGGATGTAAACAATTTATACGTAATTCTAAATTACCTCCTTTAAAGGGAAAAACTCGCAAAAGAAAAGTAGTTAAAGAATCTGATTGGAGAAATTATTACGGAAGTAGCGAAGAACTAAAAAAAGACGTAGCAACGCACGGAAAAGAAAACTTTAAACGTACAATTTTAAAATTATGTACTTGCAAATGGCAATTAAAGTACGAAGAACTTAAAACTCAATTAGAAAATAATGTCTTAATAAGAAAAGATAGCTACAACGGCATTCTGAATGTCCGTATCACTTTCTGTCCCAAGAGTTTACATGAACATTATAATATTTTATAATGTATTTTTTAGATTTCTTTTTTGTGGTTTTTTCTTTTTACCTAGAATAAATGGAATCCTATTATCTCCAGCAGCATATTCTTTATTTTGATCTGGATTTAAAATACTTCCAGCTCCTCCAGCCGTCATGGTTTCCATTAATTTATGAAATAATTTATCAAATCGATCCATTGAAATATTTAATGTTAATGTTATAATTATAGAATTATGAGTATCTATGATAGATATAAAAAAGAAATTGCAGAAGAGGTTAAAATTGATGCTTTTAACATAAAAGATGTAGCAATGTTAGCTCCTTCTAAGAAACATTTTTGGGCTGCAAGATTAAATGATCATAGAATTGAGATTCAAGATTTGAAATCCAAAAAGGCGAAAATTATCAGAGCTTTGGTAGAAAAAGCTGATCAAAATTCTCCAGTAAAGCTATCAAAGGTAAACCTTGAAAAGATGGTTGAAGACATGCCAGAAATTCAAGAACTAGACCAAAAAATTAAAGAACAAGAAAATCTGATCACATATTTAGAAGATGAACGTTGGACATTTTCTAAACTGACTGAAGATATTAAAAATGTGATCGAAGTAATGAAATTAGAACAATTATAAAATGCTAAAGGTAGATTTCGATTCTAAAAAGAAAAAAGGAATTATTTTTGGAGACCGAGTTCCAGAAATAAGAGAATATTTTTCTGTCGAAAATCCCGCAGCAAAATATAATCGTTCTTTTTTTGTTCAAAAAAGACTATATGCAATAGCTCCAAATGGAATATTTGATATTGGGCTTTCTCATGAAATAAACAATCTTTTGGAAAAAAGAGGGTATTCCGACAGAATAGAATTTACAGAAGAAGCCAAACGTGAGTTATTTCCTAAATTAGAAAAGCCATTAATTCAGAGATTAGCACTGAGTTTACGGGATTATCAAGTAAATGCAGTTAATAAATGTTTAGAAAATGGACGAGGACTCGTTATAATGGGTACTGGAGCAGGTAAAACATTAACAATTGCAACGTTAATTGAAAATTTTTATCTTTATTCAGATGATTTAAAAAAATTTAAATGTTTGGTTATTGTACCAGATCTTGGTCTGGTAAATCAGACGTATACTGATTTTGTGTCTTATAAATCAAGCTTTTCGTGTTCCCGTTGGACGGGTAGTATTAAGCCTGATTTTTCTTGCAATGTAATAATTGCAAATATTGATATTATACGTAGCAAATTTGAACAAAATAGTTGGATACAAGACGTAGATCTTTTAATATTAGACGAAGCACATAAATTCGGAAAAGGAAACAAATCTTCAAAATTAATCGAAAAGATTAAAACTCCAAATAAGTTTGGTTTTACAGGAACTTTACCAGACGACAATTTAGATAAATGGAACATAATAGGAAAAATCGGACAAGTTTTAATTGAAAAAAATTCACACGAATTGAGAGAAGAGAAATTTCTCACAACAGTTCATGTGAATATGATAAAGTTGAATTATAACAGTGTACCAGACAGAGTTGTTAATACTGGAAATCCTACAGATGATTATTATAATGAACTTATATTCATATCAAATAATCCATTTAGAAATAAAGTTATACAAACTACTTGTAATAATTTTAATAATAACATTTTGATATTAATTAATAATATAGATCATGGACAACATTTATATGATCTATTTTCTCAAAATTTAAAAAATAAAAGAGTTTTCTTTATCAGAGGAGAAGTAGCAGTAGATGAAAGAGATAAAGTTAAAGCTATCATGGAATCTACTAATAATGTAGTTTGTATAGCAGTTAGTGCTATATTTTCTACTGGCGTTAATATTAAAAATATTCATATGATTATTTTTGCTGCTGGAGGAAAGAGCTTTGTAAGAACTGTACAAAGTATTGGTCGTGGACTTCGTTTAAATGATAATAAAGAAGAATTAAAAATTATAGATATATCTGATAACCTTCAATACGGAAGAGAACATTCAGAAAAAAGAAAAGAAATTTATAATAATGAAAAAATATCTTTTACAGAACATTTAATTAAAGAAAAGTAGTTGAAATAATATTAATTTATATTATAATTAAGCATAATGGACGATATCATTTCACCTAAAAAAATAAAAGAACAATATTATGTAGATCCTGAAAAGTTTAAAGAAGCAATTACAGATTTTTATGTAAATGGAAAATGTACTGATTATTTGGGAAGTTGTTTAAATAAAATTGCAGAAGGATTAGGATATAATAGCAAGTTTATTAACTACAGCTATAAAGAAGAAATGGTTGGAGATGCACTTATTAAAATGTTTAGTGCTCTTAAAAGAAAGAAATTTGATGTTAAAACAGAATCTTCTCCATTTGGCTATTTTACAACAATAGCATATCATGCTTTTATTAACAGAATAAAGAAAGAAAAGAAACACCACGATACACTTTTGGAATATCGTCAGAGAAAATACGAAGAAGAACTTTCTTCTTCTGAAGGACACATATATGTCAAGCCGATTTTAGATTCTACAGAAGAAGAAATTTTGTTTGACTAGTATAAAATTTCGGCTATTATTAATAGATGGGATTATTCAGAAGTTCGAAGATCGCAATTTTTTCTGATCTTCATATTGGAGTTCATCAAGATTCGAAATATTGGCATGATATTTCTTGGAATTGGGCAAATTGGTATATTCAAGATTTAAAATCTAAAGGAATAACAGATATAGTATTCTGTGGAGACTACTTTCACACCAGAGACGAAGTAAATGTTGATACTTTACATTTTGGTACGAAATTATTGGAGTTGTTTTCGGATTTTAATCTTGTGATGCTAGTTGGTAATCACGATTGCTATTTGAAAGATAGTTCTGAAGTAAATTCAATTGCTCAGTATAAAAATTGGCCAAATGTAAAAATTGTAGATTCTACTCTTTCTGTTGAACAGTACGGAAAGACTTTAAATTTTATTCCTTGGGGAATTAAGTTAGAAGATATTCCAAAAGCAGATGTAACTTTTGGTCATTTCGAGATTCAACTATTTCGGATGAATACCTTCTCTTTGTGTGAAGATGGTTTCTTGGCAGAAGAAATCTTACAAAAGAGTTCTTTGATATTTTCTGGACATTTTCACTTAAAAGACGAAAAAGAATACGGGGACGGAAAGATCATATATGTCGGAAATCCATTTCAGATGGATTTTAATGATGCTGGTACAGAAAAAGGATACTATACGTTTGATATAGAAACAGGAGAAACTACTTTTACAAAAAATAATATATCTCCTAAACATTTTAATTTTAAATTATCTGATTTGATTTCTGAAAAAACTATCACAAATTCTATTAAAGAAAAGTTTTTGAACAACTTTGTAAAATTAAAAATTGATAGGCGCATCACACCAGAAGATACCGAATTTTTATTGACAGTTTATAAGTCTTTAAATCCTTCGCAACTTAATGTAGAATACGAGTCTAATGTATCAGAGTATGATCTAGAAGAAGAAAAAAGAGACTTTTCTGGGATTGATGTTCAACAAGCTATTATTGAGTTTATTGACATGTTAGATACAAATAACAAAAAAGATCTTATTCAATATACAATCGAACTTTATCAAAAATCAATTTAATGAAACGAGTAAATTTTAAGAAAATTAGTATTAGCAACTTTCTTTCATTTGGAGAAGAACCAGTTGTTTTAGAATTTAAAAAAGGACTACATATTGTAACTGGAGTTAATCGCGACAAGTCTGACAGACAAAATGGTATTGGCAAATCAGCAATGATTGAATCATTGTATTTTGCTATATTTGGAATGACCATTCGTGAATTGAAGAAAGATTTAATTCCAAATTCATTCACTAATGGTGTTTGTCAAGTGATTTTAGATTTCGATGTAATTTCGGAAAATTCACAAGATTCTTATAAAATTCACAGAACACTGAATCCTTCTAAATTACATTTTTATAAGAATGGAGAAGATGTAACCAGAGACAGTATTAAAAATACTGAATCTATGATTCACTCTATTATTAATGCTACTCCAAGTATTTTTGAGAATTGTGTTATTATGACACTTAATAACACTACTCCATTCATGGCTAAGTCTAAAGTAGATAAGCGTAAGTTTATCGAAGGAATTTTTAATCTAGATGTTTTCAGTAGAATGCTCACAAATGCTAGAGATTCTTATAACGACAAAAAGCGTGAATATGAGATTGAGCTGAATAACATGGAGAATGCTGACAAAAATTTAGTTTCATTAAATTCTCAAAAAGAAAGAATCATTTCTAATAGAAAGTCTAAGATTTCTACATACGAACAGAGAAAATTAGATAATACAGAAGAAAAACAAAAACTTAATGAAGAAATTGATAAGCAAGAGTCTTTAAATTTAGAAGAGATTAAAAATAATATAAAAACTTTAAAAGAAGCAAAAATTTCTTTAGAAGAAAAGATAGAATCTTTCACAGATGAACGTTCCAAGATAAGAGCTTCATTAAATCACAATCAATCTCTTCTTCCTAAGATTGGAGTAGGTGGATCTTCTTGTCCAGTTTGTTTACGTTCTGTGACCGAACATGACAAAGAATATATCACTGAAGAAAAACGCAAGATTTCTGAATTTATAAAAGAAGATCAAAAGAAAATTACTGATCTAGACGAAAAGATTGAAAAGGTAAAATCTAACAAAATTAAATTAGAAAGTGCATACGAAAAGTGTACAAAGAAATTAAATCAATATGCATTGAATGAACAAAAGAAAAAAGGAATCAAAGATCGAATTAAGCAATTAGATTTATGGTTGGTTCAGTTAGATGAAGATATTGCTGAATTAAATTCAGATAAAACCGAAGTAGATCCATTCATTCTTCAAGCTATAGATGTTTTAGAAACATTAAAAGAATCTGTAAATAAGTTTCGGTATGAAATGAATCTTCTAGATACTGTTAAGTTTATTGTATCTGAAGAAGGAGTTAAATCATATATTGTTAAGAAGATTCTTTTACTTTTTAATGAAAGAATTCGTTACTATTTGACTAAATTAGATGCAAATTGTGTCTGTAATTTTGACGAATATTTCGAAGAACAAATCGTAAACAGTAAGAATAAAATCTGTAGTTATTTTAATTTTAGTGGTGCAGAGAGAAAGTCAATTGATTTCGCATGTTTGTTTACTTTCATGGATATGCGTAGATTACAGGGAGACGTAACATATAATATCAGTATATATGATGAATTGTTCGATTCGTGTTTAGACGAAAAGGGAATTGATCACATTACTAAAATCATTAACGAACGTGTAGAGAAATACGACGAATGTGTTTTGGTTATTTCACATCGTAAAGAAAGTGTAAATGCCGCAACAGGTGATGTTATTTTCTTGGAAAAACGTGATGGAATAACTTCTAAATTAGATTATAATCCATTTGTCTAAGAATTATAGTAATCTACATGGATGTTTTATTACATCAGTACCTACTCCAAATAAATATGCAGCGGCATCACCTATACCCCAAACCGTTCCATTTTTTAATAAAAAAATAGACCATTCATGACTAGCACCATTTCCTCCTAAAATAACTTGCTTTATATTTTTTAATGGAAGTTTAATAAATATTTGAGCATTTCTGCTAGAAAATTCGGGAGGATCGTTATAAGTTTTATAACCATTTAAATATACATAACCATTATTATCTACAATAGCAACACATCCTCTAGATCCATCGTTTTCAGATCCACCTTGATCACTGATGAAAATTTCCGATATGTTAGTTAATGGTCTTGTAATTCTTCCTGCGCTTCTAAATTGTATTTGTCGAGGAACTTTAATATATTCATCGTTACTATCTACACCACAATAGCCATAAGTAGCCCCATTTCTTCCCCAGCTATATGCCGTTTTTATATTTGTTGTTGTGTCTCTACAAAGAGCAAAACAATAAGGATGGTAATAACTATTTGTGTATAATTTTTCTGCTACAGTACCTGCTGGTAAATTAGCACAAGATATAAAATAAAGAGATTCTGTAGTAGTATTATTTCCTAAACTATAACTTTGATTATTTCCTGCACCAAAAATACTTCCTGCTGTATTTATATATAAATGAAAAAGACGACCACTATACATTCCTTCTACAAGAGATACTGCATCGGTTACATAAGTGGTTGAATTTTTTTTAGCTTGATTAAAAAGTCCACTTGCAAGTTTATTTCCTGTTCCTCTTTGTCCATTTGTATTATCGCCTCCTATATAAAGTCTATTATCTTTCGTAATAATACAAAAAGAAGTAGCACCGGAATCTATTCCATTAATTGAGAAATCTAAAATGTTATTTTCGAAATTTACTGTCGTTGAAGTAGTCTTAGTAGGAGACCAATCTACTATATTTTTTGTAGTTAATTTAGTAGGAATTGAAACTTTATCATTAAATAGTGTATCCGAATTACCAAAAACTCCATCAGCAGTACTTCCCCAAAGCCATAAACTGTCATTTGTATCTAAAGCAGCAAAAATTGTAGTTTGTGTATTATAATCTGATGCGGATTTTATTTTTTTAATACTAACTCCTCCAAAATTTAATTTTACAAAACCACATGTTGGTTTAAAAGCCGCAGTTGATCCAGCATTTCCAACTCCTAGATAACCATCATTAAAACCAGCAACCCAACATGTACCATCACTTAATAATGCTAAAGCACCATAGGCATTCCAATATAAATCTTCTATTTTAATTGTTGGATTTTCATCTAAATAATCAATTCCGCTGCCACCTGTATTAATTCCCCAATCTACTTGAAAAGGAACACGGATATATTGATTTGGTGATACTCTGTTATTTGCCGCAAATCCTTTAGCAAGTTTTCCACCGTTATCAGATTCGGTTCCATTTGCGAATCCCCATACTATTACTCTGTTTGTAGTTGTAATTCCTGCACAATTATATCTACTTGGTTGCATTTTAGCTAGTTTTTTTATAAAACCTACTTCGTTAGTAGGTTTAGTTTCATCTTCGTTAGTTGTTCCTGTTAAAGCACTGATGCTATTATTAATAGAAATAATACCAGAAGAAAGCTTATTAAGGTTGGTATAAATATCTGTAGTAATCTCAGCACTTAATGAACTGAAAGAAATTGTACTAGTAGTATTTAAATGATTAATTAAAAATATATCACTCCCGGCGAGTGTCGTTGTTACTGGAAATTCAGAAATTTTCTTGTTTGGCATAAAACTATTTATATGTTTTTTATAATTTTTCAGTACTTGAATATTTATTTTGTTTTCATAACTAAGTGGTAAATGATTCCGACATTTACTCCACCGAAACCTTTTCAAAGTTTCAATCCTATTGTTCCGATTTCAAAGCCACCAGAACAACCTGCTCAAATTGAAAAGCCAACTGAGGCACATTTACCAAGAATTATTCAATATGGTGCAGATACTAGTGGTTGTGGGTTATATCGATTAGGATGGGTAAATCATCTTCTTAATTATCAAGGAAAAGCTATGGTTTGTGACAGTACTGTTATGGTAACTGATCCACGTTTTTATCATAATGTCAAAAGTATTCGATTACAAAGACAAGCATTAAATGCACAGAAAGAATTCGTAAAATTCTTAAAAGGTATTCAAAAGGATTGCGGATTTAAGTTGATCTATGAAGTAGATGATGTAGTCTTCCGTGAAGATATTCCAGATTACAACAAATTTAAAACTGCTTTCGTGTCTGATGAAATTCGAAATAATATTGTAGAAATTATTAATTTGTGTGATGAAGTCAGTGTTACTTGTGATTTCATGAGAGAATTGTATCAAATGCGTACAGGTAAGAAAGAAATCACAGTGATTCCTAATTTCCCAGCTAAGTTTTGGATTGGTAATTTCTATAATCAAGACAGAATCACATCTCTGTATGAAAAGAACAAGAAGAAGCCACGTATTCTTTATGCTGGTAGCGGTGCTCATTTTGATGTGGAAAATAGAACAGGTCAAAAAGATGATTTCGAACACGTAATTAAAAATATCATTGATAGTAGAACAAAATATCAATGGGTATTTATGGGTGCGTTTCCATTAGCACTTCGTCCTTACATTGAACGTGGAGAAATTGAATTTCATCCTTGGCAAAAACTTTACAACTATCCACAAAAAATTCATGATCTTGGAGTACAAATGATGGTAGCTCCTCTTCAAGATAATGCCTTCAATAAGGCGAAGAGCGATTTGAAGTATATTGAAGCATGTGCTTATGGTCTTCCTGCTGCATGTCAAAATATTCGTACATATGAACACGCGGAAATTAAGTTCAATAATGGAGATGAAATGATGGATTGTATCGCAAAAGAATTAAAGAGTGGATGGGATTATAAGAAAAATGCACCAAAACGTCGTGCGGTAGCAGAAGATAGATTTATGGAACTAGACAAAAATTTGGGATGTTATGAAGAATTGTTCTTAACTCCTTATGGTGATCCGAAGCGTGTAAATCTTGGTAGATACAATAAGATTTAGACTTGATTAGTGTGTATGTTTTTGGTAGTTTGAGTAGATGTTTGGGTACAGAAACGCAGTATACGATTATAAGAATAAAGCTGTAGACATATACACTTGGGCAGAGGACGGCACTCGAATAGTAACTTCTATCGAGTGCCGTCCTTATTTTTATTACGAAGATAATTACGGAAACGAAACCAGTATTTTTGATTCTTCAGTATCCAAAAGATCATTTGAAACTGTTTTTGATAAACATAAATTTATCAAAGAAAGAGGACTGAAGAGATTGTTTGATAACTTTAGTCCAGTACAACAAGTATTGATTGATACATTCTGGAAATATAATGATTCGGAAGATTTTACTAAATTTCCTCTTAAAATTCACTTTGTAGACATTGAAGCAGTAGGAGAAAATGGATTTTCATCTCCAGATGATCCAAATGATGAAATCAATGTAATTACAATTTACGATTCATTAAAGAAGAAATTTTATGTATGGGGAACAGAACCGTACACACCAGAACAAAGTGATGTTAAGTATTTTTATTGTGGTGCTGAACATGTTCTTTTAGATAAATTTGTAGATTTTTTGAAGAAAGATTCACCTGATATTTTATCAGGATGGAATTCGAGTGCATATGATATTCCTTATATTGTCAATAGAGTTGAACGTGTTTTAGGAAAAGATAGAGCAGATGAACTTTCACCATACAGAAAAAGATATACCAAACAAGTATTGGGAAAATTTGGAAAGATGAATACCATTCATCATTTAGAAGGAATATCTTCTGTAGATTACATGGACATTTACAAAAAGTTTTGTCCTAAAAATCGAGAAAGTTATAAATTAGATTACATTGGACAAGTTGAGCTAGATGAAACAAAAGTAGATTATGGTGACATGAGTTTATATGAATTCATGACATCTGATTGGAAAACATTCGTAGATTATAACATTCAAGACGTTCGTCTTTTGGTCAAACTAGAAGAACGGTTACAATATATAGAATTGCTCAGAATGTTAGCTTATATTGGATGTAATACATTCGAATCTGCTCTTGGAACAGTTGGAGTAGTAACTGGAGCAGCAGGAGTAGAAGCGAAGAAAAGAAATCAAAAACTGTTTACAAATGTAGTAGATGATCAAGAAGTTCGTAATTTCGAAGGAGGGTTCGTAGCCGATCCTATCGCTGGACATCATAGTGGAATTGTAACATTTGATGCGAATTCGTTGTATCCTAATACAATGATTACGTTAAACACTTCTCCTGAGACAAAAGTAGGAAAGATACTAGAAATTGAAAAAAATAAAATCACAATTAGAAATGTTGATGGAATTATTGTAGATCTGAAACCCAGAGAATTTAATGATTTTATTAGAAAAGAAAGAATTACGATATCTCGTTCTAAAGTATTATTCTCGCAGAAAAAAAGAGGTATTTTGCCGGATTTAATGGATCAGTTTTATAAAAAACGTGTTAGCATCAGAGACAATTTAAAGAAACTAAAAATAGATGTTAAAACAGCAGACAGAGAAAACAAGAAAAAATTAAAAGTTTTAATTAATCAATTAGATACAAAGCAACAAGCTATAAAAATTTTTTTAAATTCTGTGTATGGTGCCACAGCTAATAAGTATTGTCCTATTGGAGACATGGATATTGCAGAGTCTATCACATTAACTGGACAAGCAGTAATCAAGCAAGCACGTGAAATTTATAAAAATTATATCAGAGAAAATACCGATATAAAAGACGAAGCAACATTAGAAAGTGGATTGATCTTTGGTGATACAGACAGTTTGGGAGTGTTAATTACTCCATTAGTAAAAGAATTTTCCAAGAATGGAAAGATAACCGAAGAAGCTTACGAAGCGGCTGAGAAACTTCAGACTTATATTAATGAAGGAATCAACAAATGGGCAGTTAAAACATTAAACACAAATGACTGTAGATTTGAATTTAAACGTGAATTGATGTGTGATGCTGCTATTTTCCTAGAAAAAAAGCGTTATGTTTTCCATGTTCTAGACAAAGAAGGAATTCCTTGTGATGATTGGAAGTATACTGGAATTGAATTGGTAAGAACCACAATGCCAAAAGCCATTAAACCGTATGTTGAAAAAATTATTCAAAGTATGGTTATGACGAAATCCGAAAAGTTAGTAAATGATATTTTCAGAGAAGCATACGAAGAATTTATTAAAATGGATATATCAGAAATATCTTTGTTGTCTGGAATTAAAAACATGGAAAAGTACGAAGCTAAATCAGAAGGATTTAAAACTGTTAAAGGAATGCCTTGTCACGTAAAAGCTGCTTACTATTACAATTTATTGTTAGATGAACTTGGTTTGGATAAGAAGTACGAAAAAATAACAAGTGGAGATAAGATAAAATATTTTTATACAGAAAAGCCAAATGTCTATTCAATAGATGCAATTGCTTTTAAAACTAAGTATCCACAGGAATTTAATGAATTACTGAAACCAGATATGTATGTTATGTTTGAAAAGGATATGTATAAATGTGTGGAAAGGTTTTATAATGTTATGAAATGGGTTCCTAGAAAACCAACGGAACAATTAGTTATGACATTAGATGAACTTTTCTGTTGATTAATATTATTTTTTTGTTAGAATACTAACTGATATGAAAATCACTACATTTATCGATTCTATCGGACGAACTATCCTTGCTGAAGAAGTTAAAACAGAAAATGGAATTCTTTCTGTTAAGAACCCAGCCATGATTAATGTCGTTCAAGCACAGAACGGACAATTACAAGTTCAATTAATTCCATTATTTTTTACTGAATTTGTAGATACTTCCGTCCGTGGAGACGGAACAGTTTGGGATTATAATGTACAAACTATTGTAAAGGGAAATGTAACTATTGATGCAAAGCTGGTAGATCAATATACCCGTGTGTTTAATCCAGCACCACCAGCACCTGCTCAAGAAGCACCAGTAATTAAGCTTTTTGAAGATTAAAATTAATTAAGTTTTTTAAAACCCCATCAACTAAAAATTGATGGGGTTTTTTGTTTGATTTTTTTACATAAACTGCTATGATATAGATCTATGGATAAAGATATCTTAAAGACATTAGAAACTTTAGAAGAAGGAAATCCCTTTGCTTCATTTTTGAATGAATCTAGCATGAGTAGAGTTGATACTTGGATTGATACAGGTTCTTATGTACTCAATGGAATCATGAGTGGAAAGTTAAGAGAAGGTGGAGTCCCTATGGGAAGGGTGACCATGCTATACGGAGAATCCCAAACTGGAAAAAGTCTTTTCATTCAGAAAATTCTTGCAAATGCTCAAAAGAAAGGATTGATTGCTGTTATTTTTGATACTGAAAATGCAATTGATGCTGAAAGTGCTGAACGTCTTGGATTAGATACTACCAAAGTAAAGTACGTTCCTGTGTTCAATGTAGAACAATGTCGTAATAGTATTCATAAGTTTTTAACAGCAGTTAAAGAAAATAATTTAGAAGGTAAGTTTATTATTGCTATTGATTCACTGGGAAATTTACAAAGTTCAATGGAAAATGCACGAATTGAAAAAGATTCTACTTCTGTAGACATGGGAACCAGAGCACGTGCAATTAAGTCTTTGATGCAAACTTGTACTCAATTAGCAGCAATTACTAAAACTGGCATTGTTATTACGAATCATATTTATGATAATCCCGGAGATATGCATCCTTCATTAATCAAAACAATGAGTGGAGGAAAGAGTGTAGTATACATGCCTAGTCTTTCTGTTCAACTATCTAGAAAGCCAGTTAAAGAAGATGAAATTAAATCAGAAACAGGTTCTATAGCAGCTTTACAAAAGAATTATGTAGGTATTTTATTGAGGGCTTTGATTTCAAAAAACCGATTTATCAAGCAATATCTGCAAGGAGAAATTTATTTATCGTTTAATACAGGAGTAGATAAGTATTATGGATTATTAGAACTAGCAGTGGGATTAAATGTTCTTCAACAGACTGGATCTACTTATGTTTTTAATGGAGAAAAGATTGGTTATGCAAAGACATTCATTAATAATTCGGAATTTTGGGAAGAGAAAATCATTCCACTTCTTGAAACTAGAATTAAAGAAGAATGGGTATATTCTGCTGCACAACATGCAGAAATTAAAAAAATGGAATTAGAAGCAGAAAGCGAAGAATAATTTATGAATAATATTAATAACATCACATCATTATTGTTTACCGAGTTTTCTAAAACAGGAAAGACGGTAGCAGTACACACAGAAGGAAATTACTTGGTAATTAAAGTAGGAACTGCTGATACTAGGATTATGAATTGGGAATCTATGACTCCCGAATCTATTTTAGAAGTTGCTAAAAGTTTAGTTATTCGAGAAAATTACAAGGGTAATGTATTACTTCACGGCTAAATAGTAGGAATATAGTAATTGAAAAAGCCACCAGTAATTTGGTGGCTTTTTCTTTTTTAATTAAATGGTTTTATTAATAATTTCTATATTTTTCTTCTTGTTTAAATTTATGCTGGCGTGTTTTAATATAATTTTCGTGTAATAATTTATTGACTTGTTCTTTTGATAGTTTTACGTTTTCTTTAGTTATTTGTTTTGGATTATGTACTTTTTTAATGTTATTTTTTGCATATCCAGCATAAAAAGGGGATTGATGAGTTTCGCATCCGCATGTTTTAACTTCTTCTGCATCTTCTTCAGAAGAATCTTCTTCGTGTTCTTCGTCTTCTTGAGATTCTCCAGAAAATTCCATTTCTAAGTCATCGTCTTCTGTTTTGATTGGTGTGGTTTGAATTATTACTGCGGAAGGTTGATCATCTAAATCAATTTCATCATCATAAAAATCTTCAAAATCGTCATCATCTGAAGAATCAGAAGGAAGACCGCTATCAATTACATCAGACATTTCTCCTTCGTCTTCTTGACGAGCATTTGCAATTCCATCACGTAATTCGGGAATAAATTTATTTTTTGTAATAGATTCGGAATTAGCAATTCTGATGATATCTTCGTCAGTTACTTCATTGATATCATAGTCTTCTCCTAATTCTTCTTTGAGAGTATCAGCAATTTTACCAACTACATAAGTTGGAGAATTTCCTAAAGAAGTTCTTTTAAATAGATTGGCTATTCTTTGTTTTAATCCATCACTATGAAGTAATCCTTCATTTATAATTTCTCGATTTGCCCATCCAATGCGATTTAAAATACTCATAATACTATTTATTGATTTTTTGAAAATTTATGTTATTTTATTCTTATGATTCCAAATCCATTTAAAGTTATATTAATTTCTTGCACTAGAAAATCTAAAGAAGAAGCACAATCTTTACCGTTATATCGTTCTTATATTGATGGACTACATTCTTCTTTAATAAAGTTAGATATGACTTGGAATAATTCAGATGGTATGCCAACTGTATATAATAGAAAAATAGAAGAATACAGAAACAGTGATGCTGATTTTTTGGTATTTGTACATGACGATGTTTATATTGATGATTTAAAATTATATGAAAAGCTTAAATTAGCTAAAAATAAATTAAATTATGATATAGTTGGATTAGCTGGTGGATTGAATCCTCGTTTAACTGAATTGGCATTGTGGCATATAATGACTGAAAAGAACCAACAACGTGGAGAAGTATCACACCCAGCGGGTAATCAAGGCCAAACCATGACAACAGCATTTGGTCCTACTCCTTCTAGAGTAGCTATTGCAGATGGATTATTTTTAGCAGTACATTTACCTTCTATTAATAAAACAAAGTGGAAGTTTAATGAAAATTATATGTTCCATCATTATGATATATCTAGTTGTATTGATGCTAATCGTATGAATTTAAAAATCGGCGTATACCCAATTCATGTAATACATAGCTCTCCGGGATTATTATCTATACATGATAAATTATGGTCTGAAAGTAATAAGAAATTTTTAGAAGAGTACAAATAAACAAAAATGGATTTATTTTGAAATATAGATAAATCCATACATGTATAATAATACAGAAGAACCTGAAAGTTCATTTAGAATAGAAAGCAATCATAATTTTCTTTGTTTTTGTAGTTTAATGTGTTTGATTAATGGAAAGAAATTAAATCTTCCTAATATATTTTTATTACTTTTAAATAATGAAGCATATAAAGCTTTATTAAAGCATATGCTAACAATAGATAATGATTTTGATTTATTCAAATATTTCATAGATTATGAAGCATCTATTTCAAAAAGTAAGTATATTTCAAAATATTTAAATTCCAAACAAGGAGTAAAAGTTAAAAAAGATGTTTACGGATTTCGAAAAAGCGATATACAACGCGCATCTAAGAGAGTCAAGAAGCGCAAAAAATCAGCCGTACAAGTTAAGAAAAGACTTCTCAAAAATAAATAGCACAGTAGCTTTGTGTCTTAAAAAGTTGTCTGGGTTCTTTACAAAACATAAAGAAATCAAAGTTGAAGATTTCTTTAAAGCTCCTTATTTTGTTTATCCAGAAGGACAAAATTTCGATTTAAAATTTTATACCACACAGAAAGCTATCACGGTTTATAAAATTTACACTGATTCGAAAAAAACCGTTTGACACTAGGAGTTTTTTTGCTACTATAGGCACATCAACAAGAGATTCGCTCTCGTTGGTAAATTAAAAACTAAAACTAAAAAAACTAAAAACTAATTAATATGACATATAATCCATCCATGTTTCAATCAATCCGTGATGCTCTAGCAAAGAGTGAAACTTCAACAGGAAATCCTCTTTATAAGGAAATCCTAAAGTTCAAAGTAGGCAATACATACGTTCTACGTTTACTTCCTAATATCAAGAGTCCTGAAAATACATTCTATCATTTCTACACACATGGTTGGAATAGTTTTACCACTGGTCAATATGTTTCAACACTAAGTCTTCAAACTATTGGACAACCTGATCCAATTTCAAAGGAACGTTATCGTCTAATTAAGAATGGTTCTCCAGAAGAAAAGGCAAAGGCAGAAACTGTAAAGTGGCAAGAACAGTGGTACGTTAATGTTTACGTTGTGGATGATCCAGTAAATCCAGAAAATAATGGAACAGTTAAGATCTTCCGTTATGGAAAGATGCTAGATAAGATGATTAAGTCAGCTATTGAAGGAGATGATGCTGATGAATTTGGTCCTCGTGTATTTGATCTTTCTTCTAATGGAGTTAACTTCAAGCTGAAGGCTGAAAAGCAAGGAGAATGGACTTCTTATAATGCAAGTCGTTTTACTTCTCCAGTAGATCTAGGTCTATCTGAAGAAAAGATGGAAGAAATTTATGGAAGTGTTCATGATTTGACTAGTGTCAATCAGATTAAGTCTGAGAGTGAAATTGTTGAAATGTGGAATACTCATTTCTTAGGAATTTCGAATGAAAAGCCATCACTTCCAACTGTTGCAGCTTCTAAACCAGCAGAAGCTGCCGCTGCTGAAACAAAAGAAGAAATTTCAGATGAGATGGTAGAAGAACTTCTGAAGGGTCTTAACTAAAATAGAAAGAAATAGAAGAACCCCCAAGTATAGAAAACTTGGGGGTTTTTTGTAACTATATTCATAAATTATGAACGACGAATCAGATCTAACACCAGAAGAATTACAAAAAACTTTAATTGGTTTTTTGGGACATACCTATAAAGAAGTTTCACAATTTGATAGCAGACTAGTGTCTCCTAACAATACATTAATGCCTAAAAAGCAAGAATTTCAAAATATAGCAAACAAGGTCTTCCAAGAAGTTGTAACACCAAATGCTGGTAAAATTCCAATTGGAAATGTTCAGCATGTTCAGCATGTTCAACCACAACATAAACAAATTCATCCCACGAATATTCCAAATCAAACTCTTCAACCACAAGGTCAACCACAAGGTCAACCACAAGATCAAATATTTGATCCAAATCAGTTGGAATTTAATTTTGATAATAGTGTGACTGCATTATCAATTGATAAAAAATTAACTGCTATTGAAAGTAGTATCAAAAAGCTCGACATTAAGCTATCAAAAATGTTATCCTTATTGGAAATCGATGATCTTACGAATCTTAAACAAGAATAATTTCACTCAGAAGTTTCTTAATCCTATTTCTAGGATCAATGAACTTTGTACATTAACTGTACAGAAAGATAATATTTACAATTTAAATAGAACAGCAGATACAAATTTTAGTTTGTATTCTGTCTGTTCTGAAATTCAAACAGAAGGAATCGAAGAAAAGATAAATTTAAGTTTTGCTGATATTAAAAAACTTATTAAAGTTTTAGATTGTTTATCTGAAAATACTTTAGAATTAAATCTTAATAAAAATAATATCGAGTATAATGATAAGGGAACTAAATTTAGATTTCATCTTATTAATGATAATATTGTAAAATCTCCTAATTATAATATTGATAAAATAAACAATCTTCAATTTAATACAGAATTTAAATTAAATTCCACTACACATAGTCATTTGATAAAAAGTAGTACTTTCATTACTGATAGTAATAAAATTTATATTTCTACTGAAAATGGATATGTAATGGGAGAATTGACAGATAAATCTAAGAATAACATTGATAGTTATTCTATTAAGATTTCAGATTTTTATGGAGGAGATTCTATTACTAAGCCTTTATCTTTTAATTTTGATTTGTTCCGCAATATTTCTTATTTAAAGACTACTGAGTCGCTTGTTAGGTTAAATACTAATATGGGATTTATCGCCTTTGACGTAGAAGACGATAAGTATAAACTAAAATACACAGCAACGGCATATTCTATATGAGTTTAAACAAGAGACAACAGAATAAAATAAAAACTCCGGGATATTTCATTAAACGTCTTAGAGATTGTAAATTTGGAGTTCTTCGTGTTTTCCAAAATTACGGTATAATGGATTGTAGAAAGTGGACAGTATTGGTAGATCCGGGTAATACTTCTGTTTTTATAACTTGTTATACAAATAAAGATTTTAACGACGAAATCATGTTCGAATTTAATGATTTTGGAAATTACTTTCCAAAGAATTTTTCAGTAAGTACTGAATCTATCGAAGTAATAGTTCAAACACTTATTGATCGTGGAATTCCTACAATTTCAGAAAATAGTTCATTTTATAAAGAAAAATCACAAAATGCAAACAGATAGCGATAATCCAGAACTTCCAAAGAAGAAAAAGGCTCCTATCAAGAAGTCTAAAGAAATTAAACCAGTTGTATCTACTGATCAAATTAAAAAATTATTAAGAGATGCTTTAATCAAAAATTTAGATGATGCTGCAAAGCAAAATGAAATGGAAATAGATGCATTGATTGCTACTATGGAAGAATTTCTAAGATCATTTATTTTAATTGGATATAATTTAAATAGTGAACCAGTAGTCATTACAAATGCTAGATCGCAGATAGATGCAGATGCCCTAAATACTGCATTATCTAGATTGTTTTTTAGTATTCATGGCGGACAAGGTGGAAATCCTATTTAAGTAGATGAATCATCCTTTAAAGAAACATGCTTATGCAGTTACCACTGGTTATTATGTGGGAGAAATGTTAGTATTTGTAGATAAATCTGAAGAATTTTTCAATTTTATATCTATTCCCAAAAATATTAATAGAGAAATTCCAATTAATAAATTTTATTTAGGATTAAAAGAATCAATTGTTGAACATGTAGAAGAAATTCCAGATGAAATTTTTTCTATTTTAGAAAAACAATTTGAATTTAATAATAAAAAAGATAAATAGATTTATGGAAATAGTAAGACCAGTTCAAATAACATCGCCAATTAGTGGACAACCTTCTATTCCAAAGATTACCGAACGCCAATATGGTGATAAAATTTATGTAGAAGCTGCTTGGTATGATAATGCTTCAGGAGCTTTTATTAGAAAAGGAATTGTTAAAATTCTCGATGCAGAAACAAAAGAAGATATTACTTCTAAATGTAAGTAGTTGATTTTGTGATAATCTTCTGATAGACTCGCCTAGTGAAGATATCAGAAGATTTTATTGTAAATAAATTCTATCAATTTGTTGGTGGTCCTAAAAAGAATCGCTATACAGATACATATCAAGGTTCCTGCCCAATGTGCAGGGAAGGTTCTAGTTGGTTAAAAAAGCAAAGATTTTTCTTTATACCTAAAAAGAATCTCTGCTTTTGTCATAATTGTGGTTATTCAGCAAATCCAATTAAATGGGTATCTGATATTACTGGAGCTAGTATGAAAGAAGTTATTGAAGAAATGGGAAATGAAGTGGTGGATATTTCCCTAGAAGAAGTAGAAATTCCAGTAAAAAAAGTTGCTGACACTCTTCCCAAAGATTGTATAAATTTATTCGATGAAAATCAGGTAGCTTATTATAAGAATAATAAAATAGTAAACAAAGCTGTAGAATTTATAAAGAAAAGAAAATTAGATGTTGCAGTTAATAAACCAAAAGCACTGTATATTTCTTTAACAGATAATGTTCATAAAAATAGATTGGTTATACCTTTTTTCGATGATAACGATAAAATTGTCTATTATCAAAGTAGAACAATTTTAGAAAATGAAGAAATATTTAAACCTAGATATATTTCTAAAATAGGTGCAGAAAAATCAGTATTTAATATAAATTCAGTAGAAAATGATTCTGAATTTATTTTTATATTTGAAGGTCCGATTAATTCTTGTTTTATGAAAAATGGAGTAGCAGTTGGAGGAATACAAGAAAATTCTTATCAACTATTTACTAGTTATCAAGAAGAACAAATGAATAAGTATCCTTTTCATAAAAGAATTTGGATATTAGATTCTCAATGGAAAGATAGAGCAGCGTTCAATAAAACAAAGAAATTAATAGAATTAAAAGAACGTGTGTTTATGTGGCCTAAAGATATAGGAAAAATCTGTAAAGATTTCAATGACGTAACAATTAAGCTAGACAAAAATGAAATCTCTACAGATTTTGTAATGAAAAATCTTATTTAAAATTATACACCTCTGTATTTGTTGTCATCGGAAGTTGCTAAATATCCTTTAAGCATTTCATTTAGAGAAGTAACTTCCATTGCGACACGTGCGATCTTTTTAGTTTCTGCAATACGAATTTTATCAAAAAGTGTTGCAGGAATAGAATTTTTTAATTTTGATTGCATAGAATTTGGATCGGTTCCATTAAGGAATTTGGAAAATTTTTCAAGTTCATTTATCCAATTTTGTAATGACTGAACCATACCAGCTTGCATTTTTGTAGCTGCTGCCATGTGATCAGCAGCAGCACCTGCATCACTATCAAAATCTGCTGGATCTGTTCCTTTATCTAAGGTTTGAGCCATTGCATCAGAATCAGAAACATTTGCTGTGGGATCTGTTTCTACTGGTTGTGGTGCTTCACGTAAAACATGTACAAATGCTTTTTCAAAAAGATTACTACTCATGAAATTATTTAGTCGAAATTGGTAAATAATTCTAGTGAAACGTAAAAATTTAAGAGAAGATGTCATGGCGAATGCAGAACGCCAAACTTCAGGAATTGGTCCCGGAGCAACGGATCATCCTTTTTATCAAATGGCAGTACCTATAAATCCAGATGCATTTAAAAGTCCATCCAATTTAGTTCTTCCTTTTGAAATAGATAAATTTAAAAATAGATTGTTCGAAATTTTAGAAAAAACCATAACTTTGAGAAAAGATTTCGACAAATGTTTAAAAAATCCATCAGTAAAAGACTCTGAAAAAGTAGCTATTCGTAAATCTATCAAAAGATTAGATTTTATAAATGAAAAGTTGATAGATATTCCTGATTTTTTAGATATTTTTTCAGTTGAAAGTTAAATTATTTTGTAGTATCATCATAGGATGATCAGAAATTTATTATTTCCATTACTCACCTTGTTCAGTGTGAGTACTCTGTTTTCTTTACCATTTTCGAGTGATTTTTTAACATTTGGTAAACTATTTGTATGTTTTACAATAGCACAGATTATTTGTTATAATTTGTATAAGAAATTTTTAGAAATTAAAATAGAAAATATCAAAAATGAAAGAATTAAAGAATATTCTAAACAAGGATTAGATATTAATTGTCCTTGTCATTTGAATATTCCTATGTTTGTTCCGGTGACTTTAAATCAGAAAAATTCTTTTAAGTGTGGTGAATGTAAGAAAAATGTATCTTTAGATATAACTGCTAAAGCTTTTTTAGAAACTGAAATTATTGATTTAGATTCAGCAGATGCAGCTTTTGTAGAAGTATATAAGAAAATTCAAGAAAATGAATAACGAAACCTTCAATTCAGAAGAATTAAAAAATGCAATTTCAGTTCCTTCTAGTATAACTTATTACGAACTTCCTAAAATAGATACGCAGTTTTTAAAAGATGAAATTAAAAAATTTTTAATTTTAAAAGATCCTAAATTACTTCAGATTTATGATAATGCTTCATTTGGACGTATAAACAAATCTTCTGGAAATGAAAATTTGAAGAATCTACTTCATTTAGTACGAGATCTTTTTGTACTTAAATTTAAAGATGACAACATTAAAAATTTGACAGTACGTAAAAATATAGATATAATGTTTCTAGCATTAGAATCTATGATGATCAATAATATTGATTGCTCTGCTGAAGAAATTAATGCACTAATTTTAGGTTACGTTTCAAAATCTTTATGATAGAAAATATTTCAATCACCACAAAATCAAATAAAACACATGTAATGTCTGTAGAAACATACGCAAGATGGCTATGTTTAGTAGAATCTTTGGAATTTATTAATTTAAAAGCTAAAGAATGTAAAATGGATTTAGATAAAACTGATAAATGGATTAAACCACTAGCTTTACAAAAATATATTAATCAAAGATTTCCAAGTATGTGTCACGATTTCAGAGTAGAGGAATATTTAGATTAAAGTATTAATTTTTTAATTTTATTATTTCCTTTGTCGCAAATGTAAAGCACTCCATCTTTATATGCTAAACCATGTAAATTTTTGAAACTTGCTTGTAGACCAACTCCTGTTTTATCTCCTTCTACTCCATTTCCTGCAACAGTACTTACATTTCCTGATGGTGTTATTTTTCTAATTCTTTTATTGTTATTGTCGGATATATATAAATTATCAAATTCATCAGAGCATATTCCATAAGGAGCATCAAATTGAGCTGTTGTAGATGTTCCATCTAAAAATCCTTTTCTTCTAGATCCTGCATAATCACTTCGTGTTCCTGTTTTTGTTATTTTTTGTATAACATTATTTGCAGAATCGCAAAAATATATATCATCTTTAGAATCTAAAGTAATTGCTCTATAAAAAGAAGACGTAGAACGAGAATTTCCGAAATTTAATGTTAATATTTTATTCGAATCATATTTATTTACTGAACGATTTCCTAATTCAGTAACATACAAATTCATATTTTTATCAATACAAATACCAACAGTCAATCCTGATCCTATTATGTAAGTTTCAATATTTCCTAAAGGATTAATTTTATAAATATTGTTATGATATTTTATTACTCCCGGTGCTGCTACATCAGAATCTGTAGTATATATATTATTTGAAGTATCTATTGTTATATAATTTGAATTTATAAGTTCACCGCTCGTTATAATCTGGGTGAATGTGGTCATAGTTCCATTTGGTTCTATTTTGTTTATGTAACTTCCACCGGAACAAACCGCAAATAAATTACCACCAGAATCAAAAGCTAATGCAGACGGTTGATTTATATTTATAAAAGTTTCAACCATTGGAACTTTTATTTTTACCGATTTTATAATTGCAAATGCGTTTCCTACAGGCATAAATTAAAAATTTTGTCCTCCTACAAATCCATACCAATTTGCTCCTATTTTTGTAAAAGCAAAAACGTCAGTTTTTCCTGATGTATTTGTAATAGTTGGAAGAATTCCATTTGCCCATTTCACCGCAGTTCCTCCTATTGTGAAATTTACAGTAAATGTTCCTGTTTGAGTTATAAACATAGTTATACTGAAAGAATCTGAAGGAACTGTTCCAGCTAATGTAAATCCTGTAATATTTCCAGTTAAGTTAATAGGAAATGTATTTCCGTTATCTAAATTAAGTGATACCGAACCAGTACCCGTAATATTTGAAGATTTTTCAGAAAACCCTTTTAATATTAAAGATCCGGTCATTGATCCTCCACTAAGTGGAAGATATTTTCCAGATGGATCGAATTTATCCGCATATTGTTTTGTTACTGCTCCTAAATTTTGTGTAGGATCTGCATTTAATATTAAAGATCCTGTCATGGTATCTCCAGATTTTAATACATAATTTGCTGTATTAGGAATAGGAACGGTAGCAATTTTATCATTTAATGTGTGTAAATTAACTGCATCATAATCATCAACAGGATCTTTAACATTAATAATAAAATTGTTATGTGCGTTTACTTTTTCATTAAAATGAGTTTCTCCTAATGCAGATAATGTAGCATTAACTGCTAAAGGTCCGTTCATTCTTTCTGTTGGAGCGAAGTTTAATCCGTTTTTATCTAATTTATTTGATATAGATTGTGAAACTATATTTAAATTAGTTTGTAAATTATCTATCTGAGTTTGTACATTATTATTGACTTCTGTTTTTATTTTAGAAGTTAAATTATCAAAAGAAACTTTTTTAGTAAAATATCCTCCAGTTTCTGGATCTGCTATATCGAAAGCAGTAAAATCAGTACCTTTCACTGTTGTACTTTCAGTGAGTTTATTAATAAAAGAATCAGCCATAAATCTATTTAGTTATTTTGATTTGTGCATCAGTGATCCAACACTAGTTGGATCTGGATTTCCTATATCAATATGTCCACTTAATGGAGATTGTATAATATAAAAAGTTTCTACTTTATCTTCTACCTGTGGTCTTGGCCTATAAATTGTTGTTGGAATTGCCGTGTTTCCTTGTATATGTATATCTTTTATATTAAAAACACACTTTTCTTCTCCTGTATTAAGTGGAGAAGAATATCCAAATCCTATTCTATAAAAATCGGTATCAAAAACAGAAATGCCTGTATCTACGGAAGCTAATTTTACGTATCTATTTGTTTCTTTATTTTTTAATGCTATATTTAAAGTTTGAGCACAATTTGTAAAATTAAAACGTAATGTTTCAAAATTTAAAGTTTTCTTTATTAAAGGAGTCAAAATAGAAAAAAGAGGAAATGAGGTAATTGTTGAAAATGTAGTTCCTTCTTTTATAGTAATAATATTATCACTGTTTATCATTACTCCTAAAACTGCGCCTTCAACACCACTTCTACTTTGAAAAGGAGAAAATCCCAAACCTTCATATGCTCCTCCACCAATTAATTCAGAATTGTTAAACAAAAATGTTGAAAACCCACCAGTAGAATTACTATTACCTGATAAGTTATATCCAAATGACCATGTTATGTCAAAATTTGCATTGAATGCGCTATTGATAAAAAAATTACAAGTTGATTCTGACATCCTAATTATTTAGGTTATATAGCTAAATAATTGAATGGCCGGTAATGCAAGATTTCATGATAAACATCATAGGACAAATCATCATACACTATCTACAGATGGATTTCCTGATAGTGCAACTGATCCTATTGCATCACCATCTCAACCATTTCAAGGAGATTTCGTAGTTAATGGTGTTTTAAGTTCTAGCAGAGGACTAGATGTTTTGTCTGCAAATTACGGAGGAGATGTATATTGCGAAAACATACATGTAAGAGATACTACATTTACTGATTTCATTTCTGGCACAAGCACTGAAACTATTATCAGTGATGGTGCATTAACTGGATTTGGTCCAAATACTTTGACTATGGATTTTAGTACTGCTATTTATGCAAAAACTCCAATAGTTAATTTCACAAATTCAATTTCAGCGGCTAGTGCGATTTATACAAATTTTGCTAATTTTTTCGAACTTTCTTCTACTTCTATATCTGCTAAAGATATAATTACAAATACACTTTCTACGATATCATTAACTTCTAATGATATTTTAACAAATAATATTACAGCTACTACTTTAGATAGTCAAAGTATATTATCAGATAGTATTTTATCTTTAGAAATTTCAGCTACTGATGTAGTAGTAACCAATAATATAACAGTTAGTGGAAATTGTTTAATATATGGTAATTTATCTGCTCTTGGTGATTTGACTGAAATAGAAACCACACTACATTCTTCAAGTTCTTTTAGTGTAACAAATACGGATATATCATTACCAGCATTAACAATAAATCAAGAAGGAACAGGTGATATAGTAGTTTTAAACTATTCTTCTGTTCCTAATTTTTTAAAAATAGATATAGAAAAATTAACAATAAATGGAAAAATATCAGCATTATCTGGAATACATTCTGATGTTAGTGTAACTAGTCCAAATATAAGTTCAATAACAGATATATCTAATTCTGTATTTTCTACAGTTTCTAGTAATTCAGCTAATTGGGAATCTACTTATTCTAGTGTAAGTTCTATTAGTTCTAATTGGGATTCTACTTATTCTAGTGTTTATAGTAATTCAGCTAATTGGGATTCTACTTATTCTACTGTTTCAAGTAATTCTGCTAATTGGGAATCTACTTATTCTAGTGTAAGTTCTATTAGTTCTAATTGGGAATCTACTTATTCTAGTGTATCATCTAATTCAGCTAATTGGGAGTCTACTTATTCTACGGTTTCGAGTAATTCTGCAAACTGGGAGTCTACTTATTCTAGTGTAAGTTCTATTAGTGCTAACTGGGAATCTACTTATTCTACTGTTTCTAGTAATTCAGCTAATTGGGAATCTACTTATTCTACGGTTTCTAGTAATTCAGCTAATTGGGAATCTACAAAAACTACTGTAAATTCTAATAGTTCTAACTGGGAATCTACATATTCTACTGTAAGTTCAAATTCTGCTAACTGGGAATCTACTAAAACAACTATAAATTCTAATAGTGCTAATTGGGAATCTACTTATTCTACTGTTTCTAGTAATTCAGATAATTGGGAATCTACTAAAACAACTGTAAATTCTAATAGTGCTAATTGGGAATCTACTTATTCTACTGTTTCTAGTAATTCTGCTCAATGGTTAAGCGGTAATAGTACATTATCTTTTGTAGCTAGTACAATTCATGTGGAGAAGTTATCTGCACATAATTTGTTTTTATCAAATACATTATTTGTTTCTGTAACTTCTATAACAGGGGCTCCTTCTACTACTTTATTATTAGATACTAATTGTCCTTCTTATATTTTTGCTTCGGTTTCAGCAACTGGAACGTTTGCCATCAATCTTCCTGCAATAACATCAAACAATAAAGGTATGTTTTTTCACATCAAAAACACAAGTCCACTGAATACAGAAATTATAGCAATTCATGATTCCGGCGGAACACCAATATCTTTCGGAAGTACATTAAATGGAAATGATAATCATTGTACACAAGTAGTTTGGGACGGAAATACTTGGCAAACTATATTTACATTCTAATTTATGTTCATTAAAAATGGTAGTTTTAAAAAACATACACATATTATATCATATGTGCCTCCTACCATTATTACACAACCATTAAGTGCAACAAAAAATGTTGGAGATAATTATAATTTTTTTATTTCTGTTAAAGGAAGTAAGCCTTTAAATTATCAATGGTATAAAAATAGTTCTTCTTTGACTGGATTAACTAGTAATGAATTAAATTTAACAAATTTACAATTATCCGATGATGCGGAATATTACTGCGAAGTTAGTAATAATGGATATTCTATACAAAGTAATATAGTTAAATTAACTGTTGTAGACAGTTTAAGTTTTGTATTTCAACCTTATTCAGTAGAAGCTAATACAAATTCTAATATATTCTTTTCATTGTCCGTATCTACATCTTCTCCAGTAACATATAAATGGTACAAAAATTATTTATTATATCCTGCTAATACTGACATAATTTACATTAATTCTATAACAAAAAATGAAGAAGGTATTTATTTTTGTGTAGTTTCTAATCTATTGACATCTATAACAAGCGTTTCTGCTAGTTTGAAAGTGAATGATTCTATAATTATAAAAACTCAACCAGTTGATACTTCTTCAAATATCGGAGATAACATAACACTTAATTTAAGTTGCGTGGGAACTTCTCCAATCAGTGCTCAATGGAGAAAAGATAATACAAATTACGGATCATTAAGTGTAACAAATGATGGATATGTTAAATTAGAAATTAATAATGTACAAAATAATGATGAAGGAAATTATAATTGTATATTATCTAATGTTGTAGGATCTATAACAAGCAACAAAGTGCTGTTTTATATAAATAAACCACCAGAATTTATATTAAATCCAGTTTCAGGAATTGTATTTATTGGAGAATCTTTTACATTTACTTCTAATGCTACAGGAACAAATCCTATTTCATATCAATGGATAAAAGAAAATGAAGGAAATATAAATGGGGAAATTTATAAGAATTATATTTTATCTAATATACAAAATTCAAATTCTGGTAGATATGCGTGTATTGCTTCTAATTTATACGGCACATTGACAAGTACATTTGCTACGTTATCAGTTGTTTAGAAATCTCCACCATCTACTGCATCAATATCGTAACGAATATAATTTTCTTTGTCAATAAAGTCTTCTAGTTGTTGAATTTCATTCTCAATAGTTTGAATATCATCTGCAATATTTGCATTAATAATATTTCCTAAAGTTTCTGGAGTTAATTCAATCTCAGTAACTGGTAAATCAAATGTATGAGAAGGTGCTACTGGAATAATAATGTTATTTCCTGTTGCTAGATCATATGTACCATACATGTCTGTATCATTCACATTCATGTTAAATACAAATTTCTTACTTTCTTCATCTACAGAACCTTCATAAGACTTAGGTGCAGAAGAAACTTCACAAGATATAGTACTTGTAAGTTTTCCGTAGAACGTATCTAATGTCATTTGCTCATTAACACCTTCTTGTGGTAAACATGGTTCCCAACTGTATTCCATTCTCATGGCTTTTACTTCCCAACCATAATGTCCACCAAGAATGTTCATTTGTTCCCCAACATTTTGATCTCTTTTTTGTGTTATTTGAAAATATCTACCAGTTCTTCCATTAACTCGATCACTTCCATATTCGTACATTTCAAAAACATCCCCTGCTTTTGGTTCCACAGACTGATTTAATTCGGTATAAATTTCAGCACTAGACATTACACGCAAAAAATTATTGTATGCCATATAACCAGTGGCATCATCTCCCGCATTAAATCCAAATTTACTCTGTGATAATGAAGATTCATTTAAATTTATATACATTTTTAATGTAAACGGTCCCACATACACACTCGTGGGCTGTTCTCCGTATATTACATCCGCTGATAACGGTGTAGTAGTATTAACCCAATAATTCACCTTCTGCCCCATGCTATTAACCATTTCTTCTGCTACATTAGCAAAAACTGAAATATCTGGTGCTAGTCGAGTTTTATCATATAACTCGTAGCACATACTATTATTACCAGCACCAGTGTAGTAGCAAGCCATAATTAAGAAATTTTATTAATTACAAAACCAGTAGGAAGCTTTTGCAAAGTATATGGACGTTTACCTAGTTGTTTTGGTTGACGTAATTCTTGTGGATTTAATCCATGTTTACTAATTAAATCAAAAGCTTCTCTATTTGATATTGGTCCAGTTTTTTGTGACTTATTTTGATCGTAATTAGGATCATTTTTACTGTATCTTCCGGCTACCATATTAACTCCGGTATCTTTTCCATTTCTTGGAGCACCAGTTCTAGTATATAAACGAGAATCTCTCATGTGATGAGGATTTACGTTCTCATAAAAGTATTCTTTAAAAGATACCATGTTAATTATTTAGCAAAAAAGGACGGACTCCGAAGAATCCGTCCTTTTTATTTTTTAAATTTTTTAGTTTATTAACCGAAAATAGAATCACCCTGACCGTTTGGATTGTACTTAGGATTATTAACCTTAATAGAACCACCGGGTTTGGCTTGATCAACCTTCTTATTAAATGGCATGTAATGAGCAGTGCCGGGAGTTTGTGCAGTCTTTTCTGCCTTACCATGAGCACTGGTCTTGTTTGCTAGTGCGCCTTGTACACGAGAATTTGACTTGCTTTGTAGCTTGTCTGCTTTGCTCTTTGTTTCAAACTTTTCATACTTAGACTGAGGAGCTTCGAACATTTCTTCAGAATCTTCATCTTCGTCTTCGGATTCTTCTGCATCTTCGTCTTCATCTTCAGATTCTTCAGCAGCTTCGTCTTCCATACCTTCACCACCTTCTTCCATTTCACTTTCTCCACCAATTTCATCTTCTCCCATTCCTTCTTCTTCGCCACCACCGAGAATATCACCTAGTAGATCATGAAGCTTTTGAGCGGTAGCACGATCTAAAGTAAGTGTGACATCATCGCCACCTTCTTCAGAACCAAAATCTTCGCCACCCATTTCGCCACCGCCTTCACCACCTTCACTTGAAGGTAGACCTAGTGCTTCTGCATCATCTTGCATTACTTCTTCAAACAACTTTTCGAATAGAGATTTATTGCTCATATTCATATTTACTCCACAATATAAAATTTTTTATACTTTTTTTGAATTTTTTTACTTTTTTTGAAAATTTCTTAAATATCGTTATGCCTAGAAAACAAAAAAAAGAAATTTACATGAACAATCCAGCTCTACCAACAGTAGATGCTCAATTCGAATGGACACCAGAAATGGTAGCGGAATTAAAAAAATGTAAAGAAAATATTCTACACTTTGCAGAAAATCATTTTTATATTATTAATACTGATGAAGGTAAACAAAAAATAACATTACACCCTTATCAAAAAAGAGCATTAAGAATGATTAGAGATAATCGTTTCTCTATTATGCTTTTTAGTAGACAAACTGGCAAATGCCTTGACGCCAACAACTTATGTAAGATTCGTGATAAAAAAACTGGTGAAATACAGGAACTTACGATAGAAAAGATTTTTGATATTTCTCGTATTGAAACAGAAAAACCGAGGGATAAAAAATTTATAAAATCCCATAAAGTAGAAGATTTACAAATATGGACTGACGAAGGATGGGTGGATATTCAAGAAGTACATAAAACAATAAAATTTGATGTATGGATAGTAGAAACTGAAAATTTTGAATTACAGTGTGCTGATGAACATATAGTAATTGGAAAAAATAGAGAAGAAATATATGTTAAGAATTTAAAAATAGGAGATGAGATAATTACTGAAAATGGAATTGAAAGTATAATACGAGTAGAGAAATTAGATGTGGAACCCGAGCACATGTATGATCTCAGTATAGATTCGGAAAATCATACATTTTTTTCTAATGGAATATTATCACATAATAGTACTTTGGCTACTATTTTCATGCTTTGGGTAGCTATTTTTAATGATGATCAGAAAATATTGCTTGTAGCGAACAAAGAAAATACAGCAGCGGAAATATTTCGAAGGATTCGTATAGCATATGAAGGATTACCTAACTGGCTAAAAGCACCAGTGACTTATTATGGATTAGAATCATTAGAATTACAGAACGGATCTCGTATAAATATAACAACCACAACAGGTACTGCTGCTCGTGGATCTTCTGTAAATTTATTATTTATTGATGAACTCGCGTTTATTCCTCAAAATATGATGTCTGAGTTTTGGTCTTCTGTATA